ATTTTTTGATTTAGTTTGATAATAATTATCAAACTAAACAAATTATGGCGAGCACATTCAAAATTATACAAGCAGGGAAAAGTCTATCTTATACTTTTCAAGTAAATATAGATACATTAAATACTGATATTATTTTAAAAGAAGCCCATATCTATGGAGACCCAGAAGATATTACATTATCAGCTACCCAAGTAAGTTCTAATTCAATACAAATTGACATTACTTCAAACAGTACAGTTGTACAAAATCCAAATGAAATACCATTAACAGTTGCAATAGATTTTGGAACAATTGACACAGGTGATTATATATCTCTTAGTCTTAATGGGGAGCAAACTATTACAAGTGCATGGTCAGACCATGATTTGTTAGAATGTGTACTTCCAAGTACACCATCTAATTTAATATCATATGATATTGAATGTGTGAAAGAAAAATCTCCTTATTTTACATCGACAGTTGATTTCACAGATGAAAATTTCCCATATACTATCAGATTAAGTGCTGAAATATTGGGAAATTTTCAATAAACGAAATTCTTTATATAATTTTAACGAGAATCTTTTTAGGTTCTCGTTTTTTATTTGTATATTTGCAATATTAATTAATATAATCATGAAAAATACATATAAATATTCTTGTAAAGTTGAAATAAATGATAAAAATACATTAAAAGAATTGTATGATTATTTAAGACATTATAAATATGTTGTTGATGTACCATATCAATCAGTTGGAAAGTATTTAGCAAATATTTTAGTTACAGTTAATGATAAAAGATGGCTTTCATATTATCTTTATTATAAAGAATATGAAGGTTATGCTGTTTTAACAAGAAGTGATGTTGAAGAACATTATACAAATATTATTAATTGTGGCACTGATGTTGAATTATTTAAAAAATTAGTCGTTATCAAGAGTGAAGAAGATGATTTTGATTTTGCTCTTTATAATTTAAATAAAGCATATGAAAAATAAGTTATTAACAAGGCAGGATTTTAAAGAAGAAGTCTTTAAAAGGGATAAACATAAATGTGTTGTTCCTGGATGTGAACAAAAAGCTGTTGATGCACATCATATAATGGAAAGGAAATTGTTTTCTGATGGTGGCTATTATTTGAATAATGGTGCATCATTATGTGCTGAACATCATTTGGATGCTGAAACAGGCAAGATAACAGTAAAGGAAATATTAGATTATGTTAAGGTAGATATAGATGAAATTCCAATTCCTGATAATGTAACAATTTTTGATTATATAGATTTGATTAAAACTGACTCACTTGATAAGTGGGGAGAAAAAAAGAAAGAAATTGATTCAATTAATGAATGGTGGAAACAATATGAAAATAAGAAAGGTAAAAAAGAAACTAAAGAAGAACAATGATTTCATTAAAATCATGTGGCTTAAACATGTTAAAGAATGGTGTAATTTAAGTCATAAACTTTACAATATCTATCCAACAATTACTAAACATTATATAAAATTTTGTAACAATAAAATAAAATGAAAAAAGAAAGTATTATAAAAGTAAGAATAGCTTTATGGATTATTTTATGTCCTCTTATCCTTATGTGGTTGTGGAACTTTGTAATGCCTAAATTTGGCATTATTGAAATTAACTATATTGAAGCATTTGCATTAAGAATTATAACAAGTATTTTATTTAAAACTAATCAATCTCTTTTAAATGATTTTAATGAGATAGGAAAATAAACAAGAAATATAAATGAAGAAAATAGGTTTATTTTTTGGAACATTTAATCCAATTCATAATGGTCACTTAATGATGGCTAACTATATTATTAATAATACTGACATTGATTCAATATTATTTGTTGTTAATCCAACTGCACCATTTAAAAAGAAAGATAATCTTCTTAGTTTTGAAGATAGAGTGAATATGGTTGATTTAGCAATTGCTAATGTTAAACATATTAGGTCTACTAAAATGGAAAATGATTTGCCATTACCAGCATATACATATAATACTTTTAGACATTGTGTTAAAACATATGGAGAAGATTTTGAATTTGTATTAATTCTTGGATGTGATAATTTATCTAAATTATCACAATGGAAAAACGCTGCTGAAATTATTGAAAATCATGAAATATATGTTTGTCCAAGAAACGGAATTGATTATAATAAAGAAATTGTTAAGATTAGGAATAATTTCAAAGTTAAAGCAATTTATGTTGTTACAGATGTTCCAGAGTGTAATCTAAGTTCTACATTTATTAGAAAACAAATAAAAGAAGGTAAAAATATAGAATTTTATGTACCAACTGATGTAAGAAAACATATAGAAAATAAAAAATTTTATTTGTGATTTGTTGTTTTTTCATTTAGTTTACTAATAATTAGTAAACTAACAAAACAATGGCAAGTACTTTTACAATTTTTCAAGAAGGGAAAATTAATGATTATGATATTACAGTAGATTTGCATACTGATGGTGATGCAGAAAGAGTAACATGTAAAATTACATGGACTGATAGTGATGGTAATACTGGTAGTCAACAATTAGACACTGATAAAATTTCATCTTATACAATACATGTCAGTACTAATAATTCTATTTCTATAATAATTTCAAGAGTTGATATAATGTATTATAGAAATAAAGAAGAAGCTGAATGTTGTAATACTTCTGTATATGTTGAATGTAACCCACCACTTACATGGTCTGAAGGTGTATATGAAATTTCAGGTGAATATCCAGGTGGTAATGCTTCTATATATGGTTATGGAGAAATATGCTAAAAATATAATTTAATATAAATTAACGAGAATTCTTTGGGATTCTCGTTTTTTGTTTATATATTTGCATTATTAATTAATAACGAATAAAAATATGAGGAAATTTATTGTAGCAAACATATCATCTTATATTGGACAATGTGTTGAAGCAGAACATTATTATTGTACTATCTACAAAAACATACAAATTGATATTGATAAAAATATATCAGTTTTACATCATTGTAGAACTTCTTTTGAAAAAGAAGAACTTTATAAAGTTCTTAGTAAAGAAGATGCTGAAACTCTTAATAAGAAAGATAATTATTCCTTTTGGGAAGAAGGTAGTAAAGTTACTCGTTTCAATTCAATTGCTGAAATTAAAGAAGAATTATTGAAACAATTTCCTAATGATAATATTGTTACATATGAAGATTGTGAACCTCATAGAGAGATGTTGATTAAAATTGATGGTAAAATAAAATCAATTGATTTTTTAGGCGAAATTTGGAATACAGTACCAAATTCAGTATGGAAAGATTTACTGCCTGAGCATTTTAAAGTTAAATGTGAATGTGGCAAAGAATATAGTGAAGAGGAAATACAAGAACTTATTTTCACTCATAAAATTGGAAATAGAGAACTTGCTGTTTTTGATATAGATTTTTGTTACTGTTGCAAAAGACCTTATTTAATGTGGAATGTAGTATTATGAAATATTGGATATGTACTTATACATCTACCAATGACCAGGGATTAGGGGTTGGAGTTGTTACAAAAAGTGAAGAAAAACCAAGAATTGAATGGGAAAATGTTGAATGGAAAGAAATATCTGAAGATGATTATAATAATTGTCTTGACCCTATTAATGGTAGTCGATTTGTTAATTCGATTCTTGATATACCACAATATATCATCACAGATATAGTTGGAAAAGTTGTTTATGAAGGTTCTTATATGGCTTGTGAATGGTATAAAGATAAAGGTGGGGATGCTAGGACTTTTGGTGGTAATATTATTTTGAGAAAAACACATATTGAAAATATTGCTAAAAAATCAATGAAAAGTGTATGGTGGAATACAATACAACGTATGATTGAAATTGAAGGTGGAAAACTTAATTCAGATACTATTAAATTTGTTGATAGTATAATAACTGATAAATTAGTGCCATATAAACATCAGTTATCACAAGATAAAGCTGTATTGGGACGTTTTTTCAAAACTAAGTTTATAACGTTTAATGATATTGACACACCTGTTGAAAACAGACAAATAGTATATGATTTGGGAGAGTTTATTCGTTTTAGATTAACATTTGGGGATAGACCAATTAATCATGAAGCTGTTGTTGAAATTAATGTAAACTTATTATAATATGGAATTACCAATTGAATTTAGGTTAGTAAACATAAAATTAACATAACAATGAGATACTTAAATAAACTTAAAGAAATTATTAATGATTGGTTCAGAGATAAAACAATGGAACAATATGAAAAATATCTTCTGAATAATAAAGGTAAAAAGTGTCGTTTTCATATTGATAGAAGCGGCTATGGGATAATTCGGCTAAAGTTTAATGCTGAAAGTAAACATGATTGGATAACTTTTACTCATTTCTACTGTTCTTCAACTGAAGAAAATATTGAGTATTATGGACAAACATTTGGTAATGAAAGTGTTAATGAATTTATTGAAACCCATCCAATGATTGATGATATTTTAAAAGAATTTGAAAGGGATAAGGAGCGAATTGCAAAAGAAATCCAAAGACAGAAAGACTATAAACGTTCTTATAACATATATTAACTTTAAAAACTTTTATGTTATATAATAATTTAGTATATTTGCATTATGAAAGAATATATAAAACGTTTTTTGGATAAATGGTTATGTTGTCATCAATGGGAAACATATGAAAAGATATTAGTTAGAACTGATTTTGGTGGCTCTTATTATCGTTATATTCTTATTTGTAAAAAATGTGGAAAAATAAAAAGATTAAAAAGCAATAATTAAATGTTATATAAAGGTTTAAATATAATAAATTGTGATTGTGTAAGATATTTTCAACTTATGAAAGATAATCAATATCTTGCAATCATTGACCAAGAAGGTATTATAAAAGCTTCATTTATTAAAATGGGTGGGAAAATTTATGAATATTTTGACATATTCACAATTAAATGTCTTGATGATTATAAAGAATTTGCTTATCCATTATCATTTTTGTTTAGAAATGAACCTAATGCAAAAACATATATTTATCATATTTGTGATGAATATGAATGGAATGAAAGATTAAAGGCTAATAATCTTAAATGGGCTAAAGAAAAGCTTAAAGATAGCAATTCTAATGCCAAACTAATATATGAAGAAATTTTAAAAGATGGTGGTAAATTTGTATCATTTGGGTCACTACCCAATGATGTGGGTTTATTAGTCTGTGCAGTTTCAAGTGATGAAGATTATTACTGGGTTTACATAGAAACAAATTTAAAGGTTCATTTATCATCTTGTGTTGGTGGCTATGAAATTATTGAAGGTAATGAAGTAGAGTTTAGTATATTAAAACATTTAATAGAGAATGACCCTGAAAGTTTATATCTAAGAATATTGGAGAATTTTAAAGGTACAAGTGATGCAATATTTACTCCTATTGTTATTAGTGAAACGTTTAAAAAAGAATAAATAATATGTCAGTAATTATCACAAAAAATAAAACGATATTTTATTGTAATACTTGTAATAATACTTTAAGTGGCGGTAATTTTGTTGCAATGCAACAGATAATTTTTAATTGTGGGTGGGTTATATTACCAAATAAAAATTGTTATTGCGATAAGTGTGCTCATAAATACAATATCATACATGAGCCAAAAATTTGTGTAATTGAAAAATAGTAATTATATGGAAACAACTAAATATCCACGAACATATCATCTTCCTTTTTCTGAAGGTTTGCAAAATGATGATAGAAAAGTTGAAGATGGATGGTGGGAACATTTAAAAGGAAAGACTTTAGTACTTTCAGAGAAGTTAGACGGGTCAAATTCATATATCTGTAAATCAGGTGTTTACGCTCGTTCTCATGCAACTGTTACTGATAATCCTTGGGATAAGAATCTATTTGAAAGAGGTGGTACATATGACCAAGTGAAAGGATGGCTTGCAGAAAATGAAGGAATTTATGGCGAAAATATGTATGGTGTTCATTCAATTGAATATAATAAATTGCCTTCTTATTTTTTCATGTTTGCTGCTCGTGATGATAAAAGATGGTATTCATGGAAAGAAGTTGAAGAACTATCATCCATATTAGGTATTGAACATGTCCCAGTTCTTGAAATAAGACGTTTTGAGACAGTTTCAGAACTTGAACAAGCAATTGCATTCCACATGAAAAATGGTAGCAAATATGGGGACACAATTGAAGGGGTTGTTGTAAGAAACATTGAATCATTTCCATTAGATGATTTTTCTAAAAATGTAGTTAAGTATGTTAGAAAAAATCATGTTCAAACAGATGAACATTGGAAAAAAAATTGGAAAAGAGCTAAATTAATGTTTGAATATTAATATGACAGAAGAAGAATCTTTGAATTTTTATGAGAGTTATGTGAAAAATAACCCTCAATATAATAAAACAAGATGGGAACGTTGTGAGTTTGAAGAATATCGTAATTGCTTGGCTAAATTTCTTAAATATCCACAAGGTCATAGATGGAAATTCCCTGAATGGTTTGATATTCAAGACGTTGCGTTTAGAATACTTGTTAATAAAGGTAAAATAACTGAAGAAGAATACAAATTCTATTGTTTAAGATTCAAAGTATGATTAATAGTGTTTTCGTAAATTTAAATGGTGCTGATATTAATGTTCTTAATATTGAATATCTTACTGGAGTAATACAATATAATTTTTCTAAATATCATCCTCAATTTTATAATGGGCAAGAACAAACATTTGTTTTTGACGATAAAACATATGTTATAAGTTCACAAGGATGTGATGGATGGAATGATGAAATTAAAAAATTTGCTTTCAAAATAATGCTTAAAAATCATACTTTAATCAGTAATTGGTATAATTCTATTGAAGAATGTGAAGAACATAGAAATAAATTTAGAACTGAAGTTAATGATATTTTAAAAGAGTATGGTCATCTTATATTAGATAATGGTATTAAAAAAATAAATGTATAAAAATGAAAAAAGTTATTAAATGGGTTGTTGGGGCGATTTTGATTATATTAATCATACAAGCTGTTTTTGTGGTAGTACCTTATACAATTTCTACATTTAATGAACAGAAAGACATAAGAAATTCTTATAATCAAAAGGTTCAAGAAAAAGAAGTTATTATGAATGAATTTACATCTTGTTTAACAAGTAGTTTGAATATTAGTAATACTAATGCTGAATATTTTAAGGAAAATATTCAAATTATTATGGATAACAGACAAGATGGGATTGGATTAATGTGGAAATGGGTTAAAGAAATAAACCCCAATGCAAACTATAAAGAAGTTGCAGACCTATTTAAAAATATGCAACAAATGTATAGTGAAAAACGTGACATTATCATTAAAGCTAATGCTGATATATTCATGTTACAAAAACGGGATAAAGATTTAATAACTAAGTTTCCGTCCTCAGTTGTTATTAAAGTGTTTGGAGAAACCACACCAATAAAATAGATATGGAGAATAGTTTCATAATTGAAGAATGGGTCTTAGAGGATGTTATTGATACTTTAAGACAAATGCAGAATTATCGAGATGAAGTTTCTACTACTGAAACTGCATTAGATAGAAGTATTGCTAATAGTAAAAAGTTATTGGAGAGTGTCAAAAATACTAAGCCAATTTATTATGGCAAATTTCACAAATATTAATATATAAAATTTTGTAGTATTAAATATTTTGTTTTACTTTGTATTGTAATTGTTAAATGAAATATTAAACATTTAAACTTAAAAGAAAATGAGTGAAAAAATTGAGAGTAGAAAAGATGTTAGAAACGTGGCTGTTGTTTTTGGAAACTATGTTATCAACACACCAATTTTGTTGTTTGCAATATTTGTTGCATATTCAATATTAGTTGGTATTATCACATTTAGTAATCCAATCCCTGAAATTTTTGGAAATAATGCTGAAGGAGAGTGTACTGGTTGGTTTGTATTTTATTGTGCTATTGAAATTATAGCATGGGCTGTTTATAGTTTTATTTACTTCATGGCTTCATATGAAAGTAATTCGACAGAAAAAGATGTGAAATCAATTCTAATACTTGATATTGCAAATAAGAAAGATGAAGAAGATGTTAATAAAATTAAAGTAAGTTGGAAAAAACTTGTATGGCTTATTATTGCAATTCTTGTTATTTTTAGTGGATATAAAGCGACAAAATATTCTTTAACTGAAGGTGTGGCTGTATATAACGAACAGAAAGATATTCGTAACACTTATGAACAGAAGGTTCAAGAAAGAAATATTATGATGTCTGAATTTATGGACTGTTTGACAAGTTCTCTTAAAGTTAGTGAAACTAATGCAAATTATTTTAAAGAGAATATTCAGTCTATTATGGAAAACCGTAAAGATGGTGATAAACTTATGTGGAAATGGGTAACAGAGGTTAATCCTAATGCAAATTTCAACGAAGTATCTGAAATGTTCCAACATATGCAATCACTTTATTTAGAAAAAAGAAGTTCAATTATTGCAATTAATAAAGTATTGTTTGAACTTGAAAAAAGAGATGCTAATCTTAGAACTATGTTCCCTTCTAATATGATTATTAATCTTGTTGGTGAAACAGAACCTTTAGTTAGAAAATAACTGATATTAAATCTTTTATATGATTGATTATAAAGTTGGTGATTGGGTAGAAACTTGTCATATAATGCCTGGTATTGTTCAAAATGTTGATGCTAAACAAGGTATTGTAGAAATTTTCTACCCACATTATAAAGAACAGGATGATAGATATACAGGTGGTTCTTGTTGTTCAACTGAACATTGTGGTGTTCATAAAATTACTGAAGAACAAGCTCATATGATGTTATCTATTGGTGAAGAACGTTTAACTCGTTTGTGGGATTTTCTTAAAAGAAATGTCAAAATAAATTCAATTGAAAAACATATTGAATATTATAAAAAACGAGTAAAAGAAGTTTCTGAACATATTGATGATACCAATTATAGCCATTGGGCTTTTCCTGGAGTTAAAAATGGTAAATCATCTTATGATTGTGCTTTTAATTCATTTAATCGAAGTTTGAAAGAATATGAAGAAAAACTTCATGAAGCATGGAAGGAACATGAGAAATTATGGAAACAAACTATTGTTGATTTGTACAATGGAGTTATAAATAATATAACACAAGGCATATGGCTATCTTATCCTAAAGTACATATTGAAAAAATGGAAGGTGGTTTTAGAATTTTAACTATAAGAACTGGAGAACGTTTTCTTGCTAAAAAAATCCATTGTTCAAAATGGAATCAACCAAGTAATAAAAAATATCGCAAAAACAAATATATAATAATTAAAAAAATGTCATAATAGATGGAATTTAAATTTGTTAATACAAGTTTCAGTAATACAGAATTTATTGATTCTAAAGATAGGTTATATGTAATAGATAGTGTGACTTATCATGTCAGAGCTAAAATTAAAGCAAAACATGCCTATAAGAAATTATTTGGTATATCATACAATAATAATTATGACAATTATATTGCGATTTTACTTTATAGAAATGATGTAGAAATTACAAGATATGTGGAAAACAGAAAAGAGTTTTTAAACAAGAAGTTTAGATTGTGTCTTGGTGTTGATGGGGGCTTTATGATTAACAGTTCATTTTATGAATGGGATGACTATATTTCATCTGTTATTAATAAACATAAAGAAGAATGGAAAAAATTTTATATTTAACATTAAAAAAACAATGGTTTGACCTAATTTCTTCTGGGGTAAAAAATGAAGAATATAGGGAGATTAAACCATATTGGATTAAACGTTTAACAAAATGTAAAGGTAATAACTCTTTTGACAAGACAGGTTTCTTTTGTGCTAAAGCTAATTGTTGGTCTTGTTTAACAAGAACTTCAATTGGTTTCCATCCAGCTGATTATACACATGTGCATTTCAGACTTGGATATGCTAAAGAAGCACCTACCATGAAATTTGAAATTAGTGGCTTCACAATTGGATGCGGAAATCCTGATTGGGGTGGTACAGATAAAGATGTTTTTATTATTAAATTAGGTAAAAGAATATATTAACTATGGCAGCATATTTAGCAGTGAATAAAAATGGTGATGAAAGGATATTTGAAGAATGTCCAACTTATCATAGATTAAAAGAACAGTGGGTTATTGAAACCGAAAGGGAAGAATTGGTTTATATTGACTATCATGATTATTCAGCAGGTACACAATGGGAAACTACAACTGAATATTATTATGGTGTACCACTTCCAAAAGGCTCTATTAAAAAACTTATTGGAAAAGATTTAACTGTTATTGATGAACCATTTTTAATTGAATAGGATGGAAAATAAAATAGAATACAAAGATGTAATAAAAAGTACATCTCATGACCAAAAAGAAATTATGTATAATATCATGCAACTTCATAATGGTGGAAAACCGTTTTATGCTGATATGACATATAGTAGTGGAAAATTTTATGAGCCTAAAAAGGGTGACAAATATATAATTCCTGCTCCAACTGTTAAATTGGATGTTGTGCCACAATTTAATGATGTATTAAAATTAGAACCATTGGGTAAACTTCCATTTGAGGATAATTCTATTGAATCACTTGTTATTGATTTACCTTTTGTTATCGCTCCACGTGATTCTGCTTCAACAAAACTTACAGACCAAAACGGAAGAAATGTTATTATGAATCGTTTTTCTTTTTATTATCCTGTTGCTGAAATGCTTGAAAGTTATCATCATTGGATTAATGAAGCATATAGAGTATTAAAACCTGATGGCATTTGTGTATTTAAATGCCAAAGTACTGTAACAGGTGGAAAACAACTTATGAGTTGTGAATATAGTTGGCTTTGTGCAACAGCAGCAGGTTTTTATACTTTAGACCAGTTTTTCTTATTGGCTAAGAATAGACTACATAGTGGAAAGATTAAAACACAGCAACATGCAAGAAAATTCACATCTACTTTTTATGTATTTAAAAAATCAGACAAAAAGAAAATTTCTTATATGAAATGGATGGATGATGAAAAACAATCTGAATTTATAAAAAATTTACAAGACCAATTAGTATAATTTATGGGACATAGTACGATTATAACTAGAGGAAAAGAATTGGCTTTTCTTCTTCGTCATGATAAAGAATATAAATTTGATAAACATGGATGGAGAGAAGTTTCAGACCTTATTAAAAATCATCACTATACAATGGATGAACTTAATGAAATTGTTGAAACGAATGATAAAAAACGTTATGAGTTTTCTGAAGATAAAAAGAAGATTCGTGCAAGACAAGGGCATTCAATTGCTGTTGATGTGGAATTGAAAGAAACAACCCCACCTGATGTTCTTTATCATGGGACTGCTACTCGTTTTATTAGTTCAATTAATAAAAAAGGTATTTTAAAAGGTACAAGACAACATGTACATCTTTCTGAAACAATAAGTATTGCAAAAAGTGTTGGAAAGAGACATGGAACCCCTTGTGTTTTTGAAATTGATTCTAAACAAATGTTTGATGATGGTTGCAAATTTTATTTATCAAATAATGGAGTATGGCTTACTAATTTCGTGGATAAAAAATATTTTTTAAAATGTATATTTTAAATGGAAAATACTCTTATTTCTTTACCCTTAGCAGAAAAAAGACTTATTGCTAATGATATTTTACTCAAATATCATAGAAGATATAGGGAACGTACAAGTAGTATGTATTATCATTGGACTTATTTAAAAGAGAAAAATGGAAAGTTACTTCTTATAAAATGCTATCAACATAATGATTCTTATGTTTGTAATGAAGAAAATCCTGTTAATATAGACCAAGTGTTTAAAAATGAATATGATTATGTAATGGCTTTAATAAAAAAATATGGAAAATAAATTATTGGGGTTAAATAAAATTTATAAAAAAATATTAGCAGAGAAAATAATTTGTAAATACATTTACAAATATACACCACATTATAGTGGAATGTATTATCATTGGACAGATATTAAATGTGATAAAAATAATAGTGGCATTATTTTGGTTAAATGTTCAAGCCATGATTATTCCCCTCATATCAATGAAGATACAAGAGAATATATAGATGAAGTATTAACAGAACATTATGATGAAATTATGAAAACATTAATGGAACATATTGATGATTTTAATGATTCTCCATTAGGTTTTGTATTTAATGATTTAAAAAAAGTAGTATAATACTATGGCAAGACATTTTAATGAAGAAATGAAAGATATATGTGAATGGAATAATGGCAAATATATTATTCCAATTTGTGTTGATTTTGATGGAACACTTTGTGACCACCAATACCCTAATATTGGTAAAGAAAATGAACATTGTTTTGAGGTAATGTGTAAATGGACAACTCAATATAATGTAGGGTGGATTTTAGATACTATGCGTAGTGGTGAAGAACTTTCCAAAGCTATTAAATGGTGTGAAGAAAGAGGAATGAAATTTTATGGAATTGGCACTAACCCAACACAAAAAACATGGACAGTTTCGCCAAAAGCTTATGGTATGTTCAGTATTGATGATAGAAATCTGGGTGTACCTCTTATTATGGAAAAAGGTCATAGACCAAGAGTTGATTGGAAAAAAATTGATGAAGAATATTCTCCATTGATGGAAAAAATATCAAGAAAGTAATTAACTTACTTTAATAATATTAATTTGTTTATTTTCTAAAAACTTGTTATATTTGTATTATTAATTTAAATAACCAATAATATGAATAAAAGAGAAGCGAAGATATTAGCATTAGAAGTATTTGCAAAATATGCTGATACCCTACTTGAAGTGGATGAAGTTTATAACAATATTCATACAACTAAAGATTGCGATTTAATTAACATTGCTTTTGATGAATTAGCAATTAGTTTAAAGAAAAGAGCTGAAAAATTGAAGCCTAATAAAACAAAATGATTATGGAGTTAAATGTAGTTGCCTATCCAGAAATTTTATTAACGAAGCATTTAAATGATGTATATTCTACACATGATTTTCCCGAATTTAAAATGTTGAATAATATGGAAACAGAAAAACAAAAAGCATATGTAATTATGGAGCATTATGGCTCTTATGATGATAGTTATCAACTTGTCTATGGTGTTACTTTAGATAAAGTAAAAGCTGAAATACTTAAAACAGAAAGTATTGAAAGTCATAAGAAAAAATCTGAATCAGAACTTCCTATGACATGGGAAAAATTTGGAGAATTAGAAGAAATTTATTGCGAAAAATTGGAAGAGTTCAATAATGATGAAGATGCTCTGTTCGCTTCTGGATGGTGTTTTGATGATTATACAATGGAAGAGTTTTACATGATGGAAGATTTATATGATGATTATTTTCATGATGAATATGTAATGACTCATATTATTGAAACTGATTTGTTTTAAATGTAATGTTTAGCATTTAAAATTTGTTAAAAAGTGCGTTTTTATTTATTAACATTTGCGTTTTGCTTAAATAAGTCGTATATTTGCAATACAAAAATGTTAATAACTATGAACAATTATAGAAGATTTAAGTTTGTTAAAGAGCTAAAAAAGAGTGAAACAGAAAAAATTCCAGTAGGCTCAGAAATTACAGTATTAAACGATACCATATATTTTAATGGTGGAATGATTACACCTGCAAATTATAATTACTTTAATAAATTACTTGCTAATGAGATAGCTTATCCATATTATTTGCAAGAAGTTATTATACCTGTTGACAAGGTTTAAAGAATAATTTAAATAATTTGGGTATGATAGGTGGGATTAAGAGATACTGTACAGAGAATGTACTTACAAGGACTTGAAGATGAAAGTCTTGTGATGGAAGTAACCAAAAGAAAATTTGGGGGAAATGTAAGAAAATCTTCAAAAAATGAAGATATGAAGGAACATATTGATTTTTGGTGGATTTCTGATAATGGTAATGAATACGGTTTTGATGTTAAAGGTGTCAAGAAAAATAAACGTACTGATAAAGTTGGTGATGATAAAATAAATTGGATTGAATTGATAAATGTTCAAGGAAATCCAGGATGGGTTTATGGAAATGCCAAATATATAGCATTTTTAACAAATGAATCTGTATTATATGTGCCAAGAAAAAAATTGGCTTCTTATATTGAAGAAAAAATAAAAGGAAAGCCACTTTCAACAGTTAATCCATCTTCTTGTTACATACCATATCAAAGATATGGAAGAATGGATATGATTGTAAAAGTTCCAACAAGCGATTTGAAAGAAATTGCTAAACATGAAATAATGTTAGAATAAAATAAATATTATGAGACTAACTGTAACAAATAGAAAATCTATTTCTGATGATTTATCAATTTATGATTGTTTAGCCAAAAAGGGCGATTTTATTGAAGTTACTGAATGGGCTAATGGTGAAGGCTATGATATATCAGTAAGAGATAAACTGATTTCTTTAACTCATGGGGAAATAGAAGCAATCAATTATTTAATTAAATGTTTAGATTTTTCTGAAAATAAATAGTTAAAAAAAAAATATAGATATAATGGAAAATATCTTAATTAAGAGAAAAAACGTGTGTGAAAATGGAATTGTATATCCTATTGAAGTTACACATGTTGCTTGTCAAACAATAGATTGCAGAATCAACAAAGAAAATAGTGAATTTAATTCTATATTATCTTCAATAAGAGAAAAGGCTTTAAACGATTTTGCTAATAAATTTAGTATATTGTATAATGAATATTATTATTCATTGCCAAATTCTTTATTGATGTATAATATCTTTACAAAAAGATATGAATTTACTAGTAAATTTCATTTACCATATTTTGATACAGAAGATACTATAACTGATTTATCTTTGATTGCTGAAAGATGTGCCGAAAAAATTAATAGTAAAATATTAGGTTCTTCTCTAACAAAAAAAGATATAAGTAAAATATGGGGTGAAATTCCATATATTAATTATGGATATGTTTATCATGATGAAACTAAAGAATTAACATGGTTTTATAATATATCAAGATAATAAATTATGAAAACAGTTGAAGAATATGAATATTTTCTTTCTTATTTGCGTTATAGAATTCCAACTATATCTATATGTGAAGAAGAATATGAAAAAATTATTCATACATTAAGATTAATATCTCTTTATTGTCCTGATAATAATAGATTGATTTTTCACTATAACCATATAATAGATTTCAATTGTATAAAAGGAATATTTTTTAGACCTAAAACAATAAATTCTGTTCCAGAATTCTATGAAATATCATATGTGGATGAATTTTTTAATGTAAAACCAATACCATTTAATCTTAGTTTCGTTGAACAATTATATGAAATAGTACAAAAAGAAGTGAAAAATAATACTGATGAAATTAATAAATAAAGGTGAAATATTATCTGATGGTGTAGATGATATATATAATATTATCTTTAAAGAATATACACATAAAGGGTTTTGTAATATTGATTTTGAAGGCATTAAAGCTATCACAACTAAATTTGCAGGTAAATTGTTTGGTAGATTATATGATAATTTAGGGAAAGAAGAATTTTATAAAAACATTCACATAATTAATATGTCTAATGATGTAAAAATTAGTTATGAAGTTGGTTTAATTAGATATATAAAATATTTTATATAAAGTATGGGAAAATTAAAAGATTTAGCTGAAAAATGTTGTACACAGGAAACTTTTGTTATCGAAAATCCTGGACCTAAACTTCTTGCATTTATTAATGATATGCGAGAACGTAAGAATAAAATGATAGAAGAGTCTAAAAGAGAATATATTAGACATGCATTTCTATCTGATGATAATATGCATAATACTTTCTATTGGTATAAAGATGTTATCAAATATAAGGTTAATTTGAATGATAAATATATCTTACATATATTAACTGAAAACTACCCTGATGATGAAACAGATGAAAAACTTGAAAAAGCTCTTGAATCTTTTGGTTATGAAGGAGATGTTATTTTTCTTAAAAATAATAAAAACGAATATCAAGTGTTTGGAGTTTTTTATAATGGAACTAACGGAAAAGAGGGCTGTATATTAAATTCTATGAAAGACATTACTAATAGATTGGAGAAATTAAAATCTAATGAAAATGTGAAATGGTGTCAAATATTAGATGCTACTATTGATAATATGGATGATGTTTATGCTTGGTATTTAACATTTACTTTAAAATGATATTAGATAATGGAAAATAAACTAAATATTCCAAAAATATGGTTTACATCGGATTGCCACATATCACATAAAAACGTGATTAAGCATTATCCAGGAAGAGCACTTGCTGGGAATTTCAATATAAATGATATTGAAGCCCATGATAATTGGCTTATTGACAAATGGAATACAACTATTAGCAAAAAAGACATTGTTTATATTATTGGTGATTTTTGTTTTGCAAATAGAGAGGAAACCATAAAATTGTTAGGAAAATTAAATGGCGACAAGCATTTGATTTTGGGAAATCATGATAAATCATCAGACCATTTATTTAATTATTTCAAATCAATTTCTCAAATCAAAGAAGTTAAATTTAGAAAAGATAACTTTCCTTTTTTAAAAGAAGATTTTGATGTAATTATGTGTCATTATCATATGATTAACTGGAATAGAAAACATTATGGTTCAGTTGAGGTATGTGGGCACTCTCATGGTAGGTTAGATGACTATAATTTAGAATCTCCTGACCTTAGAGTTGATGTGGGCATTGATGGCAAATTAGCTAATTATGAGTTTATTTCATTAGAAAAACTATATAAGTTTTTTAAAGAAAAAGCTGAAGGTAAATTGTTTGCTGATTATGCAAGAGAAAAGAAAAATGAAAACATGTTAATATGAAAGTTATTTTTTTATATTTTGATGGTGTTATTACAACAATGAAAAGTCGTTGGAATCTTTGTAAAGAAAAAATGGAATTGGTTAAAGAAATAGTAGATAAAACAGGTGCTAAAATCGTCATATCTTCTTCATGGAGACATTCAACATTAGAAAGCACTTTGGATTATATCACTACATTAGGAAATGCTTTTGTACATAATGTGACATTTCTCATGCCTGAAGATGTTGTGGGTGTAACTGATAGAATTTATTACCATAAATGTAGTGATAAAGAAAAGCATGAATATCATGTTTGTCGTGGTGTTGAAATTGAACATTATTTATATGAGCATCCTGAAATCAAAAATTATGTAATTCTTGATGATGATTCTGATATGCTACTTTCACAAAGAAAACATTTTGTTAAAACACATACATTGAGAGGTATATCAAAGAAAAATGTTGAAACAGCTATTAAAATTTTAAATTCAAAATGATAAAATTAGAAAACATTATTAAAAATGGTTTACCTTGGATTAAGGTAACTGATTCGCTTCCAGAAGAAGGTGCTCGTGTGTTGGTTCATCTATTCTATTATTACAAATATGCTGATAGAGAAGCTGAAACACGTTCACTTATAGATATTCTTACTTATAAAAATGGTACATGGACAAACGACCAAGATGAAGTGTATCTTGGGCAAAAAGTATCAAAAGATGATATTTTAATCACCCATTGGTTGCCACTTCTGAAGCCAAAGATTAATGATGAAGTAGAAATAGAAGAAGCTGATGATGTGGAAAAACTAATGAGAGTTTTTTCTATTGAAAATGTTGAACGTAATATAAAAACCCATACTAGGGGTGGGATATATATCACATTTAATAGTAGTGATAACATTAAAAAAAATGATTTATTTGAAATAAAACTTTATGATAAGTATTATTATTTTGAAGCTGAATCAATCAAAGTCATTGGGAAATTGTTAGAAGTACAAGCTACTGAAACTGGATATTGGGCAAATAAGCTATCAAATTTAAAACAAGATATTGACTTGCGAGATGTTATTGATGTTGAAGTTTTCCCAATAAAAGATGAAAAAAAAATAGCGCAAATTAGAGATGCTGCATGTTGGTGTTAAATAAATTTTAATAAAAATATATAATAAAATGAGTAGATTTAAAATTGGCGATAAAGTAGCCATCAATCAAGACACAATAGATATTAGAGGAACAATCAAGGCAATTGTTCCTGGTTCATATAATGATGAAACTGGAGAGTATGTGAAAGATACTTATTTGGTTGAAGATAAAGCGACTGAACAAACAGTTGAATGTACTAAAGACCAATTGGTATTAATTAATCGCCCTTCTCCAAAAACCGAGCTTGAAACTAAGAACAAGAGTAAAAATGAAACAATGTTTTATACAAAATATAACAATATTGTAGTTGTTGGTATAAGAACAGAAGAAAAGGAAATTGCATCTAAGGAAATGAAAACATCAGTAAAATTTAAAGGAAGAACAATTCCTGGTATTTTTACTGCAAAATATACAAAACCATTAAGACGTTTTGTTATTGGTTATTCAATTTGCCATTCTGATGACGAATTTGATATGAATATAGGTGTGGAAGTTGCTAAAGAAAGAGCATTACATAAACCAGCTGGTGAATTAAGAAGTAATAATTGGACTATGTTACAAGATGACCAATGTGAAATGCTTGTTAAGTGTGAAGCCGAATATATTTTTAATAATATTAAAAAATATATTAATAGAAAATAAAATATAATAAATTGTCATTTTTTCATTTAGTTTACTAATAATTAGTAAACTAATGAGAAAATGGCTAGTACGTTTACAATTAAACAAGAAGGGTATAATGACCCATACATATATCGACTTGGTATGGTTGGTGATGGAGTAAGATTATGTATTGCTGTTAAAAAGGAAGGTGGAAGCCAATTATTTAGAAAAGAAGATGAAAATATATGGACTTCTATTTCATATGATAATAATGGAAAATATATTGCTTGTGGTAGAACACCAAATAATACAGGGTGTATAAGCATTTCATCTGACAGATGTGAAACATGGTCAGAAACAAAAATTTTGGGTGATATATGGATTGGAGTTGCATGTGGAAATGGTAAATATGTTGTTGTAGGCAGAAATGGATATGTTGGTATATCAACAGATGGTGAAAATTGGAACATATCTCAAATTGATGATAATTTAGATTGTTTAAGTATTGCTTATGGCAATAATATGTTTATTGTTGTTGGTAATACTATATCAACTCCAACTGCTCCTAAATCTTATGTATTAAAAAATGGCAGTGATGAATGGGTTGAACTTAAATATAGTTCAACAAATTTTACTATTCAATCAATTACTTATAGTGATTATGCAAACAGATTTGCTAGTGTTGGAAGTAGTTTAGTGGCACTAACAAGAGATGCTGATTATTGGGATATTGAGAGAGTTGCAGATAGTGCTGATTTATATGCAATCGCATATGCAAATAGGGAAATTGCAGTAGGTAATCATGAAGAAATTTATTATAATGGCGCAAATGGATGGAAATTAGTTCCATATGATTCTCCTGGTAATATTATATGGCTAAGCGTTGCTTATATCCCTGGAATGAAAGCTCATATAGCTGTTGGTACTTCAGGGTATTCAGTTGCATTTACAGATAGTAATAATAGAAGCGCAAAAACAAGATTTTGGACTAAAGATTTATTATGTGTTATTAATGTTGTTTAATTTAAAGCCCTATAATTATAGGGCTTTATTATTATCCTGATACATTATAAGTAAAACCGTTATTTGAACTATCAATTATGACTTTAGTTTCATCATTTGATTTTAATTTAATTTCAAATACTTTTGCTGCTCCACTTGGTTTAGGGTCAGTACATGAAATTACTCCATTTGGAAAACTTTCTGAACCACTATCATCCAAATAACAATATTCTGGGTTGTTTGTATTAGGATTTATATATAACATATAAGAATCATCTCCTGTATTCTTATAATAATATTTTAATAAATTAAAATTATCCAATATTTCAATATCAACATATTGAAACCAGTTAAATGTAGGTGAATTGCCACTATTTGTTTTTGCCTTTATTGGCAATTCATATATTCCACATTCCCACCATGAAGCGTTTAGATATGATGATGATGAATCAATATATGCAGTAACTAATTCTTCTTTTCCTGCTTGTAAAATAGTAAATGTACTCGCCATATTGTTTGTGCTTATTTAGTTTACTAATTATTAGTAAACTATTTAGAAAAATAACAATTTTTAATATTTTTTATTCACGCATTTCAATAAAAAGTTGTATATTTGCAGTGTAATCAACACTTTTGCATATAATCACATGTTATGATAATATGCATTATATATGATTATTAATTGATAATTAATAAGTTATGACAAAAAAACAAGATACTGAGTATAAATATTGGTGTAAATTCCAAGAAGAAAATTGTAACTATTGTTGGGGAACTGTATTTAATTCTACTCCACAAGAGTTTAAAAACAAATACAATACGGTATGTTATATTGAAGATGTTGATAAAGCAGTTGGTGTTGGAGTATTTTTAAGAACTTTAGGTTATAAAGTACAAAACATGCATCATCCTAGAATATTTTATGGTGTGTGTTCTTTGAATCATACATTGTATGTTGATGAATTTGGCATATCTTATAATGGAGCAGACAGAGAAAATCCATTAGAATTTATTACTAAATGGGTTTCTGATAGAAACAAAGAACGTGCTGAAGGAAAGGAGTTTCATTATCAAAATGAATTTATTGATTGTGGCGATAATGTGGAATTGTTGAAAACTGTGGCAAGTTTAACAGATACTAATGATTTAAATCAACCATTCATTAGAAGATTGCCTAATGGAGAAGAAGATTGGTATATAAATACACAGTGGAAACATTTTGAAACTGATTGTAATATTGAATGGGCAAAAAAAGCTTGTAGAAAAGCGACATTAGATGAAATAATAAATCATTTTAAAAATAATGGAAAATATTAAAATAGAGGATAGGGAAGTTTATTTGGTATTGAGACCAAATGATTTGATAGAAAAATTATCTATCAATCAATGGAATGATTTTATTACAAGGTATGAAAATGATAAACTTTCATTAGTTACCCCATATGATGAAAAATATGATGGATGGTTTTTTGTTACAACAACATTAAAAAACATAATTGAAAATCATTCATTATATGATTTAAGATTTCTTTATGAATATAGAACTGAACATCATTTATCTTTTGAAGATAAAAAATAAATTAATATAATATGAAAGAATATACATTTGATGAAATAAGAAAAGAAGGGTTATTAATATATGAATATATTCGTGGTTCTCATGCTTATGGTTTACAAAAACCTGATGGTACCAGTGATGTTGATACAGCAGGTGTTTATCTTGAACCAATTGAACAAGTTTTAGGACTTGGATTGGATTTTCAAGAACAAATTGAAGATGAAAAACATGATAATGTTTGGTTTTCATTAAGAAAATTCATGGAAATGCTTCTTTCTTCAAATCCAACAGTACTCGAATCTTTATTCATTCCTGAAGATAAAATTTTGTACGAACACCCTATAATGACAGAAATTAAAAAATATAGAAACGCCTTTGTGACAAAGGCATGTTTTAAACCATTTATGGGTTATGCTAAAACACAAATTATAAAAGCTCGTGGTCTTAATAAGAAAATAGTAAATCCAGTCAAAGAACGTTTAGAACCTCTTGATTTTGCTTATACTTTTTACAATCAAGGAAGTACTAAGATTAAAAATTGGCTTGAATATAGGGGTTTAAAACAACAATATTGTGGACTTGTACATATACCTAATATGCATGATACATATGGTGTATATTATGATTGGGGTAATCATTTTAATGATGAAGAAATTATTGTTGAAGAGTTATGGGATGAGTATATTAATATGGATAAAGATAGTCAACTATCTCATATGTGCGAATGCATTGTTGATACATATAATATAGTTGGTCATGCTGAATTAGAAGATTGGTTTAGTGAACAAAAACCAATTGGTTATAAAGGTATGGTTGGTGAAGATGGTCTTTCAAATGAATTAAGATTATCTTCAGTTTCTAAGGGTGAAATGCCAATATGTCATTTGACTTATAACAAAGATGGTTATACTAAACATTGTAAAGACTATAAAGAATACAAAGAATGGGAAAGAAATCGTAATCCTGAAAGATATAAAGAAAACAAGGAAAAGGATTTTGACAGAAAAAATATGTCGCATAGTGTAAGATTAATGCATATGGGACTTGAAATCGCAAAAACTGGACAAGTTAATGTTGATAGAACAAATATTGACAGAGATTTCATTCTTGGTATTCGTCTTGGTAATTCAACTTATGATGAATTGATTAATTATCTTGATTCAAAAAAGGAAGAAATGGAAAATGCGATGGCAGAATCTACTCTACCAGAGAATATTGATGTTGAATTTGTAAATAATCTTTTATTAAAAATTCGAGATAGGCAATATAAATATTCCATGTGGAATAAATTTAAAACCAAATATTTTATATGTAATAAAACAAAAGCTACATAAATAAGAATGGGGAAATAAATTGATATTTCCCCATTCTTATTTTATTATTTAAAATATTGGATGCTCAATTGTTAATCTAATATCTACATTTATATTATCAACTTCTATATTAAAAATTAAAAAGTCATCATAATTTCCATCTGCTTTATCTTTATCGTATATACATTGCAAATCAGCAATTACCATTTGATTATTATGTGTAGTCACACAACTCTTCCAGTAATTAAAATTAACATCACTAGAAGATTGATATGGACTTAAATTTGCTTCTAAATGTCCATAATATGAACTTCCTTCCATATATACTCCTATATGCTTTGAAACGCTATCACTATCAATTCCAGATATTGTTATATCTAAATAATCTCCATTAATATATACTTCAGTATTAGTATCTTCCATCATTGGAGTAAAAGTTATACCATTTGCAGTTAGTTTAATACTAAAAGTTATGGTTCTTAAATTTCCATCTTGATTAATTTTAAAAGTGCTCGCCATTGTCTTGTTTAGTTTACTAATTATTAGTAAACTATTTAAAAAAATAACAAAATTTTAATCAGGATATTGATAAATCCCATCAGTTGTTGGAGTACAATGACACCACCAGTCTCCTGTTGTTCTAAATCCCCATATATTTGTCTGCCCTTTTTGTACAATTACTGTTTTAGAAACATGTCTTCCATGGTTATCACAATCAATATACATTATTAATACACTTATGTCAGCATTTGTTGGGTGTTCAAATCTTAAATCATATTGATTACAATTACTTCCTTCATCACCTTCTTTTTTTGGTAATATATTATTCATTGGTAATGATTTACCTGCTTGGTTAATTATGAATGTGCTTGCCATGTCTTGTTAGTTTACTAATTATTAGTAAACTAAATTAAAAAATTCATCTCCTATTTGCTTAAAATGAAACAACTTACAAAGTAATTTTCATTAATAACAAATTATGAACAAATATTTATAGTAAAATTATAAAGAGATGACAGAATTTGATTTAAATAATCCTTTTAATGATGCTTCAAAGGATGGTATGTTACCTGATGGTTGTGGTATTTTTGAAAGATATTATACAAGTGGACAAGAAGTAGATTTTTGTGGTCTTTCTCCAAATCCAGATGATTATGAAACACCACAAACGTTATATGAAAAAATATTGGAGTTAGTAAAAAGAATAATTGTAGCTGTTGATTTAAACACTAATGGAACATATAAACCATCTGATTTCGATATTTATCCATTAATTGCAAATGCAACATCAGTTAAAGATGCTGTTGAAAGATTGTCAAAATATATTGAAGATTTACAACAGAAAAAATTTGATAAACTTAATTTAAAATTAAAATATGAAAATGGTAATGTTTCATTAGTTTTTAATGGTGAAGCTTATACTACTATTAACATACCTGAAGAACAATTTCTTGATAGTGAAGAAACTAAATTCATTTCGGCTGCTACTATTGATGATTATATGAATGACTCTTCTGTTATTGTTGGAAAACCTTATTTGAAACTAAGTTTCAAAACAATTGATGCAAGTGGTAAACCTTCTATTACATATACATACATTCCAATGACTTATTTATTTAATGTTTATGGTGTAGAAGATACCAATTCAATTGATATGCATATGGTTGCTTCAGGAGATACAAATGTATTTTCAGGTGATTTAAGAATAAATGATGTTAGTAGTAATGCGTTAAAAGTAGATGCTTTGGGAGCATATGTTGAAGATTTAAATCCTATTATTGAAGCTGAACAAATTCGTGCTGAAGCTGCTGAAAAAACATTGACAGATGATTTGGCGAAAGAAGTAACTCGTGCAACCAATATGGAATATAACATTATTAATATGGTTAGTAATGAAACTGATAGAGCCATAGAAGCTGAAAAGAAACTACAAGACCAAATTACAACTGAAGTTAATCGTGCATCAAATACTGAACAACAATTATATGACAGAATACAAGCTGAACAAACTCGTGCTGTTAGAGTGGAAGGTGATTTACGTGATGATTTAAATTTTGAAATTCAACGTTCAACTAACAAAGATATACAATTAGAAAATGCAATTAAGGCTGAACAAACTCGTGCTGAAGCTTCTGAAAAAACATTGACAGATGAAATTGTAGCGGAAACTAATAGGGCTAAAAATGAAGAAGCAAGAATTGAAAAAGACCTAAATGACAAAATCATAGATAATTCAGATGCTCTTGCTGCTGAAGTAACTCGTGCTAAAAGTGAAGAAACGAGAATTGAAACCAAGTTTGATACTTTAGTTTCTGCTAATACCACAGCAATTGAAACTGAAGTAACTCGTGCAACTAATGCTGAAGCTGCACTGAATAAGAAAATTGAGGACGAAACAATTCGTGCAAAAGCTGCCGAAAAAGTTAATGCTGATGCAATTGTAACAGAAACAACAAGAGCAACTAATAGAGAAAACGAATTAGATGCTGATATTAAAAATAGAATAAAATCTATAACTGGAAGTAATGGCATTAATGCAACAACAGATATTAATAAAAATGTAACTCTTTCAGGAAAAATTAAATCAGGTGATAAAATATTATCAGTTGATAGTAATGGTTTTTCATCTACATTAGGAATGTCAATAAGTGGTAAAACCATTAGTTTAACAGGTATTGGCAATTCTGAAATATCTAAAATTACTGTTCCTGGCGATGATTTAACATTTGCTGGCAGTAATGGTATAACAGTTGTTAAAAGTGGTGATACAGTTACTTCAACTATTATTGTAGACCCTAATTCGTCAAATCAATTAACAAAAAGTAGTACAGGATTGATGGTAAATCCTGAAAACATTACATTAGTTGATTCAACAGGTGGAACTAAAATATTAACCACAACAGCTAATTTAGTTATTGTTAATGTAACTTCACAATTAAACTATATTGGTATATCAAATAGTAAACAAGATAAAATAACATTTTTTAATAATAGTGCATTAGAAGTATTGTTTTCATTTAATAATTCTTCAGCAGGAACTAATAAATTTGTTAAAGATTATATAATAACTTCATTAGCTTTACCAAGTAAAGGCTCAATTGATTTTGTTAAAAGAAATGATGGGTGGCACATATCTTCATTGTTTGGTTTATCTTACTTTCCAGATTTAGGTGATTCTTCACGTAGTGATGATTATGCATTAATCGTTAAAAAAGATGGAACTGCAACTATTGAAGAAATTGTTGATATGAAAGCTTGGGATGAATCTATATTATCTGATTTAAGTGCTGTACAATTAGAAAATATGTTCCCTAATGCCCATGCAGGTTTTCAATTAGTATGTTATTCAAATAATTGCATATATGAAAAAGCTAACGAGCTAGGTGGTTGGTTAAAAATAAATTGTGTAAAATTATAACAAATGGATAAATATGGAAAATATATAAAAAGAATTCCAAGCCCTGATGCAAATAGAACAACAATTTTTACAACATTTAATTATGCATTCCAAAATTATTATTCAAATGATTTCAATTATATTCCAAATCCAGTTATAAATTCAGATTATAATTGTTACATACGATTTGATTCAGAAACTCCTGGTGAAGTAATTGTTGATTGGGGGGATGGAAACATTGAAACATTCAAAATGAGAAAATATGGCACAAATGCATATATTGCTGCTTGGAGAACACTTAATGTTGATTATAGGAAAAACCCATCGTCAACAGGCGGTGGATGGGGCTTAGGTATTGACCAAGACACAGGAGAATATATAAGACCCTATCCAAATCACCATTATGCTGATGATGATATAAATGGTGAAAGAGTTATTAGGATGACATTTACTTGTGATATTATAAGAGCATATTTTAACACAACTGTACATCATAATTTCCCAATATTAGAAATGACTAATCTAAAACAATTACAATTAACAGATAATAAATACATTAATGAAATACCATATAGTAGAATTACTAAGTTAAAAAACTTAACTTATCTTAATTTTAATAGATTAGGTGGTACATTACAATATATTCCTGATTCAATTTTTGATATGACAGGTTTAACATCATTGACATTAGCTGGAGTTGTTAATCTCTCTAATTTAGATTCATCTAATATTAGAAAAATATCTAATTTAAAAAAATTAACAACATTAGATTTAAACACAACACAAATACCACAATATATCAAAGAGTTTAACGATTTGCCAAACTTGGTATCTTTAAACATTGCGCCTAATGTTAATTCAGATACACAACCAAGATTTGATGAAATTACTCAAATAAATCAAAAATTAACAAACCTTAATTATATGGGGTCTAATTGGATAGCAGGTAGAGTCAGAACTAATTGGGCTGATTGGATAAGCGGAAAAGGAATTGGAAATATACAAACACTTTATGCTGATTATGCTCCAAAATTGACTTGGAATTTGCCAGAATATATAAGAAACGAAATGCGTTCTTTATCTACAATTAATCTAATTAATGATACACCAACACAAGATAGAGCAGATACTTTTGTTAATAATTTTTATAATTATGTTACAGGATGGACACAAATTACTATGTCATCAATAGCAAAAGATGGTAAAAGAAACCAATTATATGGATTATATGTTAATTTATATAGCGCATCTGAGCCACAAAATAATACAAGACCATCAGGTGTGGAACAAGCCCCATATGGTTTTGTAAAAGGTTCTAATAATGGCAACCCAACAACTCCAATGGAAAAAATATATGTGTTAAAAAATAACTATGCACAAGCATGGAATGTTAAACCAACATAAAAATGTTAACTAGAACTTACAAAATTGATAATACAAATAGAGTAGTACTTTATATGCAAGGAGAATATGCATTTAAAAGCCTATATTTCTCTAATCCACAACAAACACCTGCTCCAACAACAGGTTCAGACCATAATTCAACAATTAGGTTTCAATCTTCAAGTCCAGGTAGTGTAACTGTTGATTGGGATGATGGAAATGTTGAAACATTTCAAATGCAAAATAATGGTTCATCTTATATAATTGGATGGCGTTGTTTGGATGTTGATTATTATAAAAATCCATCATCAACAGGTGGTGGGTGGGGATGGGGTATTGACCAAAGCACTGGTCAATACATAAAACCATTACCAAATCATCATTACACAGATGGAGAAACAAGAGAAAGACATATTATCATAACATTTACTTGTGAAGATGTATATTATTTCAATAGTGAAACTGTTACCATGTGGAGTTTTCCTATTTTGGAATTACCTGCTTTACAGACATTAGGAATTTCATATACTAGCTATATAAACGAAATACCTTTTGTGAGAATATCTAAAGTCAAAAATTTAACAACTTTAAATTTTACATCATTAGGTAGTAAATTACAATTTATTCCTGATTCACTATTTGAAATGACAGGTTTGACATCATTAGCAATATCAGGTGTATTTAATTTAAGTGACCCAGATGCATCTAATTTTAGAAATATTAAAAAACTTAAAAATTTAAAATCATTAACAGCAACAGTTTGTAATATAACAACTTATATAAAAGAATTTAATGATTTACCAAATTTAGAAAACTTAAATATTAGTAACGCAAATTTAGCTTATTATGGTGCTGATGGAGTACCAACTTTTGATGAAATATCAACTATTAACCCATCAATTAAAATAATGAATGTTCTTGGAGCAGGTTATAGTGGTAGTGGTATTAGAACTTCATGGATGGAAAATGTATTTGCTGGAAAAGGTTTAGAAAATTTAACTCAATTATTAATCGAATATCAAAATAATCTTACTTTAATATTGCCTGAATATTTGAAAGAAATGAATAGTTTAAATTATATTTATGGGTTAAATTCTTTTAAAAGCCAAAGTAGAGCCGATACATGGGTAAATAATTTATATAGTTACATGACTAATTGGGAACAAGTAACTATGACAAATAAACTTAAAAACGGAAAACGTAATCAGTTTTATGGTTTAAGTGTAAGTATGTGGTCAAGTAGTTATCCTTATGATTATAGACCATCAGGAACATATCAAGCCCCATCTGGTTTTGTAAAGGGTGTTAGTAATGGCAATCCAACAACACCAATGGAAAAAATATATGTAATGCAGAACAATTACGCTCATAGTTGGAATATAAGACCAGCATAAATAAAAAAAGGAGAAGTCATTCTCCTTTTTTTATTATTTAATAGTTAATATTATTAATATGTTTAAAGCATTCTTCTTTAGTGATAAGTGGGTTATTTAGCCATAATTTAGTTAAATAATCTAAATATAATTTAACTTTTGGACCAGGCTCTATATTCTTATATGATATAATATCCTCACCATTAACAGGAAGTCTTAGTTTAAAAGCATCTAATCCTTGTTCAACTAATTTATTACTTCTTTCTTTAATTAATCTTACCTGATTTGGCATACAATGGTCAGATTTATGTGCTCTATTGTCTGCATCAATCAAATCCATTGTAAGTTCAAATGTGTCACCAAGAGCTAATTGTAATTTACGAACACTTTTATCTTTTAACTTTGCACAATCATCACCAAATGATTTAGTCCTCATATGGGCATTTACAGCCTTTCTAACACGTTTAATTATATCATTTGGGTATTTCATTGTTTTCATTCTAACTTCGCTTAAAAAGGCTGAAACGTTCTCATGATTGTAGAAGTGAATTTTTCCATTTTCATCAACTGTTTTGGTTTTTATTTTCCCCAAATCATGAAACAATGCAGCAACTCTATTTTCAAGAGTTGGTTTTGTATTATCAACAACCATTAGTGTATGTTCCCATGCAGTTCCAAAATGATATTCATTTTGTTCAAGATTCACCATTTCAACAAAATCAGGAAGGACATACTGAAGTAAACCCGTTTTTTCTAACATTCTTAAACCAACACTCGGTTTTTTTGTTAAAAGAATTTTATTTATTTCATCAGTAACCCTTTCTTGTGTGATAATTTGAATTCTCTCAACATTATCAATAATTCCTTGCATTGTTTTTTCTTCTATTTCCCATCCATAACGAGATGCGAATCTTATACAACGAAGCATACGGAGAGGGTCATCAGTATAAGTAATATTAGGGTCACAAGGAGTACGAATGATTTGATTTTTAATATCATCAATACCTTTTCCTGTTATATCGACTATTTCATCTGTTGATATGTTTTGATATAACGAATTGATTGTTAAATCTCTGCGATAACAATCCTCTTCCAATGTACCATAAGCAGTTTCAGGATTTCTTGAATTTGAATCATGATATTGTTCTTTCCTTGTTTGTACACATTCAATATCAATACCAGGAAATGCCAATAACGTAAACATGGCAGTACCATAAGTGGGATAAACAACTGGTCTTGTATCTTGCTTAAACTCACCAAGAGTTTTCATAATCCAAGTGGCAAATTCAATACCACCATTAGGAAGGTCAATACAAAGGTCAATATCTTTAATAGGATTTCCCATTAATTTATCACGTACAGCACCACCTACAAGAAACACATGATTCTCATATTCAGTATCTTTTATAATATCCTTTATATAATTTAATACTTGCTCTTCTTTTGTAATATCCATATCATTTAATCTTTAATAACCTTTTCCATTAATTCAACTGTATATTCATCAAGAATATCTCCTGCCATTTCAGATAATTCAGGAAATTTTGTCCTTAAATAATTTCTAATCTGCATTCCTTCTCTAAAATGAACAGGATGTGCTGGTAATCCTTTTCTATCCATATTTAGTTTAAGTACAGGAAATACACTACCTTTCAGCCCTTTAAGATGTTTAAAGTATCTTACATTTTCTTCTCCAAGCCATATTTTTAATGTCTTGACATACAATTTTTCATTTAACATATGATATACTTTTATTTTATGCTGCAAATATATGACTTTTTATTTAATCAGCCAAAAAAACTACATTAAAAATTGTTATTTTTTAATTTAGTTTACTAATAATTAGTAAACTAACAAAACAATGGCAAGCACATTTAAAATTATACAAGAAGGGTATGTACCACCAGTAAAAACAATATATATTAATGTTAAAGGAACTTCAAATGTAATTTCAATAAATCCTGTTGGAGATGATGGCAGATTTCATAATCCAGCTTCTGTATTAAGATTTGCTATTGAATTTAATACAGGTGGTAATCAATGTGTTGGAACAACATTAGATATAAAATATAGCAATTTGAAGAACCAACAATTGCAAATGGAAGTTAATGGTGTCTTTGGGACTAAAATAATTCGTGGTAGTTCGATAGTAATAACTGATTTGGGTTGTGATGGTGAATATGATTTACCTATTTATATTTTAAGTGGTGGTAATCAATCAGATGATACCTATGATTATGTTGTAAGAGTTGTATAATTTTTTTTTTGCACAACATTTGATATTTTTTGATTTAGTTTGATAATAATTATCAAACTAAACAAATATGGCAAGTACTTTTACAATTTTACAAGAAGGGTATGTACCATCAAAGCCACATATTAATATTCATCTTGAAGATGGAAATTATGGTACAGGGATGGACGGTTTTTTTATAATTGCAACTGCTGAAAAACCTGTTAATAGTAACTTAACAATAACAGGCACAGTATATGCATTAGGAGATAATATTGAGAAAGAAATATCACAGAACTTTACATTATATATAAATAAATCATCAACAAATGGAGATACACATGTATTTAATAATACGCCACAAATATGGTTAAATTATATGGACAATTTAAATGTATCTCCAAATGAAGATTCATTATATTCATATGATGTTAATTGGTAGTATTAAAAATCAAACTTACCATATTTTACCATAGACCATACATATAGAGGGACTGTTGAAATGTAAATAAAATTCCATATTAATCCTTGTATTTTTGGGCTTTCATTTACTTCAATGTTTCTTCTATATGTAATTCTTTCTTTATAAGATTCAGAATCCCCAGATGATATTGATGTTGTTCTACATTCAACTAATGGTGCTCTAAACAAATCCATTTCAATATCTGTTTGTCTAAACATTTTATGGAATGTTTCAAAGTATTTATCTTCCATTAGGTTATTATAATTTTCTTTCCCAAGAAGTTCTAAAAAATAATACCACATAGTGTATTCTTCATAAGGATAGTTGTTACCATTATCCTTACCTTTTAAAACATTATCAATTAATTCTAAACTTTTGTTATAGTAATCAACTTCCTTCATATTTTTCACTTATTTTATTTATTATTTCTCTTACTGTATATCGTTCAAAGTTAATATTTTCATCTAATATTACATATGAATATCCTTTACCTTCGATTTTATTTTCATATTGTATATACTTAATTCCCATATCTAAAAGAAAACTTCTCAATTCTTCTAGTGTTTTAACTTCTTGTATGTTTATACTTGGGTAATAATGTAAAATTTGTTCTTTTACATTATCAAAATCAGCCCATGATATACAATCAGGTAACTCTATACAATTTTTATTATCAATATCAATGTTTATTTCATATACATATGATTTGAAGAATGTTTCAGTATAACATTTACCAATATCCATTATACGATACAATGCTTGTTCTAATGTTCCACAATGAAATCCAATATCACAGCATTTATATAATAGAACTTCTTCAAAATAATCACGACTTCCATGAAATATTTTCACTTTCATGTTTTTCACTTAATTAGATTCTTTTTTGTGGCATTGACAATCAGGATTATGAACAAAACCACTTGCTCCATCATATCCAGTTGAACTATTAAACCATATGTAATCATGACCTTTATAAGTAAATTCTTTACTATACAAAGAAGTTCCATATTGGTCTTTGAAAATATGCTCTCTTTCTAAATTAAGTTTTGGTGCATTATTATTTTGACATGACATTAATCCAAACAATGCAATAATATAACATATTTTTTTCATATCTTTAAGACTTATTTTCATTGTTACTAAATAGGTTGATTTCAATATTATTTGCTTTTGCATAAATGTCAACACATTTTAATAATGCATAATTAAAAACAGTTTCATAATCTTTTTCATAAAGTTTTCCAAACACTGTTTTATAATTACCATCAGCATTTTTGTATATAACAATAGGCTTATAATATATGATATTATTTATTAAATTAAGTTCTACGCTTATATGTATTTCTTGTTTCTCGAAGAAATCTCTTACATCCATAGCATCAGGGCAACAAAAATACTTACAATATTGATGGGTTTTGTTGGTGTTATACCAACAATTATTATTGCCACAATCTTCAAACAATCCTATCTCCCCCTTTTTATGTTCACTACAATCATCATAATCTGGGTCAAGTTCTGACATATCAGGAATTATATCTTGAATATATTTAACAAACACCCATTTACTACCAATTGAAATATGGCAATCATACAAAGCTTCAGCTACAATATTATTTACTTTCATATTTTATTATATTTATTCAAATTTTACATATCCCACTCTATTAAGTTCTTGACGATAAAAAAATATCGTCTTATAATAATGATACTCTTCATCAGAAGAGGAATATATATCAAATTCATTATCAAACATTAATATAATAATCAGTTTAACTAATTCAGGAAATGGAACTGTTTTAAACAAATTGACATATACATATTCTTTATTATATTTTTTGGCGAAGTATAAAATGCTATCTTCTAAAGATTGTTTATCCATATTTTTCTTTCATTCTTTTAATCCATTTTAAATAACATTCTTTTGTTTCTTGTTCAGCTAACTTTTCTAATGATTCTATATCATTGGATTCATTATCTTCATTTTCAATATAGAAATGTTCAAACCAATTAAATGGGTCATACTTTATGAACTCTTCTGTTCTACAAAACGGACATGGTATTTCTTCATCTAATTCATAAAGATTGCTATTTTCATCACATTTATCCATATCATAAAGTTTTCCATTAATGCAACATGCATCTGGGTATGAAGCTCCGAAAAATGGAAATTGTGGACAAGGTTTATTATTCTCGTTCATATATAATATTATTAATTAACATTAAATGCATCTTCAAGTGACATGATTAGTTTTTGCATGTCAGATTTATAAAATCCTGCACTATTAGTACAATTACATTCTACAATTTTATAACCATTATCAGTTAAACAAATGTCCATAACAAATGTATCATTAACTTGATACAAACTAACCATTTGATTAACAAAATCATATGCATCATTATCAATAATATCACTTAAATAATAGTTTCCACCAACATTATAAACACTTGCAGTTGCAATTTTACCTTTTACAATCCAAAATCTTATTTCATTTAAAATATTTTTAACTGATGCAACTTGAACCAAAGTATCATCAGTTAATATGCTATTTGGGTTAAGTTTTAATTTTTCAATAAAAGAGTACCAATCATCTTTATCTTTAAAAACTCTTCCAGTAAACGCTTTGGTGTCTTTGGTAGGTCTTGCAAAAAATGAAGTGTGAGGTGTAACATCTTTTACTTTCATTATTTTCGAATCTGCATTTAGTAAATTGTCACCATAGTATTTACTATATACCTCATAATCATGATTTTCATTCATAAATGACCCAGGATTCCATTCATATTTTCTTGCAATCTTAGCCATTCTAACAGCACCAAATGGAAATATATCTTTTCTATCAGTATGAATAATAATATTATCATCATTAGGTTGGAGTTTAATAACTTCATAATCTAACTCTAACCTTTCTAATGTTCTTATTAAATTTTCATAGTTTTCTTCTCTAAATAGTTTTTCTTGAATTACATAATACATAACCAATCTTTTTAAAATTTATAGTGCAAATATACAAATATAAAATGAAAATATAGAATTATTCCTATTAAATAATGTTAATCATTAATTGGTTTATGTTCTGTAAAGTTCCATTCCTTATTATAATCACTTTCAATTGAACATTCAATAATGAAATATTTTATAACCTCATTCTGATTATCTTCAGTTACTTTAGTACCTTTTATTTTCAAAGGCTCAATAATCCACCAATTCTTGTTATCTATAAGTCCTGTATTATCATCAATTGATTCATTTGTATGATAATACAAACTTTGAGAATCAATCCAATGTGTTTCACTTTCATCACCTTCTATGTATAGATAAGCAGGTGTAGCAAAACCATTTAAAAATTCATATTTATCTCTTTCCATATTTATTTAATATTATTTAATAAACTTATTGCCCGACTAACCATATCAATAATCTCAATTTTGGTCATATAGTTAAATCCTTGACCACCATCATCATGTACAAAAAAGAAACCATCATCTTCACCTAAATGAAACAATGTATAATAAATTGTTTCAGAGTTATATGAATATTTTTCCTTATATCCTAATATACAAATACCACCACAAGCACAATTAAGCACATATATTCTTGTGATGTATTCTTCATAACCTTTAACTTTGTTTCTAAAAACTCTTTCAATAGTTCCATCACCTCTTTGTGTGACATTTAGATTGAACATTTCATCTGAGCTTAAAGAATACATTCCATCTTGCCCTTTTCCTTGTTCATCCCAAATAGTGCTTATATCATAGCTAATGAGGTCATGAATTCTTTGGAAGAATGTTCCATCTTCTTTTAATTTTTCATTAGCATATTCGATTCCATCACGAAAACCTGTTTTATATTCATGTGAATTTTTATCTATCTTATCCTTCTTTATCATTTTGTTAATGTTTTTGCAAATATACAAATAAAAAACGAGAACCTGAAGAGATTCTCGTTAAATATAATTAAAAATTTTTTAAAATGGATTTTTCCAACTTGATGGAATACTTGAATAGTTATTTAAATTATAACATTTATTAAAACATCCAGTTCCACTTGGTGTACTTGGGTATTCAGGTTTATTAGCTCTTTCCCACAATTCAATACCATCCGTTCCTGTTGGTGTATTTCCTGTTAAACTAGTACAGCCACTAAATGTACCATTAAAAGAAAAAACATTTTTGTTATTATCAAATAAATTATTTGGTATAGATGCTAAATTTTCACAATCCCTAAATACATTATTAAAATATCTTACATTTGGAGTATATACAAATAAATTTTCAGGTATTGAAACTATTTGAGGTAAATAACTAAATGTGCCACTAAAACCAGTGACTAATATATTATATTTAAATAAATCTTCGGGTATAGTAGCTGTTAAACCTTTACAACCGCTAAATGTGTTTCCAAAGTCAACTACATTAGAACAATTTTTAAATAAATTTTCGGATATTACACCTGTTAAACCTGAACAATTACTAAATACTCCACCTATTTTAGTGACAACAGTATTATTTTTAAATAAATTTTCTGGTATTTCCCCTATAATATTGGTATTTGAAAAAAACAAATGAAAAGTTTGTACTTTAGTATTATTTTTAAATAGATTTTCAGGTATTGTACCTGTTAAACCTATACACCCACTAAATGTACCTGTAAAATCAGTTACTTCAGGGCAATTTACAAATAGATTTTCTGATATTGTGCCTGTTAAACCTGAACATCCACTAAATGTTTGCCAAAATGATTCTGTTTTGGTATTATTTTTAAATAAATTTTCTGATATTGAACCTGTTAAACTTGAACAATTACTAAATGTATTGTTAAAATATTTTACATTAGAACAATTTTTAAATAAATTCTCAGGAATAGAACCTGTTAAACTTGAACAGTAACTAAATGTATTGGCAAATGTTGTAACTTTTGTACAATTTGCAAATAAATTTTCTGGTATTGAACCTGTTAAATTTCTACAACTTCCAAATATGCCGCCAAAATTTGTTACATTATAACAATTATCAAACATATTATCATATATAGCAGTAGTTAAGCCTGAACAACTTAAAAAACACCCACTTAGAGTTTCAAGATTATAACAATAATCAAAAAAACCTTTAGGAACTGTTATTAATTTATTACATTTGGCAAAAGTATAAGATAAATTTGTTACATTTGTAAATGTTCCATAAGTATCTGTTGGAATACTTTCTAAATTAGTACAACCTGAAAATGCATATGATAAATCAGTAATACCCATCCATATACTACCCCAACTAACAACTTTAGTTAATAATTCTGGATTAAAATTATGAGCATCTAATTTATCAAATGTCCCATTTATTGTAATTGTATATGTTCCTGTATTACTATATGTATGGGACGGATTATTATTAGTTACTGTTTGAACTGCTGAATTATCTCCCCAATCAATTGTACAATTAACATTTCCTGATATTGGTAAATAAATTAAATTAGTTCCTAATGATGATATGGTATATTCTAATATCATTGGAAAAGTCTCGTTACAACGCCAAACTGGGTCTATCATATGGTATCTATTCAAATTAATATCACGGCAAAAACATTGTGTTCCATTTATAGAACTTGGATAACCTGTTTGCCCTGCTCTTTCCCATAATTGTAAATTATCTGTACCTGTTGGCGTATTACCTGTCAAACCTGTACAACCCTGAAATGTGTTACTGAAATTAGTTACTTTTTTGCAAACATCAAAAATATTATTTGGTATTGAACCTGTTAGACCTGAGCAATTATTAAATAAATTAGCAAAAGTTGTTACTTCTTTATTATTAATAAATAACCCATCAGGAATAGATGTAATATTATAACATCCACTAAATGTAAAACTAAAGTTTGTAACAATAGTATTATTGATGAATAATGTAGATGGAATAGATGTTAAACCTGCACAACTACTGAAAGCTCCACCAAAAGTTGTAACTTTAGTATTAGTTGAAAATAAGTTAGATGGTATGGAATCCAATTTATTATCATTTTGAAAAATATTTAAGAAACTTGTAACTTCTATATTATTAGTAAATAATGTTTCAGGTATATTAACCAAACTACGACAAGAAGCAAATGCTGAACTAAAACCAGTTACATTGATATTATTTGCAAACAATATTGATGGTATTGATGTTAAACTTGTACAAGAACTAAATACACCTGCCATATCAATTACATTAATACAGTTATCAAATAATTCTTCAGGAATTGATTGTAGCTTTGTGCAATTACTAAATGTTCCATTAAATGATGATACATTATAACAATGAAAAAATAAATTTCCTGGAATTGATACCAAATTGGAACAATAAGAAAATGTATTTAAAAAACTATTTACGTTAATAAATGTTTCATAATCGTCATTTGTAATTTCAACTAAGTTAATACATCTACTAAATGCATTGTCCATATTTGTTAATAATGTATTAGTATTACCCCAACTAATTATTTTAGTGACATTAGTTGAACAATTGTACATTCTTTCGAAATCACCATTTATTTTTACAATATAAGTTCCAGCAGTTTGATATGTATGGGATGGTCTATCAGATGTAACAATTTCCTTACTACTTTCATTACCCCAATCAATTTCACAATTAACATTGCCTGATATTGGTAGTGTAACTATCAGATTATCAGGTAATACATTAAATTCTAATGTAAATGGAATTGGTGGAATTGGCTCAATCCAAAAATCACCTTCTTTTGGTTTATCAGGTGCAGTTTCACTAATAGTTATAGTTGGTATTGATGTATTTATTTTATCTAATGTATATTGTTTAGAACGAAACGGAACAATATCATCAGCATCATTTTTAACAAATAACGTTTCTTTACCAGTACTATTATTTAATACTAATTCACCATTCTCTATTTCATTTATATCAGGAAAATAAACATCATTATTTAACAATGTGTTTGAATTTTTGATAATTACTATATCTTTCATTTATATAATATTTTACTTATAAATATCCCAAACACATTCTTACTTTTTTAATTGCTTTACTAATTATTGATAAACTAAATAAATATGGCAAGTTATTTTAAAGTTATGCAAGATGGAAGAGAAGTTGAGTTCTCTTTTTATCTTAATAATCTAGTTGTGAGAGTACCATACACCAATGGATATTTTTCTCTTGTAGGCGAAACATCTGATTCAATTGGCAGTGTTACAATTGTTTCAACAAAAGAAGGTGTTGATATTCCTTACACTATATCAACAAGTGATAGTTGGTTAACTTCAGAAACAGGCAAAATTATCTTATCTGAAAATACAGGGGGAGAACGTAGAGGTACTGCGACAATTACACAAAGTGAAAGTGATGAAGATATTGTGATTACCTTTATTCAAGAAGCAAAACCTGCTGACAATTATACATTTGCTTTTGTAAGCAATGATACTGTTGATTCACCTGCAAGTGGAATGTCATTTAATGTATATCTTGAAAGTTATAGTGGTAATACGCAAGACAATACAGTAGGAGCAACACACACATCTTTACCTGATTGGATTACAGGATGGGAAAGTGTTGATATGGGTACTGGTTATGTTGCATTTACAGGACGAACAGTTGCAAATGATACTTATCAGGATAGAACAGCAGTGATTACATTTACTCAAAATGAATCTGGAAAAATACTTAGATTTACAGTTACACAAGAAGCTAAACAAGAGTTGAAAGTTCCAATGTCATGGGATATTAATTTTACTAATGATTCAACAACTCAAACAACTTCACGTTTCTATTTAACATTAAGAGATGGTTCAAATTGGATTAATGCATTCTCTTTATTAAGAGGTCAAATGAATTCAGGTATAACAGAAAGAGAACAGGGTAGTTATACAAGTGGAACTGAAGAAGCGTTTACCGCAACATCATGTACAATATTATCAACATCAGGTAAAAGGGATTTATATTCGATTTATTTTAATGGTACATTAGTTATACAAACAACTATTCAGGGTGATGGTAACGAACATACAGTTTCATTAAGAAGTCGTATTCCTGTTACTGGTTTAGAAATGAAATGGACTGGACAAGTAACATATATGGATTAATAGGAAAATCCCTCTTTGAAAAGAGGGATTTTTTTATGTACTGATTTTTGTTGTTTTTTATGATAGTTTACTAATAATTAGTAAACTAAATAAATACAAACGACATGGCGAGTACTTTTAAAATTACGCAAGAAGGTAAAATTTCAGACATATATGAATTTGAATTTTACAGTCCATCAGGGGAAACAGATGTTACCATTAATGCAAATTCATCTTCGGGTGAAGATTCCACTATTAGTAATGTTAAATCATTGAAAAATGGTTCTTATATTGGATATAATAGGGAAATTGGTTGTTCTTGGGTTACTTTTCAAACAGGTTCATTATATTGGGAAAAGAATACAAATGGAACACCTAGAACTTGTGTTATTACATTAACACAAAATGAAAGTAATAAAAAAATGTATATTAGAATTAACCAAGCAGGTGAATATACATTTAAATGGGATGGTACAGATAATACTAATGTACAAGATACTGTGGATTATAATGCAAGTTCTTTTAATAATGGATGGTCTAAAACAAGAAATGTTATAAGTGAATATAATTATGACAAAATTAGTTGGTCTGCCACAACAGATGCTTCTTGGATAACTCCAACATGGAATTCATCAACAGGTCAAACTAATTACATGACATTAAAAATTAATTCAGATAATACAGGAAGTAGTACACGTACAGGTGTAGTTACATTGAAACAAGATGTATCAAATAAAATACTGACTTGGACTATTATACAGCAAACACAAGCTCAGTATAAACCATCTATTTACTTCAAAGTATCACCATTTAGTACTTATATATTTAATATTCAAATAGACACTGAAAAAAGTGCATTTAATGCTAGACCTTATAGTGAGTTACAAATTGAATGTACTTGGCATTCAAGTAGTGGTAATGTAGTTTATCATACTTTAAAATTTCCAGCTGATGCTGAAGAAAGTGAATTTTATTCAATACCTGAAGGTGATAGACCAACAACGTTAACTAATGCAGTTACTATTGTGAATATAACTCCATCATTTGATAATGTATATTATTATCGCATTTAAAATGTACTCAATTGAGTACATATAGGCATTAAAAAAGCTATGTGTTAACTTTAATATAGTTTCACATAGCTTTTTTCTTTAATCTTTCCAAAATTTTAGCCAACTAAAAGATGTGTAAGAAGTTCTCTCTTCACATGGCAGACTCCATTCTTTACCCATAAGAATAGCTTGTTTAACAAAACTAACTTTTTGAATGTCACCTTTTATCAAATATTCTACTAAGAAATATATATTATATAATATGAAAGGAAGCAGCAATAATAATAGCAACCACCATGAATGTATGCCTACTCCTAATAATAGAAATAGTAACACAATAAGTAATGCAGCCCCTACTCCAGAGAAATCAGCAAATTGATTCTTATAAGTGTCTATCATAAATTTAGTTTCTGCTGAAATTTCTGCATCTTTAATATATACAAAAGGGAAAATAAGAATAGCATTCAGATTAAATCTCTTTGCTATTCTTGAATTAAATTTTTGAATCATAATTTATAGGTTTTACCTATAAATATATCTCACATTTTTAATTTATATTGACAATAATTTGTTTAAAATTCATTAACACAAATTAGATTTAATTATATAATTACCTATGAAGCATAAAAGTGGTACGAAATTAGTAAATTAATCTCATACCACCAAATTTTTATTGTTAAATTTTGTTATGCCTTTGATTTGGCTATTAAATTGCGATAATCAACAGTTTTAATCTTAACAATAATTCTCTCTCCCTGTTTATTGAAAAGTTGAACAGTGGGCTTTAAAACAAGTCCCTCAGCTTCATACTCTGTATTCTCTGCAATTGGAGATTTAAAACCTTTTCTTACCATCTCTTCTGCTTCTTTCAAAGTCATTTGTCCATAGTAGTAACAAGTAGGCAAATTAAGTTTGGCTGCAATATCAAGTTTAGCATCTCTATCGAGCCACCAACCATTAATCATTACATCAAATACACGCACCCCACAATCATTTTTAATGTAATTTCCACCTTTCTGAATTTTCACTCCATACCCCTCTCCATAAATTCTCACATTGAGTTCTTTCTTATTACCATTTTCATCATATTCAGCAGGGAAAATTTCTTGCATCATTTCAACAGTAACAAGTTCTTCCATTTTCTTTTTAAGATGCTTAGGAATGTCTGCATTAGCTGATTTACCATGAATTTCAAGAGTTGTACCATCCCAATACCAAAATACATTTGTGCCATCTACTTTCTCAAAAGCATCCCACAAACAATTATATAAATATTCAAATTCGGGGCGTGAAAAATCCCCAATAATGATTTGATTTTTCAAAGGACCATCTTTATATCTTTTATAAAGTGTGTTAATTTTGGTATAAGTACGATGGTGAGCAATAAAATCATTAGTTTTTACATCATTTTCCATTTTTAATATTTTTTATTAATTCAACAATATATTTTTTTAGTTCACTATCATTTAATGAATTTATTTTATCTTCCCAAATAATAATAACAAAATAGCCTTTTTTTATGGCATAATTAATATATTTTTTATCCCTTTCCCATATTTTTTTAGCTTCTATTTTATTTTTAGGTAAAGGAACTATATCATTAGCTTTATAAAAATTAGGATTTGCGTGCCAATAATTACCATTAACTTCTAATATAATATTACTATCATTAAATTTAAAATCGTATGGATGGTTATAACCTTTAAATCTAAATTGTCTGATAAACGATAAATTTAATTCTTCTAACATATTTAACACTCTTTTTTCTAAATTTGAATCAAAAATATTATTTTTTGACATTGTTTCAAATCTTTTATGAGAATGTTTTTCATAATAATCTTTTGTTTTCCAAATATTATCAACTCCATAATGTTCTAAAGAAGTTTTAGATTTTTTAAGTTTTACTTCTTTTACTTTAGAAACATTGGTAACTCCATACTTTCTTAAACATGTTTCTTTATGTTTAATTGACGAAATCAATTTGCAACTATCAGAAATATTCCTTTTACTAATTTTCAAAAAATCAAGTAAAAAAACAACAGATTTGGAATCTATATTATATTTTTCTTTCAACATTGGAAGAGAAAAAAGATTCTTATAATCTTCTATAATATTATCAATTGTTATTTTACCATAATTACATAATAAATATTGATATTTAATTTCATCTTTAGTTATATTTTTATCTTTAATTTCTGGACATCTGTATATATGTCCAGAAATTTTATAAGGTTCAAGTATCTTACCACAAAAAGGACATTTCTTTACCATAATTTATATTTTTTACTATAAATATAAATTATTTAAAGAAAATGTAGTTATTTATCCAATTATTCTTCAATTTCCACAATATCACATGACTTCATATATGATGTATAATCATTTATGAATGATGTGATATAAGGTTTTATTTTTTCAAAATCACAATTAGAATGTTTCCACATTTCATTTTCCCATTTCTTTATAAAAGTTTCATAAAGCCATTGTTTTTTATCTTCATCAAACATAACCTCTAATTTCATTAGATATGTTTGATAATATTCCCCTTTTTTAAAAATTTTAGTTAATACTGGTTTCATTCTTTTTTAACACTTTATCCCTATTTATTAATTTATCTAAACGTGAATTTAAAGGTCTATCAAAATTTTCAATTGCTTTCTGTAAAAATTCTTCTTTGGTTATTTCAACCAAATCATAATCATAATCAAAAAATACTTTAAAATCTATTGAAGTATCTCTCAAACCTTTACCATAGTCACTATTGAAATCATAAACGCCAAACAAACATCTGTTTACAGTTATTAATTTATATGGAAACATATAAATTGTATCATAAAACGCACAATTTTTAAATGTTAATTTAAAATATTTATACAGATTAGTTTGCCAAAAATTCAATATTTCCTCATATTGTTTTTCAATTGGAGCTACTTCTTCCTCATATTTTTTAATTAATTTATCTAATAACTCAACTGATTCTACATCATCTTTTGACTGTTTTTTTTCTCTTTCAAGTTGATTAATTTTTAATCTAAGATTAGTCATTTGTTTAATATCTACTGCCATAATGATTAAAATTTTAAACAAACATTATTAAACAAGCAACTGTAATGATAACAAGTAATCCACCATAGCAAAAAGCAACAGAGTCACCATCTCCACTATCATATCTATATTCCTTTTCAAATTGCATTTTTTCCTTAATAAAATGTTTTTTAATAAGGGTTTTATGTGGTTTATATGAATTAATTAAATTTATCATAATTGGCACACCAATTACCAATACTAAAATACCTATTATTATGCGTATAATATCTTTCCCCACAAATTTCCATACAACAACATTCATAGCTGTTTTACCTAATGTTGTTTCAGATATTCGTGTTGCAGAACCTTCAATAGCCATCAATGCACTATTAACACCTTCACCAATTTCTTTACCCAAACCTGCCCATTTACCAATAGTTTTATAAGTGTTCTCTTTTTCAATACTTTCTTTAACATTGATTGGAAGAGCATTATATTGCTCTGCTGTAAGAGTTACAGTACTATTACTACTATTCTGTGCAAATGTCACAAAGCAAGTTAAAAAACTAAAAATTAATAAAATTAAAACTTTTTTCATATTATTTTTCTTCTTTTATTTCTTCAAATTCAATACCAAATTCTTTACAATCTTCTATAAATGATTCAAGTGTGGCTGTTTCTAACCATTCATCCATTAATTCGATTACAGATTTTTCACACTCCATGTTCATTAGCTATTAAATATAAATCAATCCAAGCAGCCATAGCTTCATACCCTTCACAATTATGAATTACTTGTCGTTTAGCATTATCAACAGCAAGATATGTGTCAAATTCATTATCTTTTTCACCATCAAATATTTTATATACAACAACATTTTTGTCACCTTTAACTGTATGACCGCCCCATTGTGGTTTATCTTTTTGTACCCATTCAGTTAAGTCTCGTTCAAGAAACCAATGCAAATGATTATTATCTGTTTGAATATATTTACAATTTTTCTTCTCTCTTTCAATAAGTTCTTCTAATGTCATAATATTTTAATTAAATGTAATTACTATATGTTGAGATAAAAATACAATTGTTTCAATTAAAAAACCAAAAAGAAATACACTACCTATGATAGCAAATCTTTTATATTTTTTAATTGAATAATCATTTGATAATGCTGAATTGAATATGTACCATATCCAACATGTAAGCCCTAATATTAAAAATATAATACTCGTTATTGCCATGTTATTTGTATATTATTACCAACAATAAAAATTACAATAGTTTCTATAAAAGTTAGAAGTATAAATCCAATTAATATTGAATTTATAATATAACCATCTGATTTTTCATAAGAAGTATCTGTCATTAATATTTTAATGAAACAGAACATTATCATAAACGACATATAAAGTACATTTGTTCCTGTAACAAGCATAACTAATTGTTTTATTATTATGGTACAAAGATATGAACTAATATTTAGTTTACCAAATTTAAAATGTTAATTAATCTTTAATTGGTACAATTTTATATCCACAATCTTTTAATGCTTCTTCCATAAAAGCCATTCCACAGTTACTACCTAACCATTGAATGATAGTTGATGCAATTAGTTTATCATTTGGTGACATAACATGATGCCAAGAACCATCATCAGCAATAAAAAGGTCTTGAAGTATTCCATGCCCCCGATTAATCCAAGAACATTTAGTATTGTTCTTTCTCCAATGTTTAGAAAATGCTTCTTCTCTTGGATTTGTTTCATTTAATCTATGATTATGAAATCCAATATAACGTTTGCCAATTGTTTTGGCTTTTTGTTTCATTTCTTCACTATCCATATATAAATCTATTTTTAATACTATGCAAATATACGAATTAATTATGAACAAAGAAAAAATATTTTATTAAAATATGTGAATTTTTGTGATTAGTTTAATAATAATTATTAAACTAATTAACAGCACAGAAAAATGTCATCTCTGTAACCATATATGGCGTTATATGGGAAAATCCCTCAAAATTTTTTGAGGGATTTTTTGTTATATAATGTTATTTTTTTAAGTAGTTTACTAATAATTAGTAAACTAACAAAACAATGGCAAGCGAATTTAGAATTTACCAATATGGTAAACCAAAACCTATTACAGTAAAATGGAGTATGGTAAATAACATGCAAAATCCACCTGCTTGTATTCAATCATTCCATTTTTATTTTAATAATGGAAAAACTATAAATATACAAAGTGGTGGTGGAATATGTTATGGTAGTACAAGAAATGGTACTATAAGTGGGATAGCATCTGCAAGCGATTTTCCACTCACAATAACATCTTATGACTATCAATATTCTAGTAATCCTAATACTTCTGGAATGAACTATTCTGTAAACATTTCATCTTATACATATAGTGATTATCAACAAGGAAAAACATTAGAAATTACAATTAACAGTTATATTTAACCTTATTGTACTCAATTGAGTACATTTAACTTGCTATATAAAAATAAGATTACCTAACCTTAGTTATCACGCTAAAAGTTAGGTAATCTTTTTAATTTAAGTATTATGCTGCAATTAACAAATCAAACGCTTTTTGACATTTCTTGTAAGCATCACCATCAATAAGGCTGTTGAATCTTTCTTCTGCACCATTCTTATACGTTTTGTTGTTATTGTAAAATGATGTAAACCCATTGTACACCCACAACTTAGTGCCTCTCCAATATTCTTGACCGACACCATTCTCGATTGTATCACGCAAATCTTGAATTTGATTTTTTGCTCTTGTTGAAATTTCTTCAACTGAATCAATGTTCATGTTTGCCATTTTCAGCAATTTCATTTGTGCATCATTCAAGAATACATTTGCAACAGTTTCTTTAATCTGTGCATCTGTAAATGATTGTTGTGCAAGGTTATTCAAATATGCTTCAACATTCTGTCTGTAAAGTCCATGAAGCCCAAGTACTTGCTTTGCTTTCTTCAAGTTTTCTTCATCAGAAAAATCCAAACGTTCATTAACCTTTGAAGTATGTTTGAATATCAATTTGTTTTTACATTCACGAAGTGCCATGTTAAGAGTATTCTCACAGACTACACGAATTGGAGTGAACAATACAGTTACCGCACCCGAACCATCATGTGTATTTGTAAAGAGAATGTAATCTTCAACCACATCTTTGTTATTGCCACCAATTTGGATATTATGTGGCATACGGGCTGTTACATACATTCTTTCTCCAACTCCAAGAACACCTGCTGTTTCAATAATAGGAGCATCACCACCCAAACGTCCCGAAGTGATAATATCAATAAATTCAAATGCTTTTGCATTCTGAACAACTCCATAACCACTACCAACAACACCAAGTGTAATATCATTATCATCACGAACTGTTGCCATGTGAGAAGTTATAATATCTTTTGGCTTCAAATCCAAGAATTGAGTGTAATCAGTACCTTCTTTGATAGCTCTAATTGCATCATCTGAAAGTCTTACAAGAGTATCTTTACGAACTGAATAATCAGCACCACATTCGGCTACTGCTTGACTGATAGGTACAGGGGTTGAATAGTTTTGACAACCTTTAACACCTCTCCACGCTCTTTGAACGGGAGTATCATTCATTCTCAAACGGACTACATTGTTATCTGCCATAATACTTATTTGTTATGATTTTTTGTATGAAACTTTAATTGCTAACTTATTCTTGCTGAAAATACAAGGTGTTTGGCTTCTTCTGCCATTAGTGTAACGAGCAATGTTACCTAACATTTTTTCGTCTGTACCATACGTTTGTGGCAAATAAATTGCCAATTCAATAATGTTACCTGTTGCATCGTCTTTAATCATCTGACGATTTTTAAAGCCATGAACTTGACACAATTTTGTGAAGTTCAATTGTTCTTTCCTTGAAAAGAAAGGATTCTTTTTGTTCTTAACTATCATATTATTGTAAATTAAATTGTTATTTGTTTCTTTTTACAATGCAAATATATGAATTAATTTTTAAACCACCAAATATTAATTGATTTTTTAATCTATTTTAATATTTCATTCTCGCAACCCATTTCCTTTAACATTTCTTTAACTTGTTCTTTCTCTTTATCTGAATATACAAGGTTATCCAATACTTTTTGGAATGGTTGTAATCCATTTTTAAGAGTCTTACGAGCTTCACATCGCCCCATTTCAGCGTGTAAATAAGCCACATGTTCAATGTATTCATTTTCGGTCATGTCATAAGCAGTAATACTGCCCATTATTGTATTTAATCTACACAAAAGACCATTAGGTTGTTTGGCTACTATTACTCCCATGATATTGTTTATATTGGTTCAACACATCTTCTAATACACTAAAAGGCGTAATTTCAACAGGAAAACCATTTATTTCTTGTTTAACTAATATAAGATATTGGTTATCATGTTCTTTAAAAACATTTCTATACCCATAATTTTTTCTTGCTATTCCAATCAAATACTTAATCTTCCCTTTAACACTCTCAATTCCAAAATAATAAGGTTTGAACAATTTTACTTTATCGGGATTGTTTTTAATTTCCATCAAATATGAATAATGTTTTAGACGCAATTTCAAAGATTTAATCTTCTTCTCATTAAATCTAATCATTTCTTTTCTTTTTATCTTATTGGCAAAATGAAAATGATTAACATAGAAAATGAAATCTGAATTGTGGAAATGTGGTTGCATTTTGTTTTGAGTGAACAAAGCAAAATTTCGGCAATCTTCCAACATTTCTGCCGTTTTTTTGTACTTAATATTTAAACTACTCATTTTTATTTATTGTTTATTACAGTAGTAATCCATTCTTTAGCTGCATTAATTTTTTCAGTCTCCCTATCTAACAAATAAGCAAAATTGTTTCTAAAACTATTCCTATCTTGTTGTTCAGTAATACCAAATTTTTTTAGTAATTCATCAAGCCCCGAATAGATATTACCATAAGAAAAATCTTTCAATAATTCTAAGGAATGTCTTAATGCTTTATTTTCTAACTCTGTCATAATAATAAATGTTAATGTACTCAATTGAGTACAATATATTACAAAATTTTATAATAATACTCTTTACTAATAGATTTTAATGATACAAACCTATCAGCAAGTTCTTTTGTCTCAAACTCATAGTATTTAACATTTTCTTCATCTTCATTATACAGCATGAATGCAGTTCCATATTCAAAACTATCCACTTGTTCAAAAGTATAATGTGTTTTCTTAAACAAGAAAACATAAAACATTATTTCATTTGTAATCATTTCCGCATTCCTTTTAATATTTTTTGACTTATTAACAATCCTGTATCTTCTTCAATCTCCAATGTAGTAAGCATTATTCGATAATGTTTCTCCTTTTGATTTTTATAATCTTTTATCATCAATTCTCTTACCTCTTTAAAGTTTTCATCAAACAGCTTTTGAAGGGTTTTTAATCCCTTCAAACCTGCTGCTTGTTCTTTATTTGTGTATAAGGTAATCCAATTGTTATCAGTTAATATCAAATAACAATAAACTTCTAATTGATAAAGTTGTTTCATTAATTCAATTTTATTTTTAATACACGATTATCAACTTCTCGCATTGTATCAAGAAGTTTTACTCTCTGTTTAACGATTTTCATATTCCAAGAGAGTTTATTTTGAAGCCTGTTCCATGCACATTCTTCACTATCCTCATGTAAAACATAGAGGGTATTATGATGCTTGAATATATAAGTGTTCATTGTTTTACCTCAATTGACAAAAGGAAATCATTCTTTAATGTTGGAATCAATACATTTTTGTGATATGGATTATAATCAAACCTAATAAAGTCATACAATTCTCTTATTGCATCTTTTTTATCAGAGCAACTAACATACAAAATATTGTTTCTTTGATTGATTGAAAAATCTTTAGCACCTTGACACTTTAAGAAAAACGAAACTGTTTTAATTACTCTTTCCATAATACTATATGTTTTTAAATTTGATACAAAGATAATACATTAATTGAAATATAACAAAGTTTTTTAGTTAAAGTTCATTAATTTCTTTAATTTGAAACTTTTTAAAATCATCAAGTTTATACAAATACCAATAAGTAGGATTAGTATAATCACCCGACAAATTAGTAAAACTAATGATAAGATATGTTTCTCCTGCTTCCAATGATGGCATATCTTTTAGTGAAACATCATATTTTAGTTCCCCATTAATAATTGTTTCAAAAGGAAAATTGTGAAAAAAATCATAGCCAAGAATTTTTACATATTCTTCAAGAGAAAATTCTGAATTATAAACAAATTTATAAGCCAAATAATGATGGTCAAATCCATCAACATATTTTTCAAACAAATAATCGTTCCCTCTCATGTTAACAAAGTTCATTTTATCAAACATTTGTTTTTTAACACGTTCTTTTTCCTTTTCTTCTTGAAGTTTTTCCTCATGTTTTATACACGCTTCTTCTGAATTGAAAACTTTACCATCACAAGCCACAAAAGTAGCTACAATTGTATTTATCTTCTCCATATTATTTTACATTATTTATTAATTGTTTAATATTTGGATTTGTTGAGAGCAATCCGATTTTTTCAAACATTTCATCATCATTTTCTGCCATGATGTTAGACAAATTTTCAACTACTTCACCGTTTTCTAAAATGGTTACATCAAAACTGCCAATGACAAACCAATTATTCATTAGTTTAATTTCATCTTTGATAACATTCTTTGCCTTATCAATAACAACTTGTTTCTTAGCTCTCTGTAACTCATGCCATATAGTACGAACTGTTCTCTTGGAGCAGGTTACAATTCCTACACAAAACATATTTGTCACTAAATCAGACACATCAACAAGAAATGTTTTAGTTTTAATACAATAATGAAGATACATTACTATATTTTCTTGTTTATTAACAGATTTTACAGCTTCTTCCACATTTTGAAAATTATGTTTAAAACCAAAATCAGCAATTTTATTAAGCGTTTGGTCTATTACATAAACTTTTACAAGTCCTCTTTGAATTAAAGGATTTTCTATATTCTTATTTGGTTCAATATTCAATGTTAAATTTTTATATCTACTTACTATCATATTTATTCATTCTCTCCTTTCTTAAACAAACACCATTCGCAATTATCATCCATATCTACAAGGAAATTTCCTTGTCTTATCCATTTTGGCAACAATGATTTATGTTTCATTGCATCAATCAATCTGTTAATACATCTTACATCAGTATTATAAACTGCATCAGTAATCATTTTCTGATATTTCATAATAACAGATGTTGAATGTCTTTGTATTGTGTGTCCCATATACTCGCCACCATATTTAAGCATGGTTTCAAGTTCTGTTCTGTTAATATGGTCTTGTAAACATAAAACAATTACAGTAGTCCAATCAAAACTATTTGCTAAGTCATAAGCGATTTTTTTCTTTAATGTTTCAACTCTAATTTTATCCATAGTTTTTTTAATTATATATTATTTTTATGTATATGAAACAATTCTTTATTAGGATATTTTATTGCAAAATTTACTTTAGCTTCTCCCTCACTAAAACCGTTTACATTAGTAACGCCAATTATCTTTTTTCCGTTTTCTGTATAGCTGTAATAAGCTATCCATCTATCTCTTTTCATATTTGTTCTTTTATTATTATGATACAAAGATAATACATTTATGAATACTAACCAAATTTTTTGTGTTAAAGAACTTTAAACAAATTCATGTTTTCTAATTTTCTTTGGAAGAAGTGATAATTTATGTGTTAATTTACCTTTTGTTTCAAATACATCTTTAATTGTTAATTTATGTAAAAAACTTGAATACACAGTATAAACCGCTTTATGAATTTCATTCCACTGTTTAGTGGATAAATCATCAAGTTTGGGATAAGTTATAACGTGAATATCATTATCCACTAAACAATAAGCCACCCCATCAAATATAGTAAAATTTCTCCATGCTCCCAAATACCATCTATTTACCTTACATGAATTGCTTTTGTTAATAGTGTTAACAAAAGCTAAATAAAGTTCTTCTACATTAAACATACTATTATCTCTTTTAGTTATTTACATTTGAACATTTTTTCCCAATATTCATTATATATCTTATCAAAATTACACTTATTTGAAAGATATTCATCAGAAGTAACAACCATTGAATCACATCTTAATTTTCCATTTTCATTAATGTAAAGATATTGTACACCCAATAAAGAGTAAACATCAGAAGCCACTTCACGAGCATTTTCATAATCTTTACATCTAATTGCAATTGGTACATAATTGCGGTGCATATCAACTACCCACCAAAATGTAACAAATACATCATTTTTATTTTTCTTAAAATTAACTTTCTTTATCATAATTTATAAGGTATTTTGTAAATCGACTAAATAATCATCACAATGACAGTGAGGACAAGCATAACTATATGAATATTGTGTTCCCTCAATTGGAGCTAATTCCATATTTTCCTCTGTGCCTTTCAATTGATATTTTGGAACATCTACTTGCGGGTTTTCATCAATTAAAATTAACCCACAATTATTACATCTACATAAACATACACCATTAACTGAATCAATAGTATAATCTTTGGCTGAATAAAACGGTTTTTCCATTTTGTTATAAATTAATAGTAACTACCTCGGCATCTTTCAAACACTTTCTCGTCTGCTTCTAATTGCCTTTCAATAGCATAGAGTAAATTATCTAACTCTATTTCTTGTAAGTCCTCTAATTCAACTTCCACTTCATCATCAGCAAAAGATAATTCACCACAATAACTAATTGATAATAGTTCTTCACCTGCAATTTCTTCGGGAGTATCAAATGTAATTCCGCTATTATCACGCATTAGAACTTCAATCTTTTCAATCAATTCATTTTTTTTCATTATTAATTCTCCTTGTTTTATTATTACACTACAAAGATATGATATTAATTTCAAATCTCCAAATGTTTTATGTTAATGAACTTTAAATTAGATAAATAAAAGATGAAAGAAAAGAATATTATCTTTCATATTATAAAGGTAATATTTAATCATCAAATATTAATGACATTAGCCAAAGCATACCCATTATAAAAATAGTTAATATATTAACCATTAGATAATCTTCTACATTAGCATCTTTAATTTTTGTTGCACAAAATATATTTGCTCCAATAAAGCCAATTATGATTATAAAATAACATATACAATTATTTTTATTCTCATAATTGTTAAATCTTGCGATTAATTTTAAAATGTATTTCATATATAATATTATTTGATAATATTTTCATTAATTACATATTGAATAAATGGTCTTAATTCATATTCATCATTTGTTAAATAATATAACTTTTTATCCCCATCCTCAATTAACATATAATGAACTTTGGTTGTAAAACTATTTTGTCCTTTAAATTGTTTAGAAATATCTCTAACAATAACAGGTTTTTTTAATGTGTTAATAAATTCAGTGGCAGATTTTTTGCTCTCTTTTTTTGGATAAAAATATATACATAAAATACACCCAAACAATATATTTACCATTAAAATATATTTGTGAAAAGTTTTCATCTTAGTTTTCCGTTTTTATTATACCTTGCACTCCAATCTCTATCAATATTATAAATTGATACTTCATAAATTGGATGAAGCCAACCACCACCTTTTTGATTAAGTTGTGATATAACAGAAGATATACAAGTAAATCCACTATCATATATAGTTGCCATTATTTTCCCATTTTTATCAAAAGAATGTGCTTTTATGCAATCTTTTTCAGTTATTATATTTCTACTTTTTGCCATAATTAACTTTGTTTAAATCGGTTTTTACTGATATAAAAAATGCAAACATATTGATTTACCAATTCTTCAAAATAAGGTGGAGTTATCATTATGAACAGTTTAAGATGATTTGTTAAATAATAAATTTGTTTATACAATTCTTTTTCTGAAAGTTCATCAAATGAATCATGTTCAATCCCTGTTGAAGATTCCAAATTTTCTTGCCAATAGCGATATTTTATTACCATAAAATTATAATGTTATAGAAGTTATTTTATTTAATTCTATTTCTTCATTTCCATTTTCATCTGCAATAGTTAGTGAGTTTCCTATATAGGAAACTTTAACAAATGTAGCTGAACGAGGTTTATTTTCTACTTTAAACTCTATTGTTTCGCCTTTTATGAAAGTTTTCAGTACATTATACTGATTAACATTAAACCAATTCTTATTCATTTACATTCTCCTTTCTTTATTATTATGATACAAAGGTAGAGAAAATTTCTCTACCTTACAAATTATTTGAGTTAATATTTGTTATAATTTAGATATTCGGTCTAAAATATGACAAATATCTAATCTTACTTCATTTTTCCAAATGCTTTCCATATTAGATATTTCATTTGTAGAATGGCTTACCAAGAAAGGATATGTTTTAAATCCTTTTAGCATATCATCACTCCATTTTTCAAGACTAAATTTTTCATCTTCAACACTTAATTCAATAATATGTTTAATTACATTAGCTTTAAACATATTTTTAAATGTTGTTTCATACATGAAATGCCCGTATCTTTCAAAATCTTTGTGAATTAAGTCTAATCCATTGTTAAACTTTTCATTAGCAGTTTTCAAAATGCTTTGTAAAGCATCAATTTGTTTTTTGTTTACCATTTATAACCTTATTTAATATTTTAATTTTTTCTTCTTGCGCACATTTTTTAGTTGTGAAAAAATTATTAGTAATCTTTCTCCATTTGTCCGCTTCTTCATCTTTGCCTGTAACAGCACTTTGCACAACTCCTTTTGAAGATAAGAAATAATATATTTCTACTTTTTCTAACCATTTTTCAGCAACACCTTTGAAAGCAAATCTATTACTATCAATAAAACAAAGGTCATACCTTTTTTGCCCATTATCAAAACCTACAACTTCATAAACAATATTTTCATATTTCACATAATCCCCACGCTTGAATTTTTCAGTAAAAGGCTCAAAAAATTTTGTATTGTGTAAATCAATATATGGGAATTTTCGTTCTTCGTTCTTTGCCAAGCATGGAGTATTATTTTTAATAATCAAAATTTCACCTTTTTTAAGATAAAGTTCTTTAATATCACATTTTACTATGTATTTTTCCATTAGTTAATTAATATAAAAAGTTTCTAATAGTTTACCTCTCGCAAATTTTCTTGTTATAGGATTAAACTTACAATCCAATTTAAGAACCTTGTTAATATTTATGTCAAAATTATAAGTAAAAGATGCTTTTTCACTTCTACCAATTGTTAATTTTGATAATATTTTACTTTGAATTTCACTATCTAAAGCAAAATATAAACTTTTTAAAAATATAACAAATTCTTTATTGGTAAGTTGTGCGTCATTTCCATACACACAACTCACTTTTTCGCCATTTTTTAAAATTATATTCAAATTTCCTATTACTGCCATATATTAAAATCCTGCTTTTTCAATAATACTAACAATTTTATTTAACCATTTAAGATAATCTTCAAAGTCATTTAATGATTGTCTTAATGTAAATGCTCTCTTATAACTTTCTCCTTCTCTATGAAGGTCTATCTCTTCTTCTACATCAAAATTTTCAACATAATCTTTAAAATCTTCAAGTAGCCCTTTGTCATTTTCAAGACAAACAATCATATTCACACCGCCATCAGTCCATGTTTCCATTTCAATACCATCTCCATTTGCAAAATTACAAATATCTACATTAGCAAAAAACAATTCAAAAAATTCTTGAATTTTTTCATCTTTCAAAAGTTTTTTTGCTTCTTTTCTTACTTCGGGTGTAATCTTTTCCATTATTAAATCTCCTTTTTAATTATATTATTATTTCTTATAGTACAAAGATAGATATTTTTTAGATACTCACCAAATATTTTGTATTAATAAATGTTAATTAAAATAACATTTGTAAATCTCTGTAAGCATCAAGAATTTCATGGAATTTAATTCTTGAAATTTCGGTTACATTTCTAAGAGAATCATTTATTAAATTGCAAAAGTCGATAGTATCATTTTCTTTAAATTCATAATTCATCCCGTACTTTGTTAAACTTCTACAAGTGAATTTCCTCTGTAACATATCTATATCAGTGAGATGTACCACATAAATACATTCTTTTGAATTTACCATAGTGCTTGTAAACTTAATAATATAGTATTTATCAATCATTTCACGATACTTCTTTTCGTTATTATCAGAAATTTCTTCTAATAAAAGTTTACGTTCTTCCATAAAACGTTTAATATCACCCACAGTAATATCATTATCTAATAAATTAACAGTCCCCAATACTTCTTTAACACCTGCTAATGTAATTTCACTAAATTTATCTCTTAAACTTCCCATATTAATTTAATGTTTTATAAAATTCTACTTGTCTATCAGCTAATTCACGAGCAATTCTATCTTTTGACTGTTCAACCCAATTAGTTAAATCAGTTGTTACCCAATCATCAAAAGATTGTGGTAATGCCTGTTCAACATAATCATTTGCAATATATTCATTACAATCTTTCATTTCCTCAAACAAAGCAAGTAATTCATTACTAACATCTAAAAAATCGCCAAGTTTTTTATAGGCAGAAATTAATATTTCTTTTTTATCCTTACTTGTTATTTCTCTGTCTAAATTTTCCATTATTAAATCTCCTTTCTTTTAAGTTATTTTCTTATGATACAAAGATAGACCATTTTTTCTAATCTACCAAATATTTTGTGTTAATAAAAGCAAAAACTTTAATTAAAAAATGGCTGATTATATTCCCATACTATCAGCCATTTTAACAAATAAAATTAAAGTTATGAATATCAATGTTTAATTGTTATCATCAACAATAATGATATTGTCCTTATCATTATCATTCATAATGTTTTCGATTGCATCCATTATAGGAATGGAAGTTGAAAATGCACATTCATCTTTCAAATGACCTGCAATAAATTCAATAATTTCATTCATTGCGTCATTCATTAAATCATCATGTGTATTCTCGTCCTCTTCATCACAATAAAGATAAATCTTTAATGGTTCTCTTGGGATAGGTTCTGTTAAAAACAGTGTTGATAAATTTTGATACAATTCAATACGACCAATTGTGTTATTAATTCCTACTTTCATGTTTAATTCTCCTTTTTAATTTGATTATATACATTAATTACTTGTCTCATTTTTTCAACCATTTTTTCTCTTACTTTGGTGTTTAACGAAAATGAATTTTCGGGTTTGCAAAGATAGTTATAATGTTTAAACATTTTCTCCACATCTCTTATTTTTTCATCCAAAGCATTGCTTAATATAAATTCTGAAAAAGAAACTACTTCAATTGGTTCTTCATCATAAGAACCAAAATAATATTCTATATGGTTTCTGTTTTTCACAATTACCACAGGATAACCAATCTCTTTAGATGAAACATTTATTTCATTTATTAATCCTTTCACATTTGGATTAATAAGATTTCCTCTTACTTCATTAAAATGATTGAGGATTATTTCAACCTCTTTTAAATTGTTACATTCAATGCCTAACATATCATTTAAATTTTAAAGTTTATACTTTCTTTATTTTAATACTGCAAAGATAAAAAGAATATTTTATTTCACCAAATAATTTGAGTTAATAAAAGTTAAAAAACTTCTATATCCCACAAAAACTTCTATATCCTACAATCCCACCACAAATAGGCAAAATTAATGATACAATTACAATTAAGGTTATTGATACATAAGGGTATTTCCAATCTTTAATCTCTTCATCAATATTTAATATAGGCGAAAAAAATAGTATATCAAAAAGAATACCAAGCAAAATAAAAAGCAAAAATTCATAGATAAAACAACATATAACGAATATTAACACACAAATTGTTATTATAATTGTTTTCCAATGAAATTTGAGGTATTGAATTAAACTATTTTTAAAATCTGTAAGAGATGGTAAAATACCACAGAATACATCTTTAATGATGTTAAGAACATCAGTAAGCAGACCTTTAAAGTATTTAAACACATATATGCCAATTATGTTAAATATTGCAAATACAATATAACCAATAGTTTTTTCTCTTTTCATATTATCTATTGTAATAATCTTCTCTTCCTTTTAAAAAAGTTTTTAATAAAGAAGTGTTATTTTTTGTTAAATGAATATAAACCAATTTTCGGTTTTTACATTCGTCAATTTTCCCTTGTTTATCTGAAAAGGGTATGAATACAGTTGTTAACAAATTCAAACAACCCTTTTCTGAGTTAAAAACCGCTTCAACATTTTTAATTACTTCATTAGTTGAATATTCAATTTTCAAATCTGTTATTGTGCCATCATCTAATATATTAGTTACATCAAATGTAGCTTTACAATAGTTACCATTAAACATAAATGTTTGAATCATATTATTTCTTCTTTTATTTGTTCAGTACAAAGGTAGGTATTTTGTTTATACCTACCAAATATTTTATGTTAAACAATACTAATAACTCCATTAATATGTTCTACTTCAATTAATTTATAATTATCAATAGAATCATAATCTTTGACAATGGCTTCAATTTCAGCCTTAATTGGTTCACCTCTAAATATAGCAGCACTTTTTACATTAAACCTAAAATTCCATGCTAAAAAATTACAAAGTCTTTCTCCCATGATGTTATATTTTTGATACAACATTTCTCGCATTCCTTTGCCATAACCATTACTATTTTCATAGTAATATGTATTTGTAGGTAAATGACATAGAACATATCGTTTAGCGTATTTTAGAGCCATCTGTTGTTTTTCTTTAACCAAATCAATATCTTCATCTACTACATGATTATGTTGCTTAAAATCGCTTATAAATGCTTCAATTCCATCATAAGACATGCTATAAAAGTATTTACCATTCTTAACACTTCGGACAATCTTTTGCCTTGGCAAAAAGTTATACATTTCATAGTTAAATCCGTGGTCTGATAACCGAATAATATCGGGTACTTGGGTTATATGAATGTAAAAAGAATTTGTCGAAACAGATTCTTGTACACTTCCAAAATAGCCAATATCATATAATCTTACAACAATACTTTGAGCATATTCATTGATTTCCTTTCTTTTCATTAATTCAATTTCTTTAACTTATTTTGATTCAATTAGTTTCATTAATTCAGCTTTTTTAATTTCACCTTCAAAAGCATTCATCACTTTTTTAATAGCATAATCAGATAAATCATACATATCTTTTAAATGTTTTTTAAACCATTTAGTAAATGTTATTCTATTATTCACATTTTTTTGATAATCAATAAATTCATATTTTAAAGAAACCCAATTCCAACCACCATTAATAACAATTGAAGTGATAAAATCATTTACATTTGTATATTCTTTTTTTCTCATATTAAATTTGCTTTGAAATTTCCTTTACATAATCAATGTGTTCTTGGCTCATAATTTTGCCAGTAAAATTTACCATTAAAAAAGTTTCAATTACATCTTCATCTGTTGCACTTTCCCCCAATGAAGCATAGGAGATTACATCACTATTTAAAAATTTATGTTGTGCTTTATTAGAAAGGTCAGAATAGTAGTTACCATGTAAATCGGGGAATTTATCGTTAACAAAATCCAATAAAGCCCCAATTCTTTGTTTGCCATCCACAACATCACGAAATGCAACCTCTTTGTTCCCTTTATTTAATTCAGATATAATATAGTTATACCCTCTATCACGTAAAACAATTTTACCACAATTAATTCCATTGTAGATTGATTCAATCAACAATTGTTTATCTTTCAATTCCCACACAAAATCTCTTTGATAGTAATTTTTTTTACCATTTTTATCAATTACATAAGGATTAAAATTTAATTCATCAACATCTACTTCCCCTAATTTTGTTTGATATTTTCTTTCCCTTTTATCCCAACCACATCTATATAAAATAGAATCAAGTCCAAATTGAGAAGTGGTTAATTTTCCCCACCAAGATTTTTCGGGAAAAGGGTTTGCGCCTATATCATATACACTTTTTTTAATAATTTCAGATTTATCAATAGTAACAACTTCATTTCCATAACAAGAACTATCATCTAACATAAGTTTAATTTTATCTCCAACTACCTCTATAACTTTGCAAAGAACTTTTTTATCTTCACCATAAGTTCTGAAATGTTTAACAGATACATACACTTCATCATTAACTTGTAATGGTTTTTCATTAAATTCTTTCAACAATTTATCTTTTTTCGCTCCCATATTAATTTAATTTTTCTTTATATTCTTTAATAAATTCTTTAAAAATCAATTCAGCTTTATATTTTGCTCTGTTGGCAAATTCAAAATTCAAATCACTAAACATCATAGGATGATAATGTTTTGTTTTAACTTTCTTTTCAGTAAAAGATAATAAAATATGTTTAATAACAAACTTTGCTTTTTTAGATAAATCTTTAGCATCTTCATTATTTTTAGCAATAAGAGAGTATGAACCATCTTCGTTTTTAGTCAAAATAAAATATTCATATAACTTATTTTTAATACGACTAATAATCCGATTAAGTAGTTCATTTTCATAATCTTTTTCTGTTTGAAATTCAATTTTTTCACCACAGATAGGGCAAAAATCAAAATGACTTCGTATTACATATTCCTTACAATAAGGACACATATAAAAATCATCGTATATTTCATTAGTAATATAACTACTATGGTATTTAATTATTCTCTTCATGTTTACACCTCTTTTACTATTTTAGTAATACAAAAATACAACAAAAAAACGAAACGGTCAAACAATTTGTGTTAAAAAATGTTATCTTCAATAGATATTCTCACATTAGCACTTTCAAAATATACTCCATACGGATGAACATAGGTCACAGGTATATTATGTTCTTTCAAAAATGACATTGTTTTTGTTTGCAATTCTGAATAGTTTTGATTCTTAAAAAATTCAATGGTAAAAGCGTGTGAACGGGTAGTTAAATTAATATCTTTACATTCAATTTCCATATATTCATTAGTTGGAATATGAACAATTTTAAGTAAATAGTTGTTTAATTTTTGTTCAAATTCATCTAAATATTCATCCCATTTATAAGAAAGAATAGTCCAATAATCCTGTCCCTTTTTAGTTGAATGAAAAGGAAAAATCTCCATTAGATTATAAACGCTTGATGCAAGTTCTAATAGAACATTTTCGACATCATCAGCATTTAAGTTAGAATGTAATTGTATGTTAAACTCTTTAACATATTCAGAATAGACTCTTTTGGATTTAAGCCATTTAACAAATTCAGCTACAATCATTTGATTATAAGTAAGCCCCTTTTTAGGAATGATATTATAATCAATTAACTTTTTTTCAAGTTCTGTAAGAGTAATATTATCAAAATATGAATCAACATTTTCTTTAATTTCTTTTGTAAGTTTCATTTTTATTTATCGTTTAATTATTATAATGCAAATGTAAGAAAAATAACTGAATTAACAAAATATTTTGTGTTAAAAAATAATAACTTTTTCATTTAGTTTACTAATTATTAGTAAACTAAACAAACATGGCAAGCACTTTTAAAATTTATCAACAAGGAAAACAAGTTGAAGAAATCACTATTACTGTTATGGCTTATCAATATTGTCAATTAACAGTAGAAATGTCAGAAGATGGCAATACAACATTTAAACAAAATATGTCACAAGGAAGTCAAGAAAGATATATAGTAGCCAAAGATTCTGTTATAAATTATAAAACATTCCCAATAAATTGTAGTGAAGATGTTATAAGTAATTTCTATGATGATAATGGAAATTTAATTAATTCTTGTTCAATGGGGGTAACATTATATAATATAACAAAAGGTGTTGATAAATTTATGACTATTGAAATAGGAAGATAAAAAACATTAAGGGAAAACTCCCTTAATGTTATAATTTAATTTATAATGTTTTACGAAACCTATCCCAATCATCAGAAATACTACACCAATCAATAGGGATTCTTGGATGAAGAATAGCTTCTTCAGTTGCTAACCAAGTATTATTATCACATTGTAGTTGAAATGGGTTTTCTTCTATCGGGTTTACTTTTTTTAGATAATCACAAAATTCTTCAACTTTAAAACCATCTTTATAATAAAATATATTTTCTAAAGTAAGAAAATACCAACTACTTAAACGATTTGCTGCAAGCCAACTTAGAAATTCGTTCATATTATTTAATTTTTAAAAATTTTTTAACTGTTTTTAAGAACTTTTTAATAGTGGAAGATTCAGATGATTCAACTAAGGAATGTATTTCTTCATAATCTTTTTCAAGTTGTTCTTGACTTGTTGTTGAAAAATATTCAATAAGCTCTCCAACCAAAGGACTTAAAATTTTTATTCTCCCCACTTTTAACATTCTTTCAGCATCAGAAGTGTAGAGAGTTTCATCACCAAAATGCTCTCTATCAAGAGGGACAAAACGAATTTTGTAATTAATATCACTATCATCTTCTCTATATTTTTCAACTTTGAAATAAGTTGAAACTGTTTTATCATTTGAAGAAGTAAGCGCAATATTCATTGATGGAATAATATAAGAAAGTGGTATCGCTTCCATTTCCACAATCATACCATATTTGAAACTATAATTATTCATTTGGAAATTCTTTTACAAGTTCAACACTGTTTTTATAGAGGGGTAATGATTTGATAAAATCAAAATCTTTTTCATTTTTAACAAAAATTTTCTTATCAAAATTTGTTTTTGTATAGATGTATGTATCTGCCTGTCCTAAATCTTCAAGAACATAAAGATTTTCATCTACTTTTTGAACATAATCAAAATCAACATCAGTTCCAACAAATGCAATTTTATCAACTTCAACATTTTCATCTGCTCTAACATACATGATACCTACTATAATATCATATTTTCTATTAAAAGCTACATAAATATCATTACTGAAACCATTTGGGTATAATGGTTCATTCCATGCGTTTTTATCCACAAAAAAAGATGCCACAAAAGGATGTTTGAACATTTCACACTTTACACTATCTTTTGTAAAAAAAGATAATTTCGGTTTATCATTTAATTCTTCAACCAAAACATAGTCATAAAGATACGCATTTGTCAATATTTCAGTAATGATAATTTTACAATTATCGTCAAATGGAGCACCATTTTCTGTAAAATATCCTACCCATGAAAGAGAATTAAATTTACCAACAAAGATAGGTAATAATTTTAATTTTTTACCTTTTGATTCGGCATAACTTGTTAAAATATATGCAAAATCATCATTACTCATTCTATTTAAAACATGTGTAAAATCGTCATAATGTTTAATTTCATTCATTTTTATTTCTCCTTTCTTAAATATTATTAAAAACTTCAATTACTGAATTATATAAATTATTGTTTAAATCTCTACGTTGCCATTGTCCTAAATCACATTCAAGATGATTAAAACCATCACATTGTTCTATGAAATGATAAGTTGTTTCCTCAATAACATCTATTACACAATCATTATCATGTTCAGTTGTTTCAAAATCTTCCTTTGTGAACCCAATTGTTTTAAGACTTTTTACTATATCATTTAATAAATGATTGTAATGCTCTTCACTAATATACTTTGGTATGCTCATAATATAACTCCTTTCTTTTATTATGTTACAAAGATAAGCATTTTAATTGAATGACACAAATATTATGTGTTAAAGAGTATTAATTGATTTATTTTTTAAATGCTGTTTTGCTTTTCTTCTTCTTTCAGCCATATAAATGTTTAATTTAGCTTCATGTAAACTTTGAAAGTCATAATTATCTAATACTGTTTTAACAGCCAATTTACAATCTAACCAATAGTTAGCTAAGAAATCAGCAACACAATTATAACGAGTTTGATTGTGACCTTTTACGTGTTTAACATATATTAGATTATCCAAGTAATGTTCACTTTTTTTAAATGAATAGAATAAACCTTTTAAATTTGGTTCTCTCCGAAAAAGAGATTTACATTTATGTTCAAATTGAAACATTTTATTAATTTCATTCCAATCTGAATATACAACTATTTCTTCATTATGAAATTCACATAAGTTAAAGCATTCAGATAATGCAATAAATTCTAAAATACCATTTTTTAATGACAATTTATCAGCTTTAAACTCCATTAATGCCAAAATATCCTCTTTGGTGTAACGTTTTGCATAATATTCTTCATTAATTATATTACCTATATAATCATAATGAAGTACAACAATTCCAACACCACCAATAATATTTGTATTAGGGTTAACATAATTAAATGAAGCATCTATATAAATTTTAACCATAATATTATAAAAATATAATAATTAAATTAATAAATTTTAACATATACAAGGACCCCAATAACTAAGTTGTTCTTTTAATTCTTCTAATGTACCAAAAAATAATTGTTCTCCATTAAATGATATATCAACTTTTAATATAGTAGATTCATTTTCAGTAGTTGCTTCAATTACACACACTAAATCATCCAATTTAGAGTTTTCAGTAAATTCTTGTACAAGAACTAATTTAGCTTTAGGCTGTTGATTTAACAACATTGCCAATAAATTTTCATTATTCTTCATCATCAAATTCTTTAAATTGTTCTACACACCAATTGTTAAACTGTTCCACACACCAATTGTTAAATTTTCTTAAATTTTGCTCATTACTTAATTCTTCTCTCCAAAAATTGATAATGAAACATTCAATAGCATCTTTACAAGCGTCATATTTTCCATTATCAATAAGAAATGCAACTCGTTTTTCAAACTCTACTTTTTTATTTTTAATATCCATAATTAATTATTGTTAGAATTTAACAACCCAATTTCTTTTTTCAAAATTTTCTTCACTATCACTTTCTAAGTAATATTCCCAATTCTCTTTAGACACGCATACTACATTCTCTTCATCAAGTATTTCAATGCGCAAACAAGCAGCTAAACTGAATGTATCTACATCTTTTTTAGAATAAACATCTTTACTAAAAAGGAACACTTTACTATAATTCTTTTCCATATCATTTAATTTTTAATTATAATGCAAATATAATAGACTTTTTGTTATTTACCAAATATTTTATGTTAAACAAGTTTAAAAAGTTCTTCTAACTCCTCACGATTATTCTTATAATATTTAAAAAATTCGTCCAAATCAGAATCAAAAAAATCACGATGAAAATTCTTCTTTTTAAGAAACTCATTGAGTTTCTTGTATAACTCACCTTTACGATTAGATTTAAATTGGTAATTTGTTTTGATTACAATTCTTTTATTATCAATAACAAAAGAAACATTGTCAAAAATATATATTTTTGTACCGATTTCTTCGGTCATTTCTTTACTTTTAAAATCTTTAATATATTCCATAGGAATATAAAGTTCCTTTTTGTAAAGGAATATTTCATTTTTAGAAAGATTAATTTTTCGTCTATTATGACATTCTCCAAACAAAGTGATAGTGCCAATACTATTATTTCCACAATCAAACCATCCTCTTTTTGTTTGGAAAATAACACCATCAATACTATTGTAAAATAAAATATTTTCCAACTCAACATCATTAACAAAAAGAGGATTATACCATAATTCTTTTTGTACCAACACAGTTAATTTTTCATCATTACTCATAATTTTTCTCCTTTCATTTATTATTATACAACAAAGGTAAGCATTTTCAGCTTACCTTGCAAAAATTTAGAGTTAAAGAGTATTAAAAGTATCTTCTATTTCTTCATCACTCATTGTAGAATTAATTTTTTTAAGTCCTTCAATGAATTTTTCACCTCTAATTTGGTTATTAATGAATAATTTCTTTAAAATACCTTTTTGGTGCTTGCTAAGTGTTTTGTACTTACTTGATGTAATATCAGTACAAGTAACAAAAATTTCCCAATCATCACTATTTACATACTCTTTATATATTTCTTTGGCTTTTTTCCGCATTTCTGCATTAACAGTATTAAGTTTATACTGCCAATATGTAGAACAAAGAAATGTTTTAAGTTCCTTATAAGTCAAAACAAGCGCACTTGAACCATGTTTAACAGTTACAATATAAAACTTTGTGTTCAATGACCGAACAATGCTAATATCGCAACTATTAAAATTAGATGGCAAATGATTACTTACCCTTATTTTAAATGTACCAAATGTATAATACACACTATCAGTAGTATTACTATTTGTTATTTCACATTTTTTATCTAATATTAAAATATATCTTTTAAGCCAATCTATCATACATTTTTATTTTTAGAAGTAATAGGAAGAAGGCTCATATTTCCCAACATACGACTCATATCTTCTTCCCAAATTTCAATTACAATATGTTTATCTGTAAATATTTTTTTGTTTTCATCAAGTTGGAAAATCATTTTTACTTTGTAATTATTTGGATTGTCAATTAAAGTAATTTCTTTACAAGAAATAAAATATTTTCTATCTTCAAATGATACAAATATAGCCCTTTTTTCAATATCAGATAACAAAAAAGTAAAAGTCTGATTTTTAAAAGAAAATTCAATATATGGCTCTACATCTGAATAAGTTTCAAACAATGAAGTTAATTGTTTTTTAGTGAATCTCATTTTCAAACGAGAAATCATTATTTCTTTACAAAACTCTCGATTTTGTTGATAAAACTTATTCAGAAAAATGCGCATTTCCTCTTTAACTTCTTTTGGAAATGTTGTTAAATAAATATATTCCAATAAATTTAAAGGAATTTCGTCAAAATTTACCCGTTTTAAACATATATCATCCATCATTTTCCTTTTTTAATTCATTAAGATACAAAGTTAACAACTCAATTCTAAGTTCTCTTGTTGAAGTATCATAACTACTAAACCAAGAATCCCCATTAAATTGGAAATTATCTTCATAAAAAATGCTAAAGTTACTATATTCATCTATATGTTTAGGAACATAACTGTTAGCAATATCTAACAAATCACTAAAATACTCTTTTAAAATATTATAAGAACTTGAATGATTAGAATCAATTTCAACTTTTTTTAATTTTTCAATCCCTTTAAACAAACCATGACAAATATAATTTGTTTCAAAAGTCATTAAAAAACCTCTTGCTAATTCGACTACTTTTATTACTTCGTCTTTATTTAATGTAATGATTTTTCCTGCCATATTTCTTTGTATTATTTAACATTACTCATTCGAGTACATCTTTTTAGCTTCACTTAATCCTGCAATCAAGCCATCCAAATATATGTTCATTTCTTTTGCAGTCATATCATAATAACCACTTGAACCTAATACTCTATGAAAACAAGAAGTCCATTCTTCAAGTAAAGCATATTTGCCACCACTATATTTAACTACAAGGTCTTGATTACCTGTTAAAAGTTTTAATGATTCAACTTTTTCGTCTATAATTTTTCTTGCTCGACTTGCCATAATTTTATCTCCTTTCTTATTATATTATTCTTTCCATAATTTACCACAACAATCACACTTATATACTGTTATAGGCACTCCCCAAACATAAGTTGTTCCATATTTGTACAATTTCCCATTACAACAATGTGGGCAATCCATTTTAAAAAATCTCATACTTTCAATATTTTTCTGTATTTAACTTTTGGGCATTGGTTTTCCCACTGAAAATAAACTTTACCTACCAATGTTTCATGTTCCCACAATGTTTGCCCATACGAACGGGTAAAGTAATAAGTATTATCAAATGTATCAAGTATGATTAATTGGTCGTAACCGTCTCTCATTGCTGTTTTCTTAGCATTTTTAATACATTCTTTATAATCGTTTGTTTCCATATAACTTTATTTTTATTTGTTTTTTAACTAATACAAAGATAATACATAATTGGGATATTACCAAATGTTTTTAGTTAAAGAATATTATTTAATTATTTCTAAAAGTTTTACAAAAACCAATTTCTCCATTACTTTTACGAATGATTTTAGTTAAAGTAATTGTTTCACCCTTATTAATACCCGAAATATAAACTTCTTCAAGTTTTTCATCTTCTTTTTCCAAATCTTTGATATATTCCTTTGCTGTTATTTTTGCATCTTTAAGAGTTGATTCAGTTTCCATCATACCCTCAATTCTATAATATTCTACTCTCATATTATTAGTTTTTTGTTTTTCTATTTGGAACTTCTACTATGTTATAAATTTTTGAACTGTAATTTTTTCGGATAGTTGTTTTATCAAAAGCCCATAATGCAACTATTCCATAATCACTTTCAACAAAATATCGTTTCATTACTTGTCTGAAATCCATTGTAACACCCATTCTCATAATACAGCCACGTGAAACAAGAATAGGTGAATTAGCTTCTTTATAAAGAAAAACCTTTTCATCATTGGTAAGTTGTTCACCATTATTAATTTTTACAGCAAGTTCATATACTTTATTCCCTTCAACTGCATTTTTATCTCCATGAAAAATTACTTGTGCCATAACATTTTTATTATTAAAATTAATTATCTCATTTTCTTATATGACAAAGGTACGAAATAAATCCATACCTTACAAATTATTTGAGTTAATAAATCTTAATTGGATTTTAATTCATTTGTTAATTGATATAAGCTATCTACTTTTTGAATGATAGTTTCGTTTTGAAGTTCAATAGTATTGAAATGTATCATAAAAGGTGTTAAAAACAAATAAATTCCAACAATTAATCCAAGTACAATTAAAAATGCTTTCATATTATTATTTTTTAAGTTTATTACACAACTCTTCAAAACTACCCTCAAAAATTATGTTTCCCTCATTATCAATGACTTCAAGCATTTCAGTAGTGGAAATATTATCTTCAAAGAAAGTTCTCAAAGCATTAAGACTAAAAATACTAATGCGTGCAATATCATTTTCTTCTCCATAAGGAAAAACAGATACACCACCTGCATTACAGAATGTTGGTGAGGTATGACGAATACCATATTTTTTAATTTGTATAGCTTTCATATTATTTATACTAATTCTAAATTAACTAATTATGTTTAAAAACAGCTTAAAATATTTGCAAATTAAATAAAAAACAGTATTAATATAATGGTCCTTATAATAGTTAATATTATATAATATTAATATAAATTATATAATATATTAAGGACCATTATATACACTTTTTTTTTGAATTATGCAAACTTTAAATGTTAAAAATATAAAATCTTAAACCGTTCATATCAACAATGTAATCAGCATCATCTGTCAGTTCTCCATTGAAATAATTTCTTATATCATTTTCAATCTTTTCATATAGTTTTGTACCAATGAATATTTCTTTACAATTCTTTTTCATTTCATTTTCTCCTTTCTTGTACTCATTTGAGTACATTTATAATGTTTTAAAAATATTTAGTTTTGTGCCTTAATTCTTCAATGTAAGAATCAATTTCTTCTTCAATGATAATTACTACACGTTTTTCAGCCACAAGTTTTAACTGATACCTGTTTTGAACAATATAGGAACTTGCATAACAGTAAAGATAATCTTTCAATTCGTTTCTGTCATCAGTCAAATCAAAAATTACATGCGCATTTGTAAACAGTATAAAATCATTTTCCAAAATATCAGCAAATATTTCTCTTTCAAAAGCTATGGAATAAACAGAACCAAAATCTTCTACCTTTTCATTAAATTCTTTTCTTGTTTTGAAACGCATAACTTTTGCGAAATCACCATAAATAAACTTTTGCAAATTAATAGCCAAAGCTACTTTTTCTTCAAGTTCCAACATAAGCATTCTTCAATTATTATTATTGTTTGATATTTTAATACTTCTTTAACATGTTTATCATCTGTCAATACACAACAACAATCACCTACTTTCGTTTTCTTAAATTCAACCAATCCCATTTGAACAAGTTGAGTTGCAATATCACCATCCACACAACAAACCAATTCTAAATTTGAGTTTAGCACATCATTAATATCTTTATTTGCTTCTTCATATTCAGATTGTGTGCGATAATATAGAATGTGATTATAACCTGTTTTAAGTCCCTCTCTAAGACTTTTATAAACTTTTAATGCAATTGTTCGTTTCATTACTTAAATGCGTTTAAAAGGTCTGAAATTGATTTGTTTGCCACAATAACATTAGCACCCTCTTTCAAGAAGAAAGTTAATGAACCGTCTTTTTGTTGTTCAAACATTAATGTAGTACAGTTATTGTGTGCATCTACAAAACTTTGCCCCTCTTTTGGTTCAATTAGTTTAATAAATACACCTGTTGAACCTTGTACTAATTTCGGAGAACCTTTTTTAGCTAAAACTGTTACATCTATTTGCCCCATAATCTTTTGTTTTTTAAATTTTCGTTATGCAAAGATAGAAATATTTTTTTAAATTAGGAAATAATTTGAGTTAAAAAATCTTTAATTTTATCATTTCCATTATTAGGAGATGAAACAATAGGAGAAATGACTGCATTAGGGGCTGAATAATATTCTTTTAGTTTATACCAAACTACAAATGCTTCACATAAAGAATATTGTTTACACTCATAAAAACTTCTCCACACCCTATTAGAAGTCATTTTTACAGTATAACCCTTATTATCATCCCATACAGCAAATTTGTATGGTAAAGAAGATAAACTTTTCAATCTATAATAAAGTTCTTTAAACTTTTTCAGATACTTTTCAAAAAGTTCTTTTTGTTCTTTGGTTGCTTCATCTTCCAAATGATAACCTAACCATATTTGTGTAGTATCATCACCATTTCTCTTTATCATTCCAAAAAATATAGTCATTAGAGCTTTCCAAAAGTACTTATTAGCACTGTCATTCGGTTGCCAATCTTCACCTAAAAGATTATGAAAGAATTGTTCCCATGTTCGTGTGCCCTCATATTTCACATAATTAAGCGGAATAATATTATTAGACGCAACTGTCATTTTGATATGTACATTTCCGTCTTTATCTTCTTTGATAATCATTGTTTTAATTTTTTGGTAACTCATAACTATTATTTTTTTTAATTATTATACTACAAAGATATGAAATGTTCTGCAATATAACAAATTATTTGTGTTAAAGAATTATAATTTACAAATATTTGTTGTTATAGTATCTATATGTTCATCTCCATCCATTTCAAAAATACTTACATTTACTTCTCCCTCTATTATAATCTTGTTATTAATATATGGAGCATAAACTTCAATATCATAATATTCTCCATTAGAAAGAGCGATTGTAGTCCAATATGCCCAATTTTCACTATACCCATTATATTGTTCAATTTCTTCATCATTAATTGGAATTTCAATATTTTCACCTTTGAAATTAAACGAAACATAGTTAAGAGTTTTAACATAATTATCGAAATAACCCAAAGCAATAAGTTCAGTGGTAGAATAGATATTAGTAAATGCTTCTTGAATATAACATCTACATGATTGATTATGCGCTTCTCCCCACCTTTCCAATATTTTCTTGTGGCGATAATCACAATTAAATTCGTTACAATATAACAAAATTAATGTTTCTGTGGAGATATTACTCCATGCAATTACTTGACACTTTTCTTTATTCATAATATTTCTTTTTATATGTTTAAACTAAAAATCCTTATCTCTATCAACATGACAAAGATAAGGACTTAATTTGTAACCACCAAATATTTTATGTTAAAGAATATTAATTGATTTATTTTTAAAAACCTAACATCATTTGATATAATTTCGGGCATTTCTGTTTCAATTCTTCAATTTCCTTTTTAGTGTAAATTGGAAAATTATGTAAAGTAAAATTAAATTTTACACTTTGTGAATTAGTTTCAGTAAACTTAACAGTTTTTAATTCCATAATATTATAATGTTAAAGTTTGATAAACAGCTTCGTAAATATCAATAGCAATACTACTTTGTGCTTCGTGATAATATTTCCATTCATCAATTTCGGAATCTGAACAGTCGCATTTGAACATGATATATTTCTCACCATTTGAATGTTCACCAACTTTAACAATAGTTACCATATCTTCACTCAAACTATATCCATTATCATGTTGAGCATAAGCAATATCGCATTGGTCTGATAATACTACCTCTGTTAAACCGCTTTCTAAAATTAAACAAACTGTTTCTTTTTCTGCATCCTTATATAATTTAGATGCTTTTTCACTAAAATTTATATAATTGTCCATAATTCAATCAATTTTTATTAATGGTAATACTTTTTTATCAGCTTCCACTATTTCAAACATATTTTTTGATAATTGGGAAAGTAAACTTAAACAAACATAGATTATTGCAGTATCTTGGCTACAATTATACCATAATTGACGTTTGCCTACTTCCTCAAACATATAAACAATTGATAAACAGTTAATTTCTTTCTTAATCACTTCTTGGTGACTTGAAATATAATTTAACATATAGGTTGCAACTTCATGTTCATTTGAAAGTGTTATCAGCCCATCAGCAGCAAGAGTTTTAACAAGGTCTTTCCACTGTTCTTTATTTTTTACATACCACCCCTTAGAATAAAGAATGGTATGTGATAATTTTAACTTTTCCATAATGATTTTTAACATCCTCTGTATGAATAACTGTCAATGTAACATGGTCGCTTAATATCCCCTTCAAACACTTTTACAATTTCAACATTGCGCATATTAACATTGTAAAATTCGATAAAGTCGTTTACATCTTTGGAAGTCATAAAAACATTATTATCTTCTAATACAAGAGCCAATCTTCCATTTTTGTAACACTTTAACGGTTTTCCGTTTTCTTTAAGCTGATAGCCTATTACTTTCTTTCTCATAACTAATTTGTTTATTATTATAATACAAAGATAATCATTTTAATGATATTAGCCAAATATTTTATGTTAATCTATATTAATAGCATACAACCAATTATTTTCAGTATCAATACTATCACTATTCAAATCATCTGTAAACTCTTTTACATTGGCATAATCATAGATAAACGCATTTTCTGAATCAGATAAAGCATATTCATTTAATTGCACATCAGTTAGTGCATCAAGTTCAGTTTTATTATAAACAGAGTTATCAAATGTTAAAATTCTTACTTTCATGTTTTAATCTCCTTATTATTTAATTACTAATTAATCTTTTAAGTGAAAATCTTCTATCAAACAGATAATGTACACCATAGTTTTTATAAGTTGTTGATATTTTATACCAATACCAACCAAAACACATATCCATAAATTCATTTGGTCTTTCATGTGCCATATTCATGTATAATTGGTAATTTAATGCAGTTACATTATTAGAAACATATTTTGTGACAATATCCCTTGTTTCAATGTTATATTGGCAATGCGCTTCAACTAATGCAGTCTCTATCAATATTCTTTTCTTCTTTGCTAATGTTAACTTATCCATTTGTTTATCTCTTTAATTTTGATATGGCAAAGATAATACTTTATACCCAATTAACCAAATATATTGTGTTAATAAAATATAAATTACTCTTACCATGAATAAGTTGAACAAGGTGCATTAATATCATGTTTAATTTCTATAATATCAATTACAACTTTCTTATCAAACATTAAAGAAATTTCTTTTGTTAATTTGTCAATATCACTACCACCTCTTCCAATTAAAATCCCTGGTCTTTTTGTAAAGATTTTTACATCAATAATATCTTTTTGCGTATCAACATTTATACCATGTATTTGTAATATGTTGGCTGTATTATATACTTTCTCAATGCAAAGATACACAGTTTTTAATGGGCTATATATAGCAAGTGTTTTGCTTTTACTTCCATCCATGAAATACTCGTTTTCAATCTTAAATGACAAAGTATTCATTTCATTTTTAATGAATAATTGTTTAATCTTTTTTTCAATGAATTTTTTAAAATCTTTCATAGTGAAATATTTTTTGTTAATTAAATATAAAATCATACGCTTTCTGTACACTGTCAAAACTAATATGTAAACAGTCATTTCCGATTGAAATGCCTAAATCTGACTTGTGTATAGATATATTATAACCTTGTTGCATGATAGCAACTATCATAGTAAAATCATCCATATTATTCAATGTATAGAATTAAAAATTTATATGCTTTCTCCACATTATCAAATGTAAGTAAGAAAAGTTCATCACAAACTGTTATTCCATTATCATAAGAATGGTGAAGTACAATAAAACCTCTCCCCTTAATAATTTGTATCATTTCATGTTCTTTCATAACTTATCTCCTTTCTTATTTAATATATGCAAAGATAAGAAGAATTTATTTCCTATACAAGTATTTTGCGTTAATAATAGTTAATAGAATATTAAATAAAAAATGCTGACTATTTTCACAAACAATCAGCATAGGAAATAAAAAGTATGTTCTTAGTGTAATATTGTCATTTTGATTTTTTCATCAAATATCATTTTCTTATCAGACGGGTGTAATAATATATCAACTCTATGATTAAAACGCTTGTTCATTACATCTCTTACTTCATAAGTACCATAACCATGTATATGTACTCTCTTAGGCTTATCTTTAGGAAATAACCAAAGCAAATCACGAGAAATTGCACACCACTTTATTTTACCTTGTTTCAATTTATGTAAATCAATTTTACTGCCGTCAGCCGTAATTAATGGATTATCATCACATTGTTCTTTAACAGGTTGATAACAAGTAACTGTTACATGGGTAATAACATTTTTTGTATTTCTGTTTTCGCCAAATGAAAAAATTGAACAAAAACAAAGTATTGTTAAAATAAATATACTTCTCATATAAACCTAATTAATCATTAATAATTCTTAAAAATTCTCTTAATCTTACTTTAAGATATTCTTCTAATTCTTCTTTGTCCGATATTTTTCCTGCAATTTCACTTGCAAAAAACTTAACCTGTTGAGATATTATTAAATCTTCTTTTGTCTGTGTATCATAATAACTTTTAAAATTAGATAAAAGATACATTCTTATTGGATGATATATAATATTTTTATTTTTAGGTGTTTTAGCAACAAGATAATAATCACCTTTTATCTTTTTAACAAAAGATTTAGTACCGTTGAAAATAACTTTTATTCCATTATCAACGTCCTTTTCAATATCTTCATAATTATTATATAATTTTTTTCTTACCATAATATTTTACTTTAAAAATTTCTAATATAAGAATAAAAATCTTCTACATTACCCAATTCGATTTTTCCACCACTATAATGTGGATTGGAAACAATAGCTATGATATATAAATCATTTAACTTAGAAACAAAATAGCGGTCATTCATCCAACATACTCTAATGCCATTTTCAACATCTTGTTTAATTTCTTCAAAACTACTATATTTCTTTTCCATATTAATTAATTTTATTTAATGGTGATTCTTTAAGCCTTGTTAAATTAAAGCCTATCATATTTCCACAAGAGGGACATTTAAAACCATAATCAGTAGAAATCATTCTACCATTATAAGAACAAGTACAGCAATAAGGTTTCCAACCGTCATACCATGTGCCACCTTTTGCTTCTTTTAATCTTTTTAACTTTTCTTCATCAGATAGATTAATGTTCTCTTGAACAGTTTCCATTTGATTGTATAATTCTTCTGATACTACCATGTTACTCTTATTTTTGTATGACAAAGATACACCAATCATTCCAATTTTCATAATATTTTGTGTTAAAGTATATTAAACACAATCACTACAATAAAATTCGTCTGTATCTTCATCATATTCGCTAACAGAATTGTGAATATAATTACCACAGTTTCGACACATTTCAAATTCATCTTCACTGTGTTCTTCACCACAGCAATTTAACATAAGACAATCATTTTCATTGTTATACTGTCTTTCCATTACTTCACCGCAAATAGGACAAATGTATTCTTCCATATTATTTAACTTTGAATTATTTTATAATTAATAAAGTATTTATCTCTCCCTCATTCATATTAATGTAAACAGCATTGTCAGTATTTAATAGCTTCATAAAATATGTGCCATTCAATGTTATGCGAGTATTTTTAGGTATTATGCCTTTAAATACACCGTTTTTATAAAACATTGTTTGTATGTTATATAAAGAACAAATTACTTGTATAAGACTTTCTTCATATTCTGTAAATCCTGTTTTCATATCAAATGTATTTTATTGATTAATATTTTCTTTTTCTTATGATACAAAGATAAGAAATAATATTTAGTTTACCAAATGTTTTGTGTTAATAAAGTATAAACACATTAATATAAAAAATGGTGTTAACTATCTTCACAGACTGTTAACACCCAAATCATTTAACAATTAATTTTTCAGTTTATGTTTAATTTAAAATCCAACTTTATGTACTATATTCAGTATTACACTACAAAGATAATACTTTTATTTTAATTCACCAAATTATTTTAGTTAATTATTTCTAATCTATATGCTTTCCCCTTATTATGCTTTTCTTCAATCTCAATACCATACGGAAAACAAACAAAAAGCATTTTGTAATTGGGATATATCATTGTAAACTCTTTTTGCTCAAAGTCATACCAACCCCAATATTCTTGCTCATTTTTATTAGGTGGAGATTGATTTTCAGAAATACACATCTTTACTTCCAATACATCTTCTGCCTTATTTCCCCATATATGCGCATGGTCTTTGTGAATACCAAAGTGAGTGTAATAATCTCCATAGTCACATTTGACACAAGTTTCAATAAATGTTCCCATACTAAAATATGAATAGTTTAATACGAATTTTTAATACATTCCAATAGTATTGAAAACGGTTATCACAATATATGTAAATTTCATCATTGTTTGAATGTTTATCTTTGTTAAGATATACAGTTATTTCGTAATCTTCATTATCGAAATATACATCTATAATATTACGTTTGAAAATACCACGCTTACCAATCTTAATCATATTGTTTAATTTTTTATTAATACAAAGATATAAAATAAATTCAAATCCTACAAATTTTCTCGCTCTTTTTTCAAATCTTCAAGATTTTTTAACATATTTTCATATTCTTCCTTATCAAAAAAGTCGGGACGGTATAAGTAAAGAGTATTCTCCAAATCTTTTATTTCTTCATTAAGTGATTCATCAGTAATACTCAATTTAACACCCTCATAACATTCTTTAAATGCTTCAATAATGACATTTCTAATCTCAACAGTTTTGTAACTTTCAAAATTTAACTCCTTTAATAAAAAATCAAAACTAAAATCACAAATCGCTTCGTTCCCCTCATAATCCATAATAGTAATATCAGTGTAATCAACAGTACCACTATATTGGAGAACTTTGTAATTATAGTAGTAAAAACTATTGTTAAGAGGTGAATCACTCTTTGTTATCTTATTAATCAATCTCTTAATTGAAGAAAATTTCTTATTCTGTTTCATAACTTATATATGTTTTTAATTACTGATACAAAGATATGGATTAATATTGATATACGCAAATTATTTGTGTTAAAAAGTATTAATAGAAGAATTTTTCAAGGTCTTTAACTCTAATCATAAAAATTGTATCTTCATCACTACCAACATAACCAATAAGAGTATCAATTAACGTTTTTTCATCATCAAAAATACTTCCAATAATAAGACCATTGTTTGAAAAGTTCTTAGTGGCATAATTTAACAAAACGTCATTATAAGAAACATCTGTTAAAATATCATAATTATCTAAACCTTTTTTAATGGAAACATAAAGCAATCTGTTAAAATTGTTAGACATTACAAAATTACCTCTGAAAATATAATCTAACTTCTTTATGTTAGAACATAATTCCTTTAAAGAAATGATTACATAACCATCTAATTTAAAGTATTCTTTTACTTCATCTATATTCATAATTTTAATAAATTAAAAGAAGTATCTTATAAAATATAGCTAATAGAATAGCCATTACTAAATAAGGTAACGTATCATTTATAATTTTTCTTAACATATTTATTTCTTAATTAATATTAAAAATCATCTACAATTTCTGCACTAAGACATCCAATCATTATTTCATCATTGTAAGTGGTGAATTGTTTTACAAATTTAATTACATGAATATTATCAAAATAATCATTAATGTATTCCACCTTATCAATATCATTTGTTAATGACATTAACATATTATATGCAAATGATGATAATGTGAAACGACAAAGACCACTATCCAATGTGATAATTTCTATACAATATATCTTTTTATCCATGTGATTGAAAATTATTTGCTCTAAGCAAAGGAAAAATTACTTGCTCATAAAACGCATTGTAAATCTTCATTTGATATATAAAACTGTAATCATTGATATAACGTACAATACCACTTTCTGTACTAAGAGAAACCTCGCAATCAAAAATGTTGTATTCTACTGTATATTCACGACCATTTAAGATAATATAACAACCAATCACCTCTATCTCACCACAACAATAGTTGCGCCATACTGTGTTACTACCTTTCACTACTTTAACACTCTCCCATGAATTACTAATAAACTCTAAAAGAGTACCTATCAAATGATTATAATCTATACGCATAATATATTACTTAATTTTTGGAATAAATCTTTTCAATATGTTTAACAATCCTAATCAAATCATATAAGGCAACTTCATCAATATCCAATATACCAAATGAACTATAAAAACATAATTCTTTATTCTCGTTGACAAATAAATGGTAAATGACTACTACATTCCCGTCCTCATTAATAAATGAAATTGGAGAATTATCTTCATTATAAAGATACCATTTGCGAACAAATAAAGCATCATCTTTACTCAATTCAATATGTTCACAAAGTTTTCTAAATATATCCTTAATCCGCTCCAATAAAGCAACTTCAACATTGTTAAGGTCAATAACCGCATTCTTAAATGATATGAAATCTATTTTCTTCATAAACAATAAACTTTAATTAACTAATGCAAAGATATGAATTAATATCCAATTATACAAATTATATCAAGTTAAATAATACTAATATATCTCTATAAGATACTCATTTGAGTACATATCAAAACTTAATATGTTTCACTTCATATCTCTTTTGAAAATCCTTACATTCAGACATTACATCTTTGAAAATATCCATTAGTTCAGATAATTCAGTATTGTAATCGAACCAAGAAAATATATCCAAATCCTCTATCTTACTTCTTCCCTTAAAACGCATAACACCACTTAATTTCATGTTAAATGAATAAGAAATGTTATTGTCCTTATCTATATTCTTTGAAAGAAAAATATGCAGACCACTACAAATACATTGGTAATCGTGATAAACAAGGAAAAATGGAACATAAGGCAACATATAACCTAATGTAGAAGTAACCTTTTCACCCTTATGTGTATTATAACTCTTATAAGGATAAAGATAGATACTATCAAAAACCTCTTTGATTAAAGACATTTCTTTATCAGTAAAATCAACTGTGCCAACTGCTATAAAATCACCATTTCTCATAACTTGTTATTTTTAATTCATTATTATATACTATTAGTTTATTATCACAATGCAAAGATAACACATTTCAATATACAAACCAAATAATTTGAGTTAATTAATATTAATATACTCATTTGAGTACACTATCTCAAACAATTATATATCACATGTTTGTATCTCTGTCTCAAATAACCTTAAACGTTCAGACGTTAAAAGAAGTAAATCTTTAATATCGTTCGTTTGAGAAGAATAACTAATCTTAACATTACTATTAATAAACTCAATTACATAGTAATAATAAAAATCGTTAATATCTAATCTGTTTACCCTCTTTGATAAACGAACAATCATATCATTAAAAAACATCTCAACATTATTAGTGAAATGTGCAGGAATTTTAAAATGATATAAAAATTCTAAATCGTTATTAATATAACGAACATAAGGCTTCATATCCCTAAACTTTATATGTTTAAGAATATTTGTAATACAAGGAACATAACAATCATTAAATCCCTCTAATTCATCACAAATTGGTGCAGAATTGAAATCATAACAAACATAAGCCATATATTTTAAATTTAAATTAATAAATAAACTACTCTGCTAATAATAAGCAAATATACAAATTTATGTACTCATTTGAGTACATATTATGTTAAATAATGCTATATCTAAACACACAACCATAATTTAAACCATTTTCAATATTATTAAAATCATTTAAGAATTGCTTCTTTATATCCTCACCATTAGTAATAGGATAAACCAATTCACCAAATGTTTTAATAAATTTATTGAATATTTCACATATATTAATATAAGATTGAGTTATATTTTCTCTATACCTTAATGTAGGTATAACCTTATAACCACAATCTTTACCGTTTTCGTAAACTTTATTTACAATGTAAGTGTAATGTTCAAACGTACCATAATACATACGATAAGGAATATTTACTTTCGTTTCAAGATGAAAATGTAACTCCACATAATCACAAGGAGTTGTAAATACACCTTTTTCACACATAGACGTTATACCCTCATAAGTAATAAGGTCAGAACCTTTTACTCCCTCAAAACTATTATCACAATGCCATAAGTGATAAACATCCCTTACATTATCATAAATCACAAGTTCATTAAACAAATTGCTATCTGCTTTAATTCCACAACCATTAACATTATAATACACAACTTTACCTCTGTTAACAAAGTCCTTGAACTCATTAACAGTATTTAACTTTTTTAAATTCATATACAATAATTTACTGTTCTTAACATAAAATGTTAAGAAACATTAAAATACACCACACCCTATAAAAAGAGTGTAGCGTACATGTTATTTAACAAAATATTCATCTAAGTTAAATTCGGGTGAATAGACTATTCTGTTATGATAGTCGTAAATAAGCGTATTTAAACGCAAATTTGTGCCCGTACAATAAATGTAGTATCTATCACAAAATTTGTCTGTATTGTCAAATTTGACAATGTAATCACTGTCAGACCAATAAACAGTTTTACCGTTTTTAACACTTTCACAAAATTCTTTTACACTTTTAAACTTACTAATTTTCTCCATATAGTTATACTTTTTATTATCTCAAACAAAGGTAAGAACTTAATTCCATATATACAAATTATTTGAGTTAAATTATGTAAAAATTTAGATAAAGTACTGATTATTAAGCAAGTACAGTAATAAATATAAAATACCTCATTTTAAAGCCTTATTTTGATAGATAAACCGTTTTAATACAGAGTATTAGATGATAGGGTGAAATGGTCTGAAAACGGCTTAAAATAGCCTTATTTGGCGTGTGAAGTGATTGAGTAGTAAGGAGTTTAGAAAATGAATGGAAAGTAGTAATGGTTAAATGATAATATAAGTTAAAAACAAATATATTAAGAGAGATTAATTGAGATTAATATAAATTAAGAATAAAGAGGGGATAAGGCTTAATTTATATTAAATTAATTAAAATATAGCTTAAATTGATAAGAATTAACAAAAACAAGTAAAAACAAACTGTGTGCTGTGTAAATTTTAACAATTTTTTAGAAAATTTTGAAATTAGTTAAAATATTTTAACATTAATATTAATTAACTAAAATTATTTGCAAATATTAAATTGTCATTTTGTCAGTAAAATATAATAAAAGTTAATCATTTAGTTATCTTAACTGAAAATATTTGGTAGATAATTATCATCTAATATTTTAAAAATACCCATAGAGAAAATTTAAAATTATGTTAAAATTGCTATATAGAGTTAGCAATTTACATATTTTATATCATATATCATATTATTAGTAAAAATGTTAATAATGATTACAAAATGATATTTTTAAATTTATTTAAGTAAAAAATTTTGGTCATTAATATTTGTTAATTTTAAGTTTATTTAACAAATGGAAAGGTTCATTAACAATTTTAGTTTTTATATATTGGAGACTATACTTTAGAATATTACTCCTACCTCTTTATCTCTTTTTGTATAGTACAAAGATAGGGAAATTTTCATTCCCTACCAAATAATTTTAGTTATTAAATCTTAAATTCATAACCTAATTTATCCGCAAGTCTTTTTATAGATTTTGAAGTTGGGTGCGGTGGATAATAGCCATGTACAGGTGAAACAGTTTTATTATAGTCATTTACTAAACAAACTGAATAACCGCTATAATCTTTCATAAAGTAACAGTCTTTTACACCATCACCATTAAATGAATATTCACTGCCTTTAACTTTCTTTAATCCTGCCATAATTTTACATTTTTAATTGTTAGTACTTCTTATTTCTTATAGCACAAAGGTAGGTATTTTTTTGATACCTACCAAATATTTTGAGTTAATAAGAATTAATCTTCTTTATTAAATTCTTCACTATCGTATATATCACCACATATAGACCACAATACCCAAACGGATAATTTTTCTTTATTCCATTTTTGTAGCTCTGTTTTCTCATGACAACCATATTCAAGAATGTGGTTAATTAGTCTTTCTTTTGGTATTTTATCAAATTGCTTTTTGATTTCGAGTATTTCTATCCACCTTTGACAATCTTCTTCGCAATCTCCACTATGGCAGCAATTTTCTACACATTCTCTACTTACTTCGATTTCAAAGCTGTTATCTACATAGCCATAAAATAAATTTTCCATATCTGTTATTTTTAATTGTTAGTATTTTAATTTTGATACAACAAAGGTAAATAAAAAAGGTGAACTATGCAAATAATTCACCTTATATTTTCTTCCTTTTAACTATTTTTTAATAATCTCGTATCTATCTTTGTCCCACCTACTATTAAACCATTCATCCGCATTTTTATACAGACGTAAAGTATCAACATTTAAATTTCTATTAACGCATAATAGTTGGTGAATTGACTTGATAGATAAGAACTTCTTAATCATATCAACTGTTAATGTATAATCGTCTCTATCAAGCAAACAACACCCCGAACCGTTATTTTTTGTTGGAACATATTCAAAGCTACAACTCCATGAATAAAAGTCGTTTCTACCAATATAAAGTATTGTAGTTCCGTCTGTTACAAAAAACCACATACGATGATACATAGTATTAACTACACTTTCTTTTTCTTCCTCTGTTAATTCCTTATGGAAATAAACGGTTAAGCCTTCATCTACACATTGTTTTAAAAGGTTTGCCAATTCTTTTTTAAATTCTTCTTTCATGTTCATAACTTATAATCTTTAATTGTTTATGCAAATATAGGTATTTAATCAATATGAACCAAATTATTTTAGTTAATAAATGTTATATATCTGCTAATTCATCATTCGCTTTAATACAACATTCATACAATGCCCATTGAATTAATTCTCTACGTCCTAATTTTTTAACTTCATCAAAAGATAAATCGCATGGAATATCGTAAACAAAAATAGCTAATGTTTCGTCTTTAATGAATTGGAACTGTTTTAATATTTCTTCGTTCTGCATCCATTTTTCAACATTATCAGCATTAAAGTCAATAGTACCACATTCCTTGATACATTCAAAAGGAAGTTCTACAAACATACTATCATCTATACCAACTTTAATTAATATTTTCATATTGTTTAAATTATTATTAATTTTACTATTGCAAAGGTATAAATTAGTTTTCATATACACAAATATAACATGAATTATTTATGTTAATAGTTCTTAATTTATTTAGGATTTTTAACTAAAAATTATTTTATCTATTGGAGACTATACTCTATATTGTTACATATACCTCTTTGTTTTTCTTATAGTACAAAGATAAGAAAAAGGTATGATACTACCAAATAATATCATACCTTTAACATTATATTAACATTCACTTATCTTCCACCACTTCAATATATACATTACATTCAGGATAGCATTTTTGTAATTTCCTTTGTGTTATTTCAGCCCTATTAAATGATTTATAATACTTTGGTGGGCGTGTATCTGTATAAAACATAGTTGGTGGATTAAGGATAGGTTTATGTTTCCTATCCCACCTAACAAACACATAAGGAGTATAATTATAATTGACAAAAACTAAATATTGTTTCATACTGTATAATATTTACCGTTTTCTAAAAATTCATATATATTAGCTTCGCATATTTCGTTTAAATCTTCTTCTGATATTTCATAAAAGAAAGCATATCCATAATTTTCAAATTTTTTACATTCAGCAAAATACCATGCTTTTACATTTTCTTCAACCTTTTGTAAAATTTGTTCATGTTTAGGATTTTCATAATTATCCTCAATTTCTATACGAACTGTATGTGCATGGCTATAATGATAATCAAACTTTGTGAATTTAATTTTTGAAATATCGTCACCTGCAATTTCTTTTTGTCTCTTTGTCAAACCTTGTGTAAAGATTTTCCAAATACGTTCATCAATACCATAGGTAGAAATTTCACCATACATACAAAAACCGTCTCCTTGACAATATCCCAAAGAGAAACTTACTTTTAAAGTTTCAATGCCATATTCAGACTTTAATTCTTCTAAACAATCTCTTTCAAAATCAGACGGTTCTAAATTATTAAGCCACCATTGTTTTACAACTTCTTTTGCTTCACTTGACAGTTCATTAAATTTGTAAACCTTAATTTCTTTAATTTCTGTTCTCATAACTCATATAATTTTTAATTGTTACTATCTTTATTTCTCTGTGACAAAGATAAGGCTTTTATTTGAATTGGCAAAATATATTAGAATATTTTTATGTTAATGATTATTAAATTTTTCACATTAATTAACAAATTAAAATTAAATATATTGGAGACTATACTTTAAGATATTACTCTTACCTTTTTTCTTATACAACAAAGGTACGAAGAATATCCGTACCTTACAAATTATTATGGTTAAAAGATGTTACCAAATACAATAATAATAGTTACCACTTTTCACAATCTCACTTGCTTTATCCCAGCCGTAAAGTTTTTTCATACCTTTTAAACTTCCTGTCGTTGAACAACTTGTATATCTCTTATCACTTAAATAAGATGATATTTCCTTTGTACTAATATATTTCATAACCTTAATATTTTTCGTTACATATATTTTCTATCTCTTTAATTATGTTTTCTGTACTTATACCCGTTAATACTGTTATATCAGATAACAATTTCATAAGTTTATTGTAGTTCTTACTACCTTTTACAGACAAGTCACCATTTTTCTTAAACATTTGACTTTTACTATATCCTAAAGTTTTTAAGAGTTTTTCTAAATCCATATTTTTTAATTATTATTTCTTATGATACAAAGGTAGGAAATTATTTCATTTCTACCAAATGTTTTATGTTAATCCATATTAAATATTATTGATTTAATGCCCTCAAAGAATGATGTTTCGTTAATATCAAAAAGATATAATTCATCTTGTGTTTCATAAGAGTAATCACAATTATTACAAATTTGCCCTTTAGCGTTAAGATAAATCATTGTATCAATTTCGATAATATCTTCATATTCATTAATGCTAATATCTTTTGAATAATCTAAACTTTTCCAACCGCCTATATCATATCCTCTTCCCTCTGAAATGATATTAGACATTTTATATTCATCATCCCTACATGAAAAAAAAGATAACATAGAAAGAAACTCTTTACTTTCTCTTTGTTCATTGGGGTGTGAATGATATTTGTCATTTGACATTTGTATCATAGACAAATATTCATCTTTGCAATTTTGATACATATACATTTCAATCAATAAATGTAAAAATTCTAATGATTGACAAGATTTTCTACCATTAACAACTATATAAAAATTACTTACAGATATTTCTAATCTTTTTAATTCCTCTAAAATAAACCTAATTGCAGGAATATTCAGAGTAGGTTCACCGCCTGTTATAGTTAGAGAACCAATAGAGCTAATATCCTCTAATACTTTTGTAATATACGCTTTGTGTATATTTCTTTTTTGTGCTTCACCTCTTAAACAATGCGCACATTTCATATTACATTTGCGTGTTATCTCAATAGCAAATTCATTCAGTTGTAATTTCTTCTTTTCCATAACTTATTATCTTTAATTGTTTGATACAAAGGTATGGTTTTTATTTGAATTATGCAAGCATTTATCATATTATTTTGTGTTAATAAAAGTTAATAGATTATAGTTAAAATTATATAAAATTAACAAAAATGCTACTAATGTATTGGAGACTATACTCTAATATTTTACTATTACCTATCATTCATTTCTGATAATACAAAGATAAGGATAATAAATGGAATTACCAAATTATTATCCTTATTAAATGTTAATTGAAAGTTAATTTATTTTTTATATATGTGTTCTTCTATAATTAGGCGACCATTTAAATCGTATGTGCGTTTAATGACTTCATCACTGTGAAATATTTTAGCAATTTCAATTGCTTTATCATCATTTTCACATTTTATTTGTGTGAAGTTTTCGCATAATACTTGTGTTCTGCCCCAATTGATTAGCCCAACATATCTATTATTTGGAATAAAACCTTTAGCACGTGTTTTAATTGCATAATAAACACCTTTAAAAACTCTTTTACTCATAACTATACATTTTTAATTGTTACAAATTTACCATATTCTTATGTTATAATCATTGAAATAGTTTTCAAGTTCTTTCAAGCCCTCTAAACTATGAATACCACCATTTTTATCTTTTACTTCAATATCAATAGTTTCGCCATAGTCATTTGTTAATGCTATTTCAGAAGTAGAGAAAACCTCTTTTACAATGTTTACTACTTCATCATTATTCTTTTTCCCTTTTACGATGTTTAATTTCATAACTTAAAACTTTTAATTGTTAATACTATATGTTCTTTTTCTATATTACAAAGATACAATAATCATTTGATATATGAAAGTATTTTGTATTAATGAATATAAATTAATTCTTAAAAAATGTTAACTACTACTTGCGTTGAGGCTTATAAAAATAGGACTATCTATTCATCACGAACTGATAGCCCTTTCTAACAATTAAAAATATTAGTTATGAAAACTAAATTATATTTTCCGTTAAGAATTTTTCTCCTTTTAAGTGCCTTATGTGTCCCTCATTATAAGTCATTGGTTTGGGATTAATAAAACAACTTTCAAAAGTAAATCTTGTATGTTTTCTATTATCTTGATTTTTATCAATGTTTTGTGTTTTAATGAATGAAGAAAAATACTGTTGAGTTAAATCATTTATTTTTACGTCACCATTAAATTCCATATCAACATTACCATTTTGTGTAATATATTGTGGTACTCCGTTTGGTGCTTTTACCAATACACTATCTTGATTATACTTCTTACATAGATTAATTGCAAGATTTTTTAAAGCGTTAAAATCTTTTTCATTTCCATTTCTATCGAAATTTAGTACAATGTAAGAAGTTTCATATACTTGTTTTTCATTTTCAGTTCCTTTGTTTTCAATGAAACCGCCAAAGACAGGTACAAATGAAAATCCAGAATTTTTAATATCATTTAATAATTGTTTAGATAATTTATTATTGGTTTGATTATCATTTTCTCCACGAGAAGCTGATATGATTATAAAACCGTTATTATAATGTTTACCTAACAATCTATCAACCGTCATTTCATTTAAAGGCTGTAAAGGAAATGTATTGGTATCACCTACTTCCATATATTCTTTGATAAGATTATATTGTTTAGCTAAATTAGTATTACATAACTTATCAAATTGTTCATTTATATTTTTTAAAATAGTCATAATTTATCTAATTTTATTATATAAATAGTAGCTCTGATGGGAGTCGAACCCACACGTCTATAAAGACCTCAGTGTTTGAGACTGATGCGTACTACCAATTTCGCCACAGAGCCATTTTAAATAAGGGAAGAAGCGATGATTGTATTTGCTGATTATCAATCGGATTAGACATTAAAAGTAATTAAAATGCTTATCTTCCCTTATTATATTTTAGATACTCAATTGAGTACTTTAAATCTTTTTATGCTCATTATACTTGTTAAGTATCTGTTTTGCACGTGAAGTTGTGAAACCTTTTTCATTGTATGTTTCAGCCATAATAGCCACACACTGATTAAAGATACTTTCAACATTGGCAGCACAAACATTTACTTTCGGTGTGGAAAGCTGTTCTTTCAACTTTTGAATTTCAAGTTTAAGCTCTTTATTTTCAAGAGACAATTCCTTGTTTTTCTTTGCCAAAAGTTGTGCGTTTTCTCCGTCTGCAATGTGCGACAAGATATTCATAATACTTTCTTTCTGTTGGATAAGACGCTTGTTAATTTCGTCTTTATTCCAAATGTTACACATTGGAAGTTTGATAACAAGGTTATCATTGTACTTAACATCTACACTGTTTCCGTTCTTTTCAACTGTGAAGAATGCGAAACTTGTCTGAAATGGAAATTTTTCTGTTGCCATAATCTAATACTTTTAAAATTGTTTTTAATATATTACCTAACTCATTTGAGTACGTCTATCTCTTATTTTGATATTACAAAGGTAAGAACTTTCTCTGACATATCCAAATTTTATTTGTTAATTTTTTCCCAAAGTTCGTTAAAGGAATTAAACTTTATCATTTGTCCGTCTTTTTCAAAAGCAAGTGCAGTTTCTTTTCTTTCTTGATAGGTATCTCCATACCCTTGAAACGCATCCACACATATAGAACAATTGTTATCAATTGTTAAAATGGCTCGTCCTTGTTTACCAATTGATTTCAAACCTTTTCCTTTTACGCCCTCATGTTCTATTAATAAATTTGCCATGATACAGTATTATTTAGATGAAACATCAATTAAGAATGTACCTCTACTAATTGTAGTCGTATTGGTAATGCGGAAATTTCTTTTTTCGCAATAGTCCTCTACTTCTTCATAAGAAGAAAAACGCTTACCATTTACAATGTACTTTTCTCTCTGTTTTGAACTTTTCATTTTCTCAAAATTTTTCATATCATATAATCTTTAATTGTTTAATGCAAAGGTAAGCATTTAAAACTTACCTTGCAAATTTTCAGTGATTATTTAACTTTTTAATGCTTGCTTTAACAGATATTTGTTAATGTAAGGAAATGTTTTGTTTAATTCCATTTCTTCCATAAAAAGTTTTAAAATATCATAATAAGTTTCATATTGTTTTGCGGCTTCTTTACAAGTGTCATTTATACCGTTAATAGCGTTTGTTGTGTACACATTTGAGTACATGATAACGCTTTTTACCTTGTTAAAGTTTTCTTCATCAAAATAATACACATCTTTTTCATTTGTTTGGTGTTTCACCTCAATAAATGAAATATCAAAACATGACATCAATTCAGTTAAAAAATAGCCACATCTTTCAAGTTTGATAGTACGCTTTTTACTATCAATTTTTTCAATGATGTTATAAAATCTATTTACCATATAAATTTCGGGATTGCAGATAGCAAATAACATCACATCAGGTATATTAATAACTTTTAACAAAGGCAAAGTCCTTTTCCATGTTGGTTCATTGTACATATAATTTACCACAGGGTGTATTTTTCTTAATTCAGATTGAAAACGGTTGTTAAATTCTTCATCTAAATTAATAGAATAACCTAAACTTTTTGCATAGGCTTCAATACATTCTTTATCCATTATCATTCTGTTTGATAACTCTGATAAACTATTAGTTACTTCTTCTCGATTTTTCATAAACTTATATGTTTTAATTGTTTAATGCAAATGTAAGGTGATTTTTTGAAACTACCAAATTTTAGACCTTTTTTTAACTTATTTTCACACATGATTTATTTTTAGTTAAATTCACATAAAATATACCTATTGTTAATAAATCTTAACAATAGTCTATCTCTACATAGGTGCGAAGTTACAAAATACTTTTCATATAAGCAAGTGTTTTAACATTTTTTAGTGTTTATTAACTATTAATGTTAAAATATATTGGAGACTATACTCTAGTATTTTACTACTACCTTTTCTTTTTCTATATCAAAGATAAGGGAAATAATTGATATATACAAGTGTTTAACAGAGATTAACGTAATGTATTTTTATATGGCTTATATCAATGCTAAAAATGTATTTTAATGTTAATGAATGTAATTTGCTTGCGTATGTCAATTATAAATCTTACATTTGCATATCAAAATTAAAGAAGTACTAACAATTAAAGATTTAAAGTTATGGATAGTTATAAAACAATTGAGAGCAGAGTTTTTGAAACGGTTGAAAATGCCATCAAAAATGATATAAGATATAAAGACTATTTTATAATAGTTCGTAGTGATAATTCTTATTATGTAGTTGGCAAAGATATAATTACATTAAATCTTATTTTAGATAAGGCTGTTAAAAATATATTTCGTTTTGATAATAGCGAGCTTGACTATATTTTATCATCACTTGTTCGTAGTGGTTTTAGAGTAGCAATTATCGAGAGTGAAAAATAATGTTCCACGTGAAACAATTTAGTTATGGAAAATAGAGAAGTTAAAGATATTGCAATAATCGCAAATTTATTAGACGGAAAAGTTAAATTCCGTAAAATCGAATGGTCTCAAATATTAATGGGTAAACATGGAGAAAGTTTTAATGATTTGTACTTTATTGGGAAAAAACATGGAGTATATTTTTATACAAGTAGAGCGAGTTTAGATAGATTATGTTATCTTAACAATAAAGATATGCCTACTTATGTGGTTTGTGAAGAAAGTAAAAATGTTTTTAAAATAGAATAAAAAAAAATTAACTTGTTTTCAATTGCTATTGATTTTAAATTAATACATGATAGTTAGGGCTTGTGAAAGTCTTAACTATTTTTTTAATTTTTTAACTAAAAAAGTTAATATCTGTTGGAGACTATACTCTATATTATTACATATACCTTTTTATTTTTTCTTTATACAAATGTAAGCATTATATTTGATATATGCAAATTATTATCTAATTATTTTCTCTAAATTAAGTTTTATTAATATGAAAATTGTTTTGTGTTAATGAATAATAAAAGAAAGTGCAAATGTATTGTAGTCTCAAATATTGTTCTTATATTTGCAGTGTTGAAAGAAACAAGAATAACAAATAAATGTATAACAATTAAATTTTAAAGTTATGAAAGAAGTAAATTTTGTACTGTATTTTGGAGCAAACAGAGGTAAAAATGCTTTGAATAATCCTCAAACTGTGACAACTCATGCTAATGGTGATGCGGTTACACGTGAAAAAGAAAACCTTTTAAAAGCAATTTACGACTATTTGATTGAATTGTCTGATATGGGTATCAGTTATGCAGACACGTTTTATCATCCTTCGCAAACTTGCTTTACAGTGTACCAAACAACCTTAGTAGAACCTACTGTTTATGTGAAATCTTTGGAAAATAACCAAGTAGGAATTTTTGTCAAAGGTTTGGAAAGAAAAACCGATATTGAGTTTAACTTTTTGCTTGATATGGAAATACATATCACTACATTAAGAAACCTTTCAAAAGCGGTTTATTTTGCTCTTTTACACGCAAAGAAAGATGCAGCAAATAAAGCTCGTGAAGAAGAAGAAAAACGTCAAAAAGAAGAAAAAGAACTTTTTGAAATGTTTGTAAATAATTCTCCTTACATACAAATGAACTTGAAAAGTCGTGATGAATTGTTATCACAGATTATTCAGTTGGAACAACTTTTGAACAAAAGAGACAGAGAGTTTTTAACTAATTTAAGTGAACACATGGAAAAGTTAAGCGGAAAAGAAACAGCCGAACGTTTTGTTAAGTTCATGCAAGAAAAGCTAAATTCATAACTTTAAATATTGTTAATTAATTAAAGAAAGTCTGCTATCTGTTTGGATATGTCAGACTTTCTTTTTATCTTTGTATATCGAAAATAAGAAAAGGTAATAGTAAAATATTAGAGTATAGTCTCCAACAGATAAAATATAAAACTGTTAATGAATGTGAATTTTTTAATAATCATTAACACAAAAATATATCAAAAAATTAGGTTCATATTAAAATAAGCCTTATCTTTGCACATATCAAAATTAAAAACAATAGAGTTATGAAAACAATTCAAGAAGTATTAAATATTATTGCTGCATCTGATTTAATAATGTATGCAGTTAATTACATTGATTTAATAGATGAAAATGTACCTAATACAAATGCAAGTATTGTTTTAAATTTTAGGTATAATAATATAAGTTTGTTATTAATGAATGAAATTTTAAATATCATTCTTACAAACGATTTATCTTATAATATGGATATTGATAATAAGATAATGTATATATACTATAAAATAGAAAAATAAATCAATTAATATTCTTTAACACAAAAATTTTGGTGATTACAAATAAAGTCCTTATCTTTGTAACATCAAAATAAGAGAAACCAAAACAATTAAAAATATAAATTTAACAATTAAAAATTTGAAGTTATGAAAAAGAATGAAATTAAAGTTAGTGTGATTATTGAAAACGGTATGGTAAAAAAAGAAACTGTTGAAATCTTTTATAGTGAAGATTACAATTTGTTGCAAAATTTCAATGGAAACCGTTTAGGTAGTGATGAAGCAAAAGAAAGTGGAAACTATTCAGTAAACGAAATAAAGGCTTTTGACGCACGAGTTAATAAACTTGTTGCATCTATGCAAAAACGCATAAATGAGGGAAAAGAGGGCTTCGACAAAAATTTTCCTATCCTTGTTGCTTGGATTGATAACACATTGGTAAACATTGACGGACAAGGGAGAAAAGCCGCTTGTAAAAGATTGGGTATTGGTTTTTGGTATCGCATCTTAGACCAAAAATTTGATACAATGAAAGATTTGATTAATTATACTATCTCAATAAATACCACTGCATCAAGCTGGAAAATTACTGACAAATATAAGGCTTGGGCGATTGCAAATGACCGCAAAGACTTGTTAGAAATTATGCTTGATTGCACAAAAAAGTTTGACATTGCAGAAAATTTAACATTAATGGTTCTGTTCAAAAATCAGAATGTTTGCAAAAAGAATAATTTCAACATTGATAATATTAAAATTAAAACATATACAGAACAAGCGAAAATCGACTTGTACGAAATTTTGAATTTCAGACAAGAATTGATTAACGCAATAAAAGGTTTGAGAGATAGTGAAGGACACAAAGTAGCTATCAAGAAAGAAGAATGTTTGCACGCTATTGTAAATTTTTATTGCCAAAATAGCAAACTTAATCGCACAATTGTGGTAAAATATGTGGCTGAATATTATCAAAAAAGCGATATGAAAATTTTTACCGCCAATACTACATTATTTGAAAAATTTTTAAATCGCTGTGCGCTTAACCATGATGAAAAGATTTAAACTTCATAACTTTAATTTTTGATTGAAAAAGGGAGTACTAATAAAAAAAGTACTTCCTTTTTACTTTTATTAACACAAAATCTTTGGTTCATATTGATAAAAGCACTATCTTTGTCATATCAAAATAAGAGATAATAAGTTTAATAATTTAAAAACTAAAGTTATGAATAGAATTAAATTTTTTGGTAGTGTTGGTATGGTAATGTTTATCATGTGGTTGTGCTTTTGGATGTTTGGCGGTTGGTATGTGAAAGGTAGTTTTGAAACATTCTCCTATATTTGGTTAGGTGTTTGTGTGGCTGTTTTAGTTGCTGTTAATTGCAAACTAACTAAAATACATAAAGAGATAAGCAAATAAGTAGATAATTCAAGGTAGGACAAATAAATAAGTCCTACCAATCAAATATAAAAGTTATGAGTAAAAAATTTAAGTTATATGCAACAATAAAAGAAAATGTAGGTTATCAGTCTAATTTGAATAATAATAGAGACAGTTATAACAATGCGCTTTTCTTACTTCGTGGAAAAGAAATTGAGATAGAGACAGACTATTTGTTTCTTAATCAGTTAAACACTGCACCAATTAAAGATATTAGTAAGAACGGTTTAAGATTATATTTTAATGATATTAAGTCTTTAAGAATAGAAAACCGTACTTTTCGCACTATTAAAATGAGAGTGAAAAAGTTTTATAAAAGTGCTTGGGATGTTGATATTAAAGAACAACAACTTAGAGGATATAAACTTTTATTAGGAATTAATTAATTCTTATTAACACAAAATATTTGGTAGGTATTGAAAAAATACCTACCTTTGTTGTGTAAGAAAAAAGTAGGAGTAATATTCTAAAGTATAGTCTCCAACAGGTAAAATATAAAATTGTTAATAAATGCAAAAATTTTAATATTATTTAACATAAAAAAGTATTGAAATGTTTTGGTGTATCGAATATTATTCGTACATTTGCATATCGGAAATACAGAAATAAGTTATTAACCATTGTTTCACGTGGAACAATTAAAAATTTAAAGTTATGGGTAATGTTTATTACATGGATAAAGAAACATTTGTTTTGAAAAGCAAACAACAAATTTTGGTTTATAATTACATGATTGAAGATTTAAAAAACATTCTTCCAATTGTGCAAAAATTTGACCAAAGGTTTTTAACCAAAAGATTAACTACTGCAATAGAAAAAGTTTTGAAACATTGCATAGTTAGTTTACACGCTGATAAAATAAAAATCAGCATACAAGGAGAGTTAAGATACGTTAAAGGTGGTGGCTATATTGAATGGGACAGTTACGATATAGATTTAGATGTTAATAGACTTGGTTGGTTGTTAAATTCTGAAAAAAGTATTGAAAACATTCAATCGACTATTAATTACTTTGAAAAACAGATTAACGAATACCAACTATGTATCACTAACTATGATGAATTTGTTAATAAACGTTTAGAAATTGAAAAACAAATTGAAGAATACCAAAAACTTGTGCCTTATTGTATGCGAACAGGTTTTAGTGTATATGGTACTAAATATTATATAGATGAAATAAAATAAAAGTTAAAATATTTGCAAAGGTAGATTTTATTTTCTACCTTTGCATAAACAATAAAAAACTAAAGTTTTATTTTAAAGCGTTTTAAAACATGAAAAAATTATTATTTAATACATTATCAAGACAAACAAAAGAGCTTGAAAAAACGGCTAAAAATGCTATTTTAGCCTTATTAAATGAGATACCAAACAAAACATATCAGACTGATAAAATAGACGAAGAAAGAAATATAACAACCTATGATAATGAAAAATTTGCTTTTGTAGGCTGTTATATTGATAAAACAAAAGGCACATTTACATATAATCTACATGATGGGTTAAAGTTATTAGGCTATAAAATAATAAATGATAATGATATGATAAGCGAAATATTATACAATAAACTGTATGAAATAGAGCTTTTTAATATTGATAATATTCAACTATTAAACGTTATAAAATACATCAATGAGATAGAATTTTCTGAGGATTAAGATTTATTAACTCAAATAATTTGCAAGGTACGGATGTTCTTCGTACCTTTGTTGTATCAAAATTAAAGTACTAACAATTAAAAAATTAAAGTTATGAAAAAGTTAAAATCTATTGAGCTTTACAGAAATTTTCCAGTTATAGACCAAAAACAAAATTCTAATTTTATTTTAAAATTATTTCCTTTTTTCTTTCAGAAATTAAAAAAAACAATGTGGATAGAAATACCTTTTGTTGGCGTTAAAATAGTAATTAATTAATATTATTAACGAATAATAACATAGAATATTTGGTAGGGAACGGAAATTTCCCTACCTTTGTATTATAAGAAATAAGAAGTACTAACAATTAAATTTTAAAGTTATGGGATGTTTAAATGTTAAAAAGTATAACGCTATGCAAGCGGAACGGGAACAAGAATTTTTAAATAAGTTAGACCGTACAGGATTAACAGAAACAGATATTAAAAAAATGTGTGAAAGCTACTTTCCACGTATTAACAAAAATTATGGCTTTGTTACGTTTGATAACAGAACTTGTGCAACTGAAATTCATTGGCACAAAAGAAAACCTTATTAACAACAATTAACTCAAATAATTTGGTGGGGAAAGAAATTTCCCCTATCTTTGTAATACAGAAAAGGAAACAAAGGTATAAGTAACATTATAGAGTATAGTCTCCAACATATTTAATATAAAATAGTTAAAAAATACTAATTAAATTAATAATTTTTAACACAAAATAATTTGTAAAATACTTGCATGATTGAAATATTATCTATATCTTTGCATTATCAAAATTAAGAAGATTACTAACAACTAAAATTTAAAGTTATGGCAAATTGCATTTTTCTTAAAAACGACTCTTATAATAGTCCCGTAGTTGCAAAATTGGCTGTTATTGAAATAGAGGGTGACTATGATTGGTGGCACATTAAAACACGCCCAATCAAAGCTACAAGACAAAATATAGAGCTTTTAAAACTCTATGCAAGAGAAAACACAACAGATTATATGCGTTGTGAATACGATTGTACAGGTAGCACTAAAAGAACATATAAGGTAAAGGTTAAAAAAGGTAAATGTTGGTTAATTGAATATGGTAGTGTAGATTGCTAACATTTATTAACATAAATAATTTGGTAGGTATCAGAAAAATACCTACCTTTGTTTCAAACAATTAAATAGAATAGTTATGGAAGAAAAAATTAAACAATTTGTTAAGCAGCTAAATGAAAAATACCCCGAATATGTCGCATCATATACACAAGGGAAAAAGTTTTACAAAATATGGAGAACATTTGGTGTACAGAAATGTATCTATTGTTTTGTAGATATGGACGGAAATATTTACAAAGCTGCAAGTATTAACGCACCCGCAAAACATATTAGAGGGCACATTTCAGAACCTTTTAAAGACAATTGTTGCGGACGTTACGGAATTAAATATTTAAAAGGTCCTAACTTCTAATTAAATTTATTAACATTTGGTGAAGTATAGTAGCCAAATGTTAATTTTTTAATATATTTTAACTAAAAAAATATAAATGTGTTGGAGACTATACTCTAAGATATTACTCTTACCTTTTTTATTACATTACAAAGATAAGAATAATTTCTTTAAGTACCAAATATTTGATTAATTTTTATTATTCATTAACACAATACAGTCTTATAGTTAATTTTGTGTTAAAGATAGAAAAATACTTGTTTGGTATTGATATAATTCATACCTTTGTGCATATCAAAATTAAAAGCAATAAAGTTATGAAAGCAAGAAATTACATTCCGCAAATTTCCGTTTATTATAGTGAGAAAAACTATAATGACTATAATAACGCTATACAGCAAGCTATAAAGCGTTTTAAAGAGTTTTATTCTCGTTTTGATAAACGACTACTCACAACAAAGAAAAAAGTTAATGTGAGCATAAAAGGGCACATTTTAAATGTGAATATTGACTTTAACAAAGTACATTATTCACAATGTTATGAGATAGTAAACTATAACGAAATAAACGGACTTCAAATCAATTATTAAAGATATGGCACGAAATATAAGTCTTTCAACCGTAGAGAAAATTTTTAATAATTTAGGTGATGTTAAATTAGAACCTAAAGTTTATGAACAAATTGAAAAAAAATTACGATTTGAGGGTAGAGATAAAAGGTTTGATTTATTTGTTGAGGCTGGCACAAATAAATCTACGCTCTTTAAGTTTATGAAACAAAGATACTATGTTTACTATGATTACAGTATTAATAAGTGGAAAGCTGAATATAATAACAGATAAAATCATACTATGTTAATTTATAGTTAAATATAGGGAAATATTTGTTTGGTATTAATTTAATTCTTATCTTTGTACTATCAAAATTAAGGAAATTATTAACAATTAAAAAATAAAAGTTATGGCAATATTCGGAAATTTCGTAGGTAAAAAAGATTTAGAATTAACAAACGAAGAAAAAGAAATGTTTATGAATTTCTTCAAAATGAAACTTTTTAACTATCATAATTGCAATTTTGAAAAGGTATTAACAATTCAAGATGTAAAAGAAGAATGTTACACAAGTTTCACAGATTTTAAATCATATTACTTTATTTTCAAACCAAAAGAAAGTTTAAACGGGAGAAATATTAAAAGGGATAGAGTTATTGATTTTTCGGGTATTTCTTTTATAATTCGCAAAGAAAGCGGTTTTTTAGAGATAAAAAATGAAGAAGAAAACATAAATGCACCCGAATTTCAATATGCTTTAAATATCTGTATTCAAGGAAAACAAATAAGGTATAAGCATAGAAATATAGAAAGTATTTCTTTAAAAGATTCGTTTCAGTTTGGCACTGAATTAAACGATTTCGATTTTTCAGCTACTTTCTATGACTTATATAGAACACTTTATGGCTTATATTAATTAAAAATAAAATAGTTATGAAAGAAAAATATTTTATAGTTGTAAACGAAACAAAGAAAGAAATATACTTTGCGTCTAAAAATCAATTCAGAGCACAACATTTTACAAAATTCATTTACCAAAAATATGATAAACATGTTTTCTGTGTGCCACATTATTTGACGCAAAAAGAAATTGAAATGTATAAAGATATAATCAGTAAGAGAGGTTAAAATAAATAAAATGTTAAGAATTTGACTGTTCTTAACATTTTTTAACTTATTTTTATATATAAAAAATAAAGCATAACGGAGACTATACTTTAGAATATTACTTCTACTTTTTCCCCTTTTGGAACACTACAAAGATAAGAAGAATATTTGAAACTAACAAATTTATTCCAATGATTAACATTTAATTAACTCTTAAAACGTATTGTGTTAATCAATATTAATAAATCACGTTTTATTTGGTAGATATAAAATTAATTCATATATTTGCAATATCAAAATTAAAACAAAGAAGTTATGGAAAAGAATTTAGAGTATTACAGAGAACAATGTCAAGAAATTGCAAACATGATTGCAAATGAAGTCACGGACGCAAAAAGCGTTAAAATTGATTGTGGCGGCTTTTGTCCTTACTTGTGCTTTATTAGAATAGACGCACTTGACAAAAAAGATTATATAAATAATATATCAAATAATAGTATCTTTATAGATATTAAAATAGACTTTCAAGAAAATAAATTTGAACTGTTTAGAGATGGGCACATTTACCTATCACCAAAGGACAAAAAAACGCCACAATTTAAATATTTAGCTATGCGTGGTATGATTAATATTGCAGAAGAAAAAGGAGTTAAAAAAATGTGTAAAACAAAGCATAAAGACAATAAAACAACCGCTAATAAAATAGCTCTTTACTTCAATGAAGTTATGAAAGCTGTAAAAGAATATACAGGCGGTTATCCTTACAGACAAGGAATCGAAGAGTAATTAACATTTATTAATACAAAAAATTTGGTAGGAATGAAATAATTTCCTACCTTTGTATCAAACAATTAAAGATAACAAGTTATGGATAAAGAAAAAATTATTAATAGTATTTGTATAGCTTGCAGAGCTACACAAGGCGGTACTTTAAAGTTTGGTACAGGCGGTTTTGTAGATTTTTCTGTAAGTTGGGATTATCAATGTAATTTTGACATTTTTAATCTTAAAACAAAAAAACATCACTTTTGTAGCACTTTAGGCACAGCCGTTGAAATTGTTGAAAAACTATTAACAGAGATATAACATTTATTAACTAATTAAATTTGGAATTATGAGATAAAAGTCGTACATTTGTAATAGAGAAATACAACTGATTAAGTATTAATTTTAATAACGTCTAAAAATGGAAACAAATAAGCCACCGCCCTAAAAAGGTTATTTAAATTGATAACATATAATATAATAATTTAATAGCCACGAAAACTAACGAGGTACGCAAGTTTAAAGAATAAAAGGTTTTAGAGTGTACTGCATTAAGCAAAAAGCTATGCCACCAAAGTATTAAGTTTATAACATTATAATATATAGAGTAATTTAATTTATATTTAATTTTAACTTTCCGCTGTTTGCGGACTAAAAACATAAGTATGCACTTAATTAGAGATAAGACCATATAAAAATTATATGTAATATAGAATGAATTTATAGATTAAGAAAATAAGGCAAAAGCTCTGATAAATGACGGTATTATCAGAGCTTTTTTAATTACAGTTTTTAACATTTTTTATAAGTACGTGACGGAGACTATACTTTAAAGTTTTAACCTTACCTCTTTGTTTTTCTTACACTACAAAGATAAGGATAATAATTCAATCTACCAAACATTATTTCAGTTTTAACATTACTTTAACACAAAATACTTAATATGTTAATATTGTGTTAAAGATATGATATTACTTGCATATATGAAAAATAACATATATATTTGCAATATCAAAATTAAAGTAATAAAGTTATGATTGGAAAAGATAAAAGTTACATTAAAAGTAACGAGATTACAGAAATAAAACTAAAAGCGTTTAGAAGCTCTTTTTCAAAGGATATTATTCTTTGTGGGGAAAGTATTACAGATAGACAAAAAGTATCTCAAAAGTGCTTAGATTATCTCTGTGATAAATTTAAAATTGAAAAAGTGAAACTAACAGTTTTAAATAAGCCACAAAGAAAAAAAGCAAATGGCAAAACTTTAGGTTTTTATACTGTTGGGAGAAATCATATCACAATATATAATTTAACAGCTACCACACAAAAAACTGTATCTATAAAAACTTTTTACGATACATTATTACATGAATTTATGCACCACTACGACTATAAAGTTTTAAAACTTGAAAACAGTCTGCATACAAGCGGTTTTTATCAAAGAATAAGTGACTTAAAAAATAAATTGCAATAAAAACATTTATTAACACAAAAAATTTGATTATTAAAGAAAAACGCCTTATCTTTGTAACACCAAAATAAGAGAATTAACAATTTAAAAATTAAAGTTATGGAAGTAGAATTATTAAAGAAAGCAATTTATATCAGAACTAAAAAGTTTTCAATTTGGTTCGGATGGCTATCATTCTCAAAAAATGATTGTTTTATACCAACATTCTATTTTAATAAGTTATAACATTTTAAATTTTAAAGTTATGTTATATAGTGGTGAAACCGTTTTTTTAAAAAGTACTGATAATGCAAAAGCAAATGTACTCTGTAAACAAGTTAATAAAATAACTGCAAAAAAATTGTATGAAAAGGGAGTTAAAATTTGGCTGCACCCTTGCAATTTAACACTTAATAACGTTTGGCAAGTGCCTTATCATTTCCAAAAAAGCGAAACAAATACTGAATGTTTTGATAGCCTTGTTAATTCTTTCAGATATTATAACTGTGATAGTCAAAGAGGTAAAAGAATTATTTTCTTTGCCGAATGTGATAATAAGGGAAAATTACTTCATTCTTAAAAACTGACAGTATGACAAACATATTATATATAGGGCTATTTACAGCCCTTTTAATAGCACTTTTTTTCTTTGCAATGAAAGTATTATCTAAGCAAAGAAAAGCTAACAGAGAGGAAAAAACTCGCTTTATTTGGGCGAATATAAGATATAAAACATAACTTTAGATTTATAGAACTTAATTTTGATGAAAAAATGCACCCGTTTGTGAAAATAGGTGCATTTTGCTTTTATTAACACAAATAATTTGTATATGATAAATAAATCACTTATCTTTGTAATATCAAAATAAGAGTACTAATAATTAAAATTTTAAAGTTATGACACATTTTAATGTACACCCACAAGTAGTAAATATTACAGGGGCTAATAATAGCAATCAAATAACAAAAGAATACTATGATTTTTTAGTAGGCGAGATTAATAGAGGTACAATTAAAAAAGCTGTTTGCCGTATTGAAAATAAAGTATTTGGTACAGTGTCTTATCATTTAATATCGTATTAACATTCATTAGTAATAATAATTTGCCTATTCAAAATTAAAAATTTAAAGTTATGGATAATAATTTACAAGAATTTAGATTTAATACAGGTGTAAAAGTATATAGTTTTTGCCCTCCAGTTCCTTGTGTGGGTGAATATCAAATTGTAGACGGAAACGGAGTTAAAATAATTTTGTTTTATTGTATTGATGTTCCGAAAAATGCTACTTTCTTATTTGCTTGTGATACGCCTAATTTAGACAAAGCAAAAGAAAATAATGTGATAGTAAGGGAAATTATAAAAGGCGGTTTATGCTCCAAATACGCTTATTTTAAAACTTATTAGCATAAAATATTTGGTAGGTATTGAAAAAATACCTATCTTTGTAATATCAAAATTAAAGAAGTTACTAACAATTAAAAATTTAAAGTTATGAAAAAATTTCAATTAAGTTTTCAAGCAAGAAAGATTAATGCAATCGGAATTGTTTACAATAACTCTGCAACTGTGGTTGCAGATAATTTACAAGAAGCGACAAATTATCTTTACACAATCTTTGAGCATATAAAAGATATAAAAATTGTGAAAAAAACTAAAACAAATATGGAAAAGGGAATTGTTAAACATAGTTAAAAAAATTGTTCCACGTGGAACACCCCCTACATGGGGGCTACCCCCGTAACCCCCCACTCCGTTCCCCCTACCTTGAAGGGGTGGGTAAAACAGGGAACGGTCTGGAAAATGAAATTTTTTTGGTCCAGAAAATTTTTATTTTTCGTAAATGCCTAAAAATCTAATTTTAAATTTCACATTTTTTAAAATAAAAAATGGCTTTTCAAAAAAATTTTCCAGAAAATTTTTTAGCTTTTTAAAAAAGGTATTATTTTATTTTTGCTAATTTATAAAAAAAAACGTATATTTGCAAAAAAAAATGAGATTATATTATGATAAGAATATTTGAGCATATAAAAAGTGATTATACCTATTACATAGATGAAAATACATTTAGTATTTTTAAAAAAAGAAAAAATGGGTCATTAAAAGAAATTGGAACTAAAAAAAGTAAATATGGTTTAACTGTACAATTACATATTTTTTATGACGAAAAAATAAAAAGATGCCGTAATAGGAATGTTTATCTGCATACTATTGTTGGGGATTATATTTTTAAAGCAAGAAAGAAATATGTTATAAATTATAAAGATAATGATATATATAACTGCACAAAAGAGAATATATACATTACGTATTTGTGTGATTTAAACAGAAAATGGAATAAGTTAAAGAATAAAGAATCTACTTATTTATCTGATAATGGTGATGTTTATTATGAACCTTATAAATGTTTTCTTTCGCCATCATTTGATATTACTGGTTATGCATATTTCTATATTAATGGTGAAAACATAAAACGTTCCCATCTTGTATGGAAATATTTTGGTAATGAACCATTTAAAGATGGCTATGTTGTTGACCATATTGATAATAATCCATCTAATGATGACATTAATAATTTGCAGTTAATAACAATTAGGGAAAATATTATTAAGGATTTGCACAAAAAATCAAATTTGCCAACTGGTGTGCGTAAAGAAGGTAACAAGTATAAATCTTATATTGGCTATACTATGGATGGGGTATATCATGAAAATATATACTTAGGTGTATTTGATACAATCGAGTTAGCAAGTGATTGTTATCAAAGGGCATTATCTTTAGTTGAGAATGGTATTAATCCCATAAAAAGTGGTGACAATAAAGATATTAAGTATAAATTTTCTGTTGATAAATGGTATTATAGATTGCCATCAAATAATGGTAGAGACAAATATTTTGGTGATTTTGATTCTTACGACAAGGCATTAGAAAGTTATAACAGTCACATTGATATATTTAAACAATTTTTTAATGAGACAGATGAAGAAAAAGCAATAAGGAAAGGTAATTTTTCTTTCAAATATAATGGTGTATCATATATGATATGCAAACGCAAATATGGTGATATTGAATTTATTAATGCACTCAATTATTATAAAAAATGCAAAAAGAATTGTAATGTTCAAGAATTTATAAACAGCATTCCATTGATAAGAGAGAAAATATATAATGAGCACAATAAAATTTATGAGTCATTAAAGAAGAAAAAGAAAGAAGAAGCAGCCATTAAATATGCTAAACTTTTAAGAGAAAAAAAGATTGAAAAGTTAAAGAAAGAATCTTTTAAAGATATAAAAGATGAATTAGATTCTATTAATGAGTTTTTAAAAGAGTCGAAAATGATTGAATTTATGAATAAACCTAATTATATTCAAAATTCTTATAATGATTGTTATACAATAAATGTTCCATACAAAGATGGTAAATATTACTATTTACACAGTTTCAAAAACAAAGAAATAGTAGATGAAATAGATAATATAATGAATGAATATAAACAATCAGATAATTTCATAAATTTATTCAATGATTTTAAAAGTAATAAACTTCTATCATATATAGAAAAAGACAATGTTTATAGGCAACAAATTGAATCTCAAAAGAAGAACAAATTAGGTTATTATTATTTGCCAAAAAAAGATTTATATAGAGTTAAAAAACATTTAAATAACAAAGAATATGTATTAGGTTATTATAAAGATGAAAGATGTTGTAAATATATTTTAGATGAATGTAATAATGCAATAAAATTGGGTATATTTTCTACATGGTATAAAGATATAGAAAAACATAAACTTCGTGTTAGAAATATGTTTAATGATTTAACTTTAGTCAGAAGCAGGAACATAGCATCTAATAATAAAAAATATTTAGAATTACCTTAAAATATTGTTGAGAACTAAAAAGACACTACTTAGTGTCTTTTATCTTTTTATAATATTGGCATTATTTTTTCATTTATGAAATTTGTAAAAGTTAGTTTTGATTCTTTATATTGTTTATATAATTGTTTCTTTTGTTTGAGTGTTAACTTTTTGAATATTTTCCATTCATCTGTGCCATCTTTATGAATTATATTATAATTGTTATCATATTGATGTGCATATGCTTCCAGTTCAAATTCAATAAATTTATATGGCATTTTAATTCCGTTTATAATTGGTAAGTTTTTAAGGTATAGCCAAATATAATGAAGATAATATAATATCCATGAATTATGGCATTTAATTGCTTGTTTAACGTGTGTCATTTCATGATTTTTATCATCTTCATTTCTTCCTTTTTCTTCATCTTTTACCCATCTATCATACGTTTTCTTTCTAATGTATATATTTCCAAAGAAACACATTAATTTACTATTATTAAATGGGATGAAATTATTCACTATTAATTTCATTTCCGTTATTTGACTAGGCTTTTTCATGTTAATTACAATTTTATCATAAATATTTGTGTTATGATTAATATAAATTAACATTGATTATTTGTGGCTTTTATTTTTTGTTTATATCTTTGTGTCATAATTAAAAAATATATAATTATATGGACGAAAAATTAAAGAGATGTATTGAGGTGTTAGTACATTATGTATATGACACATATGACGGTAATGAATCTGAAATATACACATTATCTTATTATTACATGTATATTAATAAAGTTAATGATATTGAAGGTTTATTGGCTTGTTTTGTACAAGCTATAATAGATGTAACAGATAAAGAGTTTTCTGATGTATATAAGAAAATAGTTAATCATCCACAAATTAAAAAAGTATTATTTTAGTTAACATTTTTTATAGAAATAAATTTTGTATATTAAAAAAATAGTTTTATATTTGCACAATAAATTTAAAAAAGGTATAACATGGAAAAAATTTTCATATTGAGTCAGATTGTTTCTGTATCTCTTTACAAGACAGTGAACCGTAGTGATTTATTTAAATGGGTAAAGAAAGAGAAATACAAAGGTTTTCTTTTTTGGAGAAAAAAGATTGAGTATTATGAATGGAATGATGGTACCAGTAGTGATTTTCTTAGTGAAAAATATGCTACTGATGAAGAATTATTGAATTATTTTAAGACTTATATCGGAAGGGATGATTTATTCATTAAGGATAAGGTATTATATCAGAAACCTTATGTGAAGTTAATTTTATCTAATGACACACATTTGAATAAGGTATTTGAAGATGATATTCTTGCAGAGCAGTATTATGTTTCTGTTCAGGCTGAATTAAGTCGTTGTGGTATTCCTTATAGAGATTTATCAAAAGATTTGTTTTAAAATATAAATAGAAATATTATGATTGATTTGTTATTATTATCTTTATCCATATTCATTGTTTATTTGTCATATACGTTGTTTAGTATTAAGATGATGCCAATTAGTTTATCTGATACATATTATCAATTAGAAAAAGTTGGTAAACCGAAATGGTTATTTCAATTATGTATGTTTTTGATAAGTGCTTTATTGTTACCTTGTTGGCTTGTCATATCTCCTGAGAATATACAATTTTTAGCATTTTTAGGTTGTGGTGGTTTATTATTTGTTAGTGTTGCTCCTGCATTTAAATTACCATTAGAAGGTCCTGTTCATTATGTTTCTGCATACATTAGTGGTGGTTGTGCAGTATTATGGGTTTTATGGGTGGGTTTATGGTATATTCCTGTGTCTTTATTAGTTGTTGCATTATTGCTTACGTTTATAAAGTATAAAAAGCAGGTAGCATTTTTATTGGAATTGGTAGCAATTATCAGCGTATTTATTAGTTTATTAATGATGTATTATAAATAATTATGGAAAATATTGAAAATAGTACAGTGACTCTTAGAGATACTAATTGTGTTATTTTAAAGAAGCGTGAATATGATGATTTAGTAAATGCTGCTGATAAGGGTATAATGCTTCACATAGGTGTTTCCAACAGTGATAATTATGATATTGATATTAAGGCGCATAAAAGCTGTATTATTGTTGGTACTGATAAGATAGCTATTTCTCCAGGTATAAGTAGTCAAATATATCGTATTGCTAAATATATTAAAGAAGAATTTGATACCATTATTAAAAGTAATGATAGTATAATAAGAAAAAATCACATTGATAATTTAGAATCTCTTCAAGATGATTTATTAGATGAATTTAGTCAATTATCTTGGTGGGAAAGGTTATTTTTTAACCCTGATAAAATTAAGAAGAATATAAATGATTATAATACGATAGATGAAGATTTATCTAAAGAATAGAATTTATGGCAAGTAGTGTTTCAGAAAGAAATTTATTAAGTGTAATTAAGTCTCATTATTCGGATGCTGTATCACAGAAACGTTTTGATTGGTTAGGCAATCAAAGTTTAGATATATATATTCCCTCAAAGAATGTTGCTATTGAGTATCAGGGTGAGCAACATTACAAGCCTGTTCACATTTATGGTGGTAAAAAGGGTTTTAGGCAGCAACAGAGATTTGATAAAAAGAAAATCAATTTATGTAAAAAACATGGGGTAAATTTATATTATTTCACTTTTGTAGAAGATGCCCCTAATAAGTTACATGGGAAAGTAATGTATAAGAATACTCGTAAATTATTGCGTAGTATTAAATATCCTTGGTTAAAGTGGACAAAGTTTATTATTGAAGGGATATTTTGGTTAATTGTTATATTTTATATGATTTTATTTTTCATTTAATTAAAAAAATATTATGTTAGTAAAAATAGAAAATGAATATTATGAAGCATCTCGTGTTCAAAAGGTGGAGAAGCCCTATTTGTTTATTAAAGTAACTAAATTATCAGATGGCAGTTATAAACTTATTCAAGTAATAGATGATTTAAGTTTACAAGAGGATTACGGTTTGACTGATGTTGTAATTCGTTATGATAAAAACTTATGTAAGATTGATTTAACTAAATACGATTATGCTATATCATATGGTTTTTCAGTTCATGTTGATGGTAAAGGTTTGAACATGTTTGATAGTAACTACAAAATATTAGTGAGTGGTTTTAAAACCATGCTTGAAGCAGCCGAAAATAGAGAGAAGTTTGTTAAAGAAGTTAATGAAAAAAATCAAAAATAATATGAATAAGAAAGAAGTTATTGAAATGTCTAAAAAGTATTCTAAGAATAAACAATATCAGGATGCTTATAAAGCAGGTTTTCAAGCCGCATGTAACATTGTCAGATGTAAGATTAATACTTGTGATAATGGTGAATTTTGTGATGAAATGGAAGAGTTAGCTAATGTTTCATTTATGGATTTAGATGATGAATGAAGATAAAATAAAAGGAATAAAAGCTATTGTATCTTATTACAATAAGGTTGAATTATTGAAAGAAGAAATTGATAAATTAAAAAGTATCAGAGAAAGCAATACATTTATAATGACAATATTTCTTGCAGGTGAAAATTCTGTTGACAATTATACCATGAGCATTACATCAGATAATATGATGCAAAACGATTATGGGGTACTTTATCAGGACTTTATTGATAAACTGATTGAAGGGAAAGAGAAAGAATTGGCAAGTTATAATATGGTATTAGAAAAATTTTCTGAAAAAATCTAAGTATTTTTTGATTTAGTTTGATAATAATTATCAAACTAAACAAATTATGGCGAGCACATTCAAAATTATACAAGCAGGAAAAGCTCAAATGGTATTAAGAATAATCTTTGGACAATGTTTAGGGCAAATAAAAGATGAAGTTTTTACCACAGGTACAGCTTATATAGGCAATAAAACTTATGATTTTTTTTATCAGAAATTAGCAGGTCAAGAATTACAAGGTAATTATCCTTTAGACGAATCTTATGAAAGTGAGATTGGTAAACCTTTTTCTGTACAGATTAATGATGTTTCATTTAATGGTGAATCTATAATGGATAATCCTAATCTTCATTTCACAGATTATAATACAGTTGTTGAAATGGATAATGTATATGGTATAGCATATGATTGTAGAACTTAATAAAAAAGCCTGATATTACTCAGGCTTTTCTTTTTTATCTTTATCTAATAAATCTAATACATGCCTTTTTAGACATTCAGGAGTATTATATATGCTTCTCCAATTATTTTTTACAAGTTCATAGAACATTTGTATAATATCTTTATCAATTTCTGGTATCATAATTTTAATTATTTTAAATAATATTTTCTTATTTGGTTTTTATTGTTGATACTATCTTTTCCATGATAGAAATCTTGACTATTAACAAACTGTGGCAATCTATATGATGCTGCTTGGAAGAATTTAAGGTTTTCATATTGAAATGAACCAAAATCAAATAATTCTCTTTTTTCTTCATCACCAATTCCCAATTTATTTACAATGTCAAACATTTGTGACACTGAAATATTATTTTTAGCAAGATGCTGTAAATAATAGTAAAAGTGATTATCATCTTTACTTTTATGTTTACCTTCAGCCATGCCATAAAGATTATTTATAAAACGTTCTCTATCAGGTATAATATCCCAAAATGATGTTTTATTTGGGTTAGGTATTATTATTTCATTAAAATTACGTCCTTTATAAGTTAAGAATTGGATTTGTTTTTCTTTATCTGTTAATTGGTCACTATCATAATCGGAAACAGTTCCTAATTCAGTTTTATATTTTAACGCATCTCTATAACTTTTTAATCCATGTTTTCTAAAATAGTCAGTTAGCAATTTAACAACTTTTTGTGATTCTTCGTTTGGTTGTCTTGACAATCCACTAATTTCATTAGAAATTTCATCCATAATTCCACGCATCCCACCATAATATCCGCTATTGATATTACTGATAAGTTGACCATTTAGATATTTTTCAAGACCATATTGTTTAAGTAGGTTTGCAGCTTCTCTTCCACTATCTTTTTCTGAAACCTCACCTGCAAACATAAACTTTAATATTTTAGCCAATACATTAGCATAAGTTTTTCTATCTGCTTTGCCGTTAGGTTTTGTATCATAATATCTACTATAATTTTCATAGTCATCATTAATTTGTTTATTCAATGTATTGTCACTTTGTTTGTTAAAATCATTTTCATTGTCATAAACAAATATCCACCTATTTAATTTTGACATTAGCATATGATAAACATATTGATATTGGTTTTTATCTTGTGGATTAAAAATTACATCAATTCTTTTAATATACTTATGCGCATCATATAGAGTTGGTTCATTAGAAAACATTCTATCTTCAGACTCATTACTTGTATGGTGGGCTTTTGAATCCAAATCAGTATCTCTATTACCATTATAATAGCTCATTTTACCCATTGATGAACCCCAGTAGTCAATTGCTTTTCCTTTGAATCTTTGTGAAAGTTTTCTGCCATCAAATTCAATTCTTACACCTGCTGTTCTAAACTTATATGAATAGCCAAAATTAACATTTCTTTGTCTTGTTAGAGACAAATAATACAATTCTTTTCTGTTTGTATTATCAGCACTACCGCCTAATGCAGATTGAAGATATATTGTGTCAGTATTGGCAATTTTTAAGCCTGTGTTAAGTGATGTATAATGAAACACTTCATCAGACAGTGCTTCTGATAACAAAGCTAACTTAGATTCAGGAATAATAATTTTCTTCTTTTCTCTTATATTATTTAAATTTGTATATAGTATCATATTATTTTGCTTGTTTTAAATTTTCTAAAGGTTTTGGTTTAAGAATATTCCATGTTCTTCCATTATCAAGTGAGAACTCCCAGAATGTATCAATCATCCATCCTGATTTTTTTGCTTTATCAACTGATTTATCTAATGTAATAGTTCTATACATTACATATTTTCCATTTCTTTTAGCTCCACCATTTAAAAGGTCAATTGCAGTTCTAAGATTATTTGTACCATAAGCTCCAGAGCCAAATAATGACATTGTTGAAGGAATTGTATCATTACCAAAATTTTTTATCTTATATATTGTAAATTTATTTTGATTTACAATTCTTCTATTATCATCTGTTGTTTGAAAAGTTTCACCATTATAATCATAGGTTGAAGGTTGACTTACAACATCATTACTAGCATGACCGCCATTGTCAACAGCTAATGGGTTATAGCCAAGATTTCTATTGGTTACTGCTCTACTATTATCAGGTGTAATACTATCTTTATATCTATCTTCATTTAAAATTTCTCGTATTGTAGATTCAATTAAAGAGATAAAATTATTTTTGCTTATTTTCATATTGTTATATGTTATTATATATGATAAATATGATTAAAAATTACTATTTATTGGTATATAAAATATAAATAAACGATGGATAAAGATAAAGTTATATTTCTAAATTCTAGGTTTATAGATGGAAGTGATGCTCGTGTGCCAAATGCTTCAGCAATTGATTATGGTGAAATAGCCATCAATTACAAAGCCAAATATGAGACAATATCTTTTAAAAACGACAATGAAGAACTTGTTCGTTTAAAACCTATGTATTTAGTTGATAATAAATTAAATGAAATCAGAAGAACTATTTTTTATCAAGTAGTCATTACTGATTCGCCTAAGAATGGAGATATGTGGATTGTACCACCACCAACGATTAAATAAAAAACTATTATAAAAAGAAAGATGAAACAAGAAATTTACAATGATTATGGCTTCATAGAAAGTGATTATTTATACACTCTACCTGAAGAAAGAAGAGATTGGAGAATAAAGATAGAAAACGAGATTGAAGAAGCCAAAGAAAGTATTAATACAAATGTGGATGAAGCTGAAGATAAATTATCTACGGATATTACAGAAGCAAAGGTTGAGATAAACAACAACATTGAATCATCAAAAGATGAAATTATAAATGAATTACATACAACAGTTAATTCATATGTAGTTAATGCTAAAAATGAAGTAATATCTAATGATAATGCTAATAAGGAAACTATATTAACAACTATTAAAGGTTGGCTTAAAATTTAGGCTACCTTTCAAATAATAAATTAATATTTATAGTAAAACAATATATAATGGAAAATTACGCATATTATATAGATAAATATTGTGATAACCGTCCCTTAGTTGGTTATGGAACTCAATTTAAACAATACTTAGATGAAGCGTTAAGTGGCAATACAATTAACATCTCTAAGATTAGTGAAGAATTGAAAGAAGTTGATGAACATTTAACAGATGTAGTTATTAATGTTGAAGGTAATTTAGCAAGTGTTGCTCAACAAGTACAAACTAATTTGGCTGGTGTTATGGTCAATGTTGAATCTAATTTAAGTTGTCAGATGTCTAATTCCACTTCTTCTATTAATGCTAATGTTGAAAAAGCCAAAGAAGAAATCATTGAGAAAATTGATGATATTGAATGTAGTGGCGGTTGCAGTGTTACTAAAGAAGATTTAGAAAATGCTGTTACAGCGATTAATTGGCATAGTGATGAAAATCGAAACGCAATCATAGATAATGCTGAATCTAAAAAAGAAGAAATTATTACTAGTGTTGTAGCTAACAAAGAAGATGCTGTTGTTAGAATTACTGCAAGTGTTAAGACTGAATCTGAAAAGGCTAAAGAACGTTTAGAACAAATTCGTTTAGAACTAATTGAAGCCATCAATAATACTGGACAATTAGTTGAACTTGGTTTTGGTAATCTAAATGAACAGATTATTGATAGTAAAGATGAAATAATTAGTGAAGTTAAAAATAATAGTGGTTTACCAATAACAGGTGGTGATGTTGAAGATGGTACAATCATTAATGATAATATGTCTTTACCTATTTTTGGTAATGATATTGAATAATAATAAAATAATAGTAAAATAAAAATGAATAGAGTTAATCCGTTTACTTGGGGTTATGATGAATTTGATAGATTTGAATCAATTCCAAATCAATTTAATGCAACATACAAAGAAGTACCAGACAATGTTTTTGATAAAACTGAAAGAGAAGTATTTTTCAATGAAGATACTATTTTAGTTAGTCCAAATATAGCTGCTGTGTGCGATATGGACAGTATATGTGATGCAGACCTTGCAATCGTATAATTAAGGAATTAAATATTAATAAGATGGGCTTTATTGAATAAATTTTCAGTAAAGCCTTTTTTTGTTATAAATGAGCTTTTTAAAAGAATATTTATATCTAAAAGACATATAATATAGATTATGGCAAATAGAACACAAAAAATAACCCTATTGAATGATAGGGGAATAATGGGAGATAACAATCCAAGATTGCCAGACCCATCAAAGATTGACTATGGTCAGTTAGCCATTAATTATTCTAAAAGTAAAGAAACTTTAGCTATTAAGAATGATAATGATGAAATTGTTCAATTCAAAGATATTAAATACATTGAAAGTATAATTAACAATACTGTTGGTTCAATACAAGGTGGAGAAACTGATTCAATAAATACTGTTGTAACTGATAAAGTTATCACATCTGATTTGAAACTTTCATCTACGATTGATAATATGGTTGTAATCAATCCAGATGGTGTATATGTGACTCTTGATTTAACATATAATCAAGGTGAATTAGTTATTTCAGGTTCAAATGGATTGAAAAAAAGTGTTAATTTACCTTTAGAATCATTTTTATCTGATGGTCAATATTATGAATCATATACATATAATGGTGTAGTTTATAAACAAGTAATTGTTTTAACTGTTCGAAATGAAGCAGGCGAAGAACATCCAATCATTATTCCAGCTGGTTCATTGGTTAACGTTTACACATTTTATGGCGATGGTAAAGGTTTAGTAGTTACTGTTACCCCTTCAGGTAGTGGTGATTCAAATGATTATGATGTACAAATTACATTAAAAATTAACCCATCTTCAAGTAATATATTGGTAAATGATGTTAATGGTTTATATGTAGAAGATTTCCGTCCATATATTGCAAAAGCAAAACAAGAAGCAATTGATACTGCTCACCAAGACGCAGTAAATATGGATAACATTGTAATTAAACATTGTGAAAAATTTGCAACACAAGAAGCCCAAGATGCTTATGATAGAGCAACACAATTTTTCTTAGAATGGTCAAATCAAATATTACATATTACAGGCGGTACAATGTTAGGACCAATTGTATTTGTTAATAGTGGTTCAACTGTTGGTGGTACAATTTATCATGATGGTACAATTAACCAATATCTAAGTGGAGCAACTACTGAATATAACAGTGGTTCAACTCTTCATATTAAAGATGGTACTAATGTTATTTTTGATTGTGGAGTTGAAATAGAATGGTGTGGCGAAATTATTGATAAAGATACAATTGACCAATGGAATGATATGATGCCAAAATCAGGTGGCACATTCTATGGTCCTGTTATTTATGGAGAAAAAACAATTGATGGCGTTAAACATGTTTCATCAAATACTTTTGCAAGCGGAACGACTAATACATTTGCAAATGGTTCTGTTGAAAATTATAATAATGGTTCTCAAATAAATCATAATAATAATTCAAATGACAATTATAAATCGGGTGCTACTGTAACATATGAAAGTGGTTCTCAAATTGACCATGCTAATGGTTCAAATGAAAATCACAAAAGTGGTTCTATTGACACTTATGAAGCTGGCTCAATCGTTAATTTTAGCGGTTCAACTAATTTTAAAAGTGGTTCTACAACAACATTTGAAAGCGGTTCTATATTAAATCATAATAGTGGAGCAACCGAAAATTATGCTTCAGGTTCTACAACAAACCATAATAGTGGTTCAAATGACAACTATAAAAGTGGTTCAACATTAACACATGAAAGTGGTTCAAATGAAAATCATAATAGTGGTTCTACTGACACTTATTTAAGTGGTTCAAGTTTAGTTCATGCAGGTGGTTCTACTGAAGATTATAATAGTGGCGCAATTGAAAATTATAATACAGGTTCTCAGATAAATCATAACAGTGGCTCAAATGACAATTATAAAAATGGTTCAACACTAACACATGAAAGTGGCTCTACTGAAAACTATGGTGCTGGTTCAACAGCTAATGTCAGTGGTAGCACAAATAACAAAAGTGGTTCAACACTAACACATGAAAGTGGCTCTACTGAAAATTATAATGCTGGTTCTATTACAAATATAAGCGGTTCAACTAATTTTAAAAGTGGTTCTACAACAACATTTGAAAGTGGTTCAACAATAAACCATAATAGTGGAGCAACTGATACTTTCAAACAAGGTTCTACTGTTAATTTTCAAGGTGCATCAGTTCATAACAATACATCTACTGATGTGTATGGAACTGGTTCTCAATTGACACATCAAAATGGTTCTGTTGAAAACTATGAAAGTGGCTCTCAATTAACGCATAAAGATGGCACTAAAGAGAATCATGAAAGTGGTTCAACTGATACTTATGAACCTGGCTCAATTGTTAATTTTAGTGGAAATACAATTAATAACAATGACACCTCAATTAATAATGTTGATGTCACTGAGACTTATAGTAGTGGTTCTACAATAAGCAATAGTGGTGTCACAAATTATCAAAGTGGTTCAACAATAAACCATAATAATGGTTCAACTGAAACATTTAATAGCGGTTCTACATTACATGTTAAATCAGGAACAACAGTTACATTTGATTGTGGTGTTGATATTACTTGGTGTAGTGAAACTCTTGATGAAAATAAAATTAAAAAATGGGACACAACAACTCAATCAGCAGGTTTCAATACAACTAATGGTGCTTACATACCATCTTCTGAAAGATTTACATCTGGTGCTACTACTGTATTAAGTGCTACTACTTTATTGGATAGAGCAATTCAAACAGTTATTACATCAGCAGGTTTCAACAATGATGGAACTTATAGTAAACCAAATTCTGGTAAAACAGGTTCTTATGTATCTGGTTCAACATCTGTTAAAGGAGCATTAGAAGGATTAGATAATCATGCTGTAAATGTAAATAATTCAATTGGATTGAATCAAAATGGCACAATGCCATCATTTACAGGTAATTATACTTCAGGAGCAACTAACATTATTGATGCTATTAATAAACTTGATACTGAAATAAAACGTTTTGAAACCGAAGCAGGTAATAAATATATGCCATATTCAGGTGGTACATTTGTAGGTGGAGTAACAGCAAGTACAGCAGCCCCATTTGTATTTAGTGGAACAGTGACTACACAAAATACTGTTACAATCAATTCAGGTGAAACAGTAAACGGAACAATTACTGCTAATGGCACATTAAACTTCCCAAATACAGGGAATAACATTACAGGTAAAGGTAGTGCGCATTTTGAACAAGGTGGTTTCCAAGATTATTCTGACATCAGATTAAAGGAAAACATAAAAGATTTGGATATTACATTAGACCAAATTCAATCACTTTCATTAATATATTTTAACTATATTGGTAAAGAGAAAGAAAACATTGGTGTAATTGCTCAACAAGTAAAAGAAATTTGTCCTCAAATTGTATATGAAGATGAAAATGGTATGTTTGCTGTTGATTATAAATTCCTATCTGTAATTGCATTAAAAGGTATTCAGTTATTAACTTCTAAGTTAATAGAACAAGAAAATGATATTAAACAAATAAAAGAGTTATTAAAAATAAAATAACATGGCATATATAACACCAACGAATCCCAAATGGGCTACCTGGTATGATGTATCACAAGCCTTACAAGAGCGTACTGGAGATTATACACAAGCTAATACTCAGTACGCTACAAAGGCGTATATAATTGCTAATTTTGATAATATTCATTTGGAAAAACTGAATACAACAAATAATTCAATTGGTATTTCATACTTGAACACTCAATTTGTAAAATGGGCTGATGTTGAAGCAATCGAATATGTTTTTTATATAGATACAGTTGGTAATACTGCACAAACTGTAACTAAAGATTATTATGCTTATAGTCAAACATTTGTTATATATTCCTACAAAAATATATACAAAAATGGTACTTTAGTTACGAGTAATATTCCTGTTGCATGGCATTATAATTCATCTCAAACAGGATGGACTACTAATTCACCAACAGGCGGTACAGCTAGTGCAACAACTATTACACTTGCAATACCTGAGAATAAGACAACAGCACAAATCAATTATAATTGGAGTGCTATTCAAAATGAAGGTAGAACATCAGGGGCAAAATCTATTTCAATTCAATTTCAACATAAAGCCAAATATGGTACAATTGCTTGGAATCCTTCAGGAGATATTTCAGTTGTATCTACTGCAACAACTGTTGATAAAGGAATTGTTGTAACAGGTAATTTCAATGATAATATATCAGATAGCCAAGGTACTGATGCAGCAAACATATTAACTGCTGTAACAATTACAACAAGTGAAACATGGGTTACAGGTATTACATTCTCATTAACCAATTCAAATTATAAGTTCCCAATGTGGACATCTGAAACGACTGATAGAGTAACAACAATAACATTAACTGTAAATGACCCACGATTAACATTGAGTGGACCGTCAACATTTAAAATAACACAAAAAATGCGTGTTGTTACATTTGATAATTTCAATTTTGAATTTTTACTAAATAATCCTTTATTTGGATGTATGGGTGGAACTAAAAATTATAAGATTATATCAACAGCTAATATGTATTATGATGGTACATTGCAAAATGTTGTGAATATGAAATATATTTTCCTTAATTATGATTCTTGGATAACAATTAATGACACACAAGAGTCTGAGAGAAGTGTGTTTAATGGTGCTAATTCTGGTAGTGGTACTGTAACAATTGGTGAAAACCCATATGAAGGTGTTGATAGATATGGTTATATTAATTTGATACAAATCAATTCAGAAGGTCAACAGTTGAAGGAAGTAATTGTACAAGATATACCTTGCATGGTATATCATTTTGATATATCTCCAACATCAATAACTGTACCTGGTCCAACAAGTGGAACCAGTGGAATAACAGTTACATCATATAAAATTATGAATGGTCATACAGAAAGCCCTATTCCTGTTGGTTATAAAGTCTCAACAGGTTCAAGTTGGCTAACAGTAACAGGAAATTCTTCACCAAGTGCAAGTGCAACAACTAATACAATTACATATGCACAAAATCCAAGTACTGCAAGAAATGCTATTGTTACATATACACAAAATGAAACAAATGAAAATGGGTCAATTTACAATAAACAATTAACTGTAAATCAAGAGGATGGTTTCATATATGTTTATAAATTTAGTATAAATAGCACTGAAGGAGCAACAACAACTCCAAGTCCTACTATTAATTTATCACAATTTGCATTCGGTGGTGGAAGTCAAACAGTGAGTCTTAAATCATATGCTGAAGTGCATATCGGTTCAGCAACAGGTACAATAGACCATTATGAAGCTATTAATTGGAGTGAAACAACTTGTAATTGGCTAACTGTATCACCATCATCAGGTAATGGTACATCAAGCCCTACTGATAACACAACTGTTACAACAACTGCAAGTGCTCAATCAGATTCAAGTAGTGATAATAGTAGATGTTGTGATATTACATTTACACAAGCAACTAGTGGCAAAAAAGTAATTGTTCATGGGTGTCAAGAAAAGAGCCAAACAGGTTATACTTATACATTTACAATTGATACAAGTAGTTTAAGTTTTGAAGCATGTTCTTCAACTTCAAAATCAGCTAATATTACATCATATAGAGAAACTACAAGAAATGGTAGTATAATTTCTGGAAGCAGAGTTAACATTGGTTACAGTGTTAATACAGTATCATGGGCAACAGCCACTTCAAATAGTAGCCCAAGTGCAAATGTTACGAGTACAACTATTACAGCTAATTCTAACTCAAATAACACTTCATCAAGAAGTAGTACATTTACTTATACACAAAGTGGAAGTAATAGAACTGTTACCCTTGGAGTAAGCCAAAATGGTGCTACTTGTGCTGTTTATGACAGAGGACCTTTACAAGTGAATATTGGTGGTGGTTTTACAACTGCTGCAAGTACAAATGTAGCAAGTGGTTCAACTACAATTAATGTTAGTTTCAGTTCACCACAATATTTAAGTCTTTGTGGTATTAGTACTAATACTAAATGTTCTGATGGTATAGAAAGTTATAAAGTAGAGTCTAAACCATCATGGATTACAAGTAATATTGGTGACAGTTATTCAACAGGTAATGATGTATTAACAGTTTCAAGTAGTGATGTTTCTTCAGAAAGAACTGGAACTGTTGTTTATACAAATGGATATACAACTGCATCTGTAACAGTAACACAAGCACAAGGTTTAAGTTATACTTATTATTTCAAAGTAAATAATAAGGAATCAAGTAAAATTAATCCTGACCATGAAACAAGTAGTACATTATCATTTAGTAATACAGGTTCTTCAACAACATTTACTGTTGAATCATATAGAGTAAACAGTATATCAGGAGCTAAAGAATATGTTGTTTCTGACACTATTCAAGGTCTTTTACCATCATACATTAGTTTAGTTGGTAGTGGTCCTGTTAATTACATAATGACTTACACAGTAACATTAACTGAAAATACTGATACAATTGGTCGTAACTATACATTACAATTTGTACAAAACAATTCAGGTTATAGAGTTGATGTTCCATTAACTCAAAATGCTGCAACAATTGATTGTTTTATGGGTGTATGGAGACCTACTGTGGGTAGTATTCCAACATCAGGTGGTACAATAGAGTTTAAAATTGACTCTTATCAAACAGTTAATGGTAAACAAGGTGCTAATTCATCATGGACTGCAAGTGTATCAGGTTGTAGTGGAACATTAAATAGAACAAGTGGACCTGGTGGTACTGCTGATAATGATAGCAGTAATATAGTTATATTAACTGTTCCTTCAGGAGCTTCAAGATGTGATGGTACTGTAACAATAATAAATGCTTGTGGTCAAAGACTTGACTACCCATATTTCAGAATTGCTGGTGATGTTAAGTGGTCTGACCCTGCTGAAAATACAACCAAATCAGTTAGTGCAGATGGTATTACATTTACTGCTTATGCTGATACAACAGGATTAACAGCAAGTGATTGTGAAGTAACTAAAAATCCGACATCTAATATTACTGTTGGTACGCCACAAGGAACTGGTACAGGAGCAAAAGCTGTGTGGGTTGAAATTACAGTTCCAGCTAACACTTCAACAGATAGTAGAAGTTGGGATATAACAATTGCCCCTAAATAATTTATATAAAAAAAGGTGAAGAAAATTCTTCACCTTTTTATTTTTATTGTTCAAGAAATTTTTCAAATTTCTCAATTCCACCTTTTTTCTTAACTAATTCAAGAAGTTTTTTCATTGTTTCGCTATCACTATCTTCATTATTATTTGAAGATATTTCAGCATGATTAGTTTCTTTTTCTTCAATTATTGTTGCACTTTTCAAATTATATTGCGCAACTTCAGTTGCATCCATTATAACTTGTGGTGTCTTATTCAACAATTTACAAATTTTATTTTCAATATAGTTAAGTTCTGTTAACGCTGCTGATGGGTCAATCATACCTGCTGATGGAGAAATTTCAGTTTCAGATACAAATCCTAATTTATATTTTGCTCGTGTATAAGCAACATACATTAAGTTTTGCTCTTGTTCTTTCTCCCAATCTTGGGTTGCAAGTCTGCTTGGCATTAATGTTTTACATAAAATATAAACATTATTTGCTTCAAGCCCTTTTGCTTTATGGATTGTTGATAAACAAACACCATCCGCACTTTCAGCAAATACATTTTCAATTCTATCATGTAAATCTCTTGCTGATGTTAAACCTTCAGCGAGAATTTCAAGAGCTTTAATTGAATCATATTTGTTCATAATTTGATTAGAAAGAGTTGCATCTTCTAAATCCATTCCTCTTTTAATCATAAGACGGTTTCTTTCTTCAAATAAGTCATCATAAAGTCTTGCAAATACGCCATCTTTTTGTAAACTAACATTCAACACTATTTGTTCAGTCTTATCAACCATTCTTAGCAGATTTAAGCCAATATCTTGTCCTCTGACATAGGATTTAACACCCATGCGAAGATAACGCATATAAAGCTTTATAAGTGGCATTTTTGTACGGCATAAGACCATATCTCCATCATGTATATCTTTTATTGATACATTATGAACAATTTCTCCATCAGGTGCTCTTTCTCTACATTCCATTGTGTCAACAAACTGATTAGCCAAGTTAACAACTTTTTTAGGACAACGATAAGAAATTGGTAAAGGTAATGTTGTGGTATTAGGTAAATTTTGTAATTTTGCAAAACTTTCAGCATCCGCACCTGCAAATGAATAAATGGCTTGTTTTTTATCACCAACAGCAATAAACCTAGTACCACGTCTAAAGCATCTTAAAAACAATTCTCGTTGTGCTGCATTTAAATCTTGGCACTCGTCAATAAAAATATAATCATATTGTAAACCAATTGGATTTAGTGTTAATTCATATGGTAGCCATACCATGTCCGTAAAATCAATTGAGGTTGTATTTTCTCTCCCCCATTTCATTACATTAAGAACTGCATTACATTCATCATCTATAATTGGAATATCATGTCTTGCTGATACTTGTAATAAATCTTTTTCACATTGTGCAAGGTTATATCTACCTAAATCACACAATTGAATTACATTATCAGTATATTGTTGTATCAATTTTGTGGTCATTTTATCAAAATCAGCAGAAGATAATTGTTTTATATTCTTCTTGATAAAAGTGCGATATTTGTATTCATCAATCTCAATATTAGTACCAAGATTTCTTCGTATCATTAACAGTCCAAGGCTATGTAATGTTTTTACTTGAACATTTTTGACACCTGCAAGTTTTTTTTCCAATTCTTTAACAATTTCTTTATTAAAGGCGATAAACAATGCATTGCAAGTTGATGGTATAAGTTTTACTGCATTTACAATTGTAGATGTTTTTCCTGAACCAGCAAGAGCATTAATAACCGAATTTCCATTTCCATGTTGAATAAAATCAAAAATATCTTGTTGATATTTACTTGGAATAAACCCAGACATTATTTGTGCAGGTTCTACTATTTTCTTTTTTCTTCCTCTTTTCTTCTTTGGTAATTCTTCTTTCATTTTATCAAAATTTAAATTACAAATATATTTTATGCAAATATACGATTTTTTTGTATAATATACAATTAAAAAAGGTTAAGAATTTCACAACCCCTAACCTTTAAGAGCCATAGAATTCACAAGAATAATTATTTTTAGTTTTTACTAAAAAGTTTCATAAACGAATCAATTGCTTCAGGATTAGTATCAAACATATTGACAAAAATTTCCAAAGCTTCTTTCAATCTTGGATTATCTGAAATAATAATTCCACACCCAAAAGATTCATTGTCATTTTCCTCTTTTTCTTGTTTTTCATTTTCAATTTGTCTAGCTTCAGTAAGTAGATTTTCTTCTGATGTACCAGAACCTAAATGAAGCGGAGAAACACTAGCAGGAATTACTTGTACTGCCAAATCAAGTGCAATAATAATTGCTGACAGTTCATCCATTGTAATCATATCTGATTTTCCTGACATAATATCTTCAAGAATATCTTCTTCAATAGGCATAATCTTGCATAATGTTTGGAAACTAATATCATTTTTAGTCATGAAATCTTCCAAAATCATAGCAATACTTTCTTTTGCTTTATTAGCCCATTCATGGGCAATAACAGCTAATTCAAAACTATTTTTTACCATTTTATATTTTATTAATTAGTTAATACTATTTCTAATGCAAATATACGAATAATCTAATATATTCGCAAAATATAATCCTTAAAATAACTTAAATTATTCTAATTCTTTCCAGTTATTAGGATATTTTTCTTTTAATTTATTTATCCACCAATTAGTTTTCACTTTAACCATTGGCAATCGTTGACCTTTAAGCATAGTAGTTCTTTTACAAACCACACCTTCTTTTACTGTTGGATATAAACAATCAGGTTTAGTCCAATCATTTTCATTAATAGATTGAATAAATTCTTGGGTGAGAGAACCTTTATAAATTATTTCGGGCAATTTAATTCCTGTATTATCAAATAATTCATAAAATGTTTTTGGTTCAAGATAGCCTTTCTTTTTTAAAAATACATCAATTAAGGTTAATGTCATTTTATCACCTTCTTGATGGAAGCCACAAAATGAATTTTCTCCACTGTATTCAAAATAGAAATGGATTTCATCAATACTATTAAAGACACCTTTCTTTTTAGAATTTTCTTTAATAATATTTTTGATTATTTCTTCATATTTTTCTTTAAATATTTTAACGCAATTACCAAACTGTTCATGTGTTTCATCAACAATCATCTTTTTTGAACCAAATGCAATAAATTCTTTAGTTCTAGCATTATATCTTGCAACAAAATTTTGTCCATCAATTTTATTTTCAGCGATAATCATATCATTATCTAATGTATGGTCATACTTCTGATTTTCGAAGCTCGGATAATGTCTCATTATTTTTTTGTTTTATTAAGTTTAAATAATATTCTTTAGCATCGTAATATGTTTTATCATATATTTCTTCAAGACCTTTATCACATTTTTTATTAGAGAAATCCATTAGATTAAATATTATATAAGCACTTCTCAAAAATTTATCTAACACTTCAATGTCATCAATAAAAATATGATGTAAACATAAAAGATTTCTAAATGCAAGTAATTCGTGTTTACTATATTTTAATTCTTCCATATTATTCAAATGTATCATAATATTCACTCATGTCTAAAATATTATATCCTTTAGGAAATAATGACATAGCTTCTTCTTCTTTTATATTTTTAAGAAGTTCTCTTACAATTGTTGAGGATGCTATAATTGATGGGTCATTCATTAAAAATAATGTTTCAATTTTACCAAATTTTTTGTTGAAATCTGCAATAGATTTTTCATACTCAAAATCTATTGTATTTCTAACCCCTCTTAAAATAAAATCAGCTTTTATTTTATTTGCATAATCATATGTCAAATTATCATAAGTACATATATTAAATTTACACATATTACATATTTCAGGATGAAACTGTGGAAATAATCGTGCCCATTTTTTCAATGCTTCATATCTTTCTTCTACTGGGAAGTAGCCTTTTTTATTTGGATTTATTGCCACAGCTATATCAAACTCAATCTTTTCATTGGCAGAAATTGTATTCTTAAAAATATTAATTGCTCTTAAAATTAAATTTTCGTGACCAATTGTAAAAGGGTCAAATGACCCAGGAAAAAATATTTTCATAATTATTCAAAATTTATTGGTCTCCAAGCAACCACTTTATATTCTTCATCATCATTAAGCCCATATACATATAAACCACTACGCCATAAAAACACTTCTTCATTTGTATTGTAAAAATGGTCTTTGCAATATCTTCCTATTTTTGCTATATGTTTATTAGGTTTTTTAACATTTTCAAGTACCATAATAACAAATTTATTAAAGAATCCATTTTCTTCTGAAGGAAGTTCATCTTTGACTTCTGTAAAATCATCACAGAAGTCAAAAGTGGCATTCATCGCTTCTTCGACATTAGTGTTATTCAAATTATTTTTAATATATTCTTTAATAAAATCTTTTCTATTTTTCATCTATTTCCCATGAATAAGGTTGTTTAATTCTTAGCTCTCTTAATTTATCCCTCACTGAAAGATAAAACTTACGATTTATTTTAGCTGAATAGCCAATTTTGAAATAAGGTGAACATACATTATAAAATCTTGACATAAATGTATTATAATTACCTTTATCTTTTAATTTGGAAATAAATTCGTTAATGGCACTAACCAATGATGTTGAAATTGATAACTTATATTTGCTTTTATCTAAAACAGATAAAATCGTTGCTTTAGTAATATAATATTGAGTTTCTTCAAAATCATCACCTTCTTCATCATACCAATATTCACAACATGGACTTCTTCTACCTTTTTCATCCAAACGTTCATAATAAAAAGAATCAGGCATACGTTCTCTTGTACCTAAATCTTCTATTTTAATATCTTCATCTGTTTCCCATGCTTTATCATACACTTCTTTTGACCACCAAATAAGGTTATTAGTGGTTTTAGGTTCTCCATCAAAACTTAAATCATGTAAATTACATGTACAACCACGATTAACACAATCATCGCAATACCATCTTTGACCATCACCAGATGGCATATATGTCCATGTTGCAAGTTTTCCACACTTACAACATTTTCTGTATCTTTTTTTCATCATTATTAAAACCTATTGTTGGGGCTTCATTAATTACTTGCCAAGGCATATAAATCATATTTGGCAAAGGTATATCTTCAGCCTTGTTTAACACTATAATTTCTTCAGTCACCTCTTCTTCAATCATTGGGTAACTATCAGGGATAAAATATTTTTCTGCATTGTTCATGACATTATATTTTTGGTTATACATTAGTTTTACAATGCAAATATACGAATAAAAAACGAGAACTCCAAAAGAATTCTCGTTAATTTATGTTATTTATAAGATATTTTATAAACCAGTTGATAATGGTGCTTTTAAAACGCCTTGTGATACATAATTTTCAATTTTAATATCCTCAAAGTTAAATTCATCAATAGTTTTGACTTTAGGATTTAAGTATAATGTTGGTGAATCAAGCACATCTCTTGAAATTAATTCTTTGGCTTGTTCTAAATGATTTAAATATAAATGAGTGTCACCACCATTAAATATTAAATCACCAACAGACATATTACAAACATGAGCAATCATATGTGTTAGTAATGCATATGAAGCAATATTAAATGGTAAGCCTAAAAATGAATCAACACTTCTTTGATACCATGAACATGATAATTCTCTTGTTGGTATATTTTCCTCTTCTAAAAGATAGTCATATTCACCATTATAAGTATGTTGATTTGTTTGACCATAAACATCAAGATGTGGGTAAGAGAAATTATCATTATCAATTTCTTCATCTTTAAATTTATTATAGTATAACTCCCAACGTTCAGTATTTGACAATTCTCTTGTATAGAATTGGAAAAGTATATGACAAGGTGGTAATGCCACTTCATTTAATACATCAGGATTATACGCAATACATAACATTCTTCTATCATCAGGATTGGTTTTTAATGTATCAATAATGTTTTGAATTTGGTCAGTATTACTACTGCCAAATCGTCTCCATTGTTTACCATATACATCTCCTAAATCTCCATATTCATAAAATTTTATTAAAGAATCATTCTCTATATATTTAAATTTATGTCCATTTTTACATCTTGATAAAAAAACATTCTTATTCGCTTTTTCCATATAATTATAAAAATGTTCAACACCATTATAATCCACAACTGTTAAAATACCACTTGTACCAATAATAGAATTATGTTTATCTATTAATTCACAATACCATCTATAAGCATCATCATTCCAAATATTAACTTCATTATCAACAAGATATTTAATATTTGTATCTCCACTCAGAAACCAAAGCAATTCGTGTATAATTCCTTTAGTGAACATTTTTTTTGTTGTTAAGAGTGGAAATCCTTTTCGCAAATCAATTTTCATATGTGTTCCAAAAATTGACTTAGTTCCTGTTCCTGTACGGTCTTTTTTTACATTTCCGTTTTCAAGAATGTTTTTCAACAAATCTTGATATTGTTTATCTACACTATTCATTATTCAGCTTTGATATAAGTTTTATTAAAAATATCACTTCGGCATGGATAAAATTCTCCTTCAACACCTTTTATAATATAATCACCAAATGATGCTTTCATATTCCCTTCTAATGTAGGAATTTCAAAGCCACCTTTAGCTTTAACATCGTTAATGGTTGCCATCTGTCCAAACATAGAGGTTTCCATTCCAATATTAAAAACAAATTCAATACATTCTTTAATTGAATCATCATTATCTAATAACTGTACAGCTTCAATTGTTACTGGTTTTTTTGTATATTTTTCAATCATTTTATTTTAAAATTAAGTTTAAGTAATGTATAATTAGTGAATTTCCCTATGTATGGGAAACCACTAATTATAATAGCTTTTTTTCTTATCCATCTTGTTTTTATTTAAAAGTTAATTTTAGATAAAATTGATTCAATTAATATTTGGTCTTTTTTATCTTGTGAATATAATGGCTCTAATGTTTTCTTATATTCAGTAAGTTCTTTAACTCTTTGTGTATAAAGAATTTTTCTTATAAAATACATAAGGTCATCCTGCCAATCACTTATTGAAAACCCATTCCATGTAAATGGAACAATCTTAAAGTCTGGAATTGAAGCAGCAACTATTTTTGTTGCATTTTCATAATCTTCAGATTTACGATTAACAAATGCAATCATTTTTACAAGCTCACTAATATCATTAATGATTCGTATGTTAATACCTTCACCTGTTGAAGTTCTATCTTGATAACTGAATCTACAATTTGTCTTAGGAGTATAAGCAGATGGTTTTAACTCTTTTTCAATTCGTGCTAATTCTTTTTCAATTTTATCTGTTGCAGTTGAAATTATTAAATCTTTTTCCATATTTTATTATATTATTTTTATTATTTAAAATTTTCGATTAATGAAAAATTCCTATAATCATATTGCATTGGAAATTCATCGCCATTTTTCATTTTAACCCATATACTATATTGATATTTTATTCTATCAATTATTAAATTTGCTTCTTCTTCAGAACAAACAAATTCTTGAAAACCATCATTATAATTACCCCATGTTGATTTTCTTTGTGAGTATTTATATTGGTATTCAAATTCTTTATTATTATTTGTTAGCCGATTTACTTTAGTTATATAAAATTTATATTTTTTGGTTGCTTTTTCTTGAAATTCATCATATGTCATATTTAGTTTTTCAACATATGATATTTGACTCCACGTTTTATTGTTCAATAGTCTTTCTATATCAACTCGTACATCAATAACTTCACCATTTTCAGTTTCATATAAAGTATCACAATATCCATAAACATCAAAATAACGATTTTTTGAACCTTTTACTATGAATAATTTATCTATTTGGTCTGCTTCACCATGAAATGTATGTAAAAATTTTTCTTTATAATCTTCAACTTCAGATAGTGATAAAATATTTTCATTTACTAAATGATATAAAGATGTTAAAGATGAATAACCATAAAAATGTTTTTTATTAATATCAACAAAAGTTGGTACTACTTTACTAACAAGTTTATAGTTGTAATTATTACCTTTACAATCAATTGCCATACCAGCAAAACCATGCCATGTCATTTTTCCAATATATACTAAATTGTCTGAAATATCTTTACTATTTGGCACTTTGCCTTTGTATGAAGCTCCAATTTTTAAGGATTTCATAGTTATTTTTTCAGTACTATCAATTAATTGTTTTGACATTTTATAATCAAGTGAATCAACAGGAAGCAATACTAAATCTTTGCCTGACCATGCATATACAAATTTACCTTCTAATCCTTTACCTTTACTTGATGTACATTCTTGAAGAATATATAAAAGATTTTCAATATTGATTTCAAATTCAAAATCTCGTGGGTCATAAACACGACAATATGTTTGTCTATGATTCCAACCAGTTGAATATCCACCAGCTTTTTTGTTGAGAACAAATCCTTCAGTTGGTACATTATCAAGTTCAAGTGGAGTGATTTTTTTATCTCTCCACCCTTCCCATGATGTTTCTTTAGCTAATTGTCCTTTTTTATTAATATATGTAACATATGATAATTTACCTGTGTAAGTGTCACCTCTTTTTTGAAACCCAACTTTAATTTTATCAGGTATATTTAATTTTTCATTTATTTCTGCCATAAAATTTATACTACTGTTTTAATAATTAAATTATCTCTTTCATCTTTAGTTTTAGTTCCACCCCAAAAAGCTTCACCTGATGAAATTATATAACTGTCATTATATTCATCTTTGAAACATAATGTATCTCCATAAATGAATAATCCATGTGGATATTCCCCAAGATACATCTCTTCACCAGTCCTAAAATTTAATAATTTAATTTCATCATGCCAACAATCTTCTTTTTTAAGTTCTTCAACAGCATCTTTTATTTTTTTGAAAATTGAAAACATATCTAAATCACTAGAATTAACAATTACAAAACTAAATGCTCTTTGAGTAAAAGAATCATATCCAAGAAGTTTATCCCATTTTTTACGTCTGTTATTCCACTCCCTATTTGAAATATTGTCAGGTTTATCACATTGATTTTGGTAATGATAATCTTCAACAAATGGTTCTATCATTTCAAAATATTCTTTCTGATGGTCAGCAAAATAATAGCCATAAACATAACCATTTTTCTCTGGTATTAGCGAAATTGTAAAATTGAAATTAATACTTAATAATGTTCTACAATCAGAGTTTAAATCAGTTACTAACGCTTTGTATATCTTATGACAATCAGCACCAATAAGATTATTTAGAATAATAAATGATTTTATTTCTTCAATAGTCAAAAGTTCATTAGCTATTTTAACAGCATCTTTTCTAATTGAAATTAATTGTTGTAATATGTCACCCATATTACTGGATTTAAAACGAATCCCATTATATAATTTTGTACTCATATCTAATTAAAATAATCATAAGTTACTATTTGTTTGTTTAACTTTTTGGCTGTTGTTGTCTTAGATGATTTGCTTTCAATATCATCAGTAACCAAATAATCACAATCTTTTACTGATACTTCGTCAACAACATATTCTTTATTTTCCAAGAATTTAATAAATTCCCCCTTAGATGAAAAATTGAATTTTTTTGGTGAACCAGTTAAACATAATTTAATTATATTACCTTCTCTTTTTTTAACAAATTCAATAGGAAGTCCATGCATTACAATATCTTCACATAAATTGTTAAATGCTGTTAATTTAGAATGGTCATCATCATTTTTATCCCATCCATACACAACTTTCTTTTCCAACCCAGTAAAAGAATAATCAACCCTTGATAACTTCTTGGCAATTTCTTTAACAGTTTTCCCACCAATAGACATACCATCTAAAGACATGAAACTAATCACTTGTTCAACAGTTAATTTTTTAAGATTATTTAATTGTTTAACAAAGTTTTCAAGTATTTTTCCTTCTTTCATTCCACAATCAATTAAATAATCAGTTGTAACATCGCCATCATCATGATTTGTAATATAAAATGAAGCAGGTTCTTTAACTTTATTAAATAATTCTTCTAAAAAAGCATCTCCAACCCCATCCAATTCAAGAACATTCATTGAGTTAATGAATTTAAATAATTTTTTACCTTCACAATCATCATTAGGACAATGTAAATGAGTATTATTAACAATTTCTAATTGAGAACCACAATGAGGGCATACAGTTGGCATCTCAAACGTTTCAATTGCTGGGACATCAACTGATGTAATCTGTGGAATAATATCACCTGATTTAACTAATGTTACAATTGCGCCTACACCAATTTTATTATCAATAATATATTTGTAATTATAACCACTAGTTTTTGATACTATTGACCCATCAAGTTCTACTGGTTTAAGCAAAACAACAGGTGTGAAATTTCCTGTTTTCCCCATTTTAATTTCAAAGCCTTCAACAGACGTTGAAGCATTTTCAGGTTTAAACTTAATTGCTAACGCCCATTTAGGGTGATGTGCAGTTTCTCCAACATAATCACGTTGTGAAGAATTTATTTTAGCTACCATACCATCTAAACGATATGGACTTTCATTATGTTTAAAATCTTCATATTCTTTAAAGACTCTTTCAAACTTTTCTTTACTCATACTAAGATGTTCATAATTTAAACATAAATCTTTGTAATGAGCAAATCCCCAGTTTCTAATATCATTAATATCCCAATAAATTATTTTACCATTTGATAACACCTCATGCATTTCAACAGGTATTAAATGAATTTCTGATATTTGTTCTGAAGTTGCGTCATCATTATTTAACAATCCAGCAACATAGTTTCTTTCATTAGAAAATCTTTTAGCATTTTCTTCTTCAGTCAATTCAGGCAAACGGGCATATTTTTCAGCAAATATTCTTTTTTCAATAACAGCTTCACATCTTACTTCAACAATGTTATCAGTAATAGGTATTGATAAAGGAATTTGCGTTTTATCTATCCTTGATAAATAATCTCTACCAAGAATACCATCACCTCGTGATAACGCCTTTGTTAAAATACCATTTTCATACACTAAATTAACAGCATTTCCATCAAGTTTTTGAGACCATTCAATTGTTACTAAATCTTTACCAATAACAGATTTGATATTATCATACCAAGCTTTAAATAATTCCCAAGGTGCTTCACCTGTTGATTTGTCAGCTTGTATTTTTTCCAATGAACCCATTTTAGATGGATGTGGAAACTTAGCTTTTCTATCCCAAGAACCAACTTTCTTGACAACTTCTGAACCATTATCTTTTAACCATTGTTCAAGTTCATCAAATGCACTATCTTCCATTATTGGTTCTTCATTATAATACATCTCCTTCGCTTTAATATATAAAGCTTCTCTTTCTGCTAATTTATCAATATTCGTCATCACTATTTAAATTTGGTATTTCTATTTTAGTAATATCGGCTCTTATGTTCAAAGCTTTTAATAATTGGAAGATTGAAATCTTATTTTCAACACCTTCAAATACAACTTTATCTTCAAACAACAATTTAACATTACCATTTGATTCATCTAATTCAACATGATAAATGGTATTGTTGGTTTCTTCAACAGGTTTATTTCTTTCTTCTATAATCATCAAACGACTATTCTCCAATTCATTCAAATCAGTATCAGGTAAACGAACTACATTGTGTTTAGGATTACCATTTACATCTTTAACAATAATATATTTGTTTAATGCTTTACCTTGTGACAAATCACTCCTAAACATCAAATAATCATTTACATCTATCTTTTCATAAAGATAGCTTCTTCCACCTTTAAATACTATCTTCAAATCCTTCAAATCATTATCTTTATCATAACACTCTGAATATAAGACATTTGAACTATCATACCATGTATAATCTACATTATCTTTATATATGTTTAAAATTGCACTCATATTTTATTCTTTAGTCAATGCAAATATACGACTTATTTTTTATATTTCCCACATAATTCAATATTTTAGGTCATTATCTTTACTTTTTAACCATTTTTATGTATATTGTAATAAAAAATTAGAATATGAATCCAATAAACAAATCTTTCTCAGATGATTTGACTAATATTTTAAAATATATAGAAACCACATTAATCAATGAGTTTCCCTCAAAAAACATAGTATCTGAATATTTCATTGTAGGAGTATTAGAAAATAAAAATTGTCTTGCTTATGCTGCATTAGAAGAATGTTTAATGACAGAAATCATCAAAAGTATTGTTGATGAATATAGTTACTATTTAAGCCAAAATCCGACTCCATTAAACCAGTTTGATATACCAAGATTTAGTGAAAATTTTAATGAATATATAATTCAGGCTAATGTTGAAAGAGTAAAACACAATCATGAAAAGGTCAATACATTACATATGATATTATCTATGTTATTTATTGATGGAAAAATAAAAGAAATGTTTAGTAAAGTTGGCTTAACATATGATATGTTTGAAAATTATATTATGAACAATAACCTTATTGAAGAAGTTGAAACAAAACCAAAACAACTACCAGCAAAGGTTAAAAGTATAAGTTCATCTCAAATATTGAAAGCGAGAAAAGCACAAAAAACCACATTAATTGATACATATTCACAAAATCTTAATGATTTGGCTTCAAAAGGCAAAATTGATAAAATTGTTGGAAGAGAAAAAGAAGTTGGACAAATGTTTAATATTCTTGGTCGAAGAAATAAAAACAACTTAATATTAGTTGGAAATGGCGGTGTTGGTAAAACAGCTATTTGTCGCCATTTGGCTAATTTGATTGTTGAGAAAAAAGCTCCTGTGGCTTATCATAAGAAAAAAATTGTTCAAATGGATATTTCAGCAATGATTGCAGGTGCTAATTTCAGAGGAATGTTTGAAGAACGCTTGAAAGGGTTTTTAGAAGAAGTAAAAAATGATAAAAATTACATAATTTTTATTGATGATATTCATAATGCTTTGAGTGAGAAAAACCAAGCAGGAGATGTAAATGTTGCATCTATGTTAAACAATGTATTAATTGATGGTGATATTCAAGTAATTGGAACCACTAATTTTAAAGATTATAAAAACACAATAGAAAATAACAGTTCATTATCAAGACGTTTTCAGAAAATTGTTATTGAACCATCATCTATTAACGAATCTATAACTATTCTTAATGGTTGTAAAGAGTATTATGAAACATATCATAATGTAAAATATACCAATGAAGCTATTAAATCATGTGTATTATTAGCAAACAGATATATTTCAGATAGAAACCTTCCTGATTCTGCAATAGATTTACTTGACGAATCAGCATCTAGAGTTGTTCTGAAAATTAAAGACACACCTGAAATAACTAATATTAAAGAAGAATTATTAAGAATTAAAGATGAAAAAAGAAAAATTCTTAGTAATGAAACTTATGAAGGTATTTCTGATTTAAATGCTAAAGAAAACACACTAAAAATTAAATTGTCATTATTAGAAAAAAATAATCGTTATAATACAGAACAAAGAACTGTATATGATAATGATGTTTGTGAATTAGTATCAGAAAAAACATCAATACCTATCACTAAATTAAGCACAACAGAAAAATCATCATTGAAAAATATTAATGAAATATTAAAAAGTAGCATTATTGGACAAGATGATGCTATTGATAAAATTTGTCAAGTTGTTAAAAGAAATAGAGTTGGATTGTCAAATAAAAATAAGCCTATTGTAATGTTTTTAGGTGGTCCTACTGGTGTTGGAAAAACATTAATAGCTAAAAAACTATCTAAAGAAGTTTTTGGTGATGAAAAATATTTGGTTAGACTTGATATGTCTGAATATGCTGAAAAAAGTTCTATTACTAAATTGATTGGTTCTGCACCTGGATATGTTGGTTATGATAACGGTGGTCAACTGACTGAAATCATTAAAAATAAAAAATATTGTGTGCTATTATTAGATGAAATTGAAAAAGCAAATCAAGAAATCTATAATGTATTTTTACAATTGTTTGATGAAGGTTGTTTAACAGATAATACAGGGGCTAAAATTGATTTTAAAAATGTAATAATTCTATTAACATCAAATACAGGAGCAAAACAAGTATCAGATTTTGGTGGTGGCTTAGGGTTAGTAAGAAATGAACAAGTTAATACAAAAACAATCATTCAAAAAGAATTAAAAAAGAAATTCCCACCTGAATTTATTAATCGTATTGATGATATTATTTATTTCAATAAATTAACAGATGATAATATTAAAGACATTATTCGTTTGGAATTACATAATCTTGACAATAGATTAATCGAAATCGGATTTTCATTAGAAAATGAATTTTATAACGAAACATTTGTGAATTTTTTGTTTGATAAAATAAAAGACCAATCAGAATATGGTGCTAGACCTGTATTAAGAATTATTCAAGAGTTTCTTGAAAATCCTATTACTGATTTAATGTTAGACATGGATGATGATGAAGTTAATGGCGATAATGTAATAATATTAAAAACTGAAAATTTTATTAAATAATAATGAAAAAACGAGAAATAGTTGGCATTTCTCGTTTTTTTAATTGTATATTTGCAAGGTTTTAAAAGTAAAATGACACAAAGAGTCATTAAATAATATTTATATTTAATAGAAAATATATAATAATGGGTAAAAAAATAATAATTTCTGAAAATATTGAGAACTTATTCATTCAATTAGCTTTGAATGAAGCGTTTTATCCAGAAGCTAATAAAGTGCTTATAATTAAAAATTATTTAGATAAAAACTTTATTAAATCCACTATTGATGATATAGATAACAATGGTTATCCAATCAAGACAAGAGTAGTTAGTATGAAAAATAGTAATGGAGATGCATTAAATACAATGACAACATCTCAGTTATTTTATTTGATACAAGATAAATTTAAAAATATTTATCACAACAAAGAACAAAGAGATAAGTTAATCAAACAAATTATCAAAGATTGGTGTGATGGGAAAATAAGTCGAGAAGGTATGCTATCAGTAAATTCTTATTAATAATAAGGAAGTTTTGGCTGCTCTCCCAAAGAAAGCAGCCATTGTTATGTTTACACATGACATCTTCCACACTAAATATAAATTAATGCAAAAACTAAAACACATTTTATTAATTACTTTAATTGTTACTTGTTGTTCTTTAAAAGGACAATGTATTGAAAAAAATTTCGATTGGAATAATGTAATATCAGCAATCGCTTATACAGAAAGTCGTTATGACCCTAATGCGGTATCAAAAACAGGAAATCATGTTGGATATTTACAAATATCAAAAATAATGATACGAGATTGCAATCGAATACTTGGTTATAACAAATATACTTATAAAGACAGATATAGTATTGAAAAATCCAAAGAAATTTTCCACTTAATACAAAAAACTTATAATCCGACAAATAATGTTGAAAAAGCTATAAGAATGTGGAATGGGGGTACTGGTTTTACCAAAGATGGTACTGAAGCGTATTATCAAAGAGTAAAAAGAAAATTAAATGCGTTAGAAAAGAGCAGGGATGAATAATCCTTGCTTTTTTTTATTTATTTGCACCATTTTTTTGATATTTATAATAAACAGAAATCATGGAAAAAACTTTTAATGAAATTGAACAAATTGCAGAAGAAAAAGGTATCTTATTGGATGGGTGTGGTACAGATGTAAGATATTATACTTTTGGCGTATTTGTTGATTTGTGTGATTTAGATTATAAGGAACCAGAAATCCCTGATGATATGTTTACTAATTAATAAATATTAAAAAATAATATACAATGAGTGAAACAACTGAAAAACTTGTCGGTATAAAACAAGTATTACTACCTGAGTTTAAAGCAGCCGAAGAAGCTGGCACAACCAAAGGTTATATGTGGTTTGTTAGAGATAACAATATTACATTACATAACTATATCTATTTAGGCTCTCGTTTATATGGAGAAGCTGAAATTGAAGTTCCATTTGATAGTGTAATAACAAACATTTTATCAGACAATTCAATAGTTGTAACAAAAACTTCTTCAGAAGAAGGAACAACAGTCGAATTGAAAATTAATTTAGACCCTAATGGTGGATTAACTCTTACTGAGAATGGTTTGCAAGTAGATATGTCTAAATTTATTTCTCAATCTGAATTAGACAAAGTAAAAGACGATATTAAAACTGTTAATGACAATTTAGTAACTTCAATAAATACAATCAACCAAAATGTAGTTGATGGTTTCAACACTATTAATGGTGGTATTGAAAATGAAATTAAACCTGCAATAGCAGAAGCTAAGAAATTAACAGTTGATGAAACTGAAAGAGCACTTACTGCTGAAACTAATTTACAAACTAACATCAATGTTGAAACTACTGAAAGAAAAATTGATGTAGCAAATTTACAAGGAAATATCAATATTGAGACTGAAAGGGCACTTGCTGCTGAAGCTGCATTAGCTGAAAAAGTAAAAGAAGTTGATGTTGATGAAATTAAAGCTGATATTAAAACAGTTAATGATAATTTAGTGACTGCTGTTAATACAATTAATCAAAATATGGCTGATGGTTTCAATACTATTAATGGTGGTATTGATAATGAAATAAGACCTGAATTAGCAAAAGCTGTTAAATATCAAGAATTTGATACTAATAGAAAAACTATTCAATTAGCTAACTTTGATACACTTTCAGGTATTATGACTGATGGTGAGGGTGTAAATTTAGCAATGGTATCTAAATGGGATAAAGCTGACTTTGGTTCTACCAAACTTCCATTTAATATGAATGGTTCAGAAGAAAGACCAACATATAATGATACAAAAGAAGTTGCATTAATGGATGATATTAATAGTGAAATAACAAATGAATCTGACCGTGTTAATGCAATGATTGATGTTATCAATGAAAGTATTAAAACAGTTAACGATAATTTGGTAGATGCTGTTAATACTATCAATGGCGGTATTGATAATGAAATAAGACCTGCTATTGAAGATTTAAAAGAAAACAAAGTTTCTTATGTAGAAGCCGAAAAAGAAGGCAAAAAATATAAAGTTATTCAATTGGATAATTATGCTAATTTAGTTGGTGAAGGTACTGATGAATTATCTGGTCAAACATTCAACATTGGTATGGTTTCTAAGTGGAATAAAGTTGATTTAGGTAGTGCATCATTAGAAATCAATTTAAATGGTAAAGCTAATAGACCAACATATAATGATACAAAAGAAATTGCATTAATAGAAGATGTTAATGGAAAAATTTCTTCTGTTGAATTAGTTCAAGATGTTGATAATCAATTACATTATGAATTAATGGTTGATGGAGTTGTAAAAGGAGATATTAACATTCCCAAAGACCAATTCTTAAAAAATGTTGAATATGACGATACAACTAAAGAATTAGTATTTACATTTGATACAACTGATGGTGAAAAAGTGACAAAAGTTAATATTGGAGAATTAGTTGATACATATGAAGCAGGAAATGGTTTAGAATTAACTGGAAATGTATTTTCAATAAAATTAGACCCATCATCTCAATCATATATACAAGTAACTTCAGATGGTATTAAAATTATCGCTATTGATGAAGCAATTTCAGAAATAAATGGAAAAATTACTGCTGAAGAAACACGTGCAAGTGGGGTTGAAGCTAAGTTAAGAACTGATGTTGATTATGAACATGAAAGAGCTTTAGAAGCTGAAGCAAATATTAATAATGCTTTGGAAACAAAAGTAACTTGGGATGAAAGTAAATCTAAAATTGTATTACCTTCAGGTGGTCAAATAGTTGGTACTAAATATGGCACAGATGGTAGTAATCCTGCTGATGGTGCAACTATTGCTCAATTAAGTCGATATGATATAATGGACTTTGGTTCTTCAAAATATCCATTAAACTTAAATGTACCAGATGGTGTTAGAGTAACAGTTCAAGAACAAAGTCAATCAGGTGAAAATGCTAACAAAGTAGCTTATTTAAGTGATGTTGAGGTTAAAGTTGATAAAGTAGATGGTAAAGGTTTATCAGAAGAAGATTTTACAACTGCATTAAAAACAAAACTTGAAGGTTTAAGTAATTACGATGATACAGATATTAAAAATGATATAGCATCATTAGATACTGCATATAAAACGGCTGATACTGCATTAGAAGAAAAAATCACTGCTAATGAACAAGCAATTGCAACTAAAGTTGATAAAGTAGATGGTATGGGACTTTCACAAGAAAACTTCACAACTGTTGAAAAAACTAAACTTACTGGATTAAGTAATTATGATGATACTGCTATTAAAGCAAGTGTCGAAGAAAACAAAACTAACATTGCAGGTGTTAGAAGTGATTTAACTGCTGAATCAACTTTACAAGCACAAAATTATGCAACTTTAACTAATGATTTAGGAGCTGAAGTAACAAGAGCAACAAATAGAGAAGATGCAATAGAAACTAAAATTGATAACATATTAAGTACTGGTTTGACATTACCTAATAATGAATCTATTAGTGCCAGACCAACAGGTAGTACAACAAGCCCTGTAAATATTTTAACATTAACTTCTGGAAATGTAGTAGAAGTAGGTTCTAATATTGGTAATTTAAGTCTGAAAAGTAAAGGTTCACCTGTAATCTCCATCAACGATGGAGTTGCAAAAGAAATTGCTCTTAAAGAACAAATTGATGCATTACAAACTACAATTAATAGTTTAACTGAAAGAATAGAAGCATTAGAAGCGAAAAATCCTTAATTGAGGTAATATAAATGATAAAGAGGGTAATCGAAACTAATTCTTTTACCCTCTTTTCTATTATACGCTTTTTTATTTTTATGAGGACGGTCTTTTGCTACCCACCGTCCACCATTTCTTTCTAGTTCTTCTTCTCTTGAAGCTTTTCTGTTAGCTTTAACATAATCTTCAATAGTTCCAATTTTAGTTTTTGCTTTCATATTAATAGTTTTATATCATATAAATAATTATATTTTTACTTTATAAAACTTTGAAAGATAATCGTCAAGTCTTAAATGATGACTAAATGCCCATTTATGAGAATAAAACCAATCAAAATCAGATGTTAATGTTTTACGTTTATCTTTTTTAAAGATTTTTTCCCACCATTTTAGACCTGTAATTTTTCCAATATACATCCAATTAACAAGTTCAATTTCATCTTTTTCGCCACCAATAGCTTTCTCCAAAGAAAAATCTTCTTTGTCATCTGCAAAATAACCAAAATGTGCACTAACATTTTGTCTATTTTCTGCTGGGTCAGAATTAACTTTCAACAATATAAGTTTTTTCTTATCACCAATAAAACCTGTTTCCTCTTTTAGTTCTCTAAGAACAGCATCTTCCAAAGTTTCATTAAAATCAAGATAGCCACATGGTACACAGAAATGACCAATATAATCTGCTGCACCTTTTCCACGCTTTTCGGTTAACACAAATAATTTGCCATCAACCTCTTTAAACACATATCCAACTACTGCCATTGCACGAGAAATCCAATAAATTTTGTCATCAACTTTAACTGGAAAATTTTGGTTTTCTGACAATGTTTTTTCAATTCTTGTTCCTTCTTTCATGTTAATATTTATTAATTAATGTTTCTAATATTTCAAACCAATAACATTTATCAGTTTTTTCATCTATTATCATAAATGGTAACATCCCAATAACAGTTATTACCATAACAATTGTGATAAGCATCCATAAAACAATACTAATTGTTATCCCCAAACTTCTCATTTTGTTTTTTAATCATCTCTTTTAATTCTTGTAATTCTTTCATTACATTATCATTATTATCAACAGCTAATTCATCTGTAAATGATGATGTAACAAAACTCATACCAAACATACCACCAATCAACACTATCAAACAAAATACAATTTTACTAATTGTTCCTATTAGTGGTGATGTATTATCAGCGATTGTGTTAGGTATATCATACCACCCTTCAATTGTAAACATTCTAAATACAGTATATATGGATTCAATTGGATTACCAAAATATTCAGGAGCGATTTTAGAATATAAACTTGATAATATAATTGATATAATAAATATTAGTATGAATATTCCAACAATTACACCAATACTAGCTCTAAATGCAATTTTAAGATTCAATAATAACCTTTCATAATTTGGTATTGCTCTGAATAATCTTGTACATTTAAAAATCCTAACTGTTCTTAATACCAAGAGATAATCCATTCTTTCTAAATAAGAGCCAAAAAACAATGGTAATAAACTAATGACAACCAATATAAAATCAAATGTATTTATATGTTTTTTGAAAAACCGTTTTCCATATATTTTTACTTTAACAGCAATTTCAATTCCAAATATTATTGTTAAAATCAAATCAATAGTAACCATTCTATCATGTAACCACAATGGAATACTACTAAATGCCAATAAAAATGTAACAAAACAGTTAATAACTATTAACCATGTTATATGATTATCATTTAGAAAAAACGAATATATACTCTTTATTATTTTTAGTTTCATACTTGTCATTATTAAAACAATGCAAATATAATACTAATTTCTATAAAATCAAAAAATTAATATCTAATAAATGTTAATCCATAAACATTTTAAGATTTTCAACAATATATGGATTATAAAATTCAATATCAGGCATTTCTTCTTTCGTTCTTGTCATACCATATAATGTAGTGTATATAATATCATATAAATGTTCATTATTACTATGATAATGAATGAAACCATTTGTTTTATCAATAGCTCCATATTCCAAAAGAATACCTGCTGCCATAGCAGTCTTACATTTCTCCATAGTAAAAGCATAATTAAAACCCATAAATATACGACTATCCCCCATAATTGGGTTTTCAATCGCATCAAGACATGGAGATAAGCCTAAAACTTTGACCATTTCAATTCTCCAATATTCTCTTAACTTATTTATTTCCATATCATTGATTATAATTCTATTATAATCAAAATCATACCATTTTAATCCTGTTTCAGAATCATGGTTTGAAACATTCATATTAGTTGGTCTTAATATGAAATAAACATCCGCACCAAGTTCTTCCAATGCTTTCTTTTCATTTGGAAAACGGCAATCATCAACAATTATTATTTTATCAGTTGATTGGTATTCTTTAATTTCGTTAACTAATGTATCAACATGCCAATTAGGTTCAAATTTTCTAATAAGATTAGTTCCAATTATTTGAAGCATCATTCTAACTGATGTAAAAGTTGTGCCATTAATTGTTTCTCTTATTGATTTTTCATCAATATTTGTTCTTTTATTGATTATTCTAATCCACCTTGTATCAGGAGCTATTGAAAACTTATTAGGAATATTCTTTATTTCGTTTAATTCATCATATGTTATGTTTAACAGTTCAGCACATAAGTTCTTCAACGCATTACCAAAACTAAAAACACTTACATTTTCAAAATTTTCTATACATACAGAAGCTAACTCTGATTTTCCACTTTGTTTGCGTCCAGCAAATCCAACTATTTTCATATTTTCTTTTTTGCAAATATACAACCTAAAATAGTATTTTACCAATGTTTTTAATTTTTTTAAAAATATTTATGAGTAAAATAAGAACCAATAATGAAAAAATTTGTAGAATATATCAAATTGTTAATAAAATCAAATAATGGAGATTCAAGTAAAAGTTTTTTTCTTGTGTCAGTTACATTAACAGGTATTTTATTACTATTGATATGTGGGTTAGTTTTAATCATTGATGTTTGTTGTACTGGATACATTATAACTGATTTATATGGAGTAGCAACAGTCATTGCTTCTATCGCATCATTATTTGGTGCTGTTGGATGGACTAAAGTTGCAGGGGAAAAACGTTTTTATGATTATAAAAAATATTATCCAGAAGAAAAACAGAGTTTAAATAATAAATCTTCTAATGATAGCACATGTGTTAAGCCATCTGAAGATGATATTGAAAATGCATTAAAATAATATGGCTAAGAAAAAAGTTAAAAGTATAAAAGTGTATGTAAATGGAAAATGGGAAAATGTTTTAAACCAAAAAATCTATAAAGATGGAAAATGGCTTACATTTACAACTGATAGTGGTATTAACAAAGATGGTATATGGTATGTATTATAAAAAAAGGGAGAAGTTATTCTCCCTTTTGATTTAATGTTGTATCTATAAAATTAGTAATTTTATTTTTATCAGCCCCACCAACCATTTTACCAACTTCATTTAAATCATCATCAACAATAATTAATGTTGGTATATTTCTTATACTATATTTAGCGCATAAATCATTTGGGGTAATATTGAACTTTTCAATTAGATTTTCATCTTCAATATCAATTTCAATAAAATCAATATTCTTATATTTTTCATTTTTTGAGACCTCTTCAAAAATTGGTTTCATCATTTTACATGGCATACACCATTGTGCTGAGAATTTTAATATATTCATTTCTTTTTATACTTTATATTTTTATTATTTAAATGTTTATTCATGTTACTTATTGCGAATAATGCTAATCTATCAACTAAATACGCTTCTGTAATTTCATCTATTTCAAAATTATTTTTAGCATGAACTCTTAACCAATCTACATAAGATGGATTAATGTCAATTGCATCTTGTATTGTATGATGTTTATACTTTCCGATTAGCATTTTATCTTTTAAATTATATTTACACAGTGCCATTATTATATATCTTCTTCAGAAAGTTCAAAATCATCATCAAAATCATCATCCACTGATTCATCATTATCAGAATCAATTGTTAAAAGTTTAGGGTTATCTTTAATTATAAGTTCATTAATTAATGTTGTTGCATCTATGGTATCAATTTCTAATTTTTTAGTCAATTCACTATTATCATGTTCAACAATACTACAAATTGTTGAAACAGAATGAATTGATTTTTTAATACCTGCCTGTTCCAACACTTCATCAGAAAAGTTAAAACCTTCTTTTATCAATCTAAATATACACTTTTTATCATTTGAAAGTATTTTAGAAACTTTTTTTCCCTTATACTCACCCTTATCTATTATTGAATTTATTTCTAATTTCATAAATTTTTTTATATTAAATATTACCCATATTACGTTAATCTTCATAATATGATTGGTTATCATCATATTTTTCTTTTAAATTTTGATATAACTCTGATTCAAAATCATCTTATACATATTCTTCACATGGTAGACTCCAATCAAAATTATAACCCATTTCATCTTCTTCACTAAGACTATCAGGAAAATGCTTGTTATCAATGTTCTTTTTGAAATCATTCAAAACTGTTGTCCCAATAGGTCTATTATGAATAATATCTTCTAAATATGATTTATCATGGGAAATATAAATGTAATTTATATTATCAGCACCAAATATATTTTTAGATTCTGATTTAATACCAGCTCTATCAAGAACCTCTTCATCAAACAAATATCCTTTATTACATAAGTTAAGAATATTCATCCTATTATCTGATAATACTTCTCTTACAGTTTGATATTCAAATTCACCATCAAGAATATCATCCATATAATATATCTTATTCATATTATTTTTTTAATGTTTTCAATTTAATAATATCACCAATAGGAAAAGTATTTTGTTTTGGTCTGTGCTTTATTTTTGTTTTACGAGAAAGGAATAATGGGATTGTGACTACTGAATATGATGTATAATAAGCTTCTTTAGATGCTGTTTTCTCATAGTTTTGTAAATACTCTTTAGCATTTTCTTTCATATCAAATGCTGCAAGTATAGAATACCAAACTCCATCCTCATTGTATTCTCCATATTCTTTCTTAACAACTACATAAATTTTGTTCATTTATAATAATTTTAAATGTTTTGTGAACTTATCAATTTCTTCACTCACCCAAGGACCAATACCAATGCAGGTTTTTGTTTTTACACCATGAAATTCAGTTAAACCATTATCTTCAATCATTACAATTGGAATTTCGGGAGCTTCTTTTTTAATGTTATTATATAGAGAAACTAATTCATCCTCATTATCAACACAAAGACATATTTTAGTAAAAATACCATCTAACCATGAAGATAGTATCTTATCTTCTTTATCCATATCATCACCACTATTCTTATAAGTTAATAGATAATTAGTGAATTTATCATTAGCTTTATCTTTAGTAAACATTGTTAATAATGCCCCTAATGAAGCGTGAGCACCTTGGCTTACCATTTTCCCTTTACGCATACCTAAATCTTTGCGTAAAACAATAACTTGTTTACAATTTACCAATGTATTCTGTTCCATATTTTTTAGTATCTATTTCTTCAAATTTGAAATTTATTACATCTTGTTTAAATTGTTCCAATGCTTTTTCCATTTCATTAAATACTTCTCTTTTTTTAATGTTTGTCACTGTGTTAATAGTTTCAATTCCACGATATAATTTACTGATTACTAAATCAGGCAATAATTCAATACCATCAACAGCACTTCTCAAAAGTTTTGCAGCAGTTTCATTGTTATCTTTTGTAAATTTTAGTTCTACAATAAAACTTTCATTTTCAGGAAAATAGCCCATTAATGTGTTATTCCTATCATTTTTTACATTTTTTTCCATACATTAACATATATTTAATATTAGATGCTACTACTTTATTTGTGTTAAGCTGTTAATATGTAATTAAGCTACCTTATAATAGTTAAGTAGCATCTTTTTTTATTCATTCAAATTATACACCTTATCAAGCATTGATATTATCATATCTTTTGTAATATGGATATTTTTTGTATCTGACATATCAGGTGCTTCATACATTATATCAGTTAAAATTATTTCTAAAATAGAACGTAATCCACGTGCTCCTAATTTCAGTTTTAAAGCTGTTTTAGCTATTTCTTTCAAAGCTTCTTTATCAAATGATATGTTTATACCATCGACAGATAAAAGTTTCTTAAATTGCTTTAAAATTGCATTTTTTGGCTCTGAAATAATTTTGATTAAATCTTCTTCAGTCAAAGGATTTGTATAAGTAATTACAGGGAAACGTCCTATTAGTTCAGGAATTAACCCAAATGAACGTAAATCTTGTGAAGTCACTTGTTTAAGAATATTTCCTTCTATTTCTTTTTGTTTTTCCGTTTTATTTTTAAAACCTATTGAATTAACATTTAAGCGTTTCTTTATGTTTTGTTCAAGCCCCACAAATGCACCAAGACCAATTATAAGAATATTTTTCGTATTAACATAGGTCAATGGGATTTCAGGATGTTTTCTTCCGCCTTTAGGCGGCACACCAACCACATTACCTTCTACTATTTTTAATAATGCTTGCTGTACACCTTCTCCACTTACATCACGAGTAATAGAAGGATTATCACTTTTGCGAGCAATTTTATCAATTTCATCAATAACAATAATACCTCTTTCTGCTAAAGCAACATTATAATCAGCTTTTTGTAGTAGACCAACAACAATTGTTTCTACATCATCACCTACATATCCAGCTTCAGTCAATGTTGTAGCATCTGCTATATAACAAGGAAGTCCCAGCATTTCAGCTATTGTTTTGACTAGAAATGTTTTACCTGTTCCTGTTTCACCTGCCATAATGATATTAGATTTTTCTACTTGTATATCTGCAAACTCTCCATCGTTACCAATACCTTCATCATTCATCAAGATACGCTTTAGATGATTATATATTGCCACAGACAATATTTTCTTTGCATCATCTTGCCCAATAACATACTGGTCTAAGTATTCTTTAATCTCACGAGGTGTTTTATCCATCTTAATCATATCTTAAAATCGTTTTAAATTTAAATTACGATGCAAATATACTATTTATTTTTCATTAATCCAAATGGATAATAGAAAAATTTTGGGTATTTATGATATATTAATCTGTTTTACAATGAGAAAAGTAATTTTTAATAAGGATTATTTAACAATATTAAAAGAAAATTTACAGGAAAACCTATATGATGAAGTATCAATGAGCGATATTAATCTCAATCCACTTGAACCAAAGCCACAACTTAATCCAAAATTTTGGATTAACGGAAAACTTAATTCAAAAGTGAGATTAAAATTAATGGATATTGCTGACGATTTCATTCAGACACTCAATGTTAAATGGGTAAAACCACTTGATATTGTGTTTACAGGTTCATTAGCCAATTATAATTGGACAAAATATTCTGATATAGATGTACATGTAATTATGAATTATAAAGATGTGTATGAAAATATAGAGTTTGTAAAAGAATATTTTGAAATGAAAAAATATTCTTGGATGCAAGACCATGACAATTTGAGAATATATGGCTTTCCAATCGAGTTATATGTTGAAAATTCAAATGATGCTGCTAATTCAAGTGGGGTTTATTCACTTGAAAAAAACAAATGGGTTGTTGAACCAAAACCATTTAATGATAATGAATTTGATGAACAATATGTAAAGAAAACTGCTGCCAAGTTAATGACTCAAGTTGATGAACTATCTGATATGATTGATGAAACTGATGATGATTACAAAATTGATATATTGTCAAAAAAAGTTAAAAGATTAAATGATAAGGTAAAATTCATCAGACAAAAGTCTTTAAAGAAAGATGGTGAGATGGGGAATGGAAATATTATTTATAAAGTAATGAGAAATGCTGGATATATAGATAAGTTATGGGATTTAAAGTCAAAAACTTATGATAAATTAAATTCATTAAAATAATGAAATATTTATATTTAAAATAAACTAATTATATTATACTGTATAATAGAAAAAAATTTATATACAAAATGACGATATATGAATCACAAATAGAGAAAATGAAAAATCTTATGAGCTATGGTTTGGTGAATGAAAACAAACCAAGTATCAATAAGACAGTTGTTGAATACCATGTTGAAGGTGCAGATGGTAAAACTTATGGAATTATTAGAGAAAATCATAAATTCTATATCAAAACAGCCCCTAAAAAAGATACTGAAGTTTTAGCTGAAGATTATGACTATATAGGTGGATTTATGAACCGTGCTGCTAACGAATTTAATAGTTATGCATTAGCTTCTAAACAATTAGAAATGAAATTAATGTCTTTGAATGAAGCATATTCTTCAAGAAAGCCAATTGCTGAACAATTCAAACCTGTTGAAAAAGCTGAATGGGTTATTGAAGAAACTAAAGAAATGCAAAGCGAAATTGACCGCCAAAGACAAATTATGCGTAATGCAGCAGGTATTTTAAATGAAGATGCAAAAATACCTATGAATCGTGAAGTTCCTGAAGCACCTGCTACTAATCCTTCTGATAAAACTAAAAATGGTCCATTCACAGAAAAAGCAACAGCTAAAGGTGATAAAGATTCAGTTAGACCATCTAACAATCATGTAGCAGCAGGTAAACCTTTTGATAAATCTGAAACAGTATCAGATAGTGATATGGAATCAGACAAAAATCCTAAAGGTGGTGCAGATACAAACTCTCCACATACGGAAGCTGCTAAATATGTTCCTGCTGGCTCAGTTGCAAACCAAAAACCAAAAGGTGCAAAAGCTGTTAAAATGAATGAAGGACATAAAGTAAAAGTTACTGAAGAACAAGTTTTAACGTGGAACAAAAACAAAGATTATTTGGATAAAGCTAAAGGAACTGAAATTGGTAGTTCAGCACCATTTTGTGATGAATTAGGTCAAGAAAGTAATCAAACTGAAGCCGATACTGAAAAAATCCAAGAATCTGATGGAGCGATGCACACAGAAGGAGATAACATCAACAAACCAAAACCAGGAAACGGGGAAATTGGTAGTTCTGAGCCATTTGATAAAAAAGTCAATGAAGGTGATGATAATGATGACGAAGATTTGAACGAAGATATTCATATGAATGAAGATATGCCTTTCCCAGGTGTTGATTATACACAAGATGATTTGTCAGAAGATGATGTTGAAAACTTTGCTGGAATGCCTGATGAATATCAAGATTATGGAACACAATTTGACCATGCATGGGAAGCATTTATACAACAAAACCCACAATTTGCTAAAGTTCAAAAACCTCAAATGCCAAGTGATAATGCTTTTGACTCTGAATATTCAAATGCTCAAAACTTACCTTGGGAAAGCAAACAGAAAAAAGGTAAAGTTGTTAAAGAGGAAAGTGAGACTGTGTTAGATGATTTTGGGAAACACCCTGCTTATCAAAAAACGGTAATGACATTACCACCTAATAAAGAAGTTGCTCCTAATGGTGCAAAAGATTGGAATGATAAATCAGTTGATGGTGACAAACCATATGGTTTAAAAATTGGTAGTTCAGCACCTTTTGATGACATTGTTAAAGTAATTACTGATTCAGTAATGAAAAAGTTAAGTCAAATGAAATTAACTGCAAGTAACAATTCGGAAAAAGGAAATACTGATGGACAAGGTGAAAAAAAAAAGTAAGTGAGAATATTAGTGAAAAAAAAGTACTAAAAATTAAAACTGATAAAAAAGAGGAAGTACCCCAAGGTGGTATGATGAACAATCAGATGCCACCTATGGATAATCCTCAACCACAAATGGATAATCAAATGCCACCAATGAATGATATGGGTGGAGAACAAGATAATGATGAACAATTTGATGCTGATTTTGATGCTGGTGTAGAAGCTGATGAAAACAGTGACCCAAAAAGATATATTCAACAATTAGCAGGTAAATTGAGCCAATCATTAAGAAAATATAATGAAGGTTTACCCAATCCAGATGTGGACTTAAACAAATATGTGGCAGGTATGGCTAATGATGCAGCAGTGGAAGGTTTATCACCTGAAGATGTTGAAGAAATCATAAATAAAATAAAATCAGATGAAAATTCTGATTCTGAAAATCAAGAAACGCCACAGGATAATGTAGATACACCACCAATGGACAATAATCAGGATATGAGCCAAAGTCCTGAAATGCCACCAATGGAAAATAAAAAATCTACAAAAAAGTTAACTGAAAATTTAGAATCATATATTGATGAAATAGTTAATGATATTATTTCACAAAAACCTAATAATGTAAATAATGATAAAATCAAAGTTAACAAAAGTTTTAAAACTAAACCTTACACTTCACCAATGTTTAAATAAAAATTAAGATAAATTATTAAAATCACCAAATATTCTTTATTTGGTGATTTTATTTTTTAGATTATTTGTAAGATAATTATATATAAATTACATTATTGCAATGAGAAAAATTAAAATAACTAAAGAGCAACATGAATTGGCTATTAAGGAAGCTGTAAGCTTAACTGTTAATACAGGGTCAACAAATGGCAATATAAATCAAGCTATACAAAATACAAAACGTGACGCACAAAGAGATGGCATTAACCCAAATAAAGTAGGATATAATATACCAGCGCAAGAAAGTGTTGTTGTTTCTAAAAAGGCTATAAAAGAAATGCGTATAAAAAACCTTTTAAAAAATGCAACAGTTTTAACCAAAAAAGAAATTAGTGAAAAAATTAATGGTAAGTTAAATGAAAGCTCTGATTCTATTATGTATAGTGACTTGATTAATAGTGAAGTTATGAGTTTATCAGACGAAATTAAACAAGCAAAAGAAAATTATACTAATGCAATTAGCATGTTTTTCGATACATTATTTAAACAAGGACGTGATATGAAAACGATAAATAAAATTATTAGTATGGCTGATTTAACAAAATACATCCCAAAGGCTGAAATTAATCGCAAAGAATCCGAATTTAAGAATGCTCAAAACATGGCTAAACAAAATATTAAAGACCAACAAAAAGAAGTTAAACAAGGTGTATGAAAAAAATAATAGTTAAACAAAATATGCTTATTGAAGGTTTGATTAATGATAACAAAGATGATATTAAATTACCAAAACATTTAATAAAATCTTTGTCAAACCATAAGACATCTTTAGGAGACCACCCATCGTTTCCACCTGAAGATGAAGATTGTTTTGACTACAAAATCGTTAATAAAAGATTCAAGCATTTATACGATGAACTGAGTAAATTTGATGACATTGGAGAACTAAGTGAAGAGAATTTAACAAATGTCCTTGGCAAATTAGTACATGAATGTCAAAAGATTGAAAAGCCTTTAAAAGATAACTTGGAAAAACTATGTACTAATTTAGTAAATGATTTGTTTAATATACCTAAAAATTCTATATCTTTTAGTTGTGAATTAGTGGATAGAATAGATAATTCTGGAAAAAGATTAACACCTGAAAAAACTGATGATATTGAAGTGGATGGTGTTGAAGATTTAGATAGATTATCTAAAGAGGTTTATAAAAGACGTTTGGTTAATTCGTTAATACAAGGGGCAGCACTTAAATATTCAAGTGATATTCAAGCATTTGTTAAAGACATATATGCGTTGAATTATAAATTGCCAACATTATATGAGAAAATAACTAAAATAAACAGTTTTTTATTATTTTTTAAAGCTGATATTGATGATGAAAAGTCAAGAACTGATGCTGGTAATGTAGATGTTCATCTTGGTAATGATATTGAACAAGCTACCATTGAAGCAAAAGGTATCATATTTCCAATCCTCTTAAACGAATCATTTAGAGGTTTTTTAGAATTGTTTGCTGCACATGGTTTACCTGAGAAAAGAGAGGACGCTTTGTATGTCATTAAAAAATCTGATTTTTTACTAGCTGAACCTTGGGACATGAGATTAGGATATTCATTATGGGAAATGGTTAGTGATATAATAAAAGTTGATTCATTTGACCCAGTTGAAGTTGGAATACCATTTATTTTTACAGAATTAGTTTCATTACCTGCTGATGAATTCCATCAATTTATGAAAGAAATTTTTGCAAAGACAAAAAAAGGTAAAGAAGCAATGAGAGAAATGATTCAATTTATATTACATGAAAAAGAAAAGGATGATTTTGATGCATATTTAGATGATAAAAATAGTCAAGTTGCTGTTATTGGAGATGATGAATGTTTTCTACCTGAAGAACTTGATTGCATTTAAAATACTGATTAATAGAGGGTATAGAAGCCCTCTATTTTATTTATATGGGTATTGCTAACTATTTATATAAATAAAAATATAAATATTATGGTTTCATTACAACAAATACAAACCGAATACATAAAAAGTTATACAGATAAAACACGTAAATATTTTATCGAAAATTTTCTATCAACATTTGATGCTGATAGAAGAAAATCTGTACCATTTAAATTATTTCCAAGACAAATTGAATTTTTAAAAAGTATAGTAAAATACCCTAATTCTATTGCTATTAAACATAGACAGGCAGGTATTACAACAGTTTCTAGTGCATGGGTAACAGCACAAATAGTTTTTGCTAGTAAAGATGCTCCTGAAACTGTATTATGTATTGGCAATAAACTTGATATTTCTCAACAATTAGTGACAAAAATTGGTGATTTCTTAGACCAAGTTCCAAGATATTTCTGGGGAGATGAATTTTATTCACCAGACCCTAAAAGTGAGAAAAATAAAAAATCCATTTATGAGATTAGAAATAAGTCTGAACTTCAACTATTTAATGGTTGTAAAGTTGTTGCTCGTTCTTCAGGCGAAAATGCTGCTCGTGGTATATCGGCTGTTTCTATATTAATTTTTGACGAAGCAGCATTTATTGAAAATGGACTTTCTGTTTATGCACAAGCTGTTGCTGCAACTGCATCAGTAAGAGATGCAAAAATCATTATGGTATCAACGCCAAATGGTAAAGACCAACTTTATTATCGTACTTATTCCAAAGCATTAGAAAAGAAGAATAATTATAATGCAGTAGAATTTAAGTGGTTTCAAGACCTTCGTTATAACCGTAACTTAAAATGGTATAAGAAAGATAAAGAAACTGGTGAATTTGAATGGATTAAAGAAGAAACAATAGATGCTGAAGGAAATATAAGATATAATGAAGAAAGATGGCGTGAATTAGAAAAAAATGGTTGGATTCCAACATCTCCTTGGTATGAAAATATGTGCCAGAGTTTCAATGGTGATGAAATGAAAATTGCACAAGAATTAAATGTATCTTTCTTAGGTTCATCTGATAATGTTATTGCGCCTGAAGTAATAGAGTTTCAACTTAATAATAATGTGGTTTACTTACCTGATGATTGGAATTTAAAAGACCCGTTTGTTGAAGAAACTTGGATTTGGAAAGACCCAATACCAGGACACAGATATATTTGTGCAGTGGATGCTTCTCGTGGTGATGCTGCGGATAAAACAGCTATTGAAATTATTGATATAGACGCTAAAGATGAAAATGGTAATCCATATTTTGACCAAGTTCTTGAATATAATGGTAAAAGAACAGGTGATGAAATTGGTGAAATTGTATTTAATTATGCAACTGCTTATAATAACGCTTTAGTAGTAATAGATTGTGTTGGTGGTACAGGTGATGCAGCAGTATTAACATTAATGCGGTTAAAATACCCTAATTTATATTATGATGACCCATCATTGAAAACCTACATGATTCAAAGAAAATATAGTGAGTATAATCTTAAAGATACTGATAGACTTCCTGGTTTCCATCAATCATCTGTTCGTTATCAGATGTTAAGTAATTTTGTTACAATGGTTAAAAATAATTCATTTAGGGTTAGGTCTATTCGTGTTATTAATGAAATGGAAACATGGATTTTCAAAGGTGAAGCAAGACGTATTGACCATATGGATGGTTGTCATGATGATACATTAACATGCATTGCGATGGCATTATTTGTACTACAATTTTCATTCTTTAAAATGGAAGATACTAAGAAAAAAGATGCTGTAATTCTAAAATCATGGGTTGTTAACAATAATATTAATTCAATAAAACGCCCAACAATAGATAATAAATCTGTTTCAATTGCCCCTGATAGAATTTTACCATTTTATAATAAAAAGACTTTAGACCAAAAATCTAATAAAGTAAGTGGAACCTATATGTGGCTTATTGGAAGTATAAAAAGATAACTATTTACTTAATAATATAATAAAATTATTTTATAATAAAAAAGATGCCTAAAACGCCTACAATATATCAAAAGTTGACCAAAGCCATGTTTGGTGGTGGTGTTCAATTAAATAATTCTGATATGAATCAAAGTAAAAATGTAACTGTAAATTCATATCATATGAGTCCTAATTCTGATGATATTATATTCAGAACAAAAGATAAAGAAGAATACGAACAACAATTATTACAAAAGAAACAACAGAAATTATTAAATAATATGTGGGTTAAAGCTAATGTCCAATTAGCTAATAATTCATTAATGGGACTAAACCCAATTAGAATGATGTATCGAGATGCTGACTTGATGGATGGTTTTCCAGAAATAGGTGCTGCGTTAGATATTGTTGCTGAAGAATCTTGTGTGATTAATGATAAATCAAATATTATTAATGTAACTTCTAAATCTGAACGTATTAAATCTATTTTAGAAGATTTATTTGTAAATCGTTTAGATATTCATGTTATGTTGCCAATGATATGTCGTTCAATGTGTAAATATGGTAATAATTTTATGTTACTTAATGTTAATGACCAAAATGGCGTTATGGGATGGAAACAATTACCTGTATATGAAATGGAAAGATATGAATATGGAATGAATAACCCATATTCAACAACAAATTTAAATACTGATATTGGAGATGTTGATACATCAACTAAATTTGTTTGGGTTGGTCAAAATGAATACATTCCTTATCGAAATTGGCAGGTTGCTCATTTTAGATTACTTTATGATTCATTGTTTTTACCATATGGTATATCATATTTAAACAAAGCCAGAAGACATTGGAGAATGTTATCTTTAATGGAAGATATGATGTTAATTTATCGTTTAGAACGTTCTGTTGAAAGACGTGTATATAAAATATTTGTTGGAAATATTGATGATGCTGATGTACCTGCTTATGTTAATCAAATTGCTGATAATTTCAAACGTACCCCAATTGTAGACCCTGCAACTGGTCAAGTTGATTTAAGAAAAAATATTCTTGATGTTTCACAAGATATTTTCATTCCTGTTAGAGATGAAGCTGCGCCAAATCCAATTGACACACTACCAGCAGCACAAAATTTAACAGCAATGGATGATATTAAATTTGTTCAAAATAAAGTATTAACGGCATTAAGAATGCCTAAAACATTTCTTAATTTTGAAGAAACAGCAGGAGATGGTAAAAACCTTTCATTAATGGATATTAGATTTACAAGAACTATATCTCGTATTCAACAAGCCTTGTTAATGGAATTAACTAAGATTGCTACAATTCACCTATATTTATTAGGTTTTACTGATGATTTAACAAATTTTAATTTAACAATGAACAATCCATCTTCACAGGCTGAAATGATGGAAATTGAAAATCTAAGTAAAAAAATACAAGCGGCACAGATGGCTGTTGCTGACCCTGGAAATGGTATTCCAATTATGTCTTGGACAGGTGCATTAAAGAAAATTATGAAATGGGATGATAATGAAATTAGCGAAAACTTAAAAGAAATAAGACTTGAAAGGGCATTAGCAATGGAATTAATTAAAACATCTCAAATTATTAAGAAAACAGGTCTATTTGACCCAGTTGACCGATTATATGGAGAACCTGGTGCTGAATATTCTGAAGGTAATCCTGAAGAAGAAGGTATGGCAGGTGAAGCTGGTGGAAGTGCAGGTGGAACACCTGATTTTGGTGGTGATATTAGCGGTGGAATTGGTGATATGGAAGGTGAAGATGTAGGACAAGAAGGAGAAATGCCAATGACTGATGCTATGAAAGATGAAAGTGGTAACAATACTAATGTACAAGAGCCTAATCTTGGAGAAATGATTACCAAACATTTAAGTGGCACTTTACTATCAGAAAAGAAAAGAGTAATGGAAGATATTAAGAAAAAACAAGAAAAATATTATAACATATATTTAGACCATTTATATAAGAAAGAAACAATAAAAGAAGAAAAAGAAAGAACTCCTATTATTGATAAAACTTTTTTAGTAAATCAAGAGCTTAATGATATTGCTGAGGAACTAGAGAAACATATAAACAAATAACTAAACTAATAAATAAAAGCCTATGTAACAGTAGGCTTTTATTATTTTGGATTAATATTTATATTAAAAAATAATTTATTATGAACGAAAATTTGCAGAAAGCAGAAGAATTAATGAAACAAGCATTAATTGCTTATCGTAATGGAAATTTTGAGCAAGGAGATTTATTAAGACAAAAATCTAATGAATTATTTGATTTAGGAAAAAATGATATAGAAAATACACAAAATAATATCAGTAGTTTATACGGAGAAAATAAGAACTTTGGTATCATTCATAAAGTATTTGAAAGCAATTCACCTGAATTATATAAATCAAAAAGTGGACGTAAAGTGATTGCTTCTTATATTAAGACAATCAAAGAAGATAAAAATCTTTTATCTCAATTTCAATTATATAATACATTGTATAATGTACATGATTTAGCTGATAGTGAAAAATTTGTCAATGAAGCTTTATCTATAATTCCAAATCTTAAATTAAATGATGTATTAGAATCAAATCAAAAATTAATTGATATTATACAAAAAAATAATTTAAACGAAGAGATTGAAATTGATGATAAAACTGAAAATTTATTTGAATCAATTGAATATGTGATAACAAATAAAAAAACTTTCAAAACATTAGCTGGCTACATTAATGCAACAAGTAATATCACATCTTTTATTAATGAAAATAAAAACAACAATAGTAATTTAATTGATGAAAACCAAGATATTGATATTACATTAGATAGTTTCTTACATGAAATGGAAGAAAAATATGGTAATGTACTGACTGAAGAAGAAAAAACATTTGTACAAGAATTAGTTGATGCTAAATCAGATTCAAAAACTGAAAAACAAAAAAAGATATTTACCAAATGCAAAAACGAAGCTTTAGAAGCTATTAATGACGTTCTAAGAGAAGCTGAAGGTAATGTTAAGGAAAAACTATTATCTATCAAAGAACGTGTTTTAAATAGAGAATTTAGCGAATCTTCTTTAGTAAAAGATGTAGCTGAAATGTTAGAAATAAAAGACACATTAAGCGAATAGTAATATGACAGCATATGAACGTTTTCAAAAAGACCAGACATTTCGTTATAGAATTATCGGAATGTTAGCTCAACAAGGGTATATCTTTCATGGCACTAATGAAAAGTTTGATGCTTTTGATTCAAATCAAATTAAGGGTGGTAGTAGAGGAAGAGAGGGATATGGAGCATATTTCACTAATGAAGCTTACAAAGCTGAAGAATATGGTAACGAATTTGTAATATTATCAACTAAAGGTATGAATATTGTTGATAGTAATAATACCTTTAGCCAATTAAATATTATATCACCATATGACATAAAAAATAGAATTGAACAATTAAATTATCAATTGGATAATGTTAGAAATAATCGTGAATATGATGCCATTAATAATGAAATTGAACAATATAAAACTTATTTAAATAAGTTATTATCAGGTATTACCTATAATGATTATGAATTATTATCAACATATGATTTCAAACCATTAAACGGTGATTCAACAGTCTATAAAATTTTGTCTTTTGCTTATACCAAATTATCTTCAACAGGTATGAAAAGCATTAGTCAAATATTACTTAATATGGGAATTGATGGTTATATTATTGGAAATGTGTATGTTATCATCAATTTTGAAAAATTAAATAATAATATTGTTAAAGATAAAGAAAGTCTTATCAATAGTATGATAAATGAAAATAAAATGAAAAAAGTTGTTACTTTAAAAAGAAAAGATGTAAATGAAATGGTAGAATCTATTATTTCTAGAATATTGATGGAGAATAGTAACGAATGTGGAATGGCTGAAGCTGATAATCCAGATACTTCATCTGAAGAAAGAAGAGATAATAATTCACATTATGCTGTTGATAAAAACGGCAAAATATTAATGGGATGGGACCATGGAGATAAAGAGCCTGACCAATTAAAAAAATATCCAGAAAATTACTTTTGGAAAGATGTAAAAGATTTAGGAGTTGACCCTTATAGTGTTAAAATACATACTAAAGGATGGTTGGAAAAACATGGTTTAGACCCAAATAATGAAAAAAATTGGGATAGAACACATACATCAAACAAAGGCAGCGTTGATTTCAATGAAGGTGATGAAAAAGAAGATTTATTAAAAAAAGCTGATAACGCACATTCTTGGAATAAATTTGACCGTATGGTAGCCAATAATAGTACCAAAAATAGGGGGAAAGCAAGTCCAACCAACCATTATGGAGATGAAAATTTGAATGTTCATGATGACAAAGGTAAAATGGCTATGGCAGTCATGCATCCCTCTCCTGTTATATCTAATATGGCAAAGAAAATGACTGGTTCAACAATGAATTCAATCGAGAACGAAGGTGTAAATGAGGAATTACATGATGTTATACACAAAGAAGGAGATGATTGGAAAATTAGAGGACATAAAGGAAAAGGTGATAATGAAAAAGATGGTGATTGGAAAGCAAATTACAAATCAAAAGCATCTGCTGAAGCTGCATTAAGAGGTTATTTTGCACAAAAAGAATCAAAAAATAAAAAAGGTAATAAAATAGATGAAGCCACATATGATATGACTGACAATGGAGATGAACAATCAACATTGTTAAAAGAAATATCTAAATTGTGCGATTTTGGTATTGATATGACTGAAAAAGGAAATGTAACTTCTGCTGCTGGTGCATTTATTCAAATAAAAGAATTGGCACATAAACTTTATTTGTCTAATAAAGACAATGCAGTTTATTCATATTAAAAAAAAAATTCTTTAAAACTATTGACTTTTTTGATTTTTAACATATATTCTATATGTTAAAAATATATTAAAAAATGAAACGTTTAAATAAAGAATATAATATTGATATTAATCCAAGTTTTAAAACTAAATATGGTTCAACGAATCATAAAAAACCAGAGGTGATATATATTGTTGGGAATACATATATATCACCTTCTTTTGAGTCTAACGATTATGTAAGTGAAGTTAATGAACTAAAAACTTCATATAATAAATTGGTTAGTGAATTAATATCTGAGTATAGTTCAATTTTTGATAAAAACTGTATATTTGATATTGATGTGTGTGATAATAGAATAAAAAAGGGTAAAAAAACATTTTTAACTTTTGAATTATATCTCAAACAAAAAGATTGTAAACAATTGCCTGAAATAGAATCAATAATTAAAAATATATCCATTAATTTAACCCACAACTTTAAAGAAAAATTATACACTAAAAATTTCCTATGTTTTAGAAATAAAAAATCTTAAAATATTTGCATTTTAGAAAAAAGTATGTATAACTATATACTAGTTTTATATGTTATAATATATTATATAATATACTAGTAATACTATTTATTTCGATAAAAACAAATTTTTTATCTTAATATTATTTAAAAGCCTGATATATATCAGGCTTTTGTAGTTTTACAAATATATTTATTGTTAAAAAATACTTTAATGAATAATAGAATAGAGCTTATAGAAATAAAGAGAAATCAAACAGGTTCAGGTATTCTAATTGAAAATGATGGATATATATCTGCATCAATAGATGGTAACAAAAAATTGTTTGAAACTTTAAGAGAGGGCTTTGAAAATAATAATGAATGGAAAGTTCCCAACCCTTTTATTGTTAGTGCTGTATTTCAAAAATATGGCATTAAAAATGCTAATGGTCGAATTTATCCTGAACAAGTATTAAAAAGACAAGTTGATGAATATTTGTCTAAAATAAGAGATAATAGTTCATTTGGTGAATTAAATCATCCTTCTTCATCATCAATTGATGGTGGAAGAATTTCTCATATTATACGTGAACTTCACTGGGAAGGTCATACTTTAGTTGGTAAAATCGAATTACACTTATCTCCTGGATATATTAAATTTGGTGTTATTTCAACTATGGGCGATATGGCTGCAAACTTATTACTTTCAGGTTATAAAATTGGTGTATCATCAAGAGGTGTTGGTTCTGTTGACCAAAACAGAATGGGACAATATGTTGTTGGTGATGATTTTGAACTTGTATGCTGGGATATTGTTACTGACCCTTCAACCCCTGGAGCGTGGATTGCTCCTGATATGGCAGATTTAAAGCCTTATATGGAAAATAAAACCGATAAAGATATATCACTTTTAGAAAAGATTGATAAAATCAGTTCTTTACTGTTGTAATGGAATCTAAATCAATACTTTCAAAAAAGAAAGAATATTTATTATTAAAATAAAATAGTTAATTCATTTCGAAAATGAAAAAAGAATCTAAAATAAGAAGCCCATTTGTAAAAAATGTAATGGAAGATAGAGAAAAAATGGAAAGTATCATTCGTGAAACAACCAAATCTTCTTTACATGGTATATTGGAAGAAGCTGTAAAAAACGAACTAAATAACTTAATCAACGAAGCTGATGAAAGTGATTATGAAGAACAAGAAGTAGATGATACTGTCACTACTACTGATAATGATTCTGATGACTCTATTGAAACATCAACTGAAACAGATTTCGACACTACAACTGATGACGGTGACGCTGAAGGTATGGAAGGTGGCGAAGAAGAATTCGGTTTTGATGACGCTGAAGGTGTCGATGACAATGGCGAAGATGAATGGAGTCAATTTGATGATTATAAAGGAGAAGATGGCACGTATGACTTCACACAAGCAGATAGTGATACATTCATAAAAGTTTATAAACTTTTAAAAGATGATGACCAAGTAGCTATTCAGAAAGATGAAAGTGGAAACACTCATATTACTGATAACGAAACTGGTAGTGAATACATGATTGTATCAGATGATAGTGCTGCTGAAGGAATGGAAAGTGGAGAAGGATTAGAAGGAACAGAAGAAGCCTTTACAACTGATGATGCTGAAGGTGAAACTTATTCTATGGATGACATTGCTAGTCAAGAAAGTGATGATGACATGGATGAAGAAACTGTTTTTGAAATTGCGTTACATGATGATGACGATGAAGAAGTAAACGAAGAAAATTTAGGTTACACAACAGATTATCAAAAGAAAACTGCAATGACAACTCCAAGTAATGCTGAACCTGCTAAAGCATCACAAACTTACTCAATGGATAAAGGTGTTCCAACTGGAACTGAAAAACCTTGGGTTGGTAATGCAGGAAATATGAAACCTTTTGATGAAGAAGATGAAACTAAAGAGGATGAAGATAATATTAATGAAGAAGATGAACAAGTAGAAGAAGGTACTAATGTTGGCGGTTTTGTACAACAAAATACGACTAGTAAATCACATGTTCCTAATTCATCTGGTAGAAGTGCTAGAAATGCAAGTATTGCAGGTAAAAAAGTAAAAACTACTGCTCAACCTCGTTATTCTGGAGTTGCTGAAGATGTAATGCGTAAAGCAAATGCAATCTGGGAAGAAAACAAACAACTTAAAAAAGAATTAGTTTCAATCAAAGAATCATTGAAAGAAGCTGTTGTGTTAAACTATAATTTAGGTCAAATTACTAAATTATTTACAGAAAATACAACAACAAGAGAAGAAAAAATCAATATAATTAAACGTTTTGGTAGCGAAGCAAAATCTGTTGAAGATAGTAAAAAGTTATACGAATCTGTTTCAAGAGAATTGAAAAAAGTTAACCAATTAAATGGTGTTAATAATATTGATAAACAGTTAAGTGAATCTAAAAGTACTAATTTATTGGTAGAAACACCAATTTATCAATCAGATGACCTTACTGAATCGTTAAATTTAATGAAACGTCTTAATAATTTATAATTAATAGATGAATTTCTTAAATTTAACTAATATTTATATTTAAAAATAACTAAAATACAAATTCTAATATAATGAGAGAATTTTTAGCAAGTGGTGCAGTCGGTAAAATCGAATACGATGCACAAAAGAAAATTAGACAAGATATTCAAGAAAGATGGGAACGCTTAGGTTTCGTTGATGGATTGCAAGGTCACATTAAAGAAAACATTGCAACTCTATACGAAAATGAAGCAAAACACTTAATATATGAAGCAACTGCTTCTGATAACTCAGGTTCTTTTGAAACTGTTGTATTCCCTATCATCAGACGTGTATTCTCTAAACTTTTAGCGAATGACATTGTTTCTGTACAAGCAATGAACTTACCAATCGGTAAATTGTTCTTCATTTTACCTGTTACTTCAGAAAGACAATGGGATTACCAAGTTCCTGGTCAAATTACTGATGGTGACACAGGTTCTCATGTAGGTTTAATGGGTTATGACCGTGTAGATAGAAATTTAGACGGTGCTGTTACTCCACGTTATTACTTACCTGATGAAGTAGTTCAAGGTATTGAAAGTAAATGGGTTGATATGGTAACTGGTACTGAATATGCAACTGTTGAAGCAGGTGTAGCAGCAGGTGTTCCAGCAACTCGTTTAAGAAAAGTTGGTCCTGAAGTTACTCAATACATGAAAAAAACCTTATATGATTTATTCTATAATGACTTCTTGTTTGATAACTCAAAAGGTAAAATCACAATTAAAGTTGGTGGTGCTGTTCCTGTAATATTGAACGCAGCTGGTGAATTTGATTTAGCTAACATAGCAACTTACCCAACTAACGGTTTAGATGGCTCTTTAAGAAATATTATATTAAAAGTTACAGGATTTAGTTCATTTAATGCAGGTCGTTTAACAGGTCCTGATGGTAATGAAATGGACACTGAAGCTTTCTTAGCTTCTTTAAAAGTAGTATCTCAAAAAGCTATTGCTGATGCAGACGACAAAGGTTATTCAACTTTTGCTGCATATGAATCAATTCCATTTAGATTAATGACTCAAAAATATGGTGCAGGTATTGTTGATTATACTTCAATATGTGATGCCAAAGGTGAATTATTCTTGGAATTAGATTTAACAAAACCAGTTAAAGACCAAGGTAAAACTTTAGATGGCTATATTGGTGTTAACCCTAACGCATTTTCAGGTGTGACAGGTGCAACAGAAGAAGAAATGGCAGCAGCTATTAAAGATTTATTTAAAATCGCTTGGGCACAATATGATTCATTAGAATTAGAAACTGAAATTGGTGAAGTATCTTTCAAATTAGATTCTGTAACTGTATCAGTTGAAGAAAGAAAATTAAGAGCTACTTGGTCTCCTGAATTAGCACAAGACGTTTCTGCATTCCATAATATTGATGCTGAAGCTGAATTAACAGCTATCTTATCAGAACAAATTGCAGCAGAAGTTGACCGTGAAATCTTACGTGACTTGCGTAAAGCTGCTCCTTGGCAAGCTCGTTGGGATGTAAATGGTTGGAAACGTCAAGCAGCGTTCTCTACTAACTACACTCAAAAAGACTGGAACCAAGAGTTAGTGACTAAAATCAATCAGATTTCAGCACAAATCCAAAAATCAACATTGAGAGGTGGAGCTAACTTCATTGTTGTTTCTTCAGAAATTTCAGCATTGTTCAATAACTTAGAATACTTCCACGTAACTGATGCATCTGCTGAATCTGACCAATACAATATGGGTATTGAAAGAATTGGTTCATTACAAGGTCGTTACCAAGTAATTGTTGACCCATATTCTCCACACTGGTCTATGATTATTGGACACCACGGTAAATCATTGTTAGATACAGGTTATATCTACGCACCATATGTACCTATGGCTTTAACTCCAACAATGTACAACCCATTCAACTTTGCTCCAATCAAAGGTATTGTAACTCGTTATGCTAAGAAATTAGTAAACAACCGTTACTATGGACATATTAAAGTTGATGGTTTAACTACTTGGAACATCAATGAATTAAGATAATCTTAATTGCATATACACAGAAAAAGGCTTAGAATATTCTAAGCCTTTTTTATTTTAATGTGTGTTTTAATATTTATTAATAAATGATTTATAATAACATGAAAAGTATTAAATTAACTAAAAAAGACATAAAACAGATTGCAGAATCTTGTGTTAAAAATATATTAAAAGAAGATTTTTTTCAAAATAATATGAATAACCAATATGATAATGATGAAGAAGAGTTTGAAACAGATAATGAACCTTATTATGATAGACAACAATATCATAATTTCATATTGAAAACATTAGAAAATTTTACCAATGAAACGGGAGATGGGCAAGTATTTTATGATAAAAAAGAAGATGGATATTGGATTATTCCTATTAATAGTGGTATAGAAATTTTTGTTAGACTTGATGTTTCAACAGGTAAATTGATACCATTTCATGTAAAAACATCGCAAAAAGATGGCAATATAAATCCTGATGATGCTATGAATTTATTTAAATGGGGTTATGAAATATTAAATAAAATTAATTCATTTAGTGTTAGTAATACATAACAAAAAAGGTTAGAATTAATTCTAACCTTTTTTACTTTTTATCCATATATTATGAAGTTGGTCTATGGTATAGTTTTGTGGATATTTTAAACCATAAGGAGCAAATGTCCATATTTCTCCATCATTAGGATAATAATAAAAATCACATCCTTCACAATACCAACAATCTTTTTCTGATTTAAAACTGCCATCAATCCAACATTTTTGCAAATATGCATTTTCTTCAATCTTCAGAGATTCTTTTTTTGAACATAATTTTTTCATATTCTTTTTCAGCTTGTGCAATTATTATGTGAAAATCTAAAGTACCATAACCTAAATTACCAATTATATCCTTTTTAATATATTCATATGAGCCATCATCATTGATAATTTTCTCTTCACCTGGATAATAATCATACCAATTACATGTAACATATTTATATCCTTTTTTCAAAGGAATATAAATTCTTTTAAATGTTTCTTCATATTTTTGATTATGTTGATAATCAAGAGTACCAACTCTATTGGAATCCCATGAATGTTTTTTCCCATATGGAACATGATATACAGGGAGTTTTATAACCTCTCCTTTGTATATAACATAAAAATCATTGATATATCTAATACTTTTTGCTATACCAATTAATTCTCCATTTGGTTTTTTTCTGACTTTTCCAAATATAGGTATTTCTCTTGTTTCATTCCAATTTAATTGTTTATATGTAAATTGTACATATTCTTTATAATCACGTTTATTCCATTTGTTATAACAGAGAATATTATATTCATTCGCATAAAATCCAAATATTTTACCATATCTGTATAAATCCCATGAGTATGAATGTATTGGTTTAACATATTCATTCCATTTATCAAACATTTCTTTGGCATTTCTAAAATGTAATTTAGAAAATTTATTAAATACTTCGTCAACATTTTTACCAACATTTTTTAAAAGAAAACGTTCAATATAATTGTTGATTTTTTTATTGAAATACCAATATTCGTCATCCCATTTTGATATGTAAGAACCTTTACTAAATGGTATAAATTTAGCATGATTCTTTTTAACATAAGCTCTGTTGTACTTATAGCCACGACCTTTATAATTGGTCTTAATTTTAAAATTTTTTATCATATTCTTCTAAGTTAAATGTTAATTTTACCTAGAAGTAATAGTGTTTTATTAGTAATTTTTTATTCATATTTATTTATTCATTAGTGCATAAATTATTCCTTTGCGGAAATCAACAGAATTAATTGTTTTTCTTGCTACATCATGCCGACATTCAGTACCAGAAATTCTTTCTGTTGAAACTAATTCTGATGATGGATATTTACCACCATTTTGATGGTACGTTTCCAAGAAGCTATCACGACTACCATAAACAGTTATTTTATCAAAAGAAGTTGTAATACTTTCTATTTGGTCATCAAGATTTCTAACCCATTCCTCATTTGAATCTCTATCTTTTATAAATAGAACTTTAACATTTGGAAATACTGTTGTTATCATTTCTTGTCTTGCATCAAATGGTAAAGGGTTTGAAATTGTAAGTTCATTATTCTTTGGTATTCCTAAGAACAAATAAACTTTTTCATGTCTATCAATTACAGACTGAATCAAATCATGATGCATACGATGCAATTCAGGGACTTGAAATCTTCCAACTATAACTCCCACATTAAATTCTTTAAACCTTAATTCATCTCTTGTTTCCATATTATTTAATTAATTCGTCAACCACTGATTTTGCTTCAATATATTGTGCATTATTAAATTCAACAACAGTTTTATCCCACCAATCTTTAGGAATTAACACTGTATTACTTAATAATTCATACATATGCTCAATTAAAATCATGATTGAACAATGTTCAGCATCAAATTTATAATCTATATTATGAGTTTTCATTATATCTCCAATATAATTCATTTTATTCACTAAATCATGATTAACCATATTTTCATTTTTAATGTTTGTGCAAATATACGAATAAAAAACGAGAACTCCAAAAGAATTCTCGTTTATTTTTTAACTTCTTATTATTTTTCGTCCCATCTATCAAGAATTTTTGATATGATTGGGTTTCTAACTATTTCATCTTTAGTAAACTGCATACTTCCAACATCTTCCAAATCACTAAGTTTATCAATAGCATATTTTAAACCACAATCTGATGCACCTTTCTTTATATCTTTATTATCAATTTGGTCTAAATCCCCATCAAATATGTATTTAGAATTATCACCAATTCTTGTTAATAAAGTTTTAAATGCTGATTTTGGTAAATTTTGACTTTCCTCTATCAATACAACAGCATTATCAATTGTTAAACCTCTCAAAAAAGAAACACACATGATTTCAAGTAATCCACATTTTTGTAGTTCTTTAACAACTTCTTTACCATTGTTACCAGCCGCATTTAATATTTTTTCCATTGTGTATATATGGGCTTGTGCATAAGGCATGATTTTTTCTTCAATAGTTCCTTTCAAAAAACCAATTTCTAAATCAGATTGAACAGTTGGTACAACGATTATAATTTTTTTATAAGCATTATCACCTTTTAATAATTCCAAAGCTGTTGCTAATGCTACATAACTTTTACCTGTACCTGCTGCACCTGCACAAAATGTTACTTCTTTTGATTTAATCAAATTATGTAAAAGCTTTTGTGATTGATTTTTACATTTAAGGTTAACTTTGTAATTTAAGGCTTTTGAACAATTGGTGTAGGAACTTTCACCCCTATCTTCAGCACCATATGCCATTTTTGAGTTGATAAGCTCCAAGTCAGCTTCATCAAGACCTTTCAGGTTTTTTTTACGACCCATAGTTTTTAAATTATTCTTTATTATTAAAAAAAAGAAAAAGGCGCAATGATAACATTATCATTACACCTTTATAATATAATATGTATGTTTTACAATTTCAATTGCTTTCATAGATTTTTATACTTCTTTTATTAATAAATATCATGTATAAACTTCGGTTACATCATTAATTATATCAAAAGATAAAATATTTTCAAAGTGTTTCACTTCCATATTTGAATATATTTTAATGTCTATTTTATATCTATTTGGTAATAAATCATTTGTGTTAATTAACAAATAATTATGATTCCAACATCTCTCTAATTTTTGCCATGAAATGACATCCAATTCTCTCACGCCATCATTTACATATAATCTGTATTCCATATTATCAATTATTTGTAATTGATTTGTTGTATAAGGTATTCTTGCTTCAACTATAACTTTTCTAATATCTCCGCGTTTAATTTTTTCATCATAATTAATACCTCTGATAGATGGTACATATTGTTTTGGTAATTGGTCTCCACTTCCAAATTGATAAAAATCAAATTCAGATAAAGTAACAAAATCAAGTTCTACATCTTTTAATTTTTTTCCTTTATATATAAGATTAGTCCAAGTATCATATACCATTTCTTTATTTCCATAATCTTCTGAAGATAATTCTAACTCAATATAATATACACCCTTTGTCGCTTGTTTAGAAGCGATTTCTGACCCGTTTACACTACAAATGGGTAGTTCATCCAAATTAGTAGGAAAACCGCCTACATTCGAGTAAAAATACAATCTATTAGGTTTATCCAAATAAAATGTTGCTCTATCATCAGAAATCACTTCATTGTATGTTGTTTCTACATAAGGTTCAAAAAATGTATTAGTAAATTGTGTGAAAAAACCAACATATTGTGTGAATTCCTTTTCTGTTAATTCAAGAGTTGGAGAAAAAGCTATTCCAATACCATAATTTTCAAGTTCACCTGTGATATATTTATTAAAAGTTTCTGTAATGTCTAAATTTATATTTTCATTACCAAAATCAAAATGTGAAACACCAATTATAATATTACTTTTATTTCCATCTTTTGATGAAAATTTATCTAATTCTATTGAAAGTTTGTTTGTTGTATATATTCCTTCAGTTTCCCATAAAAAGCCATTTTTTGCTTGATACCAATTAGAACCATCTGTTGAAAGAGAATTATGTGAGCCAATATACAAATCTTCCACATAATCAAACCCTCTACCATTATCCCATGTTTGTGGGATTAAAAAAAATATTAAATCAAATGATACTGCTCTTTCTTTTTTGCTATTAAATGTTGATGATAACATTTTTTTATCAAATGTGGAAGCATCTATTGAACCACAGTTAACCATTTTTAATACATGTTTAAGTTTTGAAATATCAGGGTAGGTTTTATCACACACCAAATCCTTCACTTTATTGTGGTCAAAGTGAAGGATTATTCTGGTTAGTAGTTTTGAATAGTTAAGTTCTGCAACAGGGTTTAAACCTGTATTTACAGGACTGTCTTTGATTATTGTGTTGCAACGGTCTAAAAACGTTTTAGTAACTATCATTATTGTAAATTTTATATTCTTATTTACAATAAATAGTTAATTTACTTTGATTGAAGTCGATAACATCTCATTAAAATTAAATGTGGATGCATTTGTTAAAATTGTGTTGTTTGTTGGTGGGTCCATTGGAAATGCATGGCTATGTGTCATAAACGCATTTAAAAATAATTTTAAAAACTGAACTAAAGTATCGCCATATACTACTGGATGGGCAGAATCTAATATTTTTAATAATTCTTCATCACTTATTAAACTTGTTGCATCAGTTAAATTGAAATTATCTCTAGATATATGACTTAATAAATTGATTTTATCAGCAACAACATTAATTACACTTCCAAATTCTTCTTTATTTGTTTTTAGTTTACCTTGTATATATTTCATCTGAATATAGGCTGGGTTAAGTTTGTTAAAAAATAAATTATTTGGTTGTGCTGCTGTTGGTGATTCTTTAAACCCACAACGAATTCTCATTTCATTATCTTTCATAATAATATCACAATTCTGCCTACCTTGTATTGCAATATCACCATATTCAGGTAAAGTACCATTAATTTGTGGATTCATTGATGGTGCTTCAGCAGGTGATATTACTTGATTTCCTTCAAGTAATGAAACCGCAGAGAAATTAAATGGGTCTTTGTTGAGCATTTGAGGTTGAGAAATAACAGGACCTATGTAATATCTATTTCCACTTTTATCGCCTTGATTAGCTAATATAACAAAAACACATTCTCCTATTTTGGGAGTAACATGTAGCATTTTTGGAATTAAAGGAAATGCATAAGGTAAATCTTTATCCAAAGTAATATCATTATCTTCAGGAGTTAATCTAACTTTTATTCTTAACCCATCTGTGTCATCAATAATTGATTTTACTTCACATAGTCTTACAATTGATGTATCATTTGTTGCCATTTATTCCTTTTTTAAACGTTTATTAAGGATATTTTCAATATCCATGTATTCTTTTTCCAATTCTTCCAGATGAAGCATATATTTAGCCACAAACAATTTTGTTTCATCAAATTCTGTTTGTAGTTCTTCTTGTCTTTTTTTCAATTCGGCATTGGTAGCCAAGTTTAAATTTTCCATTATCTTACTATACCATTAGTTACTGTTGGAGTTGTGTTTGTTGAAAACACTGATACTGGTCCGCCTGCATTTGCGCCAGTACCAAAACTTGTTAAAATCCCTGGTGGGATTGCCACATCAACTCTTGCATTATTTTTAATTTCATTAACAATTTCTTCAGCCAAAATTCTCACAAAAGCAGTGACTTTATTTTGGGAACCATCATCTAATGCATCTGTATTAATTCCAGCTTCAGGTAATCTTCTTATAATAGCTGCTGCTAATGCTATGGCAGACATTCCAGGACGTTGCATAATAGAACACACCATAATTAATGGTGGTATAGATATTAATGCAGGTCTGACAAAATCAAATGCAGCACCAATACCATCAGCTATTGTTTGTATCCAGCTCATATATTATTATATTTAACATTCATTTATTATTGGTTGGGTTTCAGTCTGAACAATATCAGCATAATCCACATTATCCATATTCCAATCTTGTGTTCCACCACGTTTTAAACGACAAGCTTTGATTAATTGTTCAATTAACGTTTTATAATATTGAACACTTTCAACAACCATTTTAGCTGATAACATTTCAATCAATGGCTGTAATAGTTCCATTAAATAATCAAGTAAAAATTTAATAATCAAATCACGTATCATACGAATAATTTGTATTAACATATTTTTACTCATAGCAATAAAAGATTTAACATCAGGCATTCCAGGAATCCCCATAAGTTTAAAATTTATTGCCAACAACAAATATAATTTAGGTGATATTAATGAACTAACAATCACACTTGTTAGTTCATTAATAATATTATCAATAAAATTCATTTGAACATTGAAATTCAAATTATTTTTTTCATCTTCATATGTTGTTGATAATGTTTTAGATATTTCAGTTAATGCTCCTTCAATAATTGTTTTTTGTTCTTCCAGTGAAGCAGCTTCACTTATCCCATTTAAACTATTTAAAATATCTTCTGGATTAATTGTTATACTATTGTTCTGTTCTCCATTTATTGAAAATAAACCTGCATGTACCAATTCTGCTTTCTCTAACATACTATTATATTTTTCATTAGAGAATGTAAAAAAACAATCACTTACTTCACTGTCATCAGTTTCAACAACGCTTTTAACAATTTCGCTTACTTCATATTTAATTAATTGTTGGTTAAATGTTAATGACATATCAATTGATAATGCATTTGTTAATTTATCCAACAATTGCGCTGCTACAACTTTTGAATCAAATAGTTTGATGGAAGATACATAATCATAATTAAATTGTATTAATGTTCTTTTTCTATAATAATTTTTTTTGTAGTTATCAGGTACTAAATCACCTGGTAATGCAGGTTTTTTTGTTGTGTCCCCTAACATAACATGAATAATGTTATTGTATGGTACTTGTAAATATCCTTGACTCCAATCACTGTTTTTCAATCCTGATGAACGTTCTATATATTCTATTGTTATAATAGGTCTTGTATCATCATCGCTTAATGATTGTGTGCTTTTCTTACTTCTTTTCAACCTATTATCCCAAATAACTCTCCCATTAGATTTGTTGATAACATACCAAAGAAATGCATTAAAATCTAATGAGCCAACAACTTCTGCTGCTGAATTCATTCCATCACACCCAAAATAAAAATATTTACCAATCTTAGGGTCTAATGGGTTTGCTAAAAGCTGACCTGTTATATCAATTTGTGATAAATCAAAACAAATACCTTCTTTAATCAAATCTTCACTAATGAATGGGTTTATGGAACATGATATGAAATCTTTAATATTAGCAATTAAAATACCTTTAATAGCATATTCAATCCCATCCAATTCATATGTAATAAATTTGGATAAAACATTAATTAATCTATCATAGCCACCAGCACTCTTTAACAAATCCATTAGAAAATCAAATGGATTCGTTGAAGCATTAATAGAAATAAATGAATCTGTTGTAGAAAGATTCGGATATTTTTCTAATATTGTTTGTGCTGCTGCTATGGTAGCAAACGCATATGCTTTAGCTTTTTTTAAATTTGCCATATTAATTTAATTTATATTCTTCTGTTGTTGGATTATTTTCAACGGATTGCATGGCTTTTTTAATTTCATCCCAATTCAGACCGCCAACTGCTGTATTAGCAGCATTTTCATTAACACTTTTTTCAATATCACCATTATACTTCAATATATCACCCATGAATTTAGCAATTTCAAGTTTTCTTCCAATTGCCTTATCTTTATTAGCAATAAAATCATTCATTGCTTTGGCATATTTAGTTTTAGCATCAGTAATTTCATTTGCAAGTATGGTAGATTGAGAAAGTTTGTTCATTTCTTCTTGAATAGTAACAATCTGTTGACATGCTTGATTATACGTTTCTTGAAGTAATTCTTCTACTTTTTCAACTGAATTTAATTTAACTTTATATCTTTTAGGTGTAACTCCCATTTTTTTTTATATTTTTTAATAAATAGTAATATTTACATATTTTAGTTTAATAAACCTTCTTTTGTGTTGAAATAGATGTGTTTAAATTTTTTCATACCATCTCTAATTTCTTTAGTTGATAATAAGGTGGTTTCTTTTAAAAAGTATAGAATGGATGATTTATTAAATTTGTTACTCCCCATATGAGCCATAATATCTTGCCAATTCATCAATAAATCCAATAATGAATGCCCTATTTTGATTTCATTTTCTGTTAGTTCATGTATCTTATCAGGAAGAAGCATTTGTTGCATTTCCTCAATAGTTTCGTTAATTAGTTCTGTATTGAACGTTACCAATGAATCGTTATCAGAATAAGAAAATTTTGAATCCTCATTTAACTCGTTAGCCATATCATCATAAGATGCATTCCTTTTTTGGTTTTTTGTAAATTGATTAATTTTATATATTAAGTAGTTTTTACAAATAGTTCCACAATATGAGTAGGCTTTTTTACCAGTAGTAACATCAAAATTACTAATTTTAGTTAACATAAATGATAGAGTATCATTAAAAGTATCTGTAAACTCTTCAGATGGTGTAAACAGATTATATCGTCTAATGATAGATTCTATCATTTTAGTAAATGCAGGTAATAACTTAGCATTAAAAATTCTATCCTTTTCTTCTTGATTTTCACAATTCATATAATCAACAAAAGCCTGTTCTTCTTCTTCATAAAAATAGCCTGTTCTTTTTTCGGTACTCGGTTTTCTTCCTCGTTTTCCCATTTTGTTGCTTATATATTTTTAGCAACATCGTATTATCATTTATATCTTAATAATTTAAGATTCATTCCTTTTTAACAATAAAATAATTGTTCTTTTCCTTTAAAATGATGTTATTTATTATTTTAATTTATCAATTAGATATTCTGATAATGCTGTACAAATTTCAGATTCTAAATCAATTTTCTCCTTATTTAAAAGGTCAAATATTCCTCTATCTTTATTTTGCTCAATAATTTTTTCCACATCATTATTAACATATTTTTGTACATCTTTACATTTAGAATTAAGTACATATTTTGTTAACATTCTACAATCAAATTTAATTGGAACTTCAGATGCTAATTTTCTTATAACATTAAAAATAATAGCTTCAAAACATTCATTTGTATCATCTTCATTATCATATATTAAATAATGACCCATATTTTCAAAATTTATCGCTAATATTTCTTTTTTATCTTCAGGAATCCCATTTAAATATCCTAATGCATCCCATTTTTCTACAATTTCTTTAATTGTTCCATTGTTGATAGAGATTTCAAATATTAATTTTACCCTGGGTCTATGTAATTTCATTATTTTAATTCATTAATTTCATTATTTTCAAGTTCCATATTGGGTAATTTTTTTCTATCTTCTTTAAATGGATATTCTCTTTTTGCTAAGTTATACCAAGCAATACCTTCATTTGCATCAATAGTTGTTGTATATTGAGCCATTAAACTACCTTCTCTATTCAAAATATGCATATATCCAAATTTGGGTACTACATATATCTTCAATCCTTTATATGTTGCTCTTAATAAAAATTCATACCAGAATGCAACTTTTATTGATGGTTTTAGTCCACCAATTTTAATGAAGTCATTAACATCAAAAATAGCACCTGTCATATTAAAATCATATTTTGTTTCAAGACATTCACTATCAATAACACCAAGCTCATTCGAAAATGCACTAGCCCATACAATTTCATTACCAAATGAAATTAATTCTCCATTCTCGCTATTTCTATATTCGTTTAATGGCAAACAAATATTAATAGATGGGTCACAATTAAGATACTGTGCCGCATTTTTAAACCATTTAGGTGCATAAGCATCATCAAATTCTAAAATAGAAAAATATTTAGTTTTACAGTTAGCTGCACCAAGATTAATTTGAGAACAGAAATCTGTTTCGCCATCATTTGATAGAATATCAATTCCTTTTACTTTACTTATTTTATTTTTTATTAATGAAACAATATCATTTTTTGCTACAACGATAATAGATGTATTGTTATCATCATTTTCTTGTCTTTTAACACTTTCAATTGCATTCATTAATGAATTGCCAATAGTGTCATCATATTCATGTAATGGTATAATTACTGTTAAATCTTTCATTATTCTTCTATTTTTTCATCATTTATTTTACTTTTTGCTACAATGATAACTTCTTCAAATTCTTTTACTCTTTCATCAATATAAGAATTTATTAAATTATTCAAATTAAGTTTATATTCATCAAATGAATATTTTTTAGCAGTTTCTTTCATTGCATCTGTAATTTCAGATGGAATATCATCATTTATCCATGTTCGTATAACATCAGCAATAATTTTATGTACACTATTAATGTCATTGAACCATATTCCGTTATCCAATAATTGTGTTTTATCTTCTGATAACATCCATTCAGGTATTAATTCAGGAATTTTACCAATTACAATATTTCCAGATTTAATAGCTTCAAGTGGCGCATAACCAAATTGTGTATCACTATCAACCCAAATAGTAATTGCACCTTCACGTAAATAATCAGCAAACATTTCTCTTGGATAACTTCTCAAATCTCTAAATGATACCCATTTATACATTGGATATTTCCAATAAAATGGTTTAATGATTTTGTTGGCATCTTTTTGTGATTTCGTTATAATGTTTACAATTAATTTTTTAGGCTCATTTCCCTCATAAAAATAAGAAGGTATATAAGGAGTAAGTACTTTTGTTTTAACATAAGGAAATACAGAGTTAACCAATTCAGCTTGGTTTAAACAACTAGTAATTGTATCTGTAATACCAAAGTTAGCCCAAGAAACACCTACTTGGATAAAATCTGTAAGGTAATTATAGTTTTGTGTTAATACGATTCTTTTACAAGATAATTTTTTTGTTTGGTTCATTACAGAAGAATAAACTTCAGGAATGATTAAAAAATCTGATGGTGATACTTCTAATTCTTCGTTTTGAATATTAGCATGTTCAAGTGTTGCATATTTTTCACCAAGAGATTCAGTAACACCAACAAAAATTCTATTATCATCAATTGGTTGATTTTCTAAATCTAATTTTTTTAACTCTTCGGCAGTATATTCATTATCTAATTGATATAACATTTTAACATTATAGCCAAGTTGTTGTAATGTTAAAGCCATTTGGTATATGTATGATATATATCCTGTTGCATTATTTTTAGCATCAGGCACATAAAATAACACTTTAAAAGATTTATCTTTTAATTTTCCTATTTCAGTTTCAATTCTTTGTACAATTTCTTTGGTATTATCCATGATTAATTTTGTTTAACATTTATTAAAAATCCTTTGTTTAAAAAGGTATTGAATGCAATTGCTTCTCCTACTGATACACTTTCAACTAAACTTTCAGTTGCAGCATCTTGTTCTACAACTTCACCAAATGGATTTGTTTTAACCCCAATTCCCATGATAACTTCAAGCAATTGTCTTGTTAAATCATATTTGATAGCATCAATATTATTTGCATTATCATTATTTTTATTTTCAGTCAATTGTTTAGTAACAAGTTTTAACTTACTTTCGTCATCATTTTCATCAGTTGAATAAACTAATGTTTGAGAACTTTCAATATTTTTATTATTGTGTGGCTTGAAGATGAAATTAATAATCTCGTCTAAATCAAGTGCATAAACTTCGTTTTCTATTTCTAAAAACATATTATTATTGTTTTTTAATTTTATTTAAAATATCTTCCATTACTTTTGTCCCACCTTGCATTAATTCCATAAAAGAATCAAATTCATAATCAGCTTCAGATTCGGTGTTATAAGAAGATTTAATTTTGATACTAACTTTACCTTCAGGTTTATTATCAAGTAACCAAGGGTTAGCTGTAATTAATATATCGCACCTATCCCAAATAGTCAATGAATCTTTAGGAAAATAATATTCTCTCACTCTTGATGCTATTTTATGTAAGAAATATAAACTTGCTTGGATTGTTAGATTGATTTCAAATGGGCTTACTAACATCACATCAGGCTCGTTTGGATTATCATCTTCATCCACAATATTTCTTAGGTCATTTCCAAGCCACTCATGAAATCTAAATTGTAGTTGCCGAGCCATTGGTTCAGCACATCCAAATAATTCATAAGGATGGTCAGTATATACAAAATCTTGATATTCTTCTTCACTATCAAAAGGAAAAGTTTGTGTCAAATCACTGCTTTCAATATTAACATTGTCAATATCAAAATGTGGGTCAATATCTTTTTTATATTGAGATGCAAATTGTGATGTGTATGAACGAATCACATCATTAAGGTCGATTGCTATTTTAGTTTTCATCAAAGGCTTTTATTAATTCATTATTTTTATTATAATATTTAACTGTTGGAACTGGTACATCAGTTAATGCTTTAAAATGGCATTTAGGACATTCAGTTGTGATTATTCTTTCAAAATTATATGGATTCCAAGATACACTGTTAAAAGATATTAATTCTTCTCCACATTTAGGACAAAACACATGTTCTATTACCACTCTAACATCTTCTTCAGTTGATATTAAATCACATACGTTTATTTTAGGAACATTTTTGAATAGGTTTTCAATTTTTTTTTCTCCTTGTATAGTTGCTGTTGGTAAATCATCAATAGAATTATATCCCCATGTTCTTTTTTTATTAATAGGTTGTTCTATATTTTCAGGTAGTCCACCCAGTTCTTTAATTTTTTGTTCTAATTGTTTTTGATATTCATCGTCACTTGGTATTTGAGACAAGATTTCATCAAATTCTATTTTTTTAAAATCATTTGTATTATTGTTATGATTTTCAATTGGTTTAGAGAAACTTTCTTTATTAAGTTGTTTTTTAAACATCTCTTCTATATTACTCATGATGTATTCAATTTCTTTTTTGTTATTATAAATGTTCTTCTAAATTGAAATACCTAAAACCTTGAAAACCTTTCATTGGTATTTCTCTTTCTAATGGGTGAAAAGGTCCTGAACGCATAATAAATTTTCCCATCCATTTTCTTCCAGTTGTTGAACAAGTAAATTCTTTTTCTTCCATTCCAACAACTTCCATCCATCCTTTTACTTTCCCATCATGAACAATATAACATTTATCCCCTTTATTAATACCTTTTGGAAAAAATGGAACTTTAAAATTCATTACTTGCGAATAATCTTTAACAGCATCCATTTCTTTTTGATAATCTTCCCATTGTTCTGATGATGGTAATGTAACTACAATTGCACGTTCTGATTTTAGAACATCTTCAAAAATTTTCACTAAATTTAAGTTACTATCTGCCACAGCTTTTATTTTTTATACAAAATAAGTACTAAATATCATAAAATAAAGATTTATAAGAAAAATAATAAAAAAAAAATGATGTATTTTTCTAATACATCATTTAAATTTTTCATTAACATCAATTCCTTTATCATTTGTATAACTAAAATCAAAACTTGTAGGCGTTAACTCTTCTATTTTGTCTAACATTTTCTTTTTGTATTTGTCAGCCATTCCTTTTTGCATATAAGCAATTGTCATATGTGGATGATATTCTTTATATGCAGAATGTAATTCAAAATTTTCTTTTATTTTATTATAAGTTTTATGCATATTAGGGCATTTAACATCAGCTTTTAATACATCATAATTATCATTTTCAAATATAGATATATTATTTAATATACATTTATATTCTTTCAAAGGTAATAATAACTCTTTTAATTTATTTATGTCAACATCAGAATCTAAACAAGGAGCTAATGTAACATGACTTTCTTTTTCAAAACCATATTGATTATCTTTTTTCTCTTCATCAGTACCAAAATACAATTCATTGTTAGGAATTTTATTTTGCAAATCTTTTATAAAAGATGGCATTTCATAATCAATCATTAAAAATGCATATTCTCTTGCCATATACTAAACTTTTTTTTCCTTTATTAATTTATCTAAACAATCTTTACACAAGACTTTCCCATATGTTTCTAACGTAATTTGAGCATCATAAAACTCTATTTCTCCATTATCAGTTTTATAATGTTCAATCCCATCATCACCTATTATAATTTCATAACCATTACCTTTATTTGGTCTCAAATGTGCTTCATTTGACATTATTTTACCACATTCAGCACATACATATTCTTTTTTATCTATTTCTGACAAGTTAAAAATAACATCTTTCTTTTCATTGTTTTGATATTTTTCATCCATAGTTTTGTTATAAAAACGAGCAGTTAAATCAACAGGTTCATTTTTTAAATGTGCTTTAAACTTAATAACAAAATTCCCATCAAAAATATCAATTTTCTTAAAGAAAATATTATCAAATTTATATTCCATTAAATCTCTTACCCCATGTGCCTTATGTGTAATAAATTTCAATCCTTGTAAATCAATAACATCTGATTTAATGCCACTATCTTTTATTTTATTAACTTCATTAATAAATCCTTTTGACAAATATTTAAATTCATTAGGATATATTGTTGCATAAAAATCAAGCTGCACATGAGTATCATCTATTTTCTTTACAACTAATTTAGTTGTAAATTCTTCTATTCTGAATCTAGGAAAAAAATCTCGCTCCACTTGTAAAATATATTTTGTCTGGTCTCCATATGTATTAACTCGATTAATTTCATCTAGAACTCCTTTTCCCATTTCTTCATTACCTTGAATTAAAATCAATTCATATCCTTCTGATTCATCAATATGTACATGTTGGCTATCTTGTTTTGGTAATACCAAACCTGTTGTGATATACTCTAGTTTTGATGCTTCATCAGCCACTTTATATGTTCTATATCTTAATTCCTGAACTGCTTGTGTTTCTTGACCATTCAACAATGCACGAGACATTTTTTCAGCATCAACGTTTTGATTAATTGATACACCTTCATCACTTTGTGCTCCTTTTTGTGTTAAAATTTCAGTTTCAGTAATTTTAAGACCATACATTAAACCATACCATAAATTTTTTGCTTTATCAACTATTTTTCCCATTAGTCAATTATTTCTAATAACTTATTCTTAATTTGAGCATTAATCAAATAATTAATGTGTTTAAATTTATTCATCTCATTTATTACATTATTATCATAAAGCACATTTCCAAATTGGTTTGTGCTATTAATACTAGCGTTGTTACTTAAAAAATCACAAATATTCTTTGATGCGATTGCATATTCATTTAATTCAGATATAGACATCTGTTTTAAATCAATTTTTGTTTTTGCCATATTATTTTTTTACATAAAATAATATAAAATTAGTAAAAGTAAATAAAAAAGGAGCTAAAAGCTCCTTTATTTATTAATCACCTGATATGCATTATTTGATATAATGTTTAATGTGACTTTGCCACAAAAATCTACCAATTCAAGACAATTTGTATAAGACATTGCAGAACGTAAATACGAAATAAAATTATCAACCCACCCTTCCATTGTATATTCTACGGGGCGATAAGTAATTAGACCTTCTCCAGTTTTTAATGTTTTATTACCCATTTCTTTTTGCGCCTTTTTGGTGGACATACCATAAAACTCTTTTTTAATTTCATACCCTTCTTTAAATAAGGTTAAAGCTTCTTGGCTATATTGGTCTATTTTAGAAATAAATCCATCATCATCTATTGATGTATATGCAGCACTTTCCAACATTTTATTAAATATAGAACCACACATTACAAAATGAGCACCTAAAGCTAATGCCTTTATAATATCACCATATCCCTTCATACCACCATCTGCAACAATAAATGCTAATTCACTTGAATTACACAAATAACTATCATAATATTGTCTACATTTATCTATTAAAGATGCCATTGGATAATGAATACCTGTGTTTGGAGATGTTGTACATGCACCGCCTGTTCCAACTGATAATCTAACATAGTCAGCCCCAGCAAGTGATAAATTAACATATGTTTCTGGGTTTGCAACATTACCTGCCATTATAACAATCTTACTATTATATTTCTTTTTAGCATCTTTAATATAATCCAATAATTTTACCATTCCACCATTAGCAATATCAATCAATACATACATAGGTTTACCATTATTATTAGCATATGTATCTAAAAAATACAATTTGAATTCAGCCAAAGAGAATGCACACCAAACATTATTCATTTTTTGTAAACGCATTTGAATATCTTCAGTTCTTGGGAGAATAGGGTTTATATTATTCTCAATAAACTTATTATAATTTGTTGAATTAACAACTGTTGACATTGGGGCTGTAAATAAAGGTAACATACCATCAGGCATATAAGGATTGCACTCACATCTATGTTCCACCCTAGTTGACGATGATGGCATTATTGCCACATCATTTAACGAATAAAGCATTTTTTCTATAATCATTTTTCTATTAGACATTAAAAATCCAGTATATAAATATACACTGGATTATTGTTAAAATTAATATTATTTAGTACCTGAACTGCCAAAACCATTTTTACCTCTACCTGTGTTTTCATCAATTTCATTTACCTTTGTAAGTGAAGTCAAATAACTATTATAAACAGGCATTAAAACTCCTTGTGCTATTCTATCTCCGTTATGTATTTTAACATAATCATTTGATAAATTTATCATAATAACACATATTTCTCCACGATATTTTTCATCAATAGTACCAGGTGTATTCAATACAATTAAACCTTGTTTAATACTTGTGCCACTACGAGGTCTTATTTGTAATTCAGTGTATTCAGGAAGTTCAAAATATAATCCAGTATGAATCATTCTTCGTTCAAATGGAGCAAGTAAAATGTATGGTTGTGCATCTTCACCATCACTACACAACCCTTGACCATTTTCACAATCAATCCATGCTCTTAAATCAAAACCGCTATCACCATCATTAGCGTATGTAGGGTCAATATTATCTGATTTATTAACAAACTTTAAATTTTGTATATCCAAATTTTCATCATCCCATTGAATTTTCTTCTTATAAGAATGATGCCCTGGTCCCATTATACAATTACTTTCTGTGATATACCCTTTTTTTCCAAAACTCATTCTTCTTTTTTTGTTTTTTCTTTTATTGTTTTTTTGTAACTTTCTCTTAAATCAGCATTAACTAATAAATTAGTCATTTTAACAATTGTTGCTAAAGGACTTGCATAGTATTGTGATTTATCATCATTATCTTTATCAATAATTCGTATAGCTTCATATTCTTCCTCAGTCAATTTAATGCCATATTTCATACAGATAAATGCTGACCTTTCACCTGTTTTCAACTGCCCTTTAATTTCAGGATTAAATTCATAAAGAACACCTCTTTTTCTTTGCCAATCAACAGTTTGTTCGACAAACATTTCACATTTTGAAATATGTTGTAACAATAAAACTTTCAGTAAAGATTCTTTATTAACTTTCATTGACTCACTTAATGTATTGTTTATATTAAATGAATATAAACATAATTTATTTAATACAATATCAAGTAATGAGCCATCATATGCCGAACCACTATCTTCACTCATGCCATAAGATGCTTTTTTAAGCAAATCCCCATAAGTATTTATTAACTCTTCTGAGTAACAATTATATGTTTGTAACCTTTTAATCCACTTGTCAAAGTTGGATTCCATTTCTTTATTTGTAATCATTTCATAAAATTTTTCTCATTGCAAATATACGACTTTTTAATCACTTTTACAACTTACCATTCACTATGCTTTCATAAAATTCAGCTCTTTTAACAGTTACAGTTTCAATAGAGTATTTGTCTTTTACTGTGTTGTATAGATTTTCTGCCATTTTATTAATATATTCAGGATGTTGTACCAATGTAGTAATATATTTAGCCCATTGTTTATGGTTCTTTTTTGATTCCACCAATAGCCCATTACCACTTTCATCAATATTTCCTTGTTTAATAAATGGTTTTAAATCAATTGTATAAGGTCCAAAGTTTTGGGCGATAATTGCTTTATGAAAAAATCCAGCTTCAATAACCTTTAACTGTGATTTATATTTGTTGAAATCACATTCTTTTAGTGGTACTAATAATACATCAATATTATTATAATGTGTAGCATATTGATTAATGGGTTTAGTCCAGCATCTTCTATACATTTCTTTATCATTATATGGATAGTCCATATTTGGGATAAATCTATGCAAAAATGATGAATAAGGTTGTGATACTAATTTATAATTATCAGTTAATACTTTCTCATATCTATACCAAACAGTTTCTTGTGGCATAATGGGTCTTTCACGAATTTGTCCAGTCTGTGCATCTTTCTCTCGATACATGCCATTAGTATCAAAACCACATAAAACAAATTGACATTTGGATAGAATATCTTTTGGTAATGAGTTAGTCAAACCTTGTAAAATATTAATATCGTGTTCATGTGAACTCCCACAAATAATTCCAAAACGTATTTTTTCACTTTTAACATCAATAGGTTGAAATTGTTTTTCACTTTTATCAATTGCATTTGGTAAAACAATTACATTTTTATTATGTTTTTTTAAACAATTAGCAAAAATATCTGTTGTAGTTGTCACATAATCAGACATTCTAATATTATCAATTAATTTTTGTTTAGTGTTAGTCGTTTTATAGACAGCAGACATTGGATGAAATGAACCTAAATCATAATAATCATCAATATCCATTACTGTAATTGTTTTTTTATCTTTAAGATATTTTAATACTTCAACACATTTATCATAAGAGTTAGAAATGTTTTTACTAAAATGAATAATATCAAATTCTTCAAAATAAGTTAATGGTTTATTAGTTACATCATATTCAATTGTAACATCAAATTTATCACCATATAATTCACTTAATTTTGTATGAGGATTAAGTGAACGGAAATAACCAACACCAAATTTATCACTAGGCAAGCATAACACTTTTATTTTATCCATATTTATGATTTTTTAGAAAAAATAAAGATAAAATTTTTATTGTAAACAGATATATAATAAAAAAACCTGCTTAATTTGCAGGTTTTTTATTTTTTTTATCTTTTATATTTCCTTTGAATACCATAGTCGCTTCATATATATTTCCACTACTATCCATAAATTGAAAGTTTTTGCCTAATTTCATCATTTTTAGTGATGTTGAAGAATCTTTATTTACGCTTTCACTTAATAAATTTTCTTTTAACGGTTCTATGTATTTTTTGACAACACCTTCAATAATCATTTTCATCGTCTCATAATCAAAACTTGAATTTGTCATTTGCATAGGTTGCTGTATTGGTTGAGACTGTGTAAATTGTTCGGTCAAAGTTGGCTTACGTTGTGGTTGTTGTGGTGTTGTTGGTGGGGGCATTAGATTAGTTACAGATGCTAATTGGCTTGTAAATGCATCCATAGTTGGGTCTGAGGAAAGACCATTAAGAGGATTATTTTTAATTTCATCTAAAATCTGTTTAGGTAATCCTATATTGTTACGAGCTGGTTGTATTGAACCTTGTCGAATTCTTTGCATTTCAGCTTCAGCATTATAATTACTGCCACCCGTTTGCATAGGCATTGAGTTAGGATTGTAAGGTAACATTTCAGTTGGTCTATAATTCTCATTCACAATACTATTATCAATAAATCCACCATCATTTAAGCCTTTTGCATATTTATCAAATTCAGGACTAGCAACAACTTTGGTTAGTTGTTGTGCTCTCGCAAAACTACTTGCTAATTGTGCGGCTCTATCATTCATTATATATTTCTATTATTTCGTTTATTTTTATTTTTTTCATAATCCCTTAATACAGATGGGTCTACGAATTGAGGATTGTTTAATTGCTCTTTTCTTCTATCTATCTGTTGTTCGGTATCTGTTTTAAATATATCATTTTCAGGCTCATTTGTCAATGGTTGTTCAGTTTTCTTTTTTGGACCTGTTGATTGTTGAGGATTATTATTGTTTTTAATATCTGCCCCTTGAAAACCATCTTGTGTTTTTTTATTGTTCATATATTCATCTTTATAAACAGGTTTATCAACTTGACGTTGTAAATTATCCATATCTTGTCTAACTTGTTTTTCACCAGGTGGCATATAAACAGGTTCTTCTTTTCTTCTTGGTTCTGTTGTAACAGGTGTTTTAGTATCAGGAATATCATCATTAAAGTTGGCTATATCATATACTACACTCATACTTCTATCGCCATTAGGGTTAAAATCAGGACGAGCTTGTGTAAAATATTGACCTGTTGGTCTCCAATCCAATATTCTATCTAATCTGAAAAATTTCCACGATGGCACTTTAGAAGCAGTATCGCCTTGTGGTTGATAAGCACGAATTACAGGATTACCAGCTTTAGTTAAACCATAAGCATATACTTCAATTATTCTCCACCCCATAGCAATATTTTCACCATGAGAATCATAATTGATTACAACTCTATACTTTTCATTTATCGCATCTTCAACTTTGGTTCTATCAACTTTTTCTTCTAAAAGTATATTTTCTAATATTTCTGATATATTCAACATATTTTTATTTCTTTATATTTAAAACAATTCCTCATATATATCATAAATACATAATATATATGAGGAATAATAATCATTAATGATTAATTTTCATTAAGGAACTTGATATTGACCTGCTTGTCTATTAACATCTGTTATAACAGAAGTCATTGTATAAGGTTTATCAGGATTATACAGACTTCTTACCATAGCTTGTTGTCTAGCTTCATTATCAGCACCATTACCTGCACCTGAATTTGGTGAAGTGTCAAAATTCTGATAATTAATCATACCAATACTTCCATTGCAGTCTGGTAAATAGAATGTGTGTCCACCACTTCCAGTACCTTTACCTTGTGCATCCCCATTAGCTAATGCATCTTTATGTGTTACAGAGTAACGGTCATTAGTATTATAATCACTTCTAACTATTTCTCTTTCTCTTTCATCAATTGACCTTTTTTCTAAACATGATTGCATATTATATAATATATTACTTTCTTATTTTATTATAAATATTAAACTAACTATTTTGTGATAATAGTTTTATTGCTTCAATAATCTGATTTTCACTAACAATGATAGATTTAACATTTTCTTTTGATGTGCTTTCGAATTTGAATGTTTCATCATTAAAAACATTTGATATTGAGTCTTTACCAAAATTAGGCTTAACAGTTGTTACTTTCATAGCATTTTTTGTTAATCTATTTTTTGTGTGTGGCTTGATGAAAGAATTATCAATTCCTGCTTCTTTTTTAGCATTTTTAAATCCTTTTATTGCATTTGTAGCTGTGGACAAAGTGTTATTGACCCATGTTTGCATAGCTTTTCCACCATTAAGTTGAAACTCTATACTATCTTCTTTTCCATTAAAATTATCAAAAAAGTTTTTAATACGTTTCATTTCATTATACTCAATACCATCCATTGATAAAAGATTGTTTAGTCTTTTATATCCAACAGAATTTTTATTGCCATTAAAATTATTTAATATTTGTGTTAAATGTTTTCTAATTCCAATTGGCAACGGAAAATTTCTGCCTTTAAGTTCACTATTTCCATCTTCAAACAAATACAACATATATTATTTTTTAGTTTTATCATTATTTTTTTCGGTAATTCTACTCCATCTACCATATGGCATCAAAGTTTGACCATAATATGTCTGTTGTGTTTGCATATTAGCAAACTTATCACCTGTTATTGGTTCGCCATCTTCTCCTGAAGATAGTTTTCCTGTTGTTGATGTTTGACCTAATCCACCATATTCTTTAAAATCTCCATTATTCAAATAATCTATATCATCACCTGCTATCTCTTTTATTTGAGATTCAGTAAATTTCACTTTTTTAGTCATATTAAATTTTGCTTTAACTTATAATATAAATATTTATCAATAAAGCAAATGGGTTGAAATGAATAATATATTACATAATAATTACAACAATTTAAGATTAACCATCAATAATGACGAATATTGGGATTTTTGTATAAACAAAGATTCTTATCAAACCTATTTCCCAAAAAAAGGGTTAAAAGAAGAATGTTTAATTTCATATATTGATTCTGATGACCCAGATTGTGTGTTTTTTGACAAATTGTATAGTAAAACTTCATATAAATGGAATAATCTTATTAATAATGGTGTGGAATTATGCAATATTGGTTATACAGGAGTTGACAATGGACTTATCAGTTATCAAAAAGACAGAATAACAAACGAACAATTTCTAAAAATATTCACTGAGTCTAAACTCAAAATAGAAAAAGATGATGTAAAACTTCATTTACATCAAGTAACTGGAAACACAGGTTTATATGATTATCCAATTTCAATTATAATGGAAGATAAATATGAAACAATTAAACTAAATGGTGGTTTTTATCAAGGATTTTTCAAATTGGACAAGGATGATTATCAAATATTACCTGATTTTATAAAATCATCATGGAATTTTGAATTTACATTAAGAAAAAAAGATTTTGAAAAAGAATCAGATAAAACATTAAATGATAAGTATCCAGATAATAAAGGTATATTTTTTTATATAGGCACAAGAGCCGAAAATAAATGGTGGCTTTTATATGAACATAATGAAAAAGAAGGAATAAAGAAAAAATGTGATATAACATATTTTTCAGATGATTATGTAAATGAGGAATATGAATCTAAAAATGGTCATTTATTAAATATGGACTATTTTCAACCAATAGTTCCTGACAAACCAATTGAATATAATGATGATGGATATTTTTCAGGGGATTATTTACATGAATCTTGTTGTAAATGCCCTACAAAACAAAATAGTTATTTTGCAGATTCATATATTAATAATGAATATTATGACAATTTGCGTAGTGATGTAGATTATGTATATAGTGACTATTATAAACCTGATGTGCCAATAGATGTAAATATGAAATTAAAAACTTGTGATGGCTTTTATTTAAACACCCCTAATGTTTATGAAATTAAAACTGATAATAAATTTATATTTTTCAATCAAACATGCACAGGGTTTACTACTAGTACATGGAATAAAGATGATACAGTTATTTTAACAGGCATAACACCACCAAATATCGGAAATTATTATACATTATTTAATAGAACATGTACAGGTTACACAACAGATACAATACATGAACTACTTGATAAAAAAGAAAGAGAATATAATTTATATGGTGACATTTATAATAATGCTTTTGCTCTTAGAATTAAAGATGATGGCTCTTTGGGGTATAGATATTTGATTAAAGATTGTAATGCGGAATTTAACTGGTCAATATTAGAAGAGTATTCACTACCAAATGTTATACATGAGAATGAATGGCATACAATTGATGTTAGAATTGATATGTTAAATGATGTTAGTGGAGAATGTAAACCATCTTATGAAAGAAAAATGAAAATATATTTTTATGTTGATGGTAAATTAAAATTAATTTCAAAAGAATTACCAGAATTTAATTTTAGAGCTTTAAATGATTTGAAAGAAAAACAAGAAGGCGTACCATTTAATATTTCATTAGGTGGTGGAACACAAGGATTAGCTGAAATGATAACTCTTAATTATATGGCTTATCCTGAATATGTTTTCCCAATAGAAAAACACTTTGCTGGTACGTTTATTGGTGAACTAAAAACATTTAAATTCTATGATTGTAATGTTAATTACACTGAAATACAAAATAATGTAGAATTTGAGAAAAATTCTATTAAAAACTAAAATATTTATTAATAAAATAAAATAGTAATGAAAGGTTTAACTTATTTCAAACTAAAATCACCATATCCAGGTGATATAACAAAAAATTGCAGTCTGGATGGCACTGAAATTGACAACAATTTCTTCGAGCTTGAAAGCCGTGATGTGAAAACAGCATACTGGCAAAATGATACGCTAATAATTGAACGTATGAATGGTGATATTATTAGTGTTCCTGGCATTACTGAAGGCTGTACTAAAAATTTAAACATTGCATACGACAAAGAACAAGGTACTTTATACGTTACACAAGATGGTTATACCCAAGCCATTACAGGCTTTATTAGTTCTGATGTTTTAACAACCATCAATTCTGATGATACGCTTACAGGTATGGGAACAAGAAAAAAACCTATTGGTATATCTCCAATGTTTGAAACAGGACAATTCAGACCTGCTATAAAAATTATTGATACTACTAAAGGTGAGAAATTACCTGACCCTAACAGAGTAGACCCACGAAACAGATTTGTTACAATTGAAAATGTTTCTGATTATGGTTATTTATATGATTACAATGGTGTTAGAAAAATAGCATGTGATTTACGTGACTCTTCTTCAGAATGGAGAATACCAACCAAAGAAGATTGGGATGATATGTTAAATGCTGTTGAGCCATGTTTAGAGGATAGAAATCATGATAAAGTAACATGTAACCGTGATTTAGGGCGTTTTGCTGGAAAATTATTAAAAAGTGTTGATTTCTGGCGTTTAGAAAGTATTAATCCATGTGAATCAGACAATGGCTGTAATTGTGGTAATGATTGCAATACATCTAATGGTTGTGGCACACGTTATGCAAACAATTGTGATGGCTATTGTGGTGAATACACTGAAAATGCTTGCTCAAAACCTAATCCTTATCCAAACAGAGGTATTGACAAATATGGCTTTGCTGCCGTTCCTGCTGGTTATGGTGATGATGGTGGCAGATTAGATTACTTTGGTGAAAGAGGATGGTATTGGACTGCAACTAATCAATGTGCAACTAATGCCTATACAAAACGTTTTGAATATAATAAATCATCTGTTTATCAGGAAGTGATAAGCACAAGTAATTTATTATCATTAAGATTAGTTAAAGATTATGATGGTACTAACTTCAGTGAAAGAGAAACTATATTAGGCTCTGATTATTCAACAGTATTAATGCCATCTATCAAATCAGGTAAAACTATTTGGATGTCTACTAATGTTGCATTTTCAAATAGATATTATGGTCCAGTTGTTCCTAATAATGGAATGAATTTAACATATACTAAGAAATTCTTTGTTAATGAATGGGATGGAAAAAGATGGCTTAAAAATGAACTTCGAAATGGCGATTCTATTGTAATATTAAAAGCACCAACAGGTGAAGATAATGTTGAATACAGAGTTATTAATGATGAGTTATCTAATGTTGCTACTTCAATATATGATGAAGTAATAATTGCCATCAGACCTCAATTAGACTCATTGAAAGGTGCAATTGCATCTGAAACAATTCGTGCTAAAGAAGCTGAAAGAGTATTAGATACTAAAATTGATACTGAAACTGCTCGTGCAGTGCATGTTGAGAATGGTATTATTGACCAATTGACACAAGAAATTGATAGAGCAAAACAAGCAGAAGAAGCATTAAGTGACCGAATTGATGCAATCAGTACAGGTCATACAGAAGATATTGCACAATTAAATCAAAAAATTGATGATGAAATTGCTCGTGCTAAAGAAGAAGAAGAGTTCTTAGACCAAAAAATTGAAAACGAAACTGCTCGTGCTGAAGCTGCTGAAACTAAATTGGATGAAGATATTAAAAATGAAACTGATAGGGCTACATTAGCTGAAGAAGTAATACAAGAAAATCTTGACAATGAAGTAAAAAGAGCACTAGCTGCTGAAGAAGCTAATGAGAATGCTATAAATGCTGAAGCCGAACTAGCTCGTGCAAATGAAGAGCATTTACATCAAATGATTTTGGATGAAGCTAATAGAGCAAGTGGTGTTGAAGCATCTTTAAGAGAAGATTTAACAAATGAAATCGCTCGTTCAACTAATAAAGATAATCAATTAGACCAAAAAATTGAAGCTGAAACTGACCGTGCTGAAGCTGCTGAAGATTTAATAAATAAAAGAATTGACGATATTGGCACAGGTCACACAGAAGATATAACTGCATTAACTAAAAAGGTTGATGATGAAATTGCTCGTTCAATAGCTGAAGATACAAGATTAGACCAAAAAATTGATGATGAAATTGCTCGTTCAACTGAACAAGATACATTAATTACTGGACGTTTAATTGCGAAAACAGGTAGTGTGATGGATGCTGCTAATGGAAGTTTAACTTTAGCAACTGAAGATGCTGCTAATTCAATAACAATAAGTTTAGATTTTAACTTCGGTTCAATCTAATTATAGTAAATAAAATTTAGAAATATAATAAAAAAATGGGTAAAAGATTGCAAATAAGAAATCATGCTGAAGTCTTTGATACAAGAGATTCAGCTTTAGCCTATATTAACGATATATACAAGGGTCAATCATTAGTTGCTGAACCAACAGTTTATCTGTATGGTTCAGCCTTGAACCCTAATATTATTCTTGCTATTGGTTCAGTAGGTAATGGTTCATTAGCTGCTAAAAACAAAGTATTTTTAATTGATACTGCAAGATTAGACGCTGATATTGCACAATTGAAACAAGATGTATCTGGTGATACTGAAAATATTCAAGATATTTTAACTAAATTAAATGCAGTTATTGTTGGTTCAGGTCTTGATTCTGATGGTACTTATCAAGTAGATATTGATGATGATTTATTAAAAAAAGCAACATCATTAAATGATGCCATTAAAAAATTATCTGCATCATTACAAGCAACTGCCAAAGCAACCGACTTAACAGTTAAAGATAGTGAAACTGTACATTTAGAAACAACTAAGACAAGTACAGGTGTACTTTTACAAGCATTTTCGAAAATATCAGAATATGGCAAATTAGACCCTGATTTTAATGATAATATCCTTATCAAAATGTCAGATGGTTTATATGCAACAGTTGACTTATCTTATGATGAAAATACAGGTATTTTGACATTCACAGCATCTAAAACAAAAGATGATGGTACAGTAGGTGTTCGTATTATTGAGAAACAATTCAAAATTGGTTTACATACAACTATGAAATCAGTAAGTTATGACCCTGAAACTGAAACTTTAATTTTTATTTTAACAGATGCAGATGGTAATGAATATACTGAAGTTGTAGATGCAACTGGTTTAATCACTGAATGGGATGTTGAAAACAAAGTAGGTTCTGCTGTTTATTTAACTAAAACAAGAGTTAAAGATGGTCAAGATAAACTTTCGGCTGATGTTATTATTTCAAGTGGTGATGGATGGAATATATTGGAAAAAAGTAAAACAACAGGTGGTTTATTTGTTAAAGGTTATGCAAATAATATTAAATATAAAACTGATGTCACTGTTGAAAATGCTTTAGATACTTTAACATTAAATGACCAAACAAATTTAGCTGATGCAAAAGCATATACAGATGCACAAGTATCTGCTGAAACTAACCGTGCCAAAGGTGCAGAACAAGTTTTAACAGATAATTTAGCTGCCGAAGTTACACGTGCAAAAGCTGCTGAAAAAGCTAATGCTGATGCAATTGCTATTATTAATGGTGATAATGATACTGTTGGTTCTATTAAAACTGCATTAAAAGATGCAAAAGCATATACAGACATTGAAACTGACCGTGCCAAAGATGCAGAACAAGCATTACAAGTAGAATTAAATACATTAAATGGTAATGAAGCCGTTTCTGGGTCTGTTAAAAATGCAATATCAATTGCTAAACAATATACTGATACACAAGTAGATGCTGAACAAACTCGTGCTGAAGCTGCTGAACAAGTATTAACAAATGCTGTGACAATTATAAATGGTAATGAAGCACAAGAAGGTTCTATAAAAAATGCAATAGTTATTGCCAATGAGTACACTGATGAACAATTAGCACAACATGACCATGATTCATCAATTAAAATTGATGAATTAAGAGATGATTTAAATGCTGAAATTAAAAGAGCCACTATTACAGGAAAAGAAAGCAAATCATTATTAATGAATATTGCACAAGGTTCAACAGGAACAACTATTTCAGGTGATGTTAAAATATCTACTATTACAGGTAATATTATATCAGAACAAGATGGTGGTATTTTTGCTTATGTAACATTAAAATATAATGCTGCGGAAAATGCTCTTTATTTTAACAATGGAACGCCTGTTGATACTAAAATCCAATTATCATCTGCAAGTTTAGTTGATGATGCTTATTATGATGCAAACACAAAAACAATTGTAATTGTATTTAATGATGCTGATAAAACAACTGTTAAAATTCCTGTTGGTGATTTAATTCCTACATTAGCTGTTGGTAGAGAAACAGGTAGTGCAGTTATTATGAGATTAGTTACTGAAGAAAATCTAAATACAATATATGCTGATGTCGATATTTCAACTGCATCTGTAAATATATTACAAAATGTTAATGGTGCTCTTTTAGTACGTGGTACTGCTGATAACATCAAATATGGTCAAAACAGCAATGTTGAAGCTGCTCTTGATAATTTAACATCAGCTTCAACAGGTAATTTAGCTGCTGCAAAAGCATATACTGATGAACAAGTTGCTATTGAAAAAGCTCGTGCAGAAGGTGTTGAAAGTACATTAAACACAACTATTCTTAACAATACAACAAATCTTCAAGGTCAAATAACTGCTGAAGTTACACGTGCCACTAAAGCCGAAGAAGCAGAGACCAAACGTGCTGAAGCTGCTGAAGCTGCATTAGATGCAAAAATTGGTGTTAACAGTGATGCTATCACCATCATTAATAGTGGTTCTGGTACTACTGGGTCAATCGCAAATGCTGTTGCTACTGCAAAAGCTGCCACTGATGCTGCAATTGAAAGTGAAAAAGATAGAGCAAAAGCTGCTGAAGCTGCATTAGATGCAAAAATTGCTATTATAAATGGTAGTGGTGTAGGCTCAATGTCTGACATTTTAGATAAAGCAAAAGCATACACTGATACTTCAATTGCCCCAATAGCAGGTCAAATTGAAAATGCTAAACAACAAGCAATTGCTGCTGCTGCAACTGATGCAACAACAAAAGCTGACAAAGCTAAACAAGAAGCAATTGCTGCTGCTGCAACTGATGCAACAACAAAAGCAAATTCTGCTGAAACAAATGCAATTTCGGCTGCTGCAATTGATGCAACAACAAAAGCTGACAAAGCATTATCTGACGCAAAATTATTTACAACTTCTGCAACAACACAAGCATTGTCTGATGCAAAAGCATATACTGATGCACAACATATTTATGTAACAGGTGCTAGTGTAAATGCATCAACAAACATAATAACATTAGGTTTCCAAAACAGTGTTCAAACTGTTAATATTGACATTTCTTCAATAATCGAAGCTGCTGTAACTAGAGCTGTTACACAAGCTGTTGCGCAAGCTAAACAAGAAATTCAATATACAATTGTTCCTACTTCTTCTACAAATGGTACAGTTGATAATAGTAAGAGTCCTCGTGAAATTTCTATTGATGTTACAAATGTTAACAATGGTACATATACAAACACTCCTTAATAAGAGTGCATATATACGAAAAGGAGAGCAGTTTTGCTCTCCTTTTTTATTGCATACTTTCCATGTAACTATTATATTTTTCTTCTGAAATTTTATCAAAATCTTTATCAATAATATCAAAAATACTACCAATAGCCACTTTCCATTTTTTAGAAATAAAATTATTTGAATTTACATCTTCTTCAACAATTTTCAATAATGAAGCTGGTAATTCGCCTTCTTCCATAAACTCATTTACATCTTCTTTTGTTAAAGAGTCTATAATTTTGTTATATGCTTCAACCTCTTCTTTAATTTCAGCTTCTTCTAATTGTTTTTGTCTTGTATCATAATCTTTAAGAACTTCCTGCCAATTAATTCCACATTCTTCAACGAATGGTGGTACTTCACCTGCCGATTTCCAAAATCTTATTTCTTTATCTTCAATAGTCATTAATTGTTCATATGTATCTTGGTCAGTTGGTTTGTAAGGTTCTCCTGAAACCAATTTTGATTGGTCAACAGTAAAATAATTTCTATCTTCTGGATTATTAATTAATATTTTATCTCTAATATCCTTAGAGAAACAAACTAATAATGGTTTGATACGTTTATTAAACTGTTCCAAATATTTTTGTACATTATATTCAGTATCTTCATCGCAAAATGTATCATTTTCATCTTCAACCACTTCATTATCAAGCAATATACAATTAAAAATTAATTCATCCTCTTCAGTTAAATTAGGGTATTCAACTTTAGCACACTCCACTTTATCTTTATAAACAGGTAAATCACGTTCATTATTTTTTACTTTTTTTCTATAAGCAGTCCACATTTTATCAACTTCCTTCGTAATTTCAACCTTTTCTTCACCTTCGATTGTGTAGTAATGTGTTACTCTTTTGACATCTGAATGTGATTTGGATTTTCCTGTGTTAATATAATATATTGCATCACCCATATGAACATTCAAATTATGTTTTATCGCTAATTCATACCAAGCTTGTCTTGCTTTTTTACTACCTGCTGCTGTAACGTTCCCACAATCTTTAATATATTCAGACAAATCTTTTTTAATTTTACCAACTGAAGCAATTTCTTTCAATGGTATTTTCAAATTATATATTTTATCAATATAATCATAATACATAATCAAAAATTCTTGCCCTTTACCAAATAATAATAAATCAATTGCTTTATTCATGAATTTTTCTATATACAATGGCATTTTTTTAGATTTAATTGTATTACCAACTAATTTTGTTTTACCATTTTCCAAATAATCAGCATAATTTTTACGAGAGAAATTAATAGTTGCTTGGGCATATTCATCAATACCAAGCCCCATTTTACCTCTCATGAATAAATCATTAAATTCAGCAACATCAGCTTCTACGCCATGATATTCTTGCCCTTCTTTTGTGTTACGATTAAGACCTTTTCCAATATAATGACGTTTATTTAGTTCTTCTTCAGGTGGCATTTGAAAGTTTACCCCATCAGTGTCCATTACAATAGGCTTATATCCTCTATCTTTAAACCACTTGTTCATTAATCTTAATGATTGTCTGCCAATACAAGTTGTTTTTTCAGCACACATTAAATCGCCCCAATTAAATAAATTAGGAGCACCAAAACCACCAAAGAATGAATTACCAAATATTTTGAATGGCAACTGTTTTTTATCATTAGCTGATTCTTCAGATTCATATTTTTGAAGTTCTTCTTTTAACAGTTTTAATTCCTCAGTTGTTCCTAAAAAAGTTTCAATATATTCTTTTTTCTTTTTAGCCTTTTTGCCTGCAACGCTTTTCAAGCCTTTGAATTTTTCACGTTCAGATAAAATATATTCCAATAAGGCTAACATAACACCTGAAATATCTTCACCTGTTGAAATCATCCAACTTAAAATAATAGATGGATAAAGAGAATTATAGTCCAATTTAACAACTCTATCAACATATCCAACTGATAGAAGTCTTGATAAACCACCTGTAAATGCCCCAGATGATGCATATGATGGTAACGCAAGGTCATTTTCATAACTCCAAGCCAACATAATCATTTTCCATGTAGCTGCTGTACCCATTGTACACACTTTTCCAAAAGTCGTTGGAAGAAGTTTTCCCAATAAGAAATTAGACTGATTATATCTTAATTCTACTTTATCTGTTTCATATAAGTCATCCAACAAATATCTTTCAACAATATATCTTCCAGTTGTCTTTACATATATTTCGTTTGTTGAATTATCTTTGATAGTGCCATCTTCCAATAAAGTGTAACGAATTTTTTCTTCAGTAATTTCTTCAAATTTATTACCAGATGCAATTTCAGTTAATTTGTTTATTTCTTCTTCATGTTCTAATAATTCAGTTTTATCATGAATATAACTTTGAATTTCAGTGATTTTCTTTGAAGCGTTTTCAATTTCTTGTTCTGTATAAAAAGTTAACTGTTTCTTATCAATTACCTCATTATAAGTTTTGGAAAATGTCTTATCAGTTATTTTAAACCAGTGTCCATTTTCATCATTAAATGCATATTCATTTACAGTGTCAGCCCATGTAACATTAATATCATTACCTGGTACATAAACACGATTAGGCTTATTTAATTTAGAATATTTTGTGACATATTTCAAATCAGCTTTTTTCATGTTACTGTCTTGTGCTTGCGCTCTTCTAACAGCATGTAATGAATCAGTTACATTAAATCCCCAAATTACTGTTGGGTAATAATATTCAATTTCACCGCCCAATTTAAGAACTGACTGTTTCTTTTTCTTATAAATTGATTTTGGAAAATATTTTGCACTTTCAATTTGCATGGAAGTTCCTAACAAAGCCAAACGTTTTATTAAAAAGTCCCAGTCAAAGTTCTCAGAGTTATGACCTGTTATAACATCAGGTTTTTCACTTCCAATTATTCTTAAACACTCTCTAATAGCTTCTAATTCATTTTGTAACCGTTCTTCACCTTCACCTGTAATCGTAATGATTTTTTCAAAACCCTTATTTGTTCTAATACCCACCTGATTGATAGCACATCTTTCCGCTTCCAAACCCTGGGTTTCCAAGTCCCATTCAAGACGTTTCAATTGGTCATAATCATCATATCCTTTGAATAACCGTTTACCCGTAGAAATCATAAATTGCTCAACAGGTGTAATTGCTAAAAATTCTTTACTATTTCCTGTTGAATTTTTATCATTAGAATATATTGGCTTTTTCCCTTCAACAAAGAATTGACTAAATTTTTTAAATGGCATTGAAAATTTAGCATAAAACATCACACGATAGCCATTTTCAAGACGTTCAGTAGTCTCCCCTTTGTTGTTGTAAATATTTAAGCCTTTAGTTGCAATACCATATTCAGCCATCTTCTTCATAAGCAGCTTTCTATCTCCACCATATAATTGTCTTGCTGCTGATTGTTTTGCCCACACAAAAGGATAAAACGCTTCATGTTTCATTCTTTTAATACCTTTTGCATCATTATATATAATGATAGCATCTTTATCATCATAACTGCACTCAATATTAATGATACGTTCCATTGGGTCATGCCCTTCAAGGAATTTATTGATTCTTTCAGAGGTTATTTTTTCTATCATAAATTACTATTTGATTTCTGTTTAAAAGTTAAGGTCACATTTCAATGACCATCATTTTTGCAAATATACAACTTAGTTTCAATTAAAGCCACAAAAAAATCGCATATATTTTACTACATGCGATTTTTAATATTATTTAATGATTTACTTTTTTATAACACCATCCATGATATAAATCATCAATTCATCTTGGATTGGCATAATCAGTTCACCAACTGGGTATGTTTGTTCACCACTCACCAAATCGGGATTAAAGTTGATTTTAAATTGCCCTCGATATATACCAGGTTGTTTTGTGTCCCTTTCTTTCCATTCATATACAATTACAAATTCATCAACACAACTATTATTTTCACGTGGCACTATTGAAGCTTTTGCATTCGCAATTTTCATAATACCATTATCAACATTAGTCATTGAAAATGTAATAGAAGCGTTTTGTATCGCTTCATAAAATTTGTTGAAGTCATGTCTACCATCATTTATTAACTCCATTCGAAGATGTGGTAAGACCGAGTTTTTATTTATATAAAATTCTTGTGCCATATTAATTCATTGCTAAATCATTTTTTATTATACTATCTAATGGCATTACATTTCTATATATTGCTCGATTTTTAAAATCTACTGAGAAATCATATCTTATTAAATAATCTGAACCAATAATGCCAATTATTTCACGACCACAAGCACTTTTAATATTACTAATTACACCTCTCAAATCTGATGTCATAAATTGATGTTGTATTTTTACAGAATCACCCAATTCGCCTATTATATATGATGCTTGTACATCTTTACCGCCTGAAACACCATGAATAGTCAAATCAATATATTTAATAAATTGAAAATCATTTTTATGCTTCAAATAGTAAGTTTCATCTATTAATGACATATTAGCCCCTGTATCAATAATAAAATATTTTCCTTCACCATTAACAGGAATATTTGTTATTGGTGTGTTTATGCCATCGTTTTCAGTCTGTTCGAAATAATACAAGAAATCAGTATTTTTCTTTCCATTATCACATGATGTTATACATAATGTACATAACATTGATAGCACTAAAAACAGTTTTACAATTTTTCTTTTCATATCTTTTTTATATTGTTTGCAAAATTAAAAATTTAATATATAATTTCCAAATTTTAGAAGTTAATAATATTAAATTACTCCTAATATAAATAGCTTTTTTTAAAGCATAAAATAAAACTATTTATATAAAAACATTATAAAATGGCAATTGATAATGAAAAGAAAAAATTATTTCATCAGGTAAGAACTCGTTTAGGTGCAGGTGTAAGAGGTGTTGAAATTACTGATGACATGCTATGTGATTTGTTAGAAATGTGTGTTAATGATTATGCTGAGAAAGTACAAAATTGGATAATCGAAAACCAATGGGCTAGCTTATATGGTAAAAATTTATCATCAACTGATATGGCATTTGCATTATCAGTTAGAACATTAGATTATATGAAAGATTATTCTTATTGGTTTTCCAAAGAAGTTGGTTTACAACAAAGAGGACCTTGGGAATTAAAAAAAGATTATGTTGAAGTTGAAAAAGGTAAACAAGTTTATATTATACCAGCAGGTAGAGAAATAAATAAAGTACTTTATACAACCCCCCCAACTTCACAAGCAGCTTTATTTGCTAATTATGCAGGTATTGATGTTGGTTTTGGTGGTGGTTATGCTCAGATTGGCGGTGGTGGGGTTGGCTCAGGACCTATTGGTGGATTTTATACAATGCCAGCATATGATACTGTATTATTATCTGCTGACTTAGCATACAAAAACCGATTATTAAGGTCTGATTTAACTTATAAAGTAACAGCAGGACCAAATGGTACTAAATTATTACATTTATTATCCACTCCTGGCTCTAACTTATCATTTGGTTTTTCTGGACCTGGAATTGGTGTTGGTGCAGGTTTATGGGGAATGGTAGGATGTCAAGTATGGTACACTTATTATGATGTAAATCCAGGGGATGAAGATGAATGTAGAAAGCAAAACCCCGATTTATTAATATCTCCTGACCAAGTACCTTTGGAAGAGATGGATTATTCATATTTAAACAGTCCAACTAAAACAATTGTACGTCAGTTATTGGTAGCAGAAGCAGCCCATACATTAGGTTTAGCTAGAGGTAAAAATTCTGGTAAAATTTCTATACCAATGGCAGAAATGCAAATGGATTATCAAATGTTATTAAATTTTGGCACAGATGAAAAGAAAAATGTAATGCAAAAATTAGAAGAGAGACTGTTAAGAATGTCACCTGCTGAAGTCATGAAGAGACAAGCTGAAATTGTTGAAGCAGCTATGCAAGCAAAACGTGGAGTACCACTTGGTTTATATGTAATATAAAATAAGGGAGCAGTTGCTCCCTTATATCTTTATACCCAAGACATTAACAATCCTCTTTTGGCTAAAATTAATTCAACATCCACTAATGGCATACCAAAATGAAATACTAAACGACCCTCTTCAGGATATTCAAAATCAGGGTCATTATCAGGATTATCTAGGTTTTCAGAAGCCAATGCAATACAATTATCTCTACAATCTTGCATTGAAAAGCACATATTATCTTGCGCCAAATCAAATTTTATATTATAAATTTTTAATTCCTTTATAATTTCATATTGAGAATCTTCAAATAAAAAATCACCTGCAATACCACTAGGCTTTTCTTCAAAACCTTCAGCCCAAAATGATTCTTTTTGTGCATCATCGCCAAATAAAAATTGATACAATCTTCTACCATCCACATCAGTTCCTTTTTCCCTAACGTATAGAAGTCTCATATCATCATAATTTTCAACATCATCTAACATATTATATATCAATTACTTTGTTATTTTTAATAAAATTGATAAAGACCATTGCACAAGCTTCTGCATCAGCAAGAGCATTATGATAATTTTTTAAATCATAGCCAATATCTTCACATAATATATTTAGTTTGTGTGAATCTAAATGTTTATTATATTTTCTTGATAATTTTAACGTATCAATATATTGATAATCATTGTTAGTATCAAATGCTCGTGAACAAGCATTAATGCAGCTTTTCTCAAATGCGGCATTATGAGCAACAATTGGTGAATTACCAATCATTTTATCTACTTTTTCCCACACTTCAGGAAATTTAGGGGAATTTTTAACATCTTTATATTGCAGTCCATGAGCAGCAACACAATGTTTTTCAAAATATTTTGTCTGTGGATTTATTAAACTATAAAATTTATCTACAATTTTACAGTTCTCTACTATAACAACACCAACAGAACACACAGTTTCACGATAACCATTTGCGGTTTCAAAATCTATTACTGCAAACCTATTGTTTGTTTTTCTTTTTACCATACATTTTTAAGTCTTTTAAAATTTCTGAATTAATTAGTTCTTCCATTTTTGGTGAAAGTTTTCCATATGAGTTTAAACTACAATTAAATGTAGTTGATTCAGAAAGAATTTTTTCAACATCTTTTAGAGTTAGTACTCTAAACACATTACTTTTCATTTTCGCTTTTTATAACTGCTTTTATTATATCTTCTTTGGACATTACCTTTTCCCACATTTCAAGGGAAATATCATCATCAAATAGTTGATAATAAACAGTCACATCTTCTGTTTGTGATAAACGGTGTACTCTATCCATAACTTGCCAATTATCAGATGGAACCCATGAATAAGAATTAAATATACAAATATGGCTTTTTGTCAATGTAATACCAACCCCTGAAGCAAGAATTTGACCTATGAAAACTTTCTTTTTGGGGTTATTCATAAATTCATATTCAGCTTTATCTTTTTGAGCATTGGTTTTCTTACCATCATAAACAACCGCCATATCACCAAAATGCTCTTTAAATTTTTTCACTTCATTTTCAAAGCAACAAACAATTAGCACTTTTTCACCATCTTCAATATGTTCTTCTGCTAATGAAATTGTATTCTCAATCATTTTATTGGCTAAATATCTTCTCACAAGACCAACCTCAATGAGTTCTTGGTATTTAGAAACATCAACACCTGTTAAATATTGTGCATTTAAATAATCTTGCCATAATTTACGATATTCAGCCATTTCATCATCAGTTAAAGTGTAATAACGAGTGAAAATAGTTTTTTTAACCATTCCAGGAATATCTTTTTGTAATCGCCTAATATATAAATGTTTAATTTTTTCTCTTAATTCATCCAAATTACTTGCGCCATCACAAATTTTTATCTTAGTTCCATCAGATTTATTTATAGTTTTTGCATCACAAAATCTATCCATATAATAATCATAGTTTTTTGCTATATCAGCATCAATTAATTTTAAAATGTGATATAAATTAAGTGGTCTATTTGTCAATGGAGTTCCTGTTATACAATATATTGCTTTTGGTTTTGTTCTATTTAAAAAATCATCTAATGTTTTATATCTGGTTGAAGTATTATTAGCCAATTTTTGTACTTCGTCAATAATAACCAAATCAAACTGAGCAAGAAACAATTGGCTCTTAGATAAAGCTTCTTTGATTACTTCTTTTTTGCGAGATTTTTTCATTTTTGGTTCCATTTCTCCATTTTTTCCTTTTTTACCTTTGCATTTGACCATTATAGGAACTTTGATTTTTTTATTTTTCCCATTTTCGTCTTTATATGTTTCAATTCTATAATCAGGTTCTAATGGAATATGATAAAAATTATCCAATATATCATAATTTATTACAGTATATTGTTTGTCTGACACCCACTTTTTACCAAAAATAATACCAATATTATCTGGATTTGTATAATAAGATAATTCTCGCTTCCAAGTACCTTTTAAAGACGCAGGACATATAATTAACACTTTTTTATATTCACCTGCCATAGATGCCACAATAGCTGAAGTAGTGTTATGTGTCACTATATAATTTTCTGTCAAATATGAACTATCATCTGAATCTACTCTTATACAAACTGCATCAGCTTTTCTAACTAATTCTACTTTTTCGATATATCTAGAACAATAATTGTTTTTCTTGATGTTATAGTTTTGTTTTTTTCTTTCAATTTTAAAAGGACAAAATTTTATATTAATTTTTACATCATACTCAATAGATTTACTTTCATTAGTTCTATCATAACTATGTATAATTGCATGACCACCTAATGAATATACAAGCATCTGTATATCTCTAGCCAATTTTTCAGAAGTGGTATAATAATGCATTTTATTATTTTTACAAATAGAACCATCAGAATCCATTAACCCCATTAACAATTCTTTACGTTGTTCAATTGAACCATTCATATATTCTTCAGGTATGAATTTGTATTTTCCTAATACATTTAACCCCAAACGTTTGATTTCTCTATTATATTCATTAATTGGCGTTTTTTCTTTTTGAATTATATAGTAATGGGGGCATGATGCATTTCTGTTTTCAGATAAAGTATATTTCTCATTTAATAATTTTTTAATTCTATCTACACTTTCATATTCAAAATTAGGTATTGATAATTCTATTTTATTACTGCACATTGAGCCATCACCAATACACATTCCAAGTATATATGGATGTATAAAATATTCTTTTTTAGAGTAATTAACAGGTTCACACATTGGTATTTCCCATTTATTCACTGGTTTATATCCACAATCAACTCTTTTTTTAGAGGAATTGTATTGTAAACCACTATCAAGTAATTCTTTTAATGATTTAACAACCCACCCTTTTTTCCTCAATCTTCTATTACTATCTCTAACAATCCATAAATGTTCTAAACCACAATTACATTTAACTCCATCAGAAAAAGTAATTTCGTAAATATCTTTTACTCCTTGTGGAAATATACCTATAACATTATGAGATTTTCCGTCTGAACCAAAAACTTTGTCTCCAATTTTTAATTCCCCCATTTTTCTCCATCCATGAGGTGTTGGTATTGAAGTGTTTACATCCACTAGTTTTCCGAGACCTTGCTCATCCGCAAGAATAGCTTTATTTCTTGTTATTAGGAACTTTACTGCTTCTTCTTGATGTGGTTTCAATGAACGATTCAAATGGGCTGTAAGCGCATTATATGGGGTAAAATCAATATCATTTGTTTTATAATCTTTAACAAAAATATCATCCATTAATGCTTTTTTAGGGACAAATGTTAATAATGGTTCTATTACTGATTTTCTATATCTTACATAACAATGGTAACTATCACCCATCTCACCTATAATGGACATTATAAGTAATTTTTCAGGAATAAAATCTAAATCGTTTTTATCTGCAAATGATTTTCCAAACCAATCTGTTATTTTAATGGTTTTGTTTACCTTTATAGGAGCATACTGATAATTTTCCAATATATATTTTATATCAAACTCTGATAATTTTCGATAACCTTTATCTGAAAGGTTCTTCAGATAAGTTACATATAAATTAGTTCCATCATAATTCTTTATGATGGAGTATGCTTCTTCTATTTTAGATACACTAATTGCCATTATTTTAAACCATGTTTTTGCAAATATACGACTTATTCATCATATTTACAACTATTTATTTTAAAATATTCGATATGGCTAAAGTAATTTTTGCCCCTAATAAACTTGATAAAAATAAATTTACAATATTTTTAGCTGGTAGTATAGATATGGGGAAAGCTAAAGATTGGCAACAAGAAATTGAGGATAAATTAAAAGATGAAGATGTTATACTTTTTAACCCACGTAGACCTGATTGGGATTCATCATGGGAAGAATCAATCACAAACCCACAATTTAGAGAACAAGTGGAATGGGAACTAAATGCTTTAGAAGAAGCTGATATGATTGTTGTTTATTTTGACCCTAAAGGAAAAGCCCCTATTACATTAATGGAACTTGGTTTACATAAAGATGATAAAATTGTTGTATGTTGCCCTGAAGGTTATTATAAAAAAGGTAATGTAGATGTTGTTTGTCACAAATACAACATCAAACAAGTAGATGATATAGATGGATTGGTTAAAGAAATAAAAACTGAAGCATTTACATTAGATGAATCTATTTGTAATAAGTTTAAACAATTGATTAAATAATGAGTAATATAATACCAATTAACAGAAATAATAAGTTTTTCTCAAAAGAAGATTTTGATTTTGAGTTAGAACTTGGGATGGAGTATCTTCAAGAAGATGTCAATCAAAGTATTATTCTCTATGAAGTCGATTTAGAAGCTACTAATATGAATGCTGTTTATAAAGAATCTAATCGTAACAATATTAGATTCAAAACTCCAAAAGAATTAACAGTTATATACGAAATAGAAGCACCAAGAATAAAATCATATGAAAATAAAACAAGTGGTGGTATTTATTCAATTAATGGTAATTTAAAAGTTGGTGTGTTTCAAAAAACTTTAAATGACCAAAATTGTGAAATCAAAAGGGGTGACTATATCGGAATTGCCATTGATTCAGAAAGAATGGCATACTTTGTTGTTACTGATGATGGAAAATTGAACACTGATAATGCACATACAATGTGGGGAACAAAACCAATATTTAGAAGTATTGAAGCTACCCCAGTAGATAATAATGAATTTAATGGAATGTAAAATGCCTAGACAATTTTTAAATAAAATGAAACTTCGTGAAAAAGCTATTGGTAGAGATAGAAGGGAAAACTTTGCAAAAGAAATTCTTTACAAAGACACTCCACTTCCTAAACCATTAGAATATACTGATATTGATGCATCATTTAAAGATTTTGTGAGTGATACATTAGATATTGCATATGAGGGCAAAAGATTACCAACATTCACATTATTTAGTAATCAGCGTTTTTCTGAATATTCCCAAACATGGGAACATGTTGATGAAAACAGAAATTTATTAATGAATTTTAAAACAATAAGCCGTGAAAATAATCCTAGATTTGGAGAAAATCAAGGTGGGTTATGGAACATACCAGGAGAAAGACATTATACAATATTAACAAAAACGGTTCTTGATGATAATGGTACTGAAAGTTTTGAAAGATATTCTATGAAACAACCTTATGCTGTTGATTTAATTTATAATATTAATTTGATAACTAATAAATATGAACTGATTAATAAATTCAATGCACTTGTTAATGAAGCTTTTAAAGCAAGACAATGCTATATTAGACCAAATGGGCATTTCATTCCAATGATATTAGATGAAATTTCAGATGAAAGTGAATATAGTATTGAGGACCGTAAGTTCTTTTCTCAAACTTTTACTATTAAAGTAATGGCATATATTATTCATGAAAAAGATTTTCAAGTAGAATCCTACCCAAAAAGAATAATGGTGGTATATGATGGAGATGCTAAAAAGAAAAAGCCAAATGTTGATATTGAAGAATTAGATGATATTAATTATGAAAATAAAAGAATTGACATTTCAATTGATTTCCCTGAATTTATTGAAACTGTAACATTTACAATTGATTGCGATGTCAATGTTGAAAAATCTACATTGGATAATATAAGATATTATAGATTAAATGTTAATGGAACACCAATATTTCCAGAAAAAGGATTTATATTAAAAGAAAATGATGAAGTTAAATTAAGAATTTTTAAATTTGACATTTCACAACCTTCAAAGTTAATGTTTCATGGATATGACCCAAATATTCGTTTAAAGAAAAACTACACTCCTGAATTAGTAAGTGATGAAAAATCTAATTATGAAGAGATTATTGTTGACTAAGAACTTTATGTATATTATTTTTTAAATAAAAATGGATTTAAAATTATACGAAATAATAAATTTAGAACAGGCAATTGATGAATTAATTAAATATGATTTATCTTTTACATTTAAAGTTTCATTAGATATAATGAGGAACAAGGAAGCTTGTAAAAATATTACTGATTTATTTTTCAACAGAATGTCAAAAATATTTGATAGTTATGAAAAATTATATGATGCATCTTTAAGAACTGAAGAAGAATCTATTATATTTAATGAAGCTTTGAATACGACTGTTGATATACACATTAAACAATTATCTGTTAATGATATAGTAATTGAAGATAATGTTAAAGTAAAATTAGTTTTATTTAATAATCTAAAACCAATGTTAATAGATTATTAACATGAATTTAGCCTGTGTTTTTGTAATTACAATAGATATTTATATTAAAATAAAATATAAAAGAACATATGGCAACAAATAATAATAGTGCAAGACAGACACATGTTAGCCCTGGTATATATACTAAAGAAACTGATTTAACTTATGCCGTTAAATCATTAGGTATTACAACTTTAGGACTAGTAGGTGAAACTGTGAAAGGACCAGCCTTTCAACCACTTTTAATTGAAAATTGGAACCAATTCACTAACTATTTTGGTGGCACTAATCCATCACAATTTAAAGGTAGTGGATATTTGAAATATGAAGCTCCATATATCGCAAAATCATATTTAAGACAATCTAATCAATTGTATGTCACACGTGTATTAGGTCTTTCAGGATATAACGCTGGTCCTGCATGGGCTATTACTGCATATGCGCCAGCAGGTAAAGATGGTAAAGATATGTTAATTGCTATCTTACGTTCAAGAGGTGAATATCAAAAAACTGCTTTTGTTTCAACTGCAACTGAAGAACAATGTGAAGATGTTTACGAATATGATAAATTAGTTTATTATGTTAGTGATGTTGATAATGTATCATTAGTTCCAAGTAAAACATTTAATTTAGGTTCAGGATGTGATAAGTTCTTTGGAGTTACAACTGACCCATCAGGTGATTCATACTTCAATGTAAGCCAAATAAATTACGGTAAATTTACTATTTCTGGTACTACTGATAAAGGTATGACTTTCTCATATGCAGTGTCTTTAAATCCAGGTGATAAAAACTATATTATCAATGTATTAGGTACTCAACAAGATATTGGTGACACCGAATTATATGTTGAAGAATTATATGATGTAGCTTTAGTACAGTTAATCGAAAGTGGTGATATTACAGGTATTAACAAACAAATGGTAGGCTTCCCACCAATTAAAGTTACTCCAGCATACGCTTCATGTAATGATTTATTATTAGAAGATGAACAACTTTTAACTAAAAGAGATATTGGTAAACGTTTCTTAGCAACTCAGGACTCAATTAACCCTGAAACTAAAAAAATGTGGAATGTTCACAAAACTACTGATAATGGCGTGAGTTATGTGGTAACTCCAGCGGTTGCAGGTAACATTTATCAAGTAATTTCATTTGTAACAACAGCAGGTACACGTGAATATTATTACAATGAAACAGGTGAAAAATTAGGGGCTGCAACTCCTGATGAACAAAATGTATTGACCGAAGCTGTTGAAGTTTTATCAGATAATTTATTCTATGTTAAAGATGGCGAAAATATAAACCCAATTACTTGTGATTTAAATAATTACAAAGAACAGTATAGATTTGCTTCTACTCCTTGGATTGTTTCTGAATTGAAAGGCGATGCCCAAAATGTAGAATTAGTTAAATTATTCAGATTCCATACAATATCAGATGGTAATGCTTCTAACATACAAATTAAAGTATCTATCGAAAACATTAAGCCTGATGATGGTTTATTTGATGTTGTAATCAGAAGTTTTTATGATACTGATTCATCTCCTGTTGTTTTGGAAAGATATGGCAAATGTAATTTAGTTCCTGGAACTGCAAATTATATAGGTTTAAAAATAGGTACTTCTGATGGAAATTATGTAACAAAATCTAACTATGTGACTGTTGAAGTTAATGAAAATGATAGAGTAAAATCATCAATTCCATGTGGTTTCTTAGGTTATCCTGTTAGAGATTATTCAGGTTTAGTTCCTGGAAATGGTGTTACTGGAACAGTTAAACAACCATTATTGCAATATAATGTTAATATTGATGAAGATATAAGAGCTAAGAAACAATATTTTGGTTTATCTAATTTAGTGGGTATTGATGAAGATATTTTATCATATAAAGGTGTTGAAGCATATAATGGTTTACCACAAGGGTTAACACCATCTTTCCATTTAGATTCACGTCTTGTATCTAAAGAAGATTTATCAACAGGAACAACAGGCTTTACACAAGTTGTTACAGTTGATGGGGAAACAGGCTATACTTGGGTAACTGTAAATAGAAATAATGTGACTTCTGAAGGTATTGAACCTCGTATTGGTACTGATGCATTGATGCAAGGAACAATATATGAAGATATTAATTATCGTAAATTTACTGTTCTTCCTTATGGCGGTTTTGATGGATGGGATGTTTATCGTGCTTCAAGAACAATAACTGATGATTTTAAATATAATAAATATAAAGGAAGTATTAATGCAAAAAGTGGTGTAGGTGCAAACTTCTCTATTATAAATGACCCAGTTGCTTATAATTTTGATGGAAGCACTAAAGCAATTACTTCTGACTGGTATGCTTATTTATCAGCTATCAGAACATTTGCTAACCCTAAAACAATTGATATTAATGTTCTTGCAACTCCTGGTATTGATTATGTTAATAATCAAATGTTAGTTGAAGAAGTAATTTCTATGGTTGAGGATGAAAGAGCCGATTCAGTATATGTTGTAACAACTCCTGATAAACCTTTTGGAGCATCTGATAGTGTTAGTGATATGTACACTCCTGAAGAAGCGGTTTCCAATTTAGAAGAAACAGGAATTGATAGTAACTATACATGCTCATATTATCCTAATATTCAATATTTTGATGCAGATAATAATATATATGTTTATTTACCACCAACAAAAGATGTTGTAAGAAACTTTGCATTAACAGATAATACAGCTTATCCTTGGTTTGCGCCAGCTGGATGGGATAGAGGTGGAATTGATGGGGTAAAACCAAAGAAAACTCTTAAACTTGATGAACAAGACACTTTATATACAGGTGGATTGAATTTCGTTCAAAGTTTTGCACAAGAAGGCTTTAGACTTTGGGGACAAAAAAACTTCCAAATTGCAGATACTCAAATGAACAGAATTGCTACAAGACGTTTGTTATTACAATTGAGAAAATTAATTTCTATTGCTTGTATCAAATTAATATTTGAGCCTAATGATAATACAACTAAAGAAACATTCAAATCATTGGTTAACCCAATTTTGGAAAATGTTTTCAATAATAGAGGTATATCAGACTTTAGAATTGATGTTGATGATTCAGTAGAAGCTCGTGATAGACATGAATTACCTGCAAAAATTTGGATTAAACCAATTGGTGCATTAGAGTATATTGATATTAACTTTATGATTACTCCTGAAGGTGCTAGTTTTGATGATTATTAATAGAAACAAATTAATATAAACAATAAGGGTGGGCTTAATCAACTCACCCTTTGTTATTTAAAAATATTTAAATAATCTTAAAGATATTTATTTATAAATAAGTTAGATTATGTCTCATAAAGAATCTCTTAATGAAGAAATAATATCAAAAATCAAAAAAGAATTACATAAAGATATGGACAATTCAACAAAGAAAACTATTGAAGAAATCAAAAATATTATAGGAAAAAAACAAACATTAGAAAGTGTTATTTTTTCTGAAGATGATGAAGAAATGGGTGCTCAATCTTTAGGTGGTGAAATACCTACCGATATGGGACAACCTGAACCACAAATGCCACATACTGATAAAGGAATGGATAATGGAAATAATGATATGTCATCAATTGGAGAAATGATGCCTGACATCCAAAATAAAGTAAATACCATTAGACGCATGGCTTTAGAAGGAGTAACAAAATTAGCTGATAAACCATTATCACCTGAATACGACTTTTTTAAAAAAATATTTATGGATTGCGATAAACTATTTGTGAATAAAGACAAAATAAAACAATAATATGTTATTCAAAAAATCAAAATTTGAATAATTATATATAAATAATAAAATTAAATTAAAGACAAATATGAGCGATTTATTAATAAAAATGCCACTTGAATATGAACCATTAAAAAAGAATAGATTCTTGTTCAGATTTCCATCTGATTTAGGTATTCAAGAATGGTGGGTAGCTTCAGGTTCAAGACCAACAATCTCTCAAAATGAAGTAGAAATTCCTTTCTTAAATACATCTAACTGGGTTATTGGTAGATATATATGGGAAGCAATTACAATTACATTAAGAGACCCAATAGGACCTTCAGCTTCACAAGCTGTTATGGAATGGGTTCGTTTACATTCTGAATCAGTTACAGGTAGACAAGGCTATGCGGTTGCATATAAAAGAGATATTGTTCTTGAAATGTTAGACCCAACAGGTGTTGTTGTTTCTCAATGGATTATCAAAAATGCTATGTTGACTAATGTTAACTTTGGTGAATTATCTTATGATGATGATGGTATTGCAGATATTACAATGACAATCAGACCTCAATACTGTATTTTAAGTTTCTAATATTAAGAATAAATATTAATAAGAGTAAGTCAATTCTTACTCTTATTTTTTTTATTAATATACATATTCAATCAAGTAATATCCTTTGGAGTAAGAACTATTCTTCTTATTGATTTTCTTTAATAGATTACCTTCATAAATGTAATCGAAAGTATCATCTTTCATATCCTGATATGAAATAAGATTATTTGGTTTCTTGCCACACCATTCAGTTGCAAACAGTATATGTTCATTATAGGGAGAATTATAATGCTTTATCAATGATGATAAATTAATGTTGGTATTATTGGCTTTATTACCATAATGAATATCAAAAGTCTGTGTAATATTATCGTCATTGGTATAATGGTACTTAATCATATTGCCATTTTCCCAAGTATATTCCTCGTAGTTATGGATTTTATACCGATTACCACCTTTTTCCTCAGATATAAGGTCAATACTCTTCAACTCCCCACTATCATAATATGTAAGTGTACCAACAGTTGTAACACGTTCCCCATTTAATCCATAGATATACAACCTTGTCATATATCCTTGTTTGTTAAAAGTAAATTCACATTTGGAGTTGAGAACTTGCTTGCCATTCACATAAGAAATGAATTGATACCTTTTATTGATAATGGTAAATGTTTCCACAGCTTTATATTTGAAATTCTGATAATACTCTTTCCGTACTTCAATCAGGTTTCCATCATTGTCATACCTGAAATGATACCACTTATCCCCTTTGTTGCCAACCTCTTTTTGAGTGAAAGCATTAACCCAATGCACACTTTTCACCAAATATTCACCTCTATTATTTGTTTTTTGGGCGAATAAACTAAAACTAATACAGATTACTGTTACAATTAATAAAATTCTTTTCATATTCTATGGTTTTTAAAAATTTTGATATGCAAATATACAATATATTTTTTTAATCTACAAATATTATTAGTTAAATAATATAAAAAAAATTCATTTTGAAGTATATATTATTATAATAAGATAAACAATGAAGCAAGTAAAAAATAAAATCATCAGTCAAAAGTACCCTTCTAAAAAAAGAAATAAGTCAAGATGTAAAAAACGTTCACACCCTCAATATGGAACATCTAACTTAGAAAGAAGATTTGCATCTGATTATTTAGATGTTTTAGGGGTGGAATATGTTTATCAGTTTGAAGCTAAAGATATTGGGCGATTTTATGATTTTTATTTACCTAATGATAATTTAATAATTGAAGTTGATGGAGATTATTATCATTCATATGGTTTAACATATGAACAAATGTGCCCTATGCAGAAACGAAATAAACGAGTTGATGAACTAAAAGATAAATGGGCATTAATGCATAGTATTCCAATTTTACGTTTCTGGGAACATGATATAAATGATAATCCAGAGTTTGTATTTAAAAAATTAAAAGAAATGATACAAATACAATCAAAAAATAAAATAATGATGGAGAAAAAGAAAAAACCACATTAAATATTGATTTTTAATATATTATAAATTACTTTTTAAGTAAAAATATATAACATGGAAGGTATTTTGTATGCACCATATGTTGATTATAATAGTACTGATTCTTTTGATTATAAGAATCAGGCATATGATGAAAATTATATGGATTATTTACGAAAAGAATATGTAAAATATAAATTTACAATTGATACGGTTACAAAAGCTAGTTTAGTTGATGATAGGGTTTCAATGATAAATTCATTAGCAAATAATCGTAAAGAAAACGTCAATCCAAATAATAAAATACATTATAGTTATTATCAAGCCCCTGTAAAATTATTAGATATTTATAGTGATTCAGAAAGTTTTGATAAATTATTATACTATTTCAAATCAGGAGAAATGTTTCCATTGATTATTGAATTTTTTGATATTCAAAAAGTTCCTGAATTAGAAAGTGATTTCAAAATGTGGGTGAGAGAAACTAATAAAATAAACACAGCAAGAGGTTTAACAGATGCAGAAAGGCTTAAATATCTTCCTGTAAAGGATTTGAAAGTATCTTTTGGACCGAATTCAAATGCAGTGTTAGAAAAATGTAAATTGCTTGAAGTATATTCAGTGAATACTTATGCAGTATCAGTTAATAAAATTATATTTGTAAGATAAAAATGGCTAAAACAGAAGAACAAAGAAAAAAAGAGTTGGCAATATTAAAAGCCACTAATGAATTGTTGGCAGAAAGTAAAGAGGAAACTCTTTTAAGAGGACATAAAGATGAAGCTGAATTAATTGAAAAAGCTTCATTAGAAAATAAAAGTAAGTTAAAACTTTTGGGTGCTGATGAAAAAGATTTAGAGAATATTCAATATAAAGAACCATCTTCAGAAGAGGTGGCTAAATTTGAAAGATATTGCAAAAATAGAGGAATTGACCCTAATAGTGTTTATAATAAGTCATTAGTAAATACTGTTGAAAGTTCTGCTTCTTCAATATCAACTATTGAACAATCTAATTTGGTTGAGTCAATTATTACCCCTGAAGAAACTGAATATAATTTAGAGGTATCAGATGAATATTCAGATGATATTCAATATGATGTTTTACCATTACCTTCAAATGGTGAAACTTATTCACATAAAAAAAACAGATTACCTGTTTCATTTCTAACAGCATCCGATGAAGATTTTATCACATCACCTAATTTATATAGAGATGGAAAAATAATTGATGTATTGTTGAAGCGTAAAATAATGGATAAAACTATTGACCCTAACAGCTTATGTAAAGGTGATAGAGATGCTATTATATTATGGTTAAGAGCAACAGGTTATGGACCAGAATTTCCAATTACTGTACATGACCCTGAACTTGATACAGAATATGAAACAGTAATTGATTTAACAAAAATTGAGATAAAACCTTTTACATTGAAAGGGGATGCTAATGGTAACTTTGATTATCAAACAAAATCAGGTAATTTAATCAAATTTAAATTTTTGAATCATTATGATGAACTTAGATTGATTGAAATGTCACGTGAAGATAATTTAAATGTTAAACGTTTCAGATTAAACAGAATTGTAGAAGAACTTAAAACTGAATTGAAAAATGATAAAGTTCTAAGTCTAAATGACCGAAATAAACTATCAGCTAGTATTGGAACAATTGATAGTTGGTCTAAAAATATTAAGACTAAAAATATTGTTGAACAAGAAAGAGCAATTACCAATACAATGTTATTAAGTATTGTAGCAGTTAATGGTAACAGTGACAAGGATTATATTAAAAAATATGTTAATACTATGCCAGCTCGTGAAGCATTTGATTTTAGAAAATATATTATACAGAACGAGCCTGGTATGAACTTTGAAATAACTGTTAACAGACCAGAGAATCTCGGAGGTGGTTCTTTCAAAACCTTTCTTAACATCGACACTTCTATTTTCATCAATATCGCCTAATTATGAAGCGATTTTAAAAGAAGAATTATGGGGATGTCACAAATATATGGGTTTTTCAATCACTGAACTTAAAAACATGACAATCAGAGATAGAAAAACATATATAAGAAAACATAATGGAGAACAAATGAAAAAACAAACTGATTTAAAAAACAGAGGAAGTAAAACATCAAATAATACAGCCCTTATGAATCAGGTTGCTAGAATGAGACAAGAAGAAAACACTAATATGTCAAATAATATGAAAGCTGCTACATAATGGCAGCTTTTATTATTTGTAATAAACAGAATACTAAATATTTATTTTAAACAAAAGTAGCACGTATATGGTATATGATAAAAGTTATTATGAATTACTATTATTAATTGAGAATAAAATACAATCAATTGAAAGTAAAAGTCAAGAAGTCGCTTTACCTGATAATCTTAGAGTACAATTAGAAAATATCAAACAAGCAGCCGATTCAGCTTATCAAGAAATAGAAAAATTAAGATTGCAAAGTGGTCTTGATGAAGATAGTTATGCTAATGTTGTCGAAAAATATGAAAGAATACAAGATTTATCTAAACAAATTTCTGCTTTACAACAAGCCAGTAATGGTAATAATCAATTAGCAGCTAATGAATTAATAAAACTAAATGCCGAACTTCTAAAATTAACAGGAGATATTGGAGATGAATTAGGGATGCAAGGGGCTTCTACTTCTGATATTATTCAAAATGCCACTGATTTATATGATAAATATAAAGTCCAAAAAGATATTCTGGAATTACAACGTAGAGAACTTATTAAAATTGAACGTGAGCAAAATAAGATATTAGAACAAACTAAAGAATGGAAAAAAAATGTTGATGGTATTAAAAAAGGTTATCAACAATTTACAAGTGCTCTTAAAAAATCTTTTAATGTAATCAAGGATTCTACTGAATTTTGGCGCAAACAAGATGAACAAATAACCAAAATGGTTGCTACTTTTGGTTTAACTAATGATGAACTTAAAAAATATCGTGATGCTTCTTATAAAGCAGGTGTTGAATTAGCTTTTCAATATGGTAAAACACAAGAAGATATGGTAAAACTTCAACAAGGTTATGCTGAAGCTACTGGAAAAAATATTGTGTTGACAAAAGATAATTATGAAGCTCAATTTCAACTACAACAATTAATGGGGGATGAAAATTCTTTAGCTTTTACAAGCGGAATTGAACAATTTGGAGTTGGAATTAATGATGCAAGAGATAGATTGTATGAAATATACAAATTAAATAAAACAACAGGAGTTTCATGGTCAAAAACATCTAAAGAATTAAACAATAATTTAAAATTAGCTCAAAAATATAATTTTAAAGGTGGTTTAGATAATATGATGAAAATGACTGTATGGGCTAACAAGATGAAAATCAATATGCAAACTATTGGTAGCATTGCTGATAAAATATCTAATCCTGAAGGTGCTATTGAAACTGCTGCAAAATTACAAGTATTGGGTGGCGCATTTGCAACAATGGCTAATCCGTTACAAATGTTATATGAATCTTTAGATGATGTTGGTGGTTTAGCTCAAAGAGTTGAAAAAATGTTTGATGGTATTGGACGTTTTGATAGAGATTTAGGTGAAGTGAGAATAGCTGGACCTGACCGTTTACGTGTCAAAGCTGCTGCTGAAGCAATGGGAATGTCTTATGAAGAAGCTATGAACATTGTTAATAATAAAGCGAAACGTGGCGCAGTTGAACAAGATGTTAAATTTAATCCTGAAATAACAAAAGATAATCGAGACTTTTTAGCAACTTTAGCTCAATGGAATAATGACAAAAAACAATTTGAAGTTAGAACTTATGATGAAAAGAATAGACAATATATAAATCGTAATATTAATGAATTATCAAATGAAGAAATTGAAAAATTAAGACAAGAACCTGATGATGATATAAGAAAATTAGTTGAAAATACTTTTTCTATTAATGCCAACATTGATAAATTGGTTAATGGTGCTAAGATGGCATTAGCTGCAACACAAGAAGATAAATATGGAGATACATTAAGAAATCAGTTAAAAAATGGTAATGATATGTTATCTCAAATGGAGCATCTTGGAGAAACATTAAATAAGTTTTATCTTGCTGCAATTGCTTATTATGGTATAAAAAGTGGTTTAGGTGTTGCTAAAATGGTAAAAAATGGATTACCATTATTGAAAGCTGCAAGAAATGGAACTGCCCCAAATACATTTGGTGGGAGAATGGCAACTAATATGGTTGGAAAAGGAACAAGTGCTAAATGGATTAGAGGTGGTGGTGTTGCTAGTGGACTTATTGCCACTGGAACTGGAATATATAGAACTTATAGAAGTGCTGAAGATGCTGAAAACCAAAGAGCACTTGCTATAAAAAATGGAGATTTAGTTGAGGGAAGTGCTGAAGATAAAGAAGTTTTAAAGAAAATAAAAAAATTAAAACGTACTGGTTACAGTGGAGCAGCAGGCTCAGGAATTGGAGCTGGATTAGGAACATGGGGTGGTGCAGCAGCAGGTGCAGCAATTGGTTCTGTTGTTCCTGGTATTGGTACAGCAATTGGTGGTATTATTGGTGGTATTATTGGTGGCATCGGTGGTGGTTGGGCTGGAGATGCAATTGGCAGTACTATTGGAGATGCAATTCCTGTTGATGATGGTATAGCTAATAGAAAAACTGTTGTAAAAGCAAACAAGGATGATACAGCTTTGTTTGCGAAAGATAATGGTCCATTTGATAAATTGTTTG